CGTAGGACAGTGGGTTAAGGAAAGAAATCCACATTGTTTCTACACTTACGGCTCACATATCGAACCAATACAGAAAATCATCGAAGCTGTCAAGAAGGTAGCCAAGGGTTACAACCTTGACGATTCTACTGCTGATGTCAAGTACGAGGACGGTTCCATCAAAGAAGGAAACCCAGTCGGAAAGATTAAGTGGACAAAGATGGTTCAGGAAGATGACTTGACATCCGAGGACAAGGCAAACACGAAGATGGATAAGAATGAAGAAGTCTTTGATGTCTACGAAGAGCCACAGGATATTAAAACTGACAAGGCTCACATGTCCGGAACAAGCAAGTCCGACAAGCTTGATAAGAACGAAGGTTCTTATGATGTCAAAGAGGACTTTGCCAAGTTCAAGGCTGAGAAGCTCAATGAGTCTGATAAGGAGGAATAATGGGAATTCTCGACAACTTAGATAGATTCATGGTCGAGGACATGGACGTAATGGAAGTCATGAGGCAGCTGAATCCTAAAAAGAAAAAGATGCTTGACGATATTACTAAGAAAAAGATTGCCAATGTCCATAGACCTGAAATGTGGGAAGTTGCCAAGCTCTCTGATGAGGAAGTTGACTTCCTGAAGAACTTGCAACTCCTGTATTCCGATGTGGAAGAAATCAGCTGGCTCAATAAGATTGTTGATAAGATTAAGCACACCCGAAAAAGAGAACGAGAAATGGAGCCTGCTTTTGCAAGAGAGCCTGCCCTCAATCCTTTTGAAAGCTACAAGGCTTATTTGGAGTCCAAAGAGATTCCACAAAACATGGTAGCCGATTACGAGAAGCGCGCTAAAGCCGAAAGAGATGCCGGTGGAAGTGTAGAGATTGATGAAAGACTTCCAACCGTTGCTGTAACAATGAGTGATGGTTCGGAATATTTCTTTCAGGAAACAGAAGCTTCAGAACTTTTGGACCAAGTTCCAGATAACATGTCACCAGAGGATTTTATCCTAGCTTATGCACAGGGATGGTAACAATGGGAATACTTGAAAGCATTGGTAAACTTATGGGCGAATCACAGGCATACTTTTGTAATACCTGTGGACAAAGAGCGGAACACGAAGAAATCGAAGAAAACCCAAGAATGAAGTGTTCCAACTGTGGAGACTCTGACTGGGTTAGCGAAAACGAATACGAAGAAAGATGAACTTCAAAGACCATTACTTCACTGAAAAGAAGAAGAAAAAGAAAAAGAAGTCATCGGCAACCAGAAGGTTTTCGATGGCTTCTTATTTTAACTCCAAGAAGTACGACAAGGGAGTTCACGGAACTCTTGACGTCGACCCCGGTGCTAACATAAGTGCCGGTGGAAACGGTGGTGCTGTTGGAGGCAATGGTGGCGGAGGCAACGGAGGATAAATACAGGCAACCAAGGAGGTTGTCATGTATCGTTGTCAGTTCTGCGAATTTGAAACTAATGAACGAAGTTTAATCCACAAACATCATATCATACCTAAAGAGCTACAAGGCTCCAACAAAGAAACAAATCGTGTCTATGTATGTGCTAACTGTCATGGACTAATCTACATTCCTGAAAGTCAATCAGGTCCGCATTCTATTCAGAAAGAAAACTCCATCATCATTAAGGGCTGGTTGTCATCTACCTCAGGCAGAGTTCTCCACTATTCTAACGGAGCTGAGGAAGATTATTTACTTGATAAAAACCCTTGACATTCCCTTGTGCAGATGTTATATTATTATTGAACATTTGATAAGGAGAGGATATGTTGACAAAGAAGAAGATGGAACTTATTGCTGAGAAGATTGAGCAACAGTTTGAAGTTGTTCAAGAAAATGCCATAAATGAATTGGTAGAAGATGGTCACCTTCACGCATCCGATGTTGATGGTGAATTGGTTAATTTTAAAGATATGATGTGTGAGTATCTTCAAGAGTTGATGTGGGAGAGAGTTCAAAAAGAATCTGAATAAAAACCTTGACATTCCCTTGTGCAGATGTTATATTATGGTATTGGTACTGAATACAGTACCTTTGAAAGGAGCCATACATGTCGGACAGAGAACCGTCAATGCCTTATGAGGATATGAAGCGCACCCTCATTCGTGCATGTGATTCGTACTACAACAAGTCTTTCTCTGAGATGTCAGACAAAGACTTCGATGCGCTGAAAGATGAGTTCAGGTATCATTGGCCTGACGACCCCTTCTTGAAAACCATCGGTGCTCCGCCTCCCGAAGTCTCGGAATGGGAAAAGACGAAGCACGCAATCCCCATGTATTCCTGCAACAAGGTGAACACTCCCGATGAACTGGAAGAGTGGGCGACTGGCAACGGTGGTGCCGATGCTGAGTTGATGACTTCAGAGAAGCTCGATGGTATCAGCATTGACATTCCGTACATGGAAGGAAACATCACCCATGCCATTACCCGCGGTGATGGTGAGATTGGCGAGAACATCCTGAGCAATGCCGTGAGGTTTCAGGGTGTCAAGCAGACTCTTCCCATCAAGTACTCTGGCAGTGTGCGTGGTGAAGTGATGATGAAGAAGTCTGACCTCAAGGCTGTGAATCTCATTTGTGAGGAGCGCGGCATCCATCCTTACCAGAATGTAAGGAACGCGGCATCCGGCATCGCCCGAAATCAGGACGGAACATTCTCGGAATATCTGTTCGTGCAGTTCTACTATGCTTCGGGTGACTTCAAGACCAAGAAAGAGATGTTTGAATTCATTGAGAATACTCTTGGCTTGCCGACATCCCGACACTTCCACGGCAATCTTGAAACGGCTAAGGTTGTTTACAATGAGTATGAGCAATCTATCAGAGCCAGTTTGGACCACGAGATTGATGGCTTGGTTGTGGAGTTCGACAATCTTGCCTTGCAAGAACAGCTTGGCATGAAGAACGAGAATCTTCGTGGACAGATTGCCTTCAAGTTTACAAGTGAGAAAGTCCAAACCAAAGTTGTCGGTGTGGATTGGCAACTTGGAACTCAGGGCAGACTCACTCCTGTTCTGCATATGGAAGCAGTTGCTCTCGCGGGAGTCACTGTCAGAAAAGCTTCAGTCCACAATCTGCAAATCTTCTATGAGTTCAATTTCCACGAAGGCGATACCATTTTGGTTGAAAGAGCCAACGATGTTATCCCTCAGGTGGTCAAGAATCTCAGCAACCATCCCGGACAGGAGAGAGGACAGAAGCTTACTGTTCCGACTGAATGTCCTGTATGTGGTTCGCGCCCTGAGTTCACCGACAAGTTCCTGATGTGTGTCAATCCCGATTGTGCCGGTGGTAAGCTTGGAAGCCTTATCAAATGGGTGAAGAAGCTCGACCTCAAAGGCATTGGTGGAAGCACATTGGAGAGGCTTTACAATTCTGGGTATGTCCAAACCCCGGCAGACCTGTACAAGCTCAGGCCCGAAATGATATGCGAGATGGAAGGCTTCGGTCGTAGCTCTGCCAACAAAATCATAGACACTCTGAATGCCAAGAAGGAGCTTACCCTTGTTGAGTTCATTGGTGGATTGAACATGGTTGGATTTGGCAGGGGAACGGCAAAGAAGTTGATTAAGGGTGGTTATGATACGGTGGACAAGATAATCAATGCTGGGATAGCTCAGATAGCTGAGGTAGGTGGTATCGGAGTTGTCACAGCCCAAAGCATACATTCTGGTTTGAAGAAAAAGGCAGACGTTATAGAGCAGTTGTTTGCCAATGGCATTACAATCAAGGAGGCGGTAAAGATGGGTTCAAAGGGTTCTACTCACCCACTCTCAGGCAAGTCTGTGGTGTTCACGGGCAAGTTGAGTCTGGTGAGAAAAGAAGCACAAGCAATGGTAGAATCAGTGGGTGGAAGTTGTCCTTCGTCAATCAGTCAGGACACCGACTACCTCGTGATTGCTGACCCGACATCAACTTCTTCTAAGGCTCAGAAGGCCCGCAAGTGGGGCATCAATCTGATTGGAGAAGCTGAGTTCTTGGCAATGATGGGCAAGTAAGTTCAGGCTCTCCTTGATATAAATACTTGTATCAAGGAGGGTGTTATGGACTTACATCTCTGGTTACTTATCTACTTATCAGGAGCCGGTGCGACTGCACTGTTCTTCTGTATTGCTTATTTGTACTACTGGTACAATGAAAGTATCCGCTTTACCTTCAAGGACTTCTTGGGAGTCGTAGCTGGAACAGTATTGTGGCCCGGCTTCTGGGTCATATGGATTGCAAGCAAGGTAGGAGATTGGTTGACTTCATGATTACTGAAATTCAGAAAGTTGAACAAATCCCTCAAGAGGGATTGGTTGTCGTGGTGGTGTTAGTCGGCAACCGCGCTCCTTGTGTCAAGTACCTTAACTACTTCCGCCAAGCAATGGGTATCTTGGAAGACCCCAAAAAAAATCCAGCTAACGCAAAGTACTTCACCCTTACATGGAACAATGAAGTCAAGACGGCATTGAACCTTCACGGAATGCCAACTACTATTGTATATAAGGACGGCGAAGAAAAGAAACGCTTCGTTGGACACTTTTGGAGCCAGTTTGAAATAGCTCAGTTCATTGGGGAAGGATTCGCCAAATAGACATCAAATCTCCTTCGTATAAATATCAGAAACGAAGGAGGTTTGTATGGAGTTACCTGAAAGTATTAGGCCTGAGTTCTACGAGAAGCATAAGTATCTTTTCGAACTCATGCATGTTGAACGCCCACACTATCCTATTCGATGGGGCTACGAGGTTGGTAAAGGATGGATTCCTATTATTGAGAAGTTCATTGAGAAGCTTGACGAAATAGACACTGACAACGTTGTTCGGATATTTCAGATTAAGGAGAAGTTCGGAACGCTTAGACTATATCTTGAGCACTCTACAAAAGAAGCTGAAAGACTTGTAGATGCCTATGAAACAATGGCGAACTTCGTCTGTGAAGAATGCGGAGCGCCCGGCGAATATCGTGGAGGTTTGAGTTGGGTTCAAACACTTTGTGACGATTGCTATGAAAAAGCAAGAAACAAATGAGTGTAAGCGTTGTGGGAAATGCTGTATCACTGTCGCAATCCCTATTGAGTTCGAGTACGTCGCCGACCCAAGGACAGTAGACAATATCAAGTGGATGCTGTCACACCCCAATATCAGTCTAGCTAGAGACAATCATGGCAAGTGGGCTGTCATTGTCCACGACAAGTGCATTCACTACAACCACGTTTTTGCTGAGTGTGCTATCTATGAAGACCGCTTCCAGATATGTATGGAGCATGACCCTAATCGCTGTTTGTCAAGTGGTAAAGCAACAGATGGTGTAGTCTTTGACACGCCTGATGAGTTCCTGAACTGGCTTGACAACCCGTGGAGAAAAGATGAATCGGAAGGAAACGAAGAATAGATTTGTTGAGCTAACCAAAGAGTTGCTTACAATTCAGGAGTCCCTCCCACCTAGTGACTTTCTCAGAAGTCGGATTAAAGTTCTCACGCAAGGTATCGAAAATGAATCCCTTGACTATGAAAAGGGGATGACATATATTTTGGTTAATGCAAAGAAAGCCAAGCGCCCACAAAGCATTGCAGTATGGGCTAAGGTAATTAAGGCATTCAAGAGTTACTTTGAAGATACCAAATAACCCTCTTATCAGTTGAAAGGAGTTCATCATGAACGTCACTGAGAAGCGTGCCACTGTGACTGAATTGGTCCAGCGTGTGACTGCATCCAACAAGAACTACGCGAAGTACAGCAATCCAAAGGTAGAATGGAATGCTGAACCCGAAGCCCCACAGCAGCCAGAAATTGAGCTGTCGCCCAAGGCAAAGAAGATTCAGAAGTTCATCAATAGTAGCGAAAGGCCTTTTGGATGTTACACCAACGATGTCCTGAAACTTATGGCATTTATCACCGATGAGCCCCTTCATAAGGGTGTTACACCGGAAAGGTCCGCATTGGAAGAGTGGGATGTTGAGGATGTTGGCCCGAAGCTTTTCTCGGCAGTCCTGTTCTGTGACTACGATGATGGTCCTCAGCATGTCCAAATCATTGTCCAGAAGTCTAGTGGCGAATACTACGACCAAGACGGAGAAGAACTGGGAGAGATGTATCGGTATGCTACTCCTGAGGAAATCGCACAGTGCATCAAAAGGATGTCCGCCAGCGACCTCGAACAATTCGACTTCTTGTTCTAAGAAAGGCGCGTATTATGAACATGACAGAAAAACGCAAAGCCGTTGCCGACTTTGTTAAGAAGGTAACGCGCTCCAACAAAGAGTACAAGAAGTACAGTAAGGCTCAGCTACAACAGGAAGAGGTTTTCGAAAAACTCTCTCCCAAGGCTAAGGAAGTCCAGCAGTATCTGAGCGAAGGCGAACCTTTCGGATGTCACAATTCCAAAGTCGCTAAGCTGATTTCAAAGGTCATGGGTGAAAATATTATTATCTCGAACCCTGATGAGTACGTTGGGTATGATTTTGGAAAACTGGATTATTGGCCCAAGTTGTACTCAGCCATTGTTATTCCATGTCACGGTGCCGGTTCGATTGTGACAAACTTTACCGTCTACTGGCAGGATGGTGAACTTCACGATGAAGAAGGTGAAGAATGTCTCTCCATGCTTCGGTATGCCACGGATGAAGAAATCGACGCCGCCTGTAAAAAACTGACTAACAAAACCATCGAGGAGTGCTTCGACTTCTTGATTGACTGAAAGGAACCATAATGAAAAAGTTTATCGGGATTGCTTTTGTAGCAATCATGCTGCTGTCCGTGGGATGTGCCCGGCTCATGGATGGATTTAAAGCCAAGGGCGGAATCATCACATCCCACTACGCACCTTATATTGTAATCAGTCAGTCCGGCGGACTTATCATGGATGTGTACAAGCTTCGTAGAGCAATTGTACAAAGTCCTTCATACTCTGATGGTTGGTTGTTTGTGACTGATGATGGTACTCCTATCTTTGTCGGAGGCGATGTTAAAACACTCAGACTCAAATCAGCATCCGGCGAACTGTGGGATAAGTACCACGAATACCACATGGAGTTCGAGTCGATGACGTATCGTGAACTTTATCATCCACAGGGCAACGTGGTTGTGCCGTAGGAGGGCAAGAATATGGATAAGGAAAAAGTCATTGCCTTCGTCACGAAAGCTACGCACTCCAACAAGAACTATGCGGAGTACTCTCTAAAGGACAAACCCCAGCCGGTCGACGAAGTTGGAAAATCAGTTGAACAGACACGGAGAGGACAAAAGATTCAGAAGATTCTTGACAAGTCGAAATATGAGTACTTCGATGAAATGGTTGAAATCTTTGGAATTCTGTGTGATAGTAAGCTCGTCAACACCACGCAGGCCGAGGACGAAGATGATGACGAATTTTATGACATCGACGCAGCAAATCCTAAGAAGTATTCTGCTATCCTCGATGATGACAACGATTTGGTAATAATTACCGAAAATAAGCACGGTAGTTACTATGCTGGGGATTGCGAAATTTGTGGCTTTAAAAGATATGCTACAGACGAAGAAATCCGTCAAATGATTGATAAAAATGATAATGATGAGCTGGATGAATTCGAATTTCTTTTCTATTAACTACATGGAGGAAGCCTATGAAAATCTTTGTTGACGTGGACACACAGGGAGACTTCGTCAATCCTGACGGAGCACTTGCAGTGCCAAATGCCGAAACCATCCGGCCCATTCTCGCCAACCTGACAAAGCTGGCGAAGGACCAAGACATTCCCATCATCAAAACGATGGACGAGCATGATGGTTCGGAACCTGAAATGTCGTGCAATGGTGGCCCTTTCCCTCTCCACTGTATGGAAGGTACCGAGGGACAGGCGAGCATCATCGAAACCGGAACCAAGAAGGCAAAGATATTCACCAAGAAGTGTTACAATGTCTTTGACGAGAAGCTTGGGAATCCGTACATTGCCAACTGGCTCAGGGATAACAAAGTCACGGAAGCATGGGTGTACGGACTTGTCGGTAACATCTGTGTGGAAGCGGCAGTCATGGGCTTGGTAGGACATGGCATTAAGACTTTCGTCTTTGAGAATGCTGTGGTATGGATGGACTTGGATGAAGGCATCTTCGTGAAGGGGCCTGACAATAAGGAACAGTCTGTTGCCAGAATGAGAAAGGCAGGCGCAATCTTCGCACAAGCGAGACTATAAAGGACGAATAATGGAAATCGACGGTAAGGTAGTAGCGGAACGTGCCCGTGAGATACTGAAGGAGTACGTTAAAGAAAGCGGGATTCGCAGTCTCGTCATTGGAGTTTCAGGTGGAGTGGATTCGGCAGTGTGTTGTGCATTGGCTTATCCAGTTTGCATAGAGCTTGGCATCCCTCTCTTGGGAATCAGCATCCCGATTGACTCCAATAAGCAGGACGAAATCCAAAGAGCCAAGCTTGTTGGTGAGTCACTCTGTACTAAGTTCCAAGAGATTGACAAGACGGCAATGTATAAGCTGACTTTGGGCGACATTGCAGACAGAGACAAAACAATCCTTGCCGACAACCACGCAGCTAGAGTACGTCGAGGGAACATCAAAGCCCGAATGCGAATGATAGAGCTGTACGACGCGGCTCAAGCCACGGGCGGTATGGTTCTGTCAACTGACAACCTGACGGAGTACTTGTTAGGCTTCTGGACTCTCCACGGCGATGTGGGCGACTTCGGAATGATTCAAGAACTGTGGAAGATGGAAGTCTATCAACTCGCTACATACCTTGCCAAGGAATCTGAAGCATCTAATCCCGTTGGAACCTCAGCAATGGTGAGATGTGCTCAGGCAACCCCGACTGACGGACTGGGTGTGAGTGAAAGCGACCTTGAACAACTCGGTGCCGAAAGCTACGAGAAGGTCGACGACATTCTGAACTTCCATACCATCATCGGTTACAGGATGCCTGAAAAGGAAAATTGTCCTGTCATCCAAAGGCACAAAGCATCACGCTACAAAAGAGACAACCCGTTCAACATTAAGCGTAGTATGCTTTTGGATGAGGAGGACGATGAATGAAACTAGGTATCTTCGGTGGAGCATTTGACCCTCCACACAAAGTCCACTGGGGAATTGTCAATCAGCTCTTGGACAATAAGCATCTTGACAAAATCATTGTGATGCCATCTTTCCAGAAGATGGGTAAGGACACATGGGCTACTCCTGAGCAACGGTTAGACATGTGCCATAAATGCTTTGCTGAGTTTACTCCTGAAGTCATTGTCAGTGATTGGGAAATCCGTAACCAAACCGAAGGACATGCTCTCGAAACTTACCGGCACGTCGTGGAAGATGAAAAAGTCAAGGCAATTTTCAATGCTACCGAGGAACCAGATGTTTACTTCATTATTGGTGGTGACTGTGCTAGAAACATTGAGAAGTGGTGGCACTACGATGAACTCAAGCACGAAATGATGTTTTGTGTTTTTGACAGGCCGAATCACACAGTAACCAATATTACTCCCGGCAGAGGATGTATTCACATTCCATACTACAACAGCAAAGTCTATGATGATGTTTCATCTTCCAAAGTCCGATACCAGCTTGCTCGTGGTTTGGATTCAAGCTTTGAAGCAAATACTCATCCCGCTGTCCGAAAGTACATTCGGGATAACAACCTTTATCGTCAGCCTGAGCTAGGCGAGGCTAAGTACTTAAGAGGATAATACTATGAAAGTCAAAGAAACCGAAACCCTCATGAGTACTCAGTTCGTGAATTTCAACGCAACTGAGTTTGAGGACAAGGAAGGGAAGAGTAAGTTCTGGTGTTGGGCTCAGAGGCCGAACGCACAGAAGGCAGTGATGATTGTGGCTTATGTCAACATGGGCTACAAAGAATTCAACAAAGGCTACCACAAAGACTTGAGGCTTGTGCTGACAAAGGAGTTCCGTATTCCCATCAATGGTTACGAGTGGGGATTTCCAGCTGGGCTCATTGACGGTGAAGAACCCTTAGTAAAAGCCGCCAACAGAGAATTGAAGGAGGAAACTGGGCTAACTGTCAAGCGTGTCATAAGTCAGTCACCATTCGTTTACAACACGGCAGGATTGACGGACGAGTCCATATCAATTATCTTTGTAGAAGCCGAGGGTGTAGTCAGCAATGAAGGCAACGAATCCACCGAAGATATAGAGACATTCCTTTATACCAAGGAACAGGTTGCTGAACTCTTGGCAGATACATCCAAAAAGATAGCTGCGAAAGCGTGGCTCATAATGGATAGTTTTGTCAACGGGTGTCACTTCACATGATATATGTAAGCAATCCTCAAAACTACCCTTTCAAGTTCAACTACAATGGCAAACAATTCGAAGTGCCATGTAGTGGTGTTCATCCAATTCCTGAGCTTAGTGAGGGCGACTGTGCATTCGGTGGATACCTTCGGGAGTACACCCCTGAAGAAGTCAAGGACATAAAATTAGAGAACCCAATTCGTGGAACGCTGTATGAAACCCAAAAACAAAAAGAAAGGAGATTACTCCAACAGGAAGGAGAGGAGCCTATGTCGTTGTATGATGATGACTGGGAGGACCGGGAAAATGCCGATGAAGAGGTAGACATTGGCGGAGATGATTTCCACCGCTCAGTTAACGTGATGTATGCCGCTGCGGCTCCGATGGCTGGTAGTATCGGGGCGCAAAACACAAGTGGAGAATTGGACTTCTTTGGTTACGGGTCCAAGGGTGGTAAAAAGAAATCCTACAGGAAAGGAGAAGGCGTCATGCCAGACAGTTCAAGAGAAAATGATTTGGTGCTTGCACCAAGAGAGTTCGCGCTTATCTGTGATACCAACACGGGTAACGTGAATGTCGTTGTCGGCCCGAAGAAGGAAACGCTGACGAACACTGACAAGCCGATGGCTCACGATGAAAAGAGAACGAAGTTCGTACCGTGCGGACTCCGCGATGCGATTCGTTCCTTCATCTCGGCCAACGAGCAGTCATACGTTGTGCTTCAGAATCCCGTCACCAAAGACGGCGAGCTTGTGTTCCCGAATGAGGGACAGCAGAACAAGCCCGAAAAGTTGGAGCATGGTCGTTCAGTCAACATCAACGGTCCTGTGAACTTCCCGCTGTGGCCCGGACAGATTGCTGAGGTAATCCCCGGACACCAGCTTCGTTCCAACCAGTACCTCCTTGTCAAGGTGACGAATGCCGAAGAAGCAACGAAGAATGAGGCAACCATCGAAGCCAAGGAAGGTGCGGAAGCTGAAGCCAAGAAACAGCAGCAGAAGTCATATGTCACGGGTCAGCTCATCATTATCAAGGGAACGGACGTTTCGTTCTACATTCCGCCGACAGGTATGGAAGTCGTGCCGGATGATGATGGCAACTTCGTTCGTGAAGCTCTGACACTTGAACGGCTTGAGTACTGTGTGCTCAAGGACGAGAACGGTGCTAAGAGGTACGAACGTGGTCCGGCTGTTGTGTTCCCTCTGCCGACCGAAACCTTCATTTCCCGTTCAGGCGGAAGCAACATCTTCAAAGCTGTTGAGCTGAACGAGAACATGGGTTTGTACATCAAAGTCATCTCCGACTACGAAGAAGGTGGTAAGAAGTACGATGCTGGTGATGAGCTGTTCATTTCAGGCAAGGAAACCAAGATTTACTATCCGCGTCCTGAACATGCCATCATCAAGTACGGCAAGCAGATTATTCACTATGCTGTTGCCGTGCCGAAGGGCGATGCCCGCTACGTGCTGAACAAGCGTTCGGGTGATGTTAAAATGGTGAAGGGCCCAGAGATGTTTCTTCCCGACCCGCGGAACGAAGTCATTGTCAAGCGTGTCATTGACCCGCGTGATGTTGAGCTGTGGTTCCCCGGTAATCAGGAAGCTATCGCCTACAATACCAAGCTGTCGAAGGAACTTCCTCATGCCGATTATCTGCCTGCCGCTGACATGTCAGCTAAGAGGCGGAAAGAAACGGCAGGACAGCACTCACGTTCAACCATGCGTTTCACCGATGATTCCACGCTTGAAGATTTCGCTGATGGCGTGACTCGTATGGCTGAGTACACTCCGCCTCGTACCATCACCCTTGAGAACAAGTATGAGGGTGCGGTACTTATCAATGTCTGGCCCGGCTATGCTGTACAGGTCGTGACAAAGAGTGGCGAGCGGAGAGTCATTGCCGGTCCTCACGCCGTCCTTCTTGAGTACGATGAAATCCTCGAAAAGCTCATGCTGTCCACGGGCAATCCGAAGGATGACAGAAGGCTCATGAACACGGTTTATCTCCATGTGTCCAACAACAAGGTATCTGACACTGTTTCGGCTACCACGAAGGACCTTGTTGATGTGGAGATTCCGGTGTCATACCGTGTGAACTTCATGCCGGAAAAGAAGGACAATTGGTTCAGCGTTCAGAACTACACCAAGTTCCTCACTGAACATCTTCGTTCCATCATTCGCAATGCCGTGAAGAAGGTAGGTATCGAAGAGTTCAATGAGAACTCAATCGACATTGTGCGCGATACCGTTCTTGGCAAGGCGGCTGAAAGGGCTCAGAAGGACGGAGAGAAAAAGTCTCAGGCATCCAAACGTACTGGGCGTATTTTTGAGGAGAACGGGATGCACGTTTACAATGTGGAAGTCCTTGACATTCGCATTGACAACGAAGAAATTTCCGACCTCCTCATCGAGAACCAGCACAAAACAGTTTCGGACACAATCGCACTGATGCAAACAAAGAAGCGTCTGACTATTGTTACCGAAACCGAAAAGGCCGAACGACAAATTCTTGATGAAAAAAATGTTACTGACGTTAAAAGGCTGGAAAACCAGACCATCATCGAGGAGAAAAAGGCCGAGCGGGATGCTGTTGCGGTTGAAACTCATTTGAGTTGTCAGGCAACTCTTAACGAAATTGCCAAGCATGAACTTCAGAGAAAGATTAACGAGGACGACAGGAAGCTGAAAAGACTGAAATCCCAGACATCTTGTTTCACTGAAGCACATGAAAAGCGCATGGCGGCTATCTCTCCGAAGTTGGTTGAGGCCATTAACGCTTATGGCAACAAACAGCTTGCCCGTGAACTCGCTCAGGCACTGCCGAAGGCATCTGGTACACAGGGATTGCTGTTCGGAACTGGTGGCATGGATGGCCTCATGAAGATGGTGATGGGTACTCCGATTGAAAAGACTCTGCGTGAAGTCATGGACAAAAACGCAAGTCAGGACCCGAACCCTGAAACCACACCGAAGTACGACGCTGACAGCAAGGACGACTAACTATCGTCCTTGTCGGGAAAGGGAGGGGAGCTGATGTTTAGCTCCCCTTTTTTATCTTGACATAACCTGTACCAAATGGTATATTATTGTAAAGGAGTCTACATGGCAGAAAAGAACCCATTCAGATACAATACACCTGAGTACAAAATCCATGAGGCAAAGGTTGGATTGGAAGAAGCCCTTGCCGAAGTCCAAAAGCTGAAAGAATCTATCTCCGCTAAGGTTGCTCCTCCGATGACAGTTAAGCCCTGTGATGTCATGGGAAACATGATGAGCAACTTTGCCAACTACTTTCAGACTGGCAGACATGTATGGAGCCAAACCTTTGAGAGGGATAACCCAGAACATGTCAAGAAGGCGGCGGATAATGCAAGAGCCAAAGCCCTCGAACTGTGGGGTCAATGCATAACTATTCATGCCGAAAACAAAGATGCACTCGCTCACAATATCAAAATGCGAGATGCTATCTATGCCTTTATGAAGGTGGCTGGCATTAGTCAGACATATTCTACTTGGGATTATAAAACCAGTCGTAGCCGGAACCGAACCGAAACTAAGCACAATGCTGGTTACGTTGAAGATGTCAAGCGCCTGTTCACAACCGATGATGGTTTTGCGGCGGCTGAACGTAAGCACAAGGATTGCCTCGACAGAATTGCCCGATGGGAAAAAGACATGGCGGATGAGGCTGAAAAGAAAAAGAAGGAAAAAGAAGCCGAAGATAAAAAAATGAGGAAGCTTGCCACGGCGATGCAGTTGGCTGAGAAGTATGGAATCGTTGATTACGATAACAACGATGACCTTTTCTCACTTGTCAATGACCGTGCTCGCCACGATTTCCTTGCCGCTGAATATGCGGACGGAACCGAAGTTACCCACAGCTGTTGTGAGGAATGTTCAACGTGGACAGTTGGCGAACATCGTTGTAGCTGTGGTAATCGTAGAATGTATCTTGAAACTGACGGTGACTTCTTTGAGGGATTCACCGCGTATCCTTGTGCGGACTGATTATGTTACCCATAACCCACTTTAAAGATGCACACGAGTTCTTGAGTAACTTCCCACGGGCACTTGTGGTGTTCGAGGGACTGGCATACCCCCACCGTTGAACATGCGTACCAAGCCGCCAAAACTCTTGACATCCGAGAGCGAGTCGCCATACAGTACGCTTCAACGGCTGGGGAGGCCAAGAAGATGGGCCAAAACGTCCAGCTTCGTCAAGATTGGGATGCCGTCAAAGATGATGTGATGCTTGGATTACTTCGCCAGAAGTTCACCAAGCTAAATCATTACGGCCCACTTCTCCTTGAGACACACCCACGGGAACTGATTGAGGGGAACTATTGGCATGATAACTACTGGGGCGATTGCAAGTGTCCTAAATGCATTCATGTCCCCGGTTCAAATAAACTTGGACATTTACTTGAACAGGTAAGGACGGAACTAATGAGCCGCTTAGCACTATACCAACAGGCGATTAACAAGATTGATGATTACTTTGAGTACAGGTATCTGGCGGTAAGTCAAGAAGAAAACAAGAACTTTGTCATGCGAGTGCTTGACAAACTCACAGCCAACCTTGCCGTTGAAGCCCGGAAAGAAGAACAAAAGAAAAAGGGATGTCCATACGGACCTGAACTTGAAGCACAATGTACACCAACACGGGCGGCGGATTGCAGTCAAAAACACCTTTGCGGAAAGGATTGACAACTGAAATTCGGAATAGACATACATGGAGTGTCTGATACTAAAGTCCTGTTCTTTTCTAAATTCAGTCAGAGACTGATAGCCAATGGACACGAAGTCCATATCATAACCGGCTCAATGGAGACTGACGAGATTAAGGAACATCTCAGAGAGCTTGGTATCGCATGGACGCACTTCTTCAGTGTATCGGATTACTTGATAGCTCAGGGAGAGCATGTCACTTGGAGTGACGAAGAAAACCCGTGGTTCGAGGAAAAGGCTTGGCTCGGAACAAAAGGAATGTACTGTAAAGAACAAGGCATTGACATGCACATTGACGATTCAGAAACTTATGGTGCCTTCTTTGAAACCTTATATGTGAGGGTGATATGAGTCGCAATGTTTTTATCGGTCTGATGTGTGCAGTGATTTGGATTGTCTGTGGGATTATCAGCGTTCCACTGTATGCCATTCACGAAGGCGAAATAACAATCGGAACAGCAATCTTCATGGTGTTGTTCGGACCTATAGGACTGATTATCAATGTGATATGCATAATCCACCAAACCGGATTCTTTGACATGAAACTGATGGAGTTCAAGAAATGATTATTAAAAGCCGTCTGAGTCAGGACTTGTACAAGCTGTCGATGCTTCAGGTGTTCTTCTTTCGCTTCCCTCATGCACTCGCAGAGTATCGGTTTAAATGCCGTACCACGGGTGTCAATCTTCTGGAGTTCCGAAAAGAGATAGAAGAAGAAATCGACCACCTCTGCTCGTTGAAATACACAATAGACGAGTTGGACTATCTCTATGGGCTCCGATGGATAACAGGAGCATTCGTGGACTTTCTGGAGGACTTCACTCTCAAACGTAGGTACGTCCACGTTGGAGAGAAGAACGGCGAGCTTGACATCCACATTGATGGTCCGCTGATGGGAGCTTCACCATTTGAAATCTTCCTGCTGAAAATCGTGCAGGAAGTCTACCAGCGCAATGTACATCCGCAAGTCATTCCTATCTTGGAACAGGGCAGAATCAATCTTCAGGCCAAGGTCGAAGCTTTCAATGCCTTCGTGAAAGAAACCGGAATCAAGCCTGTCGTTATTGACTTCGGCGGACGGAGAGCCTTCTCGACCGCATGGCATGAGCTGGTTGTCAAGAACCTAGCTGAGAACGAAATCATTGCTGGTACAAGTGATGTTGACCTTGCACGAAGGCTTCGTATCACTCCCATCGGAACATTCGCCCACGAGTTTGTCCAGAGCTTCCAAGGACTTGACGTTTGCCCGGTGATGGAGAGTCAGGCAGAAGCTTTCCAGACATGGGCTGACATCTATCGTGGAGACTTGGGAATTGCCCTGAGCGATACTCTGGGTGATGCAAAGTTCCTGATTGACTTTGACATGTACTTTGCCAAGTTGTTTGATGGTGTCCGGCATGATAGTGGTTGTCCGTTTGGCTGGGCCGACATGATGATTAACCACTACAAAGTTTTCAACATCGACCCCATGACTAAGACGCTTGTGTTCAGTGATGGACTGGACTTTAACAGAATGTTTGAGCTAGTCCGGTCATATCACGGACAGGCGAAGCTTGCATTCGGAATCGGCACATGGTTGACAAACGACCTCGGTGTTCCTGCACTTCAGAATGTTATCAAGCAAATCAGTTGTAATGGGAACCCGACTGCCAAACTCAGCAATGACCCCGGCAAGACGATGTGTGAGGACGAGAATCATATCAACTATCTGAGAAGCAGGCTGGCTGAACTATGATGCAGTTGACTGGACTAAATCGGAAACTCAAAAAGCTTGGGTTGAAAGTTCGGAGAGACAATCCGAACAAATGCTTCGTGGTTGAGGGAGAAGCCGCGAAGGACTGGCAATACAATCGAATCCTCGTTACATACTTCAATATGATTGATGATTGGATGGGTACTATCATGAAGCTCAAAGAGCTTAATGAGAGTATCATTCGAAAAGAAGCTTATAACAAAATCATCAAATCAACTCTCCAATCTGAGCTGACACAGGACTCCTCTGCCACAGCTCATTCATTCCACCAAGAGAGCTGGTGGCAAGCCTCGTGGGACAATACAATCCAGCTGGTTGAAAAAAGTTAAAAAAGTCCTTGACATTTCAGGTGTCTTAAGGTATATTATTGGTACATTCAAAAGGAGCCTGAAATGAGATATTCCGAAACGCAAGAGTTCCAAGAAGCCTGTGGCAAGAGATTTGGCACTGGCGATGAACTGGATGTGGACAGGTATCTTGCTCACAAGGACGAAGTCCAGAGCATAGAGCAAACCACTGATGAGTTCATGAAGATGTTCAGGGAGAACTATTTCGGTGAGGATGGCACAAAGGCACTTGCCTTTGCTCACACCCTGTTCAGTATGCATCGGACCCACCAGCAGTCCTTCGTGAAGAATCTTTTCAATGGGCTGAAGAAGTGGGCGGAGTTGTCGGAAACCTACCACGATGCACGGAATGAGTTGTCGGTGGACTGGGCGAAACGTGCCACGGAACTTGAAGCACATTTTCCTTGCATATAGGAGTCAGCATGGAACTGAGTCAAGAAGAACTGGAACGAATCGTTGGGTGGTATGAGGAGCTTAACCCGAATACCACGCATGAGGAGGACTTCCTTCCTGATGCCGAGCTTGCCCGAAAGATTATGGTTGAGGCCGGTCAGGACACGGACATTCAGGACAGGTACATTAAAGAACTCAAGGAGAACCGAGAATGATTAAGGTGTATCACAATTCTGACTTCGTGGATTTCTTTTTCACCCGTTCCTTTGAGAAGTCCACGTTCACGCATGTTGCTGATGTGGACACGAACGACCTTAACGTGGCTTATGAGAAAACCAATCACTGGGAACGCTCATGGCAGGAGAACGCAGAAGTGACTCCCAAAAATGAGAAGGCTCGTTCTACCTCAGTCGGTGATGTTCTGGTTGTCGAAGGTCCTGTTGTTTATGTCGTGGCTTCAATTGGATTCCAGTTGCTCACTTCCGAACAGCTGGCAACATTCAAGGAGAAAACAAAATGAATAAAATAATCATTGACCCTCATTATTGTACTGAAGAAGAGTATCAAGAACTCAAGAATTACTTAACAGAAAAGGATTGGGATTGGCAGGAAGTATCTTCAGGAAAGGAGAATAAGGATGAGTAGAGGATATTGGAAACTGGATGCTTCCTTTTTTGACGACCGAGAAGTAGGGGAGTCGGACCGGGAACACATTGCCGAGATGATTAAGGAAGGATATACCGAAGGCGAACTCGTAGCTGAGGACAATGACGATGTGTAAGAAATGCGAAGAATACTACAAGCGCTACCGTTGTGGCAAGAACATTGGCGAAGGTGAGTGCGATTGCCCGAAGTGTCAAGGCTTGTGCGAGGATGGGTTGGAAAAACTTGCCGGGGCTGTGGTTGACGAAGTAGAAGCTCTCCAAGACATTGAAGGCGGCGAGCATCTCATGGATGCAATCCTTGACTCCTTTGAGGAGTGTGCTGAGGACGACTAACTTATTCTTGACACCCTTAACGGCAAGGTTTATATTATGAAAGACGGATTACAACAAGTAATTAATATGACAAGGAACGAAATACCATTCCTTAAAGTTATAGTTAATGAAACAAGTGCTTCAGTCCGGTTAGATGGTGAGGAATTGTTTAATACAACTGGAACAGCAAACAATGTTGAAACTGCATTGGTATCATACTTAAGTGGAATGTATACCGGATATGTTAAGGGAAAGGAAAGTCAGTGAGAGGAAAAGCAGCTAAGCAGGCAAGACAAGAAGTCGCGCTTGGAAACCTTCGGAAACACAAAGCTAAGGCAGATAAGAAACTTGCCGGAGCTAAGGACGAGAAAGAGAAGTCCATGTGGGAGAAGGAAGTCAAGCGCATTGATGGGGAAATCCAAATCCTCGAAGCAAGGACCAAATGATAGATGGGGTACCTAATCCTAGACATGAGCGAAAGAAGCGAGTTGACACAATACGGCATATAAATATAATGCACGTTTGCTGTTGTTGTGGCAGGGAGCTTGATACGCACTGGGATATGGCAGACAAACTTGACGGCCGATGGATGGCACTGGAAGTTGACTTCAGTGAAATCTTCGGCTCGTTTGTAGCAGACCCCAAACGCATACTTTGTAACTGGTGCTTCGGCACTGGCGAGTGGAAGAAGAAAGGGATAAAGCTACGATGAAACGATACGATGAACCTTCCTACATGCGCGCCGACCCTTATCCTATTCAATCCACAAGGCTCAGTGAAACCCTGAAGGACAGGAAAATACGTGCCGAAAGAGAAAGCCGGGAGAATCTTGAAGCTCACCGGGAACTGATAAACTATGCCGAAGAGGTAAAAGCTAAGTTCAGAGAAGAACGTGGCAAAGCACCGAAGGCAAATGCTACAGTCGATTGGAAGAAACCTTTCATTCCGACTATTGAGGAATAATGGAATTCAATACTTACACAGACTTGTTCTTCAAAGAGGGACGCTTTGAAGCTCATGAACAGTGGATGAAGGACAACCTTATCTTTGAAGCTGTGATGGGCTCTCAAGCATATGGACTAGCTACGCCAGAATCCGATGTTGACGTTGTGGCTCTGGTGATGAACAAGGAAGAGCATCTGTGGCCTCAGAGGTATGGGTATGTGGTGGGTTTCGACACCATCCCCAACTTCGAGTCCAAAGAGATAAAGGGCAAAGAGAAACGTATCTACTTGCCCGATGGAAGGGACGTTGAAGGCGAGTGGAACAGCTTAGTCAGATTCTTCTATCTGGCTGGGTTGAAAGGCTCACCGAATCTGATTGAGATTCTTTTCGTCAGGCGTCCGATGATTAAGTTCGGCCACAAGATTGCATGGAACCTGATTGACAATAAGCACAAGTTCCTCTCCATGAGGACGTTCCATGCCTTCAAGGGCTATGCTTTCCAGCAAGTTGCTCGTATTAGAAGAGCTGTTGAACGAAATGAACAAAATTATCGTCAAGCAGAAAGACTTGAGAAATCTTTGAATTTGGATAGAAGTTATCATATTGACGAAATAAAAGAAGAAATGGAAAAACGTGGATTAAAAATATAAATACTCATAGGATGATTTGGGACAGAGGGTAGCTCCCTTTTCCAACCACGAAGGATTACCAAACATCTCTAACTAATAACCTTACGTGGGAGGTATCTTATGAGTATTCATATTATCTACAAGACTTATTGTATTCCAACACAAAAGTATTATGTTGGACAACATAAACAAGAAACACAAGAGTTTGATGGATATTTAGGTTCTGGTTTAAAAATTAAAAGAGCAATTAAGAAGTATGGAAAAGAGAACTTTTTTCGTGAAACTCTTGAAGTTTGTTCAGAAGATGTTGTTGACGAAAGAGAAATATTTTGGATTGATAAATTAAGTGCAACAGATATTGGTTATAATATAGATGTTGGTGGTTCTGGTGGTAATAACATTGTTTGGACTGAAGAAAAAAGAAAAGAACATTCTTTGATACGCAAAGGAAAATTTTTAGGAGAAGACAATTCTAACTTCGGTAATAAGTGGACAGATAAACAAAAGCAACTTATTAGTCGGTTGAATAAGGGTAGAAAGCAATCCCAAGAGACGATTGATAAAAGAGTTACTAAGAATAAAGGAAAGAAGAGAAGTCAAAAGTTTGTTATAGAAAACATTGAGCGAATGAAAAAACTAAAAGAAAATAATCCAGACATATTTAGTTCTGGTAAAGATACTGTTTGGATGAACAATGGAAAAGTTACTAAAAGAGTAAGAATAAAAGAAGTCGAACAATTTGAAATGAAAGGTTTTATAAAAGGAAGATTATGAAAAAGTTGAAAGATTTGACAAATGAAGAATTAGAAAGATACTACAACCATAAGTCATATGATACTAAAATGGCTTATCATCCATTGAGATTGCTTGACCAGTTGAACCAACTCCTTGACGAAGGCACCATTGACCTGATGAACAACAATCAGGAATGTAAAGCCATGCGTAAGGGCGAGTGGGGAGACTGGAAGAAGTTCGAAAGAGTCATGGGCGAAAGACTTGAAGCAATTGAGAAGAAAGCTCTGACTCAGAATGCCATCTCTCCAAAGCCACGGCTAGGTGAGCTGAAGCAATTGCTTGCCGATAGCATTGAGGAATGGTACGGCTCTGAAGCTGGGATGCAGAAACAAGCTACAGAATATGTTTCTGTGAACCAGCTGTGGGAGAAGTTTGAAGCTCTTGAACGCAAGATGGATGTCAAACTTATCCAGCAAACTTGGGACCGTCTTGACAGAATCGAATCCCTACTAAAGGAGATGTGAGATGCCTGAAGGTAGTCTATCGTTTAAGGATGGTAGTAAGATTTCGCACACCGAGACCAACCCTCAGAAGTGCCCTATCGCTTACGTCGAAGGGTACTGTAACATAGGGAGTCAGTCATTGAACGGGATGTACAACATCTGGTTTAAGCCATGTCTCTTTGATGAAAAGATGATATGTCGCTGTGTGGATGACCCTGAGGCTTGCATTGACCAGATACGCCAGAAGATTGGCGACCCTGTTACAGTGCGCCGAATGAAGAACCATGAGAAGAAAATGGGCTTACATAGAAGGGAGGCAGAATGAGTAAGGTTTCAAAGAAAAGAGCCGCCGAGAAGCGCAGGCAACAAAAGTTCGCCAAAAAACAGGCGAAGAAAGCTCTTTACGAATCATACGCGAATCAGGGTGTCAACAAGAAGTCTAAGCGATTTCAGAAAAAGGGAAAGAAGAAGTTGGTGTCCGGCATTGACCATCCACTTGGGCCTTGTGGAAATCCCGGATGTATCAAGTGCTTTGGCATTAACTTCGAACCATTCCTGAGAAAGGGCATTCCTTTCCGGATGCCTCAATGGATGTACCTCAGGTGGAAAGCTGCCTGAAGCTTATCGAATAAGTTTTTACCACAATAGCTTATTGACATCCAATCCTCCAACGTATTATATTATTGGGGAAACCTAATATGAGATTCGTTGGAGGATTTTTTATGTCGATTAATGTCCCATCAACGGGAGACAGCTTACATCCTAATAGTGCTGAAAAGACTTTGGTAGGACAGGTTATCGCCGACCTTGGTGGGGCTCTGTTTGCTACCGAATCAATTGATAAAGTCTTTGACTTCGCCGCTAAGGGATTCCCGAATAGCAAGTTCTATCAGAAGCTCATTAAGATTGCTAGAGGAACTGCGCCTGTTATCATCACAGGACACAAGATTTATTCCTCAGCTAAGCGGTTCCAAGAAATGCAGAAGCTGAAGTATGCAAGGCAGAAAAAGTCTTTCCGCCTTCTTCAGCTGATGGAGCAACAGGACGCGGACGAATACGACCTTGATTACTACGAGTTCAATGTAGGCAAGGAAGTAATCAAATGGTTCCTCTCTCGTCCAAAGACTGATAAGTTCAAGATAGTTGACTTCTACGACTCCGAGTTCGAGTCCACTACAATCAAGTCTCTCGACCAAGGTGAATACTACATTTACATTGAATACGACAAACACAAGTTCATGTGCGACTTGGACCTAACAGTCATCAATGAAAACGTCCTTGTTTCATCTTGTATCATTCACACGACTGCAAGGTGGAAAAAAGTAAACGAACTGAAGTCCATTGTGTTCGGGGAGTTTATCAATAGCTTTGATACTGATAACAATGTTATCATTCATGAATCCCGTGGGCTTAGCAGTCGTCCAAGAATGGACATTGGGTATGAGGTTTCCCAGTTCAATGTCAAAGCATTCAAAAGTGAGATTGAGAAGGCTATCAATAAGCTGAAGAAACGGGGCTACATTATAGTAGGCCCGCCGGGAGTCGGGAAGTCCACGGTTGTTGTGAAGATGGAATCGGAACTTGTGAAGGTTCCTATCATCTACATTTCGTCAAGTGGTTCGGCCTTCCGTGAGGATGTTGCTAACACATTCAAGTTCCTGAGGTCCATCAGTCCATGCGTAGCTGTGTTTGAAGATTTGGATTCGTATGAACTGACAAATAAGCAGGACAGAATCTTTGGTGAGTTCATTGAGCAAATGGATTCCTTGAAGCATCAGGAGTGTGTTATTATCATTGCGACTGTCAATGAGCCTGAGAACATCCACGGTTCACTTATCAATCGTCGTGGAAGGTTCGATAAGATTTTCTTTGTAGACTTCCCGAAGTCCGAGAAGGAAATCATGTGTGTCATGAAGAACAAGTATGCGAAGGAGATTAAGAAAGAGTTCCCCTTCAAAAAGCTGGACGATAAATTCATTGAAAGCATCATTAAAAACCGACTGAGTCATGCTGACATCTGTGAGCTTATTGACCACCTTATCATCAATGACATTGAGATAACTGAGGAAACGCTGTGGGATAGTTTGAGGGTATTGCTTGAGACACAGCAGGCAATTGCCAAGTGTGAAGCATACGATGATGGCCCCTCCAATGATGAAGAGGAAGATTGGACGGATGCTGTTGGTTGTGCTCAAAGTACTCTACAAGCAATCAGAAAGGTGAGAGGATAACATGTGGATTTTCGGAATGTACTTGACGGGTTTGATATTGCACATTGTCATTGCCATTTGGATGTGGGGAGCTAAGCTCAGGAACCCGGATGACAAGGATTTGCAGGACTCCGAAGTTGAAACTATCCTAGTCATTGGAATCTTTTGGCCCTTTGTCTACGGACTTGTTTTGCTGGGGCTTATTGTTTCATTTGCGACTGTGAGTTTGAAGTATTGCGTGATAAACTTTGGAAGGTCCAAAGAACAGCATACATCCTTTAAGGACGTTGCTCACGATTCAATGATAGGAGATATAATAAAGTAATGGCACTCATCATCACGGCACCCAAAGAAGTCTACTCAATTGAGAACACCAAGAACACGAAGCTGTTTTTGGCAGGAGGGGTTACGAATTGTCCTGACTGGCAGACGGCGGTTTGTAAGGAGCTACGTGGAGTTGATGGACTGACAATCTACAACCCACGGCGCAAGACATTCAAGGACACTCCACAAGAGGCAGAGAAACAGATAGTGTGGGAATACAACCACCTTGCGGATGCCGACATTCTTGCGTTCTGGTTCTCTCATGGTTCTCTGAATCCCATTACTCTCTATGAGTTGGGAAGGTGGGGAAACTCAGCTAAGAAACAATTAATCATCGGGATTGACCCGAAGTACCAACGCAGGCAGGATGTCATTGTACAGACGATACTTGCAAGGGATGACTTCAATGCGGAGTCTGATTTCTCTGATGAGCTGTCTGCTTTTTGTAAACAAGTGTGCGTTACAGTACGCAACCGAATGTGGTGGAGCATATAAGGAGGAGTCATGAGAGTAGGACAAGAAGTATTCATTGTTGGTGGAACCGATGACGACTACGAAGGACACATCTACAAGTCCGAAGAAGAAATCATGAAGGCTTTGAGTATTGAGAATGTCATGGAACTCGACCACATCATGAAGGTTCAAATCGTTAGCTTCCACAAGATTGTAACGAGGACTCCAGTCCTTGAGGAGATAGAGGAAGATGGGTGAAACACATCCGAGCTACGGCCAAATAGGATTCAGTAGAACATCCTCCAGTGGCAACCGAAGGCTTTACGGAACTTCCATAAACCATCGGAACACAATCCGGCTGGAGATTAAGGAGTCCGAAGTCAGACGCGACCTCAATCGGTATTGGTACTTTGCTCCTAAGACCATCATTGAAGTCGAGATGTCACAGAACCAGTTTGCTGAATTGGTTAGCTCATTCAACATGGGCGACGGCGTCCCTTGTACAATCACAAGAAGGGACGGGGAACTGGTTGACCCTCCGCCATGTGAGAATGTTCGTGATGTGCTGGAGAATGAGTTCCAAGATGACATCGACAGAAACTTGGCAAGAACCATCGAGCTTATTGAAAAGGCCGAGGAAATGCTGAGTCAGAAGAAAGCAATCACCAAGGCTCAGATGCATGACCTTGAGGAAATACTATTCCACCTGAAACAGGACCTTCAGTCCAATCTGAAGTTCGTTATGCAGAGCTTCAACAAACAGGTGAATAAATCCGTAACCGAGGCTAAGGGAGAGATTGAAGCCTTTGTAGAAACGAAGGTGCGCTCATATGGCATTGAGCATTTGAAGAAGGATGCTCAGGTTTCCCTGCCCGATGAAATGACTAAGGAGTTACCAGATGGACAAGACAATCACCTTTGAATTGGATATGACTGACAATGAGCACGCATTTTTCTATGATGACTTAATTTCATTTAAAGGTGTGAGTAAGGTTGCTCTTGGTTGTCAGGGTGACTTCCGTGAAGAGTTTGATGAATTCCCGTCTACTTCTACTGGTATGGGTGGAACCTTAAGTTATAGAGTTACAGCAGACGAAGAAGTCATTAAAACATTTGAGGAAAAGCTTAAAGAAGGTTATAAAATAGTTTATAAGGAAATATGTTATAATATAGGGGCGAGATTAAAATCAAAAAATATGTTCCCGCCAACTCAAAGAAGAGTTCAATTTTCATATTCTGGTAAAAATGCTAAAAAGATTTGTGAGTGGATGTATGAAGGTTCAAATAAAGAAATAAGAATGGAAAGAAAGTATAAAAAGTTTAAGGAGTATTTTAAATGAAAAAGCAATCATCACTTGGAACAAGATGTAAAACTTATGAAAAAGCAACAGAGATTTATTTGACAAGAAGGACTCCTGTCATTATTCGTCTTGACGGTGTTGCTTTTCACACATTGACAAAAGGTATGAACCGTCCGTTCGATGATGATTTGATTGAATGTATGACTAAAACAACTCAATCCCTTGTCAAAAATATTGAGGGTTGTGAGTTCGGTTATACGCAATCAGATGAAATAACTTTGCTATTAACAGATTATAAAAAGTTAGAAACTCAGGCTTGGTTTGATTATCGTAAAAGCAAAATAGAAAGCGTGGCGGCTTCAATGGCAACGGCATATTTCAATCACGAGTTTATGGCTAAGTTCCCTGAAAGGTATGATAGGAAGCCAGCATTCTTTGATGCTCGCGCTTTTAATGTTCCAAGAGAAGATGTTGTAAACGTGGTTATCTGGCGCCAACAAGACTGTACTCGTAACTCGATTCAGATGGTTGGACAAGCCAACTTCTCACACAAACAACTCCACGGTAAGTCCTGTGATGCAATTCAGGAAATGCTTTGGCAGGAACACAACATCAACTGGAATGATACTGAGACTCACAAGAAGCGTGGCACATGTGTTTACAAAACTACTCGCTTCGTTCCATTGAGTCAGGGCCTGTCTGCTGTAGGAATGTCACAAAGAACTGAATACACGATTGACAGGGAGATTCCTATATTCACTCAGGACAGAGAGTTTGTTCAGCAATGGGTGGACGTTGAGGAGGATGAGTAAGCATGTTTAGAGATATTGAAGCTTGGGAAGCTTGGATGGAAAGCTATAGAGAACAAGAAAGAATAAGATGTCCTCATTGTAACTTTGATGCTTCTTTTGATGGGAATGGTTTTGAAATGTGTGAAGCTGGAGTAAAAGTTTCTTACAGTGGTTATCCCGATGAAGAAGACCAAATCATTGAATGCCCGAGTTGTGAGAAACCTTTTAAGATTCGGGAGCATGTTAGAAGGACATATGACACCTGTAAAATAGATGAGGAATTCGAATGACACACATTGGTAGAGGACTTGCCAGCCTAGCAGTCTGTGGATTAGCTGCGTGGAGTATGCATGTCTCAGGCGGTTCAACAGGAGTCGGCTGGGGAATCTTTGGACTCTTTATCATTTGGGCTAACGTCTAAAGGAGTTATTATGCAATGCCATTTCAAAGGGATTGGTCCGCCTGTTCGAGCTAAGCCGGGACTTCGTCAGCTTGCCAGAGAATTAGCAGACTACGACCATGATATTGAGGAACTAAAAGAAGGTCGAAACGAAATCATGGAGCGTATCAAGGCAATCTGCAACCACCCGGATACTGAAAAGAAATCGCACAGTATTCCCGGTTCTTACTTAGACAGGTCTCAGTACCACGAGCAAATCGTGTGTAGTATCTGTGGTAAGGTGTTGGACGAAAAAGTCTCATACGGGAGCTTCGGATGAACAATCACATTGACAAAGGCTACGTCACTTTCTACAATGGAATCATTTGCATCCATGACTACCAGTACTATTCGTATATGTGGCATGAGGACATCACCATTAAGACTGACGGAGATGGAATCACAGTCACGGCAACCCAAAGACAGATGGTTGACAACGAAGATATTAGAAGCTACAAAGACTACCCCGAGTCGTTTGAGGAAGTCCCTTACAAGGTGCCATACAAACTGTTTGGCTTCATTCCAATGCTCAGGTGGGCTAAGAGTCGTTGGTTGCTGAAAGCACGCAAGAAACAGACATGGCACTCAAAGACTTGGGAATTCGAGGAGAGGTTAAATGTCACTACCGATACCTGAAGAATATGATGCCACATGGGTAATCGTGCTAAAGATAGTGATTACTGTTGTAACACTTGTCATTGTGGCTGTTACGTCCATCGGTGAAGGTTTCAAGATACTTCAACGCCGAAAGCGGAGAGGGCCCTCAATGGGCTTCAATAAGGAATAGACATGGGAATAGGTCCATTTAGTCATTGGTTGAGCGAAAGCTCTGCACCATCCAAACCGATTGGTGCTCCGTCATCCGGCCCAATTAGGCCGGGTAAGGTAACTCAGCTGGGCCATGCTGACTTTCACCCATACGTCACTCCAACCGATTATAAGGAGATAGTTGCGAGGATTGAGAAGGTAGAGAAGATTAATGAGCGGAACCCAAGAGCCGACAGGTACCATATTGAAAAGTCCCTGCAAGTCGGTACTGCACTCATCTTATACATATCATATCCTAACTGTACGAACTATGAAGGCAGGAAGGTTCTTGTCTATAAGGATATGACGCTTGACAGATTGATGGTGCTTAACCACCAGCTTATCGACCCTCATTTCTCTGACAGCCCAAAGTTCATCTCTCCCATTGCTAGGTTCGTGCCAACCGACGAAGGAGTCAGGTTAGCAATTGAATTAGCAGAGCTTCTGTCAAGAGACTATTGACATCCCCGTTTGGAAAATGTTATTATAAATAATATGGAATACTATTCAGGTTAGTATTCAGGTAAAATTATACACGGGAGCAGTTAGGAAATGAGTAAGACTTTCCGAGATTACTACGAGAAGGAAAACTGGGGAAAGGGACAACGCGGCAAAAGTCACAAACAGAAAAGAAAGACAGCAAAAGAATATCTAAGGCAGATGGAAGAAGAGGATGACTACAACCTTGGATATGGCGACAACGGATATGAAGACCCATACTGGGATGATATAGATAGTAAGTTCAGCGAACTTGATTAGATTTTGAATACAGTTTATCGGAGGTTGAAATGGCTACTTCACTTGAAGGAGTGGAAGCAGTACTTGAAGGCGTATTAGAACTGAGTATTTCCCGATGGGATAAAATACTTACAGTTACTCCAATAGAACAGGCACTTATGGCTGTGGGAATCCACGGCATAGGTAAGTCCGAGTTCTTTACCAAATGGCATGAAGACCACGGCTTTGCCGTCATCACCTTGTTCTTAGGACAGATGGCAGACGCCGGTGATGTCATTGGCCTACCTGACAGAACCGAAGTAGAATTCCGATACAAGGGACAAGTCCTCAAGCAGAAGATAACTGAGTTCTGTCCTCCCAAGTGGTGGCCCAGAGATGAAGATGTCAAACTTCTTCTATTCTTAGACGAGTTCAACCGTGGGAAGCAGGAAGTCTATCAATGCATACAAGACATGACGTTGAACAGAAAACTCAACGGATTGGAACTCCCTGCCCAAACACGCATCATTGCAGCTCAGAATCCCCTTGACGATAAGTACGGCTACCAAGTCACCGAGATTGACCCAGCTCTGTGGGACCGATTCAATGTCTATGGCTTCTCGCCTGAAGCAAAAGAATGGATTCACTGGGCGATGGACAATAAGGTTCACAGACATATCATTGGCTTCCTCACTAAGAATACAGTAGAGCTTGACCCGCCTGCAAACGGCAAGATGGGTGTGGTATATCCTTCAAGACGCTCATGGGTACGGCTCAGCAACATCCTGAAAAACCATCCACAGATTCTTGGAGAAGATGAGCTTATCCTTCTTCGGGAACTGGCGGAAGGTATCGTTGGTTCAGCCGCAACATCTAAGCTTTTCACATTCCTCAAAGAGAACTTCAAGGGACTCAATCCCGGTAGAGTTGTCACGAACTGGAATGAAGAAGTAGAAGAAATCGTCAAGCAGATGGACAACCAATCCAAGCTTGCATTCAATGCTGAGTTGGCAATCCACCTTGAAGAAAACGAGAAAGACTACTTCGACATTGCAGGAGCTAAGCAGAAAGAGAAGTACGCATACAATATATACCAGTATCTCAAAACGGTGCCGAGGGAAATCATGGCTGACTTCTACGATTACGTTGGTGATGCTACTACCGAGCGCAAGAAGGGTTGGCCATCGAAACTGCTTGATTGTAACATTCAGGGATTGGTACATGACTTCATTGACGTTTATCATGGCGATGATAGCAAGATGAGTGCAGAGCCAACTATAAATCCTGAGGAGCATTTCAGCGAACCGGGCATTGATTTGGAAAAGGACGATTCTCCTTTCCCTCCGTCTGATAACCCAGACCCGTTCGACGACCCTGATATTCAGGGGCTCCTTGGGGATTCATAATGGCTGACTTTGCGGAAGCTCAAAACAAAATCAACAAAGTTATCTGGGGGCTGTGGCAATCCGATGGAGTAATGTTCGGTGCTCTCAGTATGCTTGACAAGATTCCAGACCCACGACAGGACACGATGGGTTTGGATTTGTCAAGCAGAACGCCTACACTAAGATACAATCCTAACTTTGTCAACAAGATTTCTCAGGAAAGACTTGAGCTTGTCCTTGTCATTGAAGGCTTCCGAACTCTCCTGAGACATGCCACAACAAGACTGAAAGACCCCGCACAAATCTCTGCGCTGTCATCTTCGCTTGCCATTAACCAGTTGATGAACGATGACTTAGAGAAGTTACTTCAAGGTATTGATGAAGTGACTCCTGCCCCTGAGCGGTTTGGACTTGAATCAAACCAAGCTTTTGAGGAGTATTATCGTGGGCTGATGGACAAGCTGGCTAAGACAAATGCCATGATAGCTCAAATCTGGGGCTCAATGAATCAGGAAGAAAAGCAGGAGATGATGCAGAATGCCTTTGACAAATATCAGCAAATGATGGATGAGCGAGACCAAAATGCTGACGAGGACGGTTATCAGCAGTACGATGATGAAGGCAAAGCTCTAAAGGACTACATGGACCCGAATGGCACAGGTAATGATGGATGGTCTAAGAATGACTTGTTTGATGCTTCTGTCAAGAACTTTGTCAACAAGATGAAGCGCAGAACAGACCAATGGGGAAAATACACAGGAAAGGCAAAGGCAACCATTTCAGCTGCATTGGAACCAAAGATTTCTGCTAAGGACATTCTGAGAAAGTTCTCATGTTCAGTCTTGACAGGTAAGACAGAAACTTCCCGAATGAAAGTAAACCGGCGTTGGGATATTGAAAGGCCGGGTTATCGTAGAATCTATAAGCCCAAAGTCATCTTTGCCATTGACAGTTCAGGTTCAATGGATGATGAGGACTTGGCATATGGGTTTGCTGTTGTCAATCGGACGCTTTTCTATGCTGAGATTATCTTTGTGGAGTTCGATACTGAGATAAAGATAATTGAAAAGAGCTTCAAAAAGGCAAAGAAAGAGTTTGCAGTTCATGGCAGGGGAGGCACCGACTTTGAGCAGATTATGAATTTATCTGATGAGTTGGACGTAGACGGAACTATTGTGTATACAGATGGATGTGCGGGACCTCCTCACCAGCCGAGGGGCAAGGTGTTGTGGCTCTTACATGCAAAAGGTGCTAAGCCGCCAGTTGGCTGGGGAATGCGTGCTCACCTTGACAGATTTGAGGATGGACGGATATGGTAAAGAAATTTAAGGACTTGCCTATCGGGTACATCTTTGAAGCATATGGGGATGAAATCTCCAACTACGACTATCCGAAGGATTGTATCTTCGTCAAGACTGAAGAAGGCGTTGCCACAGAAATTGACGATAATGGTAAACTTGGACAGCATAACCTTGTTGAAGATTCGTATGAAGTCTGGGTGAATACGGGATAAATACTTATTGAGGAGTTACAATGGTGTAACCATCAATCTTAGGAGGGAGCTATGGATAAGAGACATGCTTATCTGTTTGTTAAGTTCCTTGAAACTGAGATGAAAAAGATTGATGAGGACAAGTTCTTTGAAGGGCTTCGTATCAGTGCCGACCCCGGCCAATCTTTCATTGTGGACTGGATTAATCGCAATGCTAAGAATTGGCGTGAGGAGTGGGAGTCATCCTGTTGCCAGCACTGTGTGTTCTGGAAAGTTTGTGGGCATCGAGTCCTTCAGAAGTGTAAAGAATTCAAATTAGACCCAAAGGAGCAAGACAACGATGGCTAAGAAAATACTGGTATTAAGCGGCGGCGGCGTTAAAGGATGTATTCAAATACAGGTACTCAAGAAGTTAGAAGAAGAATTGGGACCTCTACATGAACACTACGACTTGATTTGTGGAAGCTCAGTCGGTGCCATTAATGCCGGTATCATTGCTTCAGGTAAAGTCACCATGAAACATCTCGTTGACATTTATCCTGACATGCTCGAAAGAACCTTTGAGAAAAGAGGAATTCGTATTCCTCGTTACGATAGAAAGAAATTCATCAAAATCTGGGCTGACCTTGTTGGTATGATGAAGATGAAAGAAAGCAAAACAAAGCTTCAAATTACTTCACTCAATCTCTGCGACAAACGAAATCACTTCTTTAAGTCATGGACTAAAGATGGTGAGCAGTATCTTGTCAGCGAGATTGTCAAATCCTTTGCGGCTCCGTTCTACTTCGGTACCTTGAAGGATGCAAAGAACAAATGCGTATGGATGGACGGCGGTATGGGAATCGCTAACATTCCGATTCTCTATGCGCTTGTTGAGTCCGATATGCTTTGGCCAACCGAGGATAAGGTAGACTACGACATCATTGGCTGTGGGTTTGTCAACAACGACATTCCTTATCGCAAGGCTAAAAGGTACAGAGTCTTTAGACAACTCGGACAATACTTCAATTTGGATGATGGTGGGCTTGCCCGCGAACAGGTTCGTCAGGAACAAATTGGTATGATTACTCAGCTTGCCAAAGTCAACGCGGCTCTTGACTTCAGGTACTGGGACATTCAGATTCCAAAGAAGATGGACGGACTGGACAAGATTAAGTATATCCCTTACTATTATGATTATGGCAAAGAGATGGCTAAGAAGCCTTTACTTATAAGTTAGCACAACTCATTCCCTATTGACAAGAAACCTGACATAATTTATTTTTATGTGATAGGTTAGGAGAGTTCATGATAGAGATTCCACGGCGGAAAAAGAATGAGAAACTTGTGCAGAAGCCTTGCCAGTTCCCCGGTTGTGATAAAGAATTCATGGGAACTGGCAAGTCAAAGTACTGCCACGAACATCGTGCGCGCAAGTATCGAAAGATTATAGATGCCGACAAAGAGATTCGTAAAAAAGCTGAAGAGGATGCTAAGAATCCAAACCAGCGCATCGAACACAACTACACCCAGACACATGTAATCCTTATGGATTGCAAATTGGAAGGCTGTGGCCAGACGTTTGAAATAAAGATTCTGCCTCACACTTACGTTTATCCGAAGTATTGTCCGGAGCACAGGAATGAGTTCAAAAGAAAAAACTTCCTACGCCAACAAGAACGTCAAATGTAAGTTGAAGCAGTGTCTGAATAATGAGAAGGGAACATGTCATTTGAGCTTCCCGTTTGCCAAACGACTCACGGCAAACTCAATACACTGTGTATTCTACGATGATGACTTTGAGAAAAGCTGGGAAGAATACAAAGCTCAGGGAGGGACGCAAGGTGCCTTGAGGCGAATGAGGGGCCGAAGGTCTACTAAAGAACTCAAGGAAATCAAGAAGGCAAAAAGAAAGCTACGTTCCGACAAAGGACAACCAAGACAAAGCAAAAAGAAAAAAGGTGAAACTACACTAGGAGAATTGATGTGATAAGTCAACTGTGGAAAGAATCACTAGCAATTGGTTTCGGTATCGCGCTGGCAATCTTTAGTGTGTACTGTTTCTGCTGGTGGGCTGTCATAAAGATTCAAAAGGCTTGGGAGCATCACAAGAATCCGTGGAAAGACTTGGAGGACTGCTTAAGCAAATAGGAGGGCGTATGTACTTTGTCAGGACATATAAGAGTGGTGGAGAGGACTGGGACCCCAGACAAAAGATATGGGCTGAGTTCCATTGTGCTTTGTGTGATGAGGATTCCGACATTGATGTAACCAGAGTCATGGACACTTTCCAGTTCGACAGAGAACGCAAGTGCCCTCACTGCGGTTGCCTTGATGCCGATGATAGAGAGAAGAACCTGAAGGCTCAGCTTGAAAAGCTCACACATGACAAGAGCAAAATTGAAGTTGAAATTGAAAAGATTGAGAGGGAACTAAATGACTGCACAACAAACCAAAAGACTTCGTGCGAATCTGAGAGATAAGTTTGACGCTAAGTCTCACGAAAGACTTGTCATTAAGAAATACTTTATCCCAAGTCGTTACAAGACTAGAAACCTTCAAACTATTTTTAAAGACATTGATGACCCTGATGACTTCTTGTTTCATATGACTAATCTTGTAAAGGAAGCTAAGAAGCTTGGTGCTACAATTCTTTTGAGGAAGCGTGGAAGTCTTGGTGGATGGCAAACTGATATTGCTGATAACGGGATGTGCTTTGTTAAAACGCGTATGGAAAATGACGAAGAGTTTGAATCACGCATGGACATTGAGCGCGAGTCCTTTGTACAAAGAGAAGAACGTAAAATTCGTGAGAAGCAACGAGACTTTGACAGAGGTAACGCACTTTCCAAACTGACACTAAAGGAAAGGAAACTACTTGGAGTTCGTTGATGAAGCTGATAATTAATCGCGGAGTTAGCCAGAAAGACATCTACCAAGTTTCATTCGGTCCTGACTATGACATTTTGATTTTTGATTATAGCTTCCCGATGAATGTAGTCGATACGAAGGTCATGAAGGACATCGACTACATCGTTACCAACTCTCCCGATTTGGTATTCTGTGTCACTCACATCAAACACCCGGTGCTTCGCAAGGAGTACCACACACCGAATGAGCAACCATTCTTTGGACGTTGCGATTCGGTCTACAAAAGTCAGCTAAGAAATTATTTTGCCATCCGTCTAAGACATCGACGCCAGCCCGTAGAAGTAATTGACTTCGGTCAGAGACTTTTCCATTGACTCTATATTATTAATATGTTATTTTTCTAATGTAAAACCCTTTAGAAAGTTCGGACATGAGGAATAAGTTACTGCCGTGGTGGTACGGCATCATAGGAATAATTTTGGGTATTGGCACATTGGTACTGAGCATCTGTAGCTTCGTGCATTTGGCAGGATGGTGCTCAGAGTCATGTAGCTTCAACGCCGCCGTATGGTTGTGGCCTCTTTATGTTGGCACTTTCATATCTAACTTGCTATTGATGATATTTGCGACGGACTGGGGCGGATGGTGAAAACGCTTAAGAAAGTTATCAGTGGGGGCCAAAGGGGAGCCGACCAAGGGGGCCTAGCCGCAGCTCATGACATGGGGCTTGAGACCGGTGGCTGGGCTCCTTTGGGATGGATTACCCTCAATGGTGCAATGCCCTCATTGGAAACACTCGGGCTTCACCAACACAACTCTCCGAAGTATCCTCCACGGACTTATGCAAATGTCAAGGACTCTGACGGTACAATCCGGTTGGCGTATGACTTCAATTCATCCGGTGAGAGATGTACCTTCAAGGCTATCAGCTATTATGAGAAGCCATATTTCGATGTAGACTTGAATGATACTCCATTCGTCTTTGATGTGACGGACTGGATTGACAAACACGAAATCGTTGTACTTAACGTAGCAGGAAACGCAGGAGCTACCAAAGCTCAAGGTTCAAAGATATTCTCCGAAGTACGGGACTATCTTAACTGTATCTTCCGTGCTTATAAAGGAGAATAATGCCAAAGTACAAAATAGAAGTTACGGCTGAAGTTACCTCGTCACATGAATTACTTGTCGAGGCTGATAACGAAGAAGAAGCACGCGAGTATGCTTACTATAACTATTCTGAAGTAGAGGGAACCGACTTCAGTAATAACATTGAAATAAATTCATGTGAGGAGATTACAGATGGCTGAAGAAGAAAAGAAGGAAATGACTCAAGAAGAACAAATGGCTGAGATGCAGAAGCAGGCTGAGCAGTACAAGAAGGAGTGGGAAGCCTTCATAAAGAAGCTTGAGGCATCGCCCGATGAGCCATGTACAAACAGTGATTTGCTGTTCTTCATCCAAGCTATCATGTCAGACATGCAAGGGATGGCTCAGTTGGTAGGACAGAACTCCCACAACCTTCAAGCTGTAATGGGAATCATCCGCCAGATTAGCGGAGCCGGTGGAGCACCGATTGGTAAGAAAACTCAGGGAGGAATTATCCTGCCATGATGGATGTTAAAAAAGCATTAGAACTGGATGACATTTACGTTCTCAAACAAGAGGCTCAGGAACGAATGAATCTCATTCAGAATATGGTGGGAAGCCTTTACCCTTCAATTCTTTGGGAAGAAGTGACATCTATCAATTATAGAATAAAGAGGTTGGAAATGGACTACAAATTCAGTCTTGACTTTTGGGAACCAGACCACTACAAGAACTTCGAGAAGATTAAAAAGGACTTGGTGTGGCCTGACAAGCCCAAGTTCCTTGAAGTAGGAACATACGAAGGCAGAACAGCAACATGGTTGCTTGACAACATGCCGAACATTCACCTTACCATGTTGGACCCCGATGTGCCTGAGAACTTCCATCACAACATGAAGGAACACTTGACATCTGGTAGAGCTACGTGGATAAAGCAATATTCATTCGTAGAGCTTCCTGCCATGATGACAACGGGAGTAAGGTTCGACCTTATCTATCTTGACGGCGACCACAACGCACCGGGCTTGCTTGAAGATGCTACAATGGCATGGAGACTGCTGAACAAGAACGGCATCCTTCTCTTTGACGATTACCTCATGGAAATCAGGGACCCGTGGTTCTATATCATGCACAAAGAGTTCGATACTTACAAACCGTTCGGGTTGACCTTCCACCATCCAAAAGAAGCAATCGACGCCTTCCTTACAATATATAAGGGGCAGTACGAAGTTTACATTGACAATTACCAAATAGGACTTCGCAAGATATGTGAGATAGGTGGGAAGAACTTAGACCACGGTGACGAAGAACTCCAGACGCTTGCACTCCAACAGGAGAGCAAATGAAATCGTGTATGAGAAATCTGAAGCCCGATACCAAATGGGCCAAGAAGATTCTCCAAACTTATATAGATGGCGAAGCGTGTCATGCTGACATTGATTATCATGATACCACTGCTGAAGAAGTCGCCCATATGGTTCGGGCTGGGTTCCGAGTAAGCTTAAGCTACAACGGAATGTTATGGATGTACCGAGTCAGCTGGAACAAGGAGGAATAAATGGACAAATTACAGGAGCTGTTAGATAAACAAACAGGTCTGATTGAGGAATCAGAGGAGCTAAAAACCAAGGGGCAAAGGCTTGGCGGCGAACTTGACATTGTGAACAATCAGATTGCGGAACTGAAGAAGACCCGTGATGCTGATGCATACAAGTTCGTCCTCACACACATGCCCGACATTTTAGAGAAGATAGCTCCAAAGCATAAAATTCCCCCAGACAGAGATGTGAGTCTCGCAGTAAGTGGTGATTCGAATGTGAAGGCAAAAGTGCCTTGGACAGATGATAAGGATTGTTCGGACGCAAATCCGTTTAATGTGTCGGTATGCCCTCGGTGTGCTCTGCTTCACTTCAAGTCAATCCTTGATAGAAACCTAGCGGACTACTTCGCTTAAGTAAGGAGGGGCTGAATGTTTAATCGAGTTAAGTACGGGGAGGCAGATGGCGAAAGCAAGGAATAATATCGTAGTAGAGGTCGACTCTCCGATAGAAGAAACTTGCGCTGCCATGATGCTGATAAAGAAGTTAGGACAAAAGAATGAGTTGCCGTTTGACTTGTCAATTGCCTATGACTTTGATTATGACGGTGAGGGCGTGTACTATCCGACTACAAGGCGACAACGTAATCGGATATTCATAAACCCTTTCAGGTGTCGGAAACAGGAAGAGACCATACGCAACAACGGGGAAGAACCGTTCTGTCCCGGCTATACCGCGGACCTAACGCTGTTCGGGGTGACTCTTCATGAGTTCAGCCATTTCCTTACTTGGAGAATCTTTCCAAGAATGATGGATGACTTCAAGAGGACTTTCCCAAGGCAACGACTATATCTGAATGATTACTGCAATAACGAGTATTACGATGAGCTTGCAGAAATTCTTACGCTCTACATTACCAACCCATTCCTTCTGAAGCTTATATCGAAGGAGCATTGGGAATTCTGTCGGAGCTATTTCAAATCCCCTGTCGCATGTACTAAGCAGAAGTTCGAGCATATCTATCAAGGCTATCCGATACATGTGAAGGAACACTTGCGAGAGAAGTGGGGAATCATCTATAACATTTGTACTGAGGAGTTTGAGAGAATATGAACGACATGAACGGTGTAGTATACGACCAAAACGGAAAAAAGGTAGAGGAACCGGACTGGGACTTGGAAATCAAAATACGTGTCAACACCAAGACGAGTGCGACTTCATATCACTTCCTTGACAGAGATGGAAACCATATAGCTAACGAGAACAATCAGGTGCCACCAAACATCGTCCACCAAGCTGTACTCGTTATGAATAGCTTGATTGGATATATCCTTCGTGGGATGAGGCCGGGATAATGGAAATCGAAGAGTTCTTCGAGAAGAAAGAGTTGGATGAATCCCCAATGGCGGATTGCGTCATCCCTCGGATGCCGTGGCACGAGGTAACTATCACCCCAGAATCGCCTCTATTCAAGTTGATGCAAGGGGTTCTTGAAAAGGTAGAAGTCGGGCAGGAATCCATAACTGTTCAAACCATAAATAAAGACAGGTCGGACAAAGTAGGTGTGCTTGTCAAAGATACCTACAAGTTCGTCTTTGAGTGGCAGAGTGACAATCAGCACTCTGTCCAAGTCTTTAAGAAGGGAGAGGACAGTTATGCAACAGCAGAAGGGGTTCGACAGGCTGACAGGTCAATTCGACGAGAGGAAAATCCCGTCAGTAGTACCGGGCGAGTGCGAGCCTGACTACAGCCATGTCAAGAAATGTGAGAAGTGTGGAAGCTTAAACATTTCATTTGACAGCAATACTTACTTACACATCTGTCGTGAATGCCAGCATAAATCAGCTACAGCCAACAAGATTGATTTTCAGAAACTAGCTCAGAAGATGCAGGCAGATGAAGCCAAGCAAATTGAAGAAGGTTTGAAGCGGGGCGAGACATATGGATTCTAACTTACCGACCGTCACTCCACGACGTCGTTGGTTTTCTACTGCAATACTTTACCAAACAAGCGCAGGCAATCAACACCCAGCCTACGTGGTACAAATTGTTGATGAGTCATACAAAGAGATTTATAAGGAAACCTTGACGGTTGTTGAGTATGCAATGTTCGAGCAACTCATAAAAGATAACAAGTATGCGTTGCTTTACAAAAACCACCCCAAGCTATCTAAGGCAGCTTTCGCTAAAATTGATTGGGTCGGTGACTTCGAGTACAGTCAGTAATGCTGACTTATTGGTTGACACCCGTACGGCGGCATGTTATTTTAAAGATAGAGAGGAACACCCGTTTAGATTTCATTTTTCCTTTTACACCTTTTCAGGAGAGGAGTGCATTATGACGGAAGAGCAGAAAGTTCCGGAGCAGGAAAACACGACTACCGCTCTGGCAATCCCCATTGCTGACTTTCGTCATCCGCTCATGAGGGAAGTAGTGGACAAAGATTATGTCCAGAGAGCCCAGCATGAGTTGGAAATTGACGAAAGACTGGGGCTGAAGAATCAGGCCGAAAAGACGGCGAAGGAGTTGATGGCAAACGACATTGACGAGCTTACCAATTCCCGCGACTTCTACGAAGTGGACAAGCAAGCCATTGGCAAGCTGTTCGGTCTGAAGGATTTGAAAGCCCGCTGTGTGGGCCACAACATCAGTGAGTCGGTGACAAACACTTGCAAAGCTCTGGTTTTGCCTCTTTGCATCAGCGCACTGGCAGTTGGGCTTATCGTAGGCGGAATCAAGACAGCGATGGTTGCGGCGGCGGCTAACAGTATCTGGTGGGGTATGGGTGCCACAGGTATTTTTATCGGCGCTATCGGTGCAATCATCGGAGCAGGCTGGGCCTTCTTTAACAAGGTGGACTTCCGGTACACTTTCATTGATGTCAACCTTGACATCCAGAAGCTGGAAGAAACAGACATCAGAATCCCTTACGGTGCAAAGCTCAAGACAGATGAAGCAAGGGAAACTGGTATCTTCGACGGCTTCGCAATCATTACGCCGAAGTTCACACAGCAGAAGAGGGAACTGACTTCTCAGCAGATGCGTGACGCAATCCGTGAAAGGTTTGCACCCAAGTTCAGTTTCGACCCGGCGATTGTCGGAATCACCCGTGACAACCGGATGTTCATGGTTGTGTACTGGGACATCGAAAATGACAGGGAGAAAGTCATCACCGACATAGAGAAGTTCAAGAAGTTTAAACTGAAGAATCACTAAGTAGCACAAAAAGGGCGGAGTGGTCTGAAGAGTACTCCGCCCTTTTTCATGGAGCACTATGACAGAAAACGATTACCGATTCATTGGACACGCTGTTACTAGATGTACTTCCAAGCGTATCACCGTGACATTCTCACGGAAGTCACAGGTCGAAGCTCTCGACCCCGGCAAAGTCCCCTTCAAATGTGCAGGGTACTTTGATGAAGATAAGAAGTTGCGAGAACTTGCGGTAGGGTGTGCCAAGGCGCAGAGAGATTGGTTCCCTATCTTTGTCCACGAATATTGTCACTTCCTACAGTGGGTCGAAAAGAATCCACTGTACTTCGCAGTGATTGATGATAAAGAGATGGGCGACGCTCTTTGGAACTTTATCAACCGTAAAGAGCTTAAGACTCCAAAGAGCCTCGTAGTTGAATCCGCACGAGCATGGCAAGCATTGGAACTAGATTGTGAGAAGAAGGCTGTTGAACTGATAGAAGAGTTCGACCTGTCGATTGATGTGGCGGACTACATTCAAAGCGCTAACATCTACATCCTGTTCTATTCCATACTTCCCAAGACGGGAGATTGGTACACCACACCACCGTATGAAATAGACAAGATAGTTTCGACAATGCCAGAACATTTCCTCGATGACTATATCAGAATGCCCGATGGGTTTGAAGAGTTGATTATGGCAAACTGTTATGGTTAATCTGGAAGGGTGAAAAGGGGGGAATTGGGGAGCTATGCACGGCTCCCCTTTTCTTCGTCCTGCAGTTCAGTAATCTCAGTAGCATCTATCGCATACTGAGCTATGCGAGCAACCTCCGGATGATGTCTGTCCTTCAAACGAAGGATGGTTTCCTTCCGGTCCCGAAGAACTTTGACGGCTAACTCAAGCTCCTCATCCTTATTAAAGATGATGCGCTTCTTGAAGTTGGTGCGGTTCTTGTTGACAAGCAGCTGGATGACTCCACCATTCATTCCATGAAAGAGTAAGCGCCATCCTAACTTGCCACGCTCTGAGGCTTTTGGTATCTCACTCATAGTGTGATGTGACTCCTGTCAACAAGTTCAAAGCCCAGAGGGTTTGAATCCTTCCGCTGAATGATTTCATTGGCGGCATACCGAATAGACAGCTTCTTGTGCTTCAGAAAGAGTATCGCCTTCTTCTTTCCGAGGTCATTGTCCTTGTTGCGGAACATTTCCTTCATGTCCTCGAACAAATCAATGTTCTTTCGCACAACTTCTGTCCATCCACCGAACTTATCTGCCGTTTCCTCCTCCTGATATGCAATCTCAAAGGCATTGGCATAGATACGGTAGATAGTCGGCTTACCTTTTGGTCCCATCTCCATGTGAACTCCTTTCATTCATGATGGTGTAACATAAGTCCTTAACAATCTTGCTTTCGTGTTTCCGATACAGCAATGATGTGGCTCTATCGCCTTGAAACAACTTCTTGAACACGTCAACCTCTTGTGCTGACACCCAGACTTCCTGATGAGCTTCATCCATTGTCCAGATTTCAGCTAGCAGGCAGTTACCATACCACCGGCTTTCATCCATTTTACAGAAGTACTTTCCAAGCTTCGCTACCACAACAGTCTACTTTCCATCAAGGATTCTGTAACACAGCTCCTTGATTACATTGTGCTTGTGCTTTCTATACAGTAAGGCAGTTGTCTTATCACCTTTCAGCAACATCTCAACAGCCATAACATCTTCATTGTCAATCGGGAACTCAGCAGGCAAACTCATTGCTGACGACCACCGTTCAATGCCGGTGTAGTCATCCTTCTTGACAATCCGATAGTATGGAATACCTTGTTCACTCATAATAAAAATACATCATCACAAAGGAAAAATCAATCCATTAAGGTTAGGGAGCTTCTCTAAGTCAGTACGTTCTCCGTGTGTCACCATGAAGTCCTCTTTGTCAATCACTTTATAGCAGGCCCAGCGAAGTGGTTTAATGTCACTCCTTCTATATAGTAAGGCTGTTTTGGGATTCCGATTGACAATGACATCAACGGCATCCGAGTACAACTTCCGAGAGTGTACATTGAACCTGAGGAGTGAGCCTTCGTAAATCCAGTCCTCTTCTTCGCGGAGGTCTGGATATTGGAGCATTGTCAGCCGATAGACAACGATTAACTCTTCCTTCTCAACGTAGTCAAAAGAATACGTTTCCACACATTCCTTGTATCTAAAGGCTGGTGACATATGCTTTTGTGACCTTCTATGATTAGTTGACATAAAGATGTAACAAGCCTTTGGGTAGACTTGTCCCTAGCTTCGGTAAGCATTTCCATAGCTGTATCGGAATGTTCATCATCCCCACGAATCAGACGCTTACAAAGGATGAAGTGCGGGTCGCCCTTCTCCAAGTTCCATATGTGGTTGGCATCCTCATCATGGAACATGTAAATGTCTTTAAGTATATCACTTCCTGTGAAGAGCATCAGCTCTTCTCCGAAGTCAACAAACACGAATCTTAGTCCATACTTGCCGTTTTTGACTTCGAACTTCCGATAGTAGTACCGCCTGAATTCCTTTTCTTTGAATTTTTGGTCTCTGGTGAATCCCCTAGCAAGCTTATCAACTGCTTTCAGAGTCAACGGGTAATGCATCAAACCTCCTCAGTTAAGCCATACCGCCACTAATCGCAACCCGACACGCACCACCGACCACGTAGTACAACAGGTTGGACGGCATATCTATATCCGTAACCTTCTTCATTAGCTTCTTGACTTCTCTCACATCCTCAGGCATAATCATGATGGGTATTCGCTTTCCATCCACGATTGGTGTGTACAGCGCATTCTCTCTGTGGTATGTGAAAATAATCTTGTGCCTTCCGAACTTAAGCTTCACAATCTCTTTCATAATCAGTAATATGTCGTGCCATCCATTCAAGCGTTTCCATCGAAACATAGGAGTCAGCACTTCTTTGGAACTCAGCCCGAAGCTTCCTCGCATGTGCATCAGTGAGAAGATTGATAGCATCATTTAAGTTTTCCTCGGTTTGGTCCACAGTCCATCTTTGCCAAGTTCCGTTGTTGAAGATAGTAAGTATCTCCCAGATTGGCTTTGGCTGAGCCATATCTAATTTGTGGATGGTAGCTTTCTGAATGTACCAAATGTAGTTCATCCTTCCGAATCGTCCTCAAGCTTCCAAATACTCACCATGAGCAAATCCATTTGGTCTTCGTCTGAAAGCTTGTCCAAGTTGAATGTCTTATCGCTATTTATCTTTCGAGCAAATAAGACATCCGTAAGTATCTCAACGAGATACGGCATCATTGGAAGGCTGACTTCGGATATGGGGAATTGTTTCAGCTTGAATTCGTCCATGAGCACGAATTCGTAACTCTGCCATGCAGTCCTGCGAAACGTCCACCTGAGCATACCATCTACCTATATTATACATTATTGACTGCCGAAAGTCAATTCTTGAACTGTTCAATGATATTATCAACCCTGTCCTCTGACGAAGTCGACTCTTCATCTTCCTCGATGAGGGACTCAGCAACTTCTTCCACAATCGTCTTAGGCTCAGGAAGGATGGGCTCTATGGTGTAAACGCTGTCGCCCGAGCCAGCATAATTTAAGGCCTTGACAGCTTCTTCCAATTGGTCCATCGACGACCATATCCAGCCCTTCCAATAATCTGAAGTAATATGAATGAGGCTTGGATTGTCCTTAGGGTCATTGGATTGTCTGGCTCCTTTGATGCTATCAAAAGGCATCATTATCCATCTTTCCTGCTGTCCTTCAACGTGGTTGTTGGGATGCACAAACTCCCTAAACCTTATGAACTTCATTGTGGGTTTCATGTAGTTCATCATTCCTCCTAGTCTTTGAACTGTTCAGGCATCATCCCTCCCCGAACTTCTTGACAACATCCCCGACAGCATCAACGACTTGGTCGACTACCTGTCCTACTGTCGGCGTCGCAGGCTCTACTCTGTCATCCTCATTAAGGACTTGAGGTTCTGGTTCTGGCTCAGCTTTCTGAGGCATCTTGTCAATACAATCCTGACAAATATGAAAGTCATCCTCATCATCCCAGCCACAATCAATAATGGCTAGAATTGCTTTAGTTACTCCATCGAATTGAATACGCTTACAATCCCCGAAGTTCACGTATTCTCTACCACATACATTACAAATAACCTTCCTATCAACACTCATCTTCATATCCTCCTTCATAGCTTAGTGAGCTCCAGACAAACTCGCCTAAGTCACTCAACGAATATTTCCAATGCTCATAAGCTACCATTGCATCTGTCAATAGTTCAAGGACTTTATTATCATCCCGACAAATTGTATATGTTTGCTTATAGCAGCCTACCTCTTCTACTTCAACAGTCCATACATTTGTTCCTGTATGATGCTGTGCTTTCCATCTAATCATTCGGTCCCTCAAAGTCGTCTTGCATACGACTCCATACTTCATCTATAACTTCGTAGCTTATCCATCCCTTTTCTGGGTTGTCAAAGATGGACTTCAAAGCCCACGCATCCGACATCAACAAATGTAGTATGATGGCTTCTTTTTCTGTCAGTAGGAATCCAGCACCCTTTCTATCCAGTATCAAAGTCCACATCGGGGCCTGATTACTCTCCTGCCCCATTTGCATTTTGCTAAGCTCCCACTGTACCATCCCAGTACCATTCCATTTTCTCTATCATTTCGAGCTTGCGTATCATCACAGTCCACAACAATCTTCGTATATCAGTTGTGTCTATTATGTCTACCTCGCTATACATCTTGTGGTAGTCGGTGATGCCCGCTATGACCTCTTCTACCGATACCTCGTTGGTGTTAAATCCAACCTTGAACTTCCCATCCAGATACAATCCCCATTCCCAAGTCATATTGATTGAAAAAGGATTGCTACTGATAATTGTTTCCTGAACCTTTGCTTGACGCTTTATTTCCCACCTAATCATCCTTACCCTCTATGTAACCGACAAATTCATCCCAGTCCTTAAACTTTTGCTGCATAAGGACTTCTAATCGCTCAAGATGCCTCTTAGACTCCATCATGTCGGTCATACAGGATAAAACAAGCCTCATGTCCACTTCTGTAAGGACATTCTTCTCATTAGGCTTGTTCACTGTCCATTTAACCAAAATATATGGTTCCTTCCCTAAAGTCAATAAGTCTCTGAAGTTAAGAAGCTTAAGTATCGCTCTCACTATCTATATAGTCCAAATACTCCTCAAAGGTGAAAATCCCGCCTATTTTGTAGTAAGCCCAATTTGACGCTCGCCAATAAAGCTCACCCTGACGATTCTTAGCCGGAAGGAGCATCATGCCACCTTTGAACATTTCCTTAGCTTCAAGGACATCCGTAAATGTCCAAACGGCTATCTGAGCCTTCTTGCCGCGCTTACTGCGTTTCCACTTAAGCATTGAACTTCTTATCTTTCTCTATGTCGTTAAGGTACTGATTCCACTTCCTTTTCGTTTTAGCCAATCCCCACTCAGGTAACATCCGCCAGACAATCTCCTTAGCCCTCATTAAGTCACACATGGCATCACGGACTTCCTCAGGCTTTAAAGGAATAGGCTTTTTGGAATCTTCGCTTATCCGATAGGTGGTGCTTGCCTTGTCAATGTACCAGAAAGTCATAAGCCATCCTCAACCATGTCCAAGAACTCTTCCCATATGTAAAATGGCCTAGTACGCCAGCACGGACCAATAGGAGGATTTGGGTACCAGTACCTTATGTATACTGGCCCATTAGTCTCCATAGCTTCCTTGACTTTTAGTACATCCGTACAGTGTTCCAACTGTGCGTCATCTTTCAGATGATAATAAATCCGTTTCTTAATACTCCATTTCCACATTAGTCATCCTCCACCCAGTCCAACCACTCATGAAAGGAATAGAACTTCTTCCATATCTTTCCTGTCCTTAAAAAGTCACTACCATCAAAGATAATGTAGAAGCCCATCTTCTCTATGTCAAGCTCTATCTCCTTCTTCATTTCCAATATGTCAATGTACTTCGCAGGCAAGACCACAAGCCTACCAATCTCTACCTTTTTATCCTGATGCCATATCCACATGATTTATCCGAACTTAATGGTGTACGGCTCCCTGTCCTCATCTGATTCTACCTTGTCAAGCCACTCTTCCCATGCAGTATCAAAGTCCTCATTCTGTACTACACTATACGCACGAATGAGCTTCTTAACTTCAAGCAAATCAATCCAATACCTGATTCTATGTCTGAATGTTTTATCCTGAATCCATCGCATCATAACATGCTTCCATATCTCCAGCTGTTCAATAAGCACGCTACAAAGAATAAGGAGATGTAACCAAAGACAACCAAGGCTATTAACCCTAAGGCTATCAATCCCTTAACCAATAACCAGACTCCAGCAACTCCCGAAGCCAACCATATTCCCCAGACTATAAGCCAAAATGTCATTCTCCGAACTCCAATAGGTATAAGTACACTTCTAGTCCGACATACCCGAGACCACTAACATACATCATTTCCTTACCATCCCTCGTACTCCTACATTTGGGAGCCGAGCTGTTAAGAAACTCTATGGCTTTCAGCACATCCGTCCTGCGCTCTACCCTGACTCTATCCATCCCATCATCAGTCTTACGAACTGTCCACCTAATCATTGTGTTCCTTTATCCAAATGTCAAGCTGTTCCCAATTGTCAACCTCTTCTAAGAAGTCAAGATACTCCTCAAAGGTACAACGCATGGTTATATGATTCAGTCCACGCATACCAAGCTGTACTTTCAGGCCGTTCTCTATATGCTTCTTCATCTCAAGCACATCCATGCATCGGCCCCAGTACACTTCATCCTTCGGTATGCCAGTCCACTTCCACATCATTCATCCTGACTTTCTATCCAGTCAAGGAAATCATCAAACGTATGAAACGTTAAGCCAATGTATTCTCCGACCCAAAATCCACTGAATTCACGATTGGATAGAATCCTCTCAGCCTCATGCTTACATTCCCACAAGTCAAGCCGATACTTAAGAGCATTATCAGCACCAGCACTCTTTTTATGTACAGTCCACTTCCACATAATTAATCCTGATTTTCTATAAAGTCAAGGTAGTCATTAAACCTTTTACTAAGAGGCAAATCCGTCCTTGATTGGAATGTCATCCAGTGTTGCCCGAATCGCCTCCATACCTTAACTGGACGTCCAGACATTATTGCTTTCTTCATCTCCAATACATCAGTACATTGCTCTAGGGTAGCATAGTTCTCAACCCCTGCTGTCGTAATCACTTGCCACTTCCACATTACTTATCCATACCTTCTATCCACGTTAAAAAGACATCCCACTGCTTATCATTGAGATTGCTTATCTCCCTGACTTTAAGTAAATCCCCACCAGCTCGAAACAACCAATCATTCACATCCCAACCGCGCTCCTTATTTACTCCCACGGTATTCCATATGATTGCCTCTAAACTGTTGGCATCCTTATACTTAAACCATTTCCACATAATTCATCCACACATGTACTTAAAACTTAATGCCAAAGTCATCAGCAGTTTCTATAAAGTCAAGGTATTGGTCGAATGTCCAATCCAAGGTTTCAATCACGCTAGCAGTATCAGCTCCCAGCCTAATAGCATTCCCGGCCTCAATCCATTCCTTCATCTTCAGGACATCCGTACAGACATCCTTCGACTCAGCACTCAATCCTTTCCAAATCCACATAATTACTCCTCATCCGGGTCAAAGGTTTCTATATAGTCAAGGAAAGCTTCCCAAGTATAAAAAGTCTTTCCCCTTATGTCACTAAACCAAAAGCACTTAAACAAATCATACTGCCCATCATCATCTGCTAAGGCAAAATAAACCACATCCCTTAACTTTAATAAGTCCGTCCGTATCCAAATGTTATTAGCAACATTAGAACTTTCCTTGTTAACTACCCATTGCCACATTAACTTATCCTTATCTGTACTATATTAGTGTTAGCAAAATCAATAGAATCCTCTAACCAATTCAAATAAAACTCAAACGAACGAAACGTTGCCCTTCCATTACTATAACAAAATGTTACCTCACCATACTCCTCAATAAAAGACTTCATCTTAAGCACATCTAAATAAAGCTCTAAATCAACCTTATTCGTTCTCCATGTATGCATATCTATCCCTCCAACCAATTTAACCAATGCTCAAACGAATTAAAATAAGGCTCATACTTAGGATTCCGCGTCACCATATCCTTATCAAATAACTCCTTGACTTCTAAAACATCACCATGACTAAGCATCATATACACAACAGCATTGTTATGTCCGGTTCCGTCTATGTTTAGCTCCGCTGCATATTTTCATTCCCATTTTGCGCCGCCTATAATTAAATGTTTTTGCGCAAAGCGGGGCGTTTTAGCGCATGGATGCGCTCTTCAGCTATCCGGCAGTATTTTTCTTCCTTCTCAATTCCTATGTAGTTCCGTCCAGTATTGATACAAGCGATTGCAGTTGTGCCAGAGCCGATGCAATTGTCAAGAACAGTGTTGCAGGTGGTTGAGTATGTTTCTATTAAATATTCTATCAATGGCAGCGGTTTTTGCGTAGGGTGAAAGTTTACATCGGTGCCTTTTTTGTATACTTTGTTTTTTGCAGTGTTTATTGTAACGGAAAATGGAACTATAGAAAACGGGTTGCGCGTACCATCGTCAGGCAGTCTCGTCTTCCGCATAGGAGAGTAAACATTATTTCCGGCAATCTCAAATTTATCAAAAGTCTTTCTCTTTGTCAAAAAAGCGTTATCATCCACCACTACTTTTCTTGGATTAAAAACTTTTATGGGGTTTTTCGAAAACACTGCTATGTTCTCGTGTATTTTCATGTGCTTGTTTCCAAATCCATTACCAGCCCTGTTTTTAAGCCAAACCAATTCTTCGCGAAACCAATCTACCTTTGATGTCACTAAGCTGGAGAAAAACGGTTGCGAGCCAAATAGAACAATTGGCCCATCAGTCAGCCTTTCGTATTGTTCCCACAGCGAAGCGAAAGAAATAACGGTGTCCCACTTGCAAGCGGTTTTTCCATACGGCAAATCGCACAGAATCATGTCCACGCTTTTATCCGGTATCAACGGCATTATTTCAAGACAATCCCCGCAGATTATTGTATTTGTTTTCGGCACAGGACGTGCCGCCTTATCCGCGCCTATAACTTCAGAGTTTTTCATATTTCTCCTAACGTTCTCACGCACTCGCCTGCTGTTTGTGCTTACAAAGATGATGTTTAAAGGTATATGAACACGCCATTTCTAAGCATCGCATACCACTCTTTGCACAAATGGCAGGCTGCGTGTGTTGTGCGATGTGCGGTTAGCTTTCCTCTTGTCCTGCCGCCGCCTCTTCGTCAGTTAATTCTCGATACTCCAGTTTTACATTAATCTCACCGTGAATATCCAAATCATCCCAAAGGTGCTCCATCACCTCACAAGCATATTCAAGTGCCGTATTTTCCCAGTTTTTACCATCTCGCTCTGAAAATATGCACGTATGAACTGTTTTTGTGTGGAGTTACAATCATTCCTTTCATATTTTTCCCTCCTTTCATATTTTTCCCTTCTTTCGGCGGCCTATAAATTCAGAATTTGCCATATTGCACCTAACGGTTTGGCGCATTACGAAGTGCCCTCGATACAGTCGCAATCGTAGCACCCATGCTTATCATGTGCCTGACACTCCTGCCCTGTTCCTAACGTTTCTGTTTCCATATCCATATCTCCTTTCCGAATCCATATTCTACATCCGAATCCTGATTCCATATCCACGAATGAGTTATCCACACGTTATCCACACTAAGTGATTGACACTTAAGAAACTTATCCACGCTTACCCACAACTACCCACTCTATTAAAAATACCCCCGGTAGCCTCTCCCGCGACAGAGAAAAGTCTCCAAAACTGACTCCAAAAGACTCCAAGACTGACTTTATATAACAGTTTTCAGGGACGCTTTTATAAAACTACTTAGTCACTTCTTCCCTTTACAAATAATAATACTAACTTTCCGAGTCTGCTTTCAGTATCCACATCCACTTTCCGAATCCGAATGCTTAATCCTAACTCTTTATCCGAGTAAGTCTTTCAGACTTAGTCCATATCCATATTCCGAATCCTGATTTAGTTTCTGGACTCCTTATCCGAGTCCTGATTCCGAGTAAGTCTTTCAGACTTAGTCCACATCTGCTTTCCGAATCCATATCCTGATTCTGAATCCATATCTGCTTTCCACATCCGAACAAGTCCTTCGTGGGACTTAATCCATTTTCCGAATCTGGATTCTATATCCTTATCTGCCATTAGTTTTCCGCTTGGTTGACTAAAGGGAATGATGTTCAGGTATCTTGCGATTACATAAGTTCCTGCCAGAGCCATCTCAGCTTTTTGTTTGACTTGTAGTAGACTGAACTGTAAGTATATGGTATTGCCGAGTATACCTACAAGTAGTATGATTACTACTATCCGGAACATGTGTTCTTTACAAAAGCTAATAAGCTTTTTCATATAGCCTTCCTTACTTAAGGGAATTAGATGTTCTACATTATGATACTATATGGGAGAGTGTCTTGTCAATAAAGCTACCTTATATCAATGTAGCATAAGTTTTTTAAGGAAACCTCGGGGTCTGGTGGTTGACATATCAGAATACCGTAAGTTGGCATGGTATTTGAAGTGAGCAATAATCGTGCCAAGGGATTCATTTAATCGGTTAAACTAGAGACCAAGCTCCCCTTTGGTTCCCCGTGAGTCTCTTTCGTGACCCAAAGATGTTTCAGTACTAATAATATACAACATGGCAATGGGTTTGTCAATAGGAAAGTTGAACTTTCTGGTTAACCGCTTAACTAGATTTTTAAAAATAGAGCTTGACAATTCAGTACCGGGAATGTATATTATCTGTACACTCAACAAAGGAGATGGAGAATGGGAAGCTTCAAAGAGGAATGGACCGAGGCGATGGAATGGTGGCAGGGACTGGGCGAGATGCCTAACATGTTTTATGGTGGCATGTTTGATGTAACTGCCAAGGTACGTGAGATTGCTTCACGGCGACTCCAGTTGAGGCTGGCGGGCACTGGAGAGGGTATTGGTACATCGGATGTCAACCATGAGGTATTCAGCATTTACCGGGAGTACAAGGCTTCTGAGGCACCAAGTGTCCTTAGCTTTCTTGTTAGCATAAATGCGGAGTTAGAGGGGATTTAGCATCCCCTTTTTTAAGTGTTTATTTAACCGCTTAAATTGGAGGCCAGGTGGGGCCTTGGCTCCCCGGGGTCCCGTTCGGTTCCCAAGATGTTTCAGTACATATAATATACATTACTGAACAGGTTTTGTCAAGCTCTTTTTTAATTTATTTTTACTTAATCGCTTAAATAAAAAAGTGTTAATTGCTATTGACTTTTAAGTGAGCGTGATGTATATTATTGTCATGGAAAAGAAAAGGTTTGAATTCGTAGACAGAACCGAAGCCAAGAGCGGCGAGGAAGCCAAGGCCAAGTATCCGTGGGCGACTACATGGGGCAAGGCTGTTGGTGGCTGGATGGTGTTCGAGAGCCAAGCCGACTTGGAGGAATGGAGGAGGAGCGGATGAGGTACAAGGATATGAAGGAGCGGTTCGGAGCCCATGCTCTGGCGGATGTAGACGTGAATCCGATGCGTGTTGTGGAGCATCAGCATTTCTCGAGTCCGTCAAGCCATGACTACCGGGGCGACGCCATTGATGAGTGTGTCCGGGAGAAGCTGGATTTTGCGTCCACCTGTAACGTGGTGTTTGAGATGGCGAAGCGGTATGTCAAGGTGAGCTGTCCGAAGTGCCGTCGCAACATGGAGAACCGCGGCGGAGGCGGCAGTGGTACTGCAATCACCATTGATTACCACTGCAAGCATTGTGACATAGCCTTTGAGCTGTCGATGCAGTCGGATGGTATGTTCGTGTCGTTCCCTGAGAATGAATAATGGGATGGAGCCGTTAAAACAACGGCTCTTTCCTTTAGTCTGAGCTTAACCGCTTAAATAAAAAAGCGCAAAAAGACCTTGACATTTCAGTGCGGGTGATGTATATTATTGGGGTACTTAACAAAAGGAGATGGTACATGAACATCACCCTCAAGAGTCTGAAGGTGTGCGAGTGGAATTCAGAAGAAACCACTTGTTTCACAGCCACGATGTATGTGGACGGACAGAGAGTGTGCAAGGTTTCGAACGAAGGGCATGGTGGACCGAACATGTACATGCCCGTGTACAATGAGTCTTTGTTGAAGAAGGCTCAGGATTTTGTTGGTGCGATTCCTTGCAAGGGATATTCTTTCAACCATGATTTGGATACGTGGTTGGGAGATGTCATGGAGAAGATGGAAGAGGAGAAGCAACTCAAGAGGTGGTGTCGCACCAAGATTGTTGCGAGAACCAAAGATGGCAAGAAGGGTTCTTATCTGGTGTGGAAGGGACAGTTCACACCGCAGGCGAAGGAAATCCTGCTCAAGAAGAATCCTGACATAGTGGAATTTGTCAACGAGAGATTCCTCTAAGACATTATCCCTCGGCGGTTATAGTCGAGTTCATGGGTGCTGGGGAGTGCCCTTCGAACTATGGCTGCTCCGCCGGGGGATTCTTTTACGCTCTGTTTAAAATACAGCTGGAATATTTGGGGCAAAGAGAAAGGGAGCCCGGAGGCTCCCACCCTGCTCAAGGGTAATTAGTCTAGTGGTTCGAGGTTGATGTCGTTTTGTCCCATGACACCGTGAGCCAATTTGAATTCGAAGCTCAGGGCATGGAGATATTCGAGGATGCCGTCTTGCATGGCGGTAAGGCAGTCGACGGCATTTTGACAGCCGGGCTTACGCTCTTCTGTCTGTGCCAGTTCGTGGTACTTTTTGAACGCCTCAGCAGACTCGATGATGATAGTCGCTTTGTTGTTCAGTGTGTGTTGGATTTCGTCCTGCTTCATGAAGCCTCCTTGACAACTTAGAACCAGCTGTCGCACACAAGGCAGTGGGATTGATTGTCAACCCTGAATGCCTTAATGTTGAATCGTACGTTGTCCCAGAAGCCCGGCTCGTCCTTTTTGTGGCAGTCCACAAGTTCGTGGGCTCCGCAGTGAGGACAAATCAGACAGCCGCAGGGCGTATCTGATTCAACGACAACGATTTTGACTTGAGGTTCCGGCATGTCATCTCCTTGTGATATGGTAAAAGTTCCCCTGTAATATACAACAGGGGAACTTAAATGTCAAGCGATTTCTTACAGATTGTTCAGGGCATTCGTTACAGCTGGCACAACCGTCTTCCAGAATTCGTCGGCAACAATCAGGGCGCAGTGGTAATCGGGAGCCAAGTCCTCTTCTGTCAAGAGGTCGGGAACCATCCGTGATTCGATACCGCATTCGATGATTCGTTTCATGATTGCCTTTGCTGATTCCACGGCAACTTCGCATTCGGCATCGAACGGAACATTCAGGGTTCCGCCACGGTTGATGTCATCATGCCACATCTGCTTGTTGGTTTCGTAATGCTGATTGACAAAATCGGAAAAGGACAACTGCTCTTCCATCTCGTCGTTCCATGCATTGTGGGCTTCGTGGAGGTTGTTCATACCGAACTCGTCCATCCAGTCCACCATGTTTGGGAAGTCTGACATACCATCTCCTTGTTAAGGTACACACATAATATACATCATGTGCGCTGAAAAGTCAAGGATTATTTTACGATTGTAGAAACCGTTTGTCTTTGTTGAACTTCAGATGGTTGGCTTCGGCTTCTGTCAGCCCGATGAATTCATTTGAGCTGAAAGAGATTTCGTCTGGGTAATACGAGAACAGCAAACACATCCCCCAAAAAAACTAAAATATCGCTTGACAAATCAGTCTCCTTGTTGTATATTACTGTCAAAAGAAAGGAGACATGAAAAATGTCAGCCATTATTTCGTTTGCAACAACTTCCATTCTGGGTGTGATACTCGCCATTGTGGTTGGTATCATAGCTCTATTGGTGTTGTTCGGACTCGCCAAGTTCGCATGGGCTTTGATGTCCGACTTCGCCGGATTGATTGTTGCTTTTATCATCGTTGGCATAATTCTTGCTGTGACGGTATTCATTATATGAGTGGCGACACATTCAAGATTGATGGCAACGTAGTTGTCTGTACATCCGCGTCGGGCAGTGTATATCAGCTGACTGAGAACTCCTGCACATGCAAGGGGTTCTCATTCCGGCGCAACTGTAGGCACCTGAAACAAGCCACAGAGTCCGGTATCTTCAAACGATTGAAGAAAGGGTTCTCTGCTTTGCACTCACCTTATAAGGGTAGCTTCAGACGTTCCCCTTATATTATGAAGGAGAGAATCAAGGCTGTTCGTGCATACCTTGAGAAGAACGGGTTTAATAACCCATCTGGCAATATGTTACACGAAGTCGAGAAGATTGTAACACCTGAGACTCAGCCCGGCACGGTTCTTGCTTTAGCAAAAAAAATCGAGAAAAGTGAAAAAAAGGGTTGACAACGAGACTGAAATGAAGTATATTATTACCATGAGATTAAGAAACACCGATACAAACCCTTTTCACCTAACAGAAAGGAGCCACTCATGAAGGCTCACAAAGTTGGCGCAATCAAGTACCGTTCACGTTCAGCCGCCGCGGTGGCGCTGGCAAAGCGGACGAACCTCAGCAACACCGAGATTGCCAAGAAGGTTGGCATGACTCCTCAGACGGTGTGTGCGGCTCTTCGCCGGGAGATGCTCAAGGGTTACAACGACTAATCCATCTCCTCTCCTGAAAAGATGGGTGTCCGGAAACGGGCACCTGTCTTTTTATTTCCCCCGTAATGTCTTGTCAGATAAGAGTCTATCCTGTCCGACATGAAAAAATAGCATTTAGGGGTTGACAAACTACTTTTTTTGATGTATACTATAAGGGTAGTTTGTTTAACTTTTCGAAAGGAGCCTCTTATGAAGTCTTTCGACTACAGAGGCAAGAAGCACCGCAGCCGTTCACAGGCGGCGATGCAGATGCTCAAGCGGACGAAGCGCAGCCAGAGCGAAATCGCGCGCATCGTGGGCATCACTCCCCAGACTGTGAACGCAACCAAACGTATCCATAACCTCCGGGTAGCATAGGAGGTAAGGGCCGGCTTGGTGCCCGGCCCTTTTTTACGCCCACCAGTTTAACCGCTTAAATAAAAGACCGAGCTGTCCGTTCACTGGCCTAACCACACTTATAATATACTAAAAAGGAGCTGACTTGTCAACCCCTTTTTAGCATTTTTTTATACAGACTGGATTTCAAACGAGCCGGGTCCGTTGCCCTCGTCATCCCTCAGAAGCCATAGCACTTTTTTGTTTTCGCTCCTGTCCTTCAGGATGATACCATAGTGCTGTTCTTCTGTCGGGTCTGAGGTTGCATCATACGTGAAGCCGCATACTATGAAACCACGTAGAGGCTTCAGTTTGTTGATGTAGAACCGGGTTTGTTTGGATGGCTTTACCTCTTCCTCATTTGACATGCTCCTCCTTTAAGGTTTGTTGATACCAATATAACTCATTCGAGAGGACTTGTCAAGCACAAATTATTTTTATTTTCCTATTGACACTTGAGCTGAAATGAATTATATTTAAGGTATCAAAGGAGATGAGGAATGAACAAGTCCCAACAAGTCAGAGAATGGTTTGATACCGGCGTCATCGACATGAGCCCTGATAAGAAGTTGTGGGCTGCTACCAAGCTCGGCATGACGATACAGACGGTTCACGCAGCTCTGGTGAGACACACCAAGACGAACAACCCCACACAGCCAACAGTCCCCTCCCACACCGACTATGACATTAAGAATGTCATCAAAGGTAAGGTTGAGGATTGCCTTCAGATGGCAAGACAGGCAGGCTACCGTACCCCTTCAATTATAGATGTCAGATGGGACTTGAGGGGCAAAACCGCAGGGCAAGCATGTCACAGATTCACGGGTTCATACATCAGAGTCAACATGGTTCTAGCTCGGGAGAATCGGGAACACTACATTGCACAGACGGTTCCCCACGAGGTAGCACACATCATCGACCACTACCACAACGGTAGAAGCAGTGGACATGGACGCCCTTGGAAGCGAATCATGGAGCTTGCCTTCAGACGGCCGGCTGACAGATGCCACTCTTACGACACCACCAACGCACGGGTTCGGACGTTGAGAAGATACCAATATGTATGTGACTGTGCCACCCCACACAACATCACGAGCATCAAACACAGAAGAATCCAGCTCGAAGGTGCCCGGTATATATGTAAGAGGTGCAGGGGAGTCCTGAGACTCCCCTGAAAAAAGATAAAAAAGAGCTTGACAACTCAGCGACAATGATGTATATTATTTGACATGAAAGGAGAAGAACCAATGTCAAACGCCCTCACCACCCAACTCAGGCAGAGCGGAGCCGCCGTTGCGGTTCACCCTGACACCGACCGTTACAAGAATCGGTTCGATGTTCGCTCAGGAAGTTCCAACCGTGTCTACCGTATCAGCTACGACGCTGCCCCCGGTGCCGGTTACTGGGTATGTTCATGCCCCGGCTGTATCAGGCATGGCGACTGCAAGCACCTTCGGGCTGTCGGACTGCAGGGACGGAAGTACGGACGAGTGTCACTCGAAGCCTCCATCAAGAGAGCACTCAATGGCTAAGAAGCGCCAGTCGGTATTCGACCCCGACTATGCTCCCTACGGGACCTACAAAGGTCCCAAGGGGAGCCCTGACGAATGGAAGCAAGCCTTCCGTGAGATGTTTGGTTCGGTGGAGGAAGCTCAGGAAGCTCTGGGTAAGGACCACCCGCTTAACATCCTCGGATTGAATCTTGGAGCTACGATAGAGCAAATCAAGGCGGCGTTCCGCAAGATGGCTCTGAAGTTCCATCCTGACAAAAACAAAGACCCGGAAGCTCCTTCGATGTTCCGGAAAATCTGTGCGGCATACAAAGTGCTCATGGGCTGAAAAAAGTCCTTGACAAATCAGGTCGCGTGTTGTATATTAAGGGTGTTGAAGGAGGCACCCTTAACCACTCAAAGGAGTAGAGAGATGCCACTCACGTACACGAAGGTCAACCGGCGGGAGGAAGTCAGCCGGGAGGAAGTCGAGCTGAAGCCATACGACCACTGGGGAATGTTCACCAGTGCTGGCAACCGGAGACTCCGGACGCTGGCTCAGCAGCTGCTTGACAAGATGGAAAAGGAGACTGACCACCTTGCCCGCCAGCAGCTCATCGTCTGGTACCTGAAGAAGATTAACAAGGTATCCAGCTTCGAGACGTACAGCGAAGCCAGCGACACGGCAGTCCGCGAATACATCTGGGACTTCATAGTCAAGGTGTGTGGCTGTGTGGACATCAGTACCGGCACGGCTGACGACCTGTGGGAAAAGTACTACAGGCCGGAGTACTAGGAAGTGACAGAAGTCAGGTAAGTCCGACTGAGCTAGAAAGAGAAAGTCGGACTTCCCTCTTGACATCCAACCTCAAAGGAGTTATATTTTAGACATGGAACAAAAGTACATCTCACTTGCGAATGATATGTTGACGTTTGCCAAGACATTGTTAGAACGTGATGGCGGACTTCAGCCTGTCGTGTTCATTCTCAAGGAGGGCTTTGCACCAGCTGTCGAGCAACTTGAGATTGTTGATGAAGCTCAGAAGGAGCAGATGTTTGTAGCTCTCGGATGTGCAGCGGCAAAATCCGACATCGACGCTTTACTCTTTATCAATGAGGGGTGGCTCCGCCGGGTGGATGCCAGCCAGCTCGACAAGGATGACTTTCAATATGAGAGTCCATCCATGTACCCGGAGTCAATGAGGGAAGAATGTATCGTAGCTACCTTGATTGACTTTAAGGAATCAAAGGGCTATTCCTCATTCACTATCTTTACAAGGGAGAATGGGTTTAAGTTCAAGGATTCGGACGGGTTTGATGAAGCCAAAGGAATGACAACGGAAGTTACGTTGAATGCATATAACCAAGCATCCGCTTTACTATCTCAACAGAAGGAGGACTAATGTCCAAGCAGTCGTTCACCCATGAAGGAACTGAGTATGGCTCACGTTCCGAAGCCGCACGGGCTCTGCTTTCGCAGACCAACCCGGAGACCAAAAAGCCGTACACCTGTTCGGAAGTCGCCAAGATTGTCGGGATGACTCCGCAGACCGTGTACACCCAGACGGACGAGGGCAAAGCGAAAGTCGCTGCTCGTCGTGCCAAGTACCGCGCCATCAACCTCGCCAAGACCGGCAAGTACACGCAGGCAATGATTTGCGACCGTACGAAGCTCGAAGCCGGTGTCATGCGGAAGCTCCTGACAGAAGCCAACATCACCTGTCCGACCGCCAAGGAACTCGCTCAGTCTCAGAAGGAAGCGGAAGAGGCGAAGGCGAAGGAAGCCGAAGCAAAGAAGGCTGAAAAGGCGAAGGCAAAGGAAGAAGTAGCTCCCGCCGCGGCAGAAAAGAACACCAGCAAGGGCAAGGGGAACTCCCGGAAGGCAAAGTCCAAAGCTGACAAAAAGTAAGCCAACTCCCTGACTGAGTGGCAGGGTGGAAGGGACCGCCGCAACCTCTGATTCAAGTTGCGGCGGTTTTTTTATTTTTCCCTTGACATTCCAGCTGGAATGAATTATATTTTAAATAACCTCAGGGGTGGGAACGGCGACCGAGCACTCCAGTTTAAGCGCTTAACCAAATACCTGAAAAAGAGCTTGACATCTCAGCTCGAATGAATTATATTATCTGTACATTCAAAGGAGATGACATGGCAATCACAAAGGATTTTCTCGGAGCAGGCAAGGCAATCTTCACGGTTGCGAATCCTCACGGGAAACACTATACCTTCAAGATTCGTAAGAAGAAGGATATGCCCTACTTCGTTTCCCTGCTCACTGGTCCCGACAACTATGCTAACTATACCTACCTTGGTATATACATCCCTGCACATGCCGAAGTGCGGCTGAGCACCAAGAGCCGGTACAATGCAGAGTCCCTGCCTGTCAAGGTGGTTCGATGGGCTATTAAGATGATACACGAGGGCAAAGAGTTGCCTGAGGGATATAGCATCCGGCACGAGGGCAAATGTGCTCGGTGTGGGCGGCGACTCACTGACCCGGTATCAATCGAACGTGGTTTCGGTCCTGAGTGCTGGAGACGTTCTGTCAATAGCTAGAAAAAAGTGAAAATAACTATTGACAAACCAGCTGGAATGGTGTATATTATTACCATGATTGAAAGATGTTCAACCTTACCACTCAAAGAAAGGGGCCTCGTATGATGGCTTCAAAGCTGAAAGTCTCGAATGCCAAGAGCATCGAGGAAGTTCTTGAGTCCACCGGGATGAACTGGGATGCGGAGTCGCACCCTCTCGTTACCGGCGGCGGACTGGATGTGCCGAACTTCAAGGCGATGGTGCGGAGTGACAATTCACATGTCCTCGGCGTTGTCGGTTCGAAGTATCAGCCTGTCCAGAATTCACTCGCCTTCGGTTTCATGGACACCCTTGTTCAGAAGCACGATGCCGAATACGAGAATGTCTACAGCCTGAAGGGCGGCGCGTATGTGATTGTTCAGGCTCGCATCCATCACGACTTCGAAGCCCGGCGCGGTGACAGGATTGCTTCCTACATCACCATGCTGAATTCCTTCGATGGCACTACCTCTTTCAAGGTGTACTTCACCCCTATCCGCCTGTTCTGCACCAATCAGCTCGGTGCCTCATGGCGGAAGAAGGCACAGTCCATCACGGTTCGCCACTCGGTGAATGCGAAAGAGAATGCCGAAGAGGGTTTCCGGGTTCTCTGCTCGGCTCAGGAATACTTCGAACAGTTTCAGGAGAAGGCACGCGTGCTTGCTCAGAAGGCAGTCGACCAGAAGATGGTTGACAAATTCCTGAAGGAAGTTCTCGGTGAAGCCGAATCAACCCAGAAGAAGAACCAGCATGAGAAGGTGACGGAACTGTTCCAGCACGGCAAGGGCAACAAGGGCGAAACGATGTGGGACTTGTACAATGGCGTGACGGAGTATGTCGACCACCACGGCACGAAGGACGACGACAAGCGCCTTGCCTCGGCTCTCATGGGACACGGGCTCAACCTGAAGGACAAGGCTTGGAATGCGGCTCTTGCCCTGACAAACTAGAACTCCTGACAAAGGGGAGGGGCAACCCTCCCCTCCACTTAACAAAAGAGAACCGGGAATTCCCAGTTCTCTTTTTTGTCAGCCCCAGTTTAACCGCTTAAATTTTCGTGCTACCTCGCCGTTCCCACCCCTAAGGTTATTTAAAATATAATACATGGCGAAGCAAAAGTCAATAGGAAAAATAAATAAAATTAGCTATTGACAATGGAGCTGAAATGTATTATATTATTACCATGATGATAAAATCAAAATACACAGGCAAAATGATAAAGGGTTCAGTCTCATTCTGGTATGGCTCACGGCTCATTGGAGAGGCAGTCGTATACGATGGTGAGGGAGTCCCTGAGGCATTCGAGAGAGAACGTAGGTACTGCGAGTATTTCAACAGGGAGGCACTGCCTTACCTGTTCCGGTACACCAATGCAATCAAACACGGATGGGAATAATGGCACGTAAAGGCAACGGAAACAAACCAGCTACAAAGGAATGGGCTAAGCATCTTCGCAAGGCAGGCAAGCGGGATGCCAACAAGCGGCAGAGAAAAGCCAACAAAAGCCTTGACAATTAGTCCTGAATGTTGTATATTACCTGTAACAACAGGAGATGATATGAACCAGAACATAACTCAAGCCAAAGCCCAGCGGCTCCAAGACATCGCCAGTGCGAAGGCTTCGCACGAGCGGCAGGCACGCAGGGAGCAGCGGCGTATCAACCACGAGGATGTCAAGTTCCTTCAGGCGGCATTGGAGGCACCGGACGTCGAAACCTTTCTGAGGATAGTATGAACATCAAATCAATCGAGTACCGCACTGTCGAAGTTCCCGAAGTGACGAAAGTCAAGTTCAGGAAGTTCCCGGAAGGCGACGTCATCGCCCTGTTCCCTGAGGAGGAAGCAGACCTGCGAGGCAACTGCATGTCCTACATGTGCATAGGACAGCACGGAGCAGCCAGCCCTGAGTTGATTGAGGAATTGACTCCTGCAACTCCAGCAGAATACAAGGCAATCAAAGAGGAACTGGAGCGCATCGGTTATCACCTTAGCGTGGAGCAATAATGACTTACGGAAAGATACTTGAAATCGAGGACTACCTCGAACTGGACTGCAGGCTGTTCGTTAACGGTATCAGCGGGAAGCCAGCTCACAGCGACTCCTACATGACTGTACTGGAATACTCCCGGCTAGGTGAAGTCGACAAGTCAAGGTTCAGCCAGCAGGAGTGGCTGGAAGCCTGCGAGCACTGGCTATCCAATGTCAACTGCGGGCCGGCCCTGAAACTCTTTGCCAAGTGGTTCAAAAGAAAATAAAATAAGCCTTGACAACTCAGCCAGAATAAGGTATATTATTGGTATGAAACAAGTAACCTTCAAAGAAATCAACGGGAGAAAGGTTCCCAAGTTCCGGGGCGGCAGGGTAACGGTTCGCTTCCGGGATAAGACAAAGTACTCCCGTAAACTCAAACACAAAGGAGTGCAGGATGGATAACCTGTTTGACGTTGACATGACAGAACTGAAGGACAACTCCCTTGCCGAAATCTTTCAATCAGACGGCGAGGACGGCAGCTGGGACGAGGACGGACGCTGGGATGATGATGACTGGCTGGAACAGCAGGCGGCACTTTCCGCTGGGGACTATTAGTCCCCAGTTTTTTTACCCCTCAGTTTAAGCGCTTAAATAAATGACCGAGCTTGCCGTTCCCACCTCCCTCGGTTAATTTAAATATACTTCATTTCAGCTCAAATGTCAATAGTTATTTTCATTTATTTTTCGCTTGACTTTTGAGCTGAAATGTATTATATTTAAGTACATTCAACAAAAGGAGATAACATGGCGACTAAAAAATACAAGTGGTATGCTGCTGTTCGTTTTAAGCTGAGCAACCGTATAGGTTCACCCACTGCTATTTTTGTATGGGATAAGTTTAAAAACAAATGGATACACACATGTATGGCTACTCCTAAACCTCTTGCCTATACAACTGCTCGTCGTAAATGTATTGAAAGGAAGAAACTTGATAAACAGGTAAAAGGCTGGATTGTTATTCGCGAGGATGAATATGCAAGAAACGGGTTTAATTAAAAAAGCCCTTGACTTTTCAGTTCAAATGATGTATATTATTGGTATCAGAAAAGGAGGCAAGATGGAATACAAAGGCTACACCATTGACATTGAGCAGGACTACTCTGCTGAGGACCCCCGCGACTGGGACAATCTCGGTACAATGATATGCTTCCACAAGCGCTATCAGTTGGGCGACAAGGGGCATGGAGTTGATACTAGCGATTATTCAGGCTGGGCTGAGATGGAAGCAGAACTTCGCAAAGAATATGCCGTTGTCCTTCCCCTGTACCTTTACGACCACAGCGGCATAACCATGAAGGTAACTCCCTTCTTTTGCCCTTGGGATTCCGGGCAAGTCGGCTATATCGTGGTAAGTCGCGAGACTATCCTGAAAGAGTATGGCGGCAGTCGCTTGACAAGTCAGAAACTTGAGAAGGCGAAGTCGGTGCTCATTGGGGAAGTCGAGACTTACGACATGTACCTCTGCGGCGAAGTCTACAGTTACATGGTACCGGGACTGGCAGAGGAGGATGATAACTACGACTACATGTGCAGTGGCTACTACGGGCATGAGGAAGCAGTCAAGGCGGCAAAGGAAGTTATCGACTCATACATAGCCGCAAAGGAAAAGAACTGCGGCGTACAGCAGGAATTGGCTGTATGAAATTCTATTTCAAGTCCGAAGCCAGCCTTATTGGCGTAGCCCAGTTTGTTGAAGCGGATAGCAAGTCGGAAGCCGCTGAACACTTGGCTGACGTATACGGAATCACAAAGCAGGAAGCCACCGAACTATTGGAGGATTGACAAATGATTGACGCTATCGGAACTCTAACGGCTTTTGCACTCCTGTACTTTATTTTCAAATAAGCCTTGACAAGTCAGCTCCAATGATGTATATTATTGGCGTACTTAACAAAGGAGCCGAGATGGACCAAGAGATTCGCCAGCAGTTCCAGACCCTTGCCTGCCGACTTTCCCCTGAGAACCTTCACTGCGACGGGGAGATAAGCCACGCACAGGCGATGAAAAAGTACCGTGCCATCATGCGCGAATGGCGCCAGCTGGAAAAGAAGGTCGGACGCAAGGTTGACGAGTCCGAAGTCTGGTAAGTTCAAGGGGAGGCAACTCCCCTTTTTTTAAGCCCCCCAGTTTAACCGCTTAAATTTCTTTGCTACCTGTCCGTTCCCACCCGTGAGGTTATTAAAAATATACTACATGCCGGCCGAAATGTCAAGCTCTAATTTATTTTTATTTTCCTATTGACAATTCAGCCAGCATGTATTATATTATTGGTACATTCAACGAGGAGATACGATGGACACTGCAACCGAAGTCAAGAACGTATATGTGCCGATAGACAATCCTACCGATGACAGCGGCAAGCGCTGGCTGATATTCAGGTACGGCGAGGAAGATAAGAACCCGTGGCAGTGGCCCAAGGTCATGACGTTCGGCGGCAGGCTGTACAAGTGGATGTCATGGAACTCCGATACCTACCGGGTGAACTATAAGGAGATAAGCGAGACGGAAGTCGCTACAGTATACCGGCGAAAATAAGTTCACTTTTCCCTTGACAACTCAGCTCGAATGATGTATATTATCTGTACATTCAACAAAGGAGATGCAAGATGATGGGAGCAAGCTACAATACCAAGAAGGAACTTAAGGCGGCAGTCGGACAGCCTCTCAAGTATGTCGAGACTTCCATGTTCGGTCCTGAGTACAAAGCCAACGGTAACTTCTGCGTCGTCGGTCCTTCACCCTACCAGCGCAAGTGGTATGCCGAAGTCACCATGAAGGACGGCAAGATTGCCAAGGTAAAGTAAATCCAAGTCCACATAAAAAGTCTGGGAAAACCTCCCAGACTTTTTTACGTCCACGTCCTGAAAAAGTATCCACATCCATATAAAAAGTCTGGAGTCCAGCTCCAGACTTTTTATCCACTTCCGAATGACTTATCCGAACTCCTTATCCGAAGTTTACTTCCTGACGAATAGTAAGTCCGAATCCCTGAAACTGACTGATGCTTTCTATCTTGAAGTGCAAGTGCGAATCCTCATTAAGTTTCTGAGGCTTCCGCCGAGGTAGGAACTTCCTTTCCAGCTGGTGGACTTCCCGGACAGTAAGTCTACTTCCATCTTCCCAAAGGTACTGTTGGCGTTCACTGGACACCTGAAAGACTTCTAGGTAGTGCCGGCCCTTGTGCTGAATGACTGCCGAGTTCCCCAGCCGACTTCCCCACTTCTTGACAAGTGGAGGATGACCGGCCCTGTGCAAGCGTCCAGTATGCCGGGTCAAGGCGTATACTTTCCTGTGCCTGAACTGCTCAGTGAACTCAGAGTAATGCCTGAGCTTCGGTGTGACATTTGTAAACGTGTCCACGGTAACTTCACCGTGGGCGTCAAGACCACGTAGCGCTGAAAACATATTCAATCCTTTCTGAATGTGTACCAAGAATATAATTCATTTGACACTTATTGTCAATGTCTTTTTTGTCAATCTACTTAACCGCTTAAACCAGCGACCAAGCTCCCCGTTGGTTCCCCGACCGACATCCGCCGCTCAGATGTTTCAGTACATATAATATACTACAATTCAGTACCATTGTCAACAATTATTTTCATTTTCTTTGGCATGATGTTTGCTAATATACATTCATATATAATGCCATTCTATTTAAGCGGTTAACTAAAAAAATGAATTATTTTGCATTTGGGTATTGACAATGGAGCTGAAATGTATTATATTATTACCATGATGATTGAAAGACAACCAACAACCATTCACAGAAAGGCGGACTCTATGTCCATCACAGAACAGATTGTGAACCTTCTGAAGCGTTTCCCGACACAATGCTCTTTCGCAAACATTGTGACAAAGACCAACCCGTGCCGGACATCACAGAAATCAAAGAATCTTCTTTGTCAACTCTTCCCGAACCATACCGATATTGTCAAGATGGGCTCTCGCAATGTGTCAATCGGTAACACATGGACAACCGCAATCAACAATCGAATTGAGAAATCAGGCGCGATTGACGGAATAGAATATGTTCCCGAACAGAGAACCTGGGCTGAAAGAATCACAAACGGTTTGATTGCCCACAAAGAAAACGGACAGATGTATGTTGAATATTACTATCTGTCAGCCAACGAATCATCATACGAATATCGGTGGGAAGATGGCTCCCTCTTGACAAAAGAAGAATTGGAGATTGCCAAAAGAGAATTGTTCAAACCCATATCGGCACCCAAGAAACAGATGGAACATGGGCTTGACAAAGAAGATACAATCAAAATCAACATTGTCAAGATAGAGAATGTGGTATCTCTCCATGCATTCGGTGAACAGATAGAAGCATAACACACAACCAAGATTGACATGGGGGAACTGAAAACGGTTCCCCCATTTTCATACCCACCATTCTTATTTGTCAAGCTTATTATTTGTAAAGAGCCTTCTCAGATGTGGGTGTGGTATTTGTCAACCGTGGGCTGTGGGAGAGTCTTGACATATGAGAATGATAATATTGGTTCTGTGGCATGGGAGATTCCTGACAAATGAGAAAAGGCTAAAAATCTAGGTCACAGGACTTTCACCAAAACCCTGTGGAAAAGGGGTCCCAGACGGGGGCGCTGACTACGTCAGTCATTTTTCATGAAAACTTCGACTATTCTCCTAACAGCATGTTTCACGTGGAACATTTACTAACAGTCTTTCCAGAGCGGGGGTGGGGGGCAAAATTCTGAAAGCGCTCAATGGGACTCCAAGCCATGCTATATAATGCCGAAAAATTTTTCTGGAAACTTCGAGCCTAGTTATCCACAAGTTATCCACACTATTTTCTAAGGGCTATCCAGCTCAAAAGAAAAAAAGTTGTGATTCCCTGTAGAAACTCCTTGACATTGCCTGTACCGTGATGTATATTAAGGGGTAGAAGTTCATGAAAGGAGCACTATGGCAGCGAAGATTGACGACTTGTATCAGGCGTTGGTTGATGCGAGTCCAAAAGGAGTGTCGGTTGATGATTGTTTGGTATATTATGGCACTGACAGAGTTGAAAGGCTCCATCAGGCTATACATTATCTAAGGGTTCATCGTCCCGGTACAATCAAGCAAAGAGTGCAGGGTGACAAGAAGTATTATGCGATAACCCGTCTACCAGTAGATGATTCTGGTTTCGTGCCTTCGACTCAAGCTCGTAATGATGAAGTAGGCGGGCCTGAGGAGTCGCAAGAGCAAATCCCACCAAAGCCTGAGCCCGTTGAGAAGCCCTTATATGTACCTGAAGGGCTGGATGGGATTCAGGACCTCATCGGTATAGAAGGAATGGAAGTTCTTCAGGACATGCCGAAACATGCAATACAGACCATTCGAGACATGATGCCTGTGTATATCAAAGGTACTCAGGCGGCTACAATGATTGCTAATATGGTTTCATCATATGGAGGCGCAATATGAGCAACAAGGTAGAAGAAAGGCGTGAGAAGATACTTTGCGTCTTGAGTCGGGCAGGGCGTCAGTACACCTATGCCCGTCAGTTGGCCTCCCGTTATCGGGTTCACATGAATACCATCCTGCAAGATATAAAGGAGCTTCGCAGAGCTGGTATTGGAATCCACACGGGTCCTTGTGGTGGATATAAGCTTTCGAAGCATTCCACTCAGAGGGAAGATGTAGTTGCCCTTAAGAAGGAAATGGGCATTCGTGTAGGGCAGGACATTCGTGTGACTGCCATGCAGGGCGAGATGTACAAACGCTTCAAGAATTCTCCGAAGCGACCTCAGATAGAGGCGGCTGTCAAGATGCTTTGTCCTTTGGGAGCCTTGAAGGTACAGACTCAGATAGCCAATATGGCTCGGAGGATGATAAGGTCTAGGTGAAGAGGGGCGTAGTGCGCTGGCGTCTGCCATAGCGCTGGCGCATTAAGGGTGGCGTGAGGTTGGCTCCTTACCTTGCGTCACCCACCTTTTCAATTGACAAGGTTGACAACACAATCTATTTTATAAAGGAGTTACAGCATGGGCGCTAACTTTAGCAAAATCAAAAGAGAGTGTTTGGATTGGAGTCGGGTAGATGGCAGATGTTATACTGAAGCCAATGAGACCAACACTCGTGAGCGGGTTGAGACAGCTGAGGGGACGAGAGTCCTTCGGGTGTATCGGAAGTGTGAGGAGTCCAATTGTCCTTTGATGAGGAAATAATTGGGATAGGAGCGGAATGGTACTGTCCACAAAATTTGACATGTTTGAGCGCGTAGTTATCTCGGAGACTGGGAAGGAAGGAATAGTCGTAGAGATTATAATGCAAGGCTCAGACCTAGTGTATAAGGTTCAATTGTGGGATGATTGCGAGCAGAAGTTTTTCAGTTTATACGAATTTGAAATTGAAAAAGGGGAAAAATAATATGAAACGATTCCTTCGACAGCTGGGCATCTTCTGCCTGTTGAAGCTCAAGGAAATCTTTACTCCCATTGCGAATGTAGCAGTGGCTCTCTTTGAGGAAGTTTGCCTTAACAGAGGAATGTTGTTGAAGCTCTTGTTTTTCTACCTTTTGGGGCATGGGCTTTTCTTCGGTTCGTATCATGCTGAAGTCAAGTGGGGGTGGACGTGGCAGTATTATGCTTTCGGCCTGATAAAGTCCATAGACGAGGGTAATGAAGCATGGCCTTATCACTTTTTCATTGAGAACGAGATTGACAAAAAGGATGAAGAAGCAACGCATGTAGACGATTTGGGCTGGGCGACAATTGCCGTTGTTTTAGTTGTAGTAGTACCGTTTATAGGATATGTGTTTCTATTATCTGTAATTGCTCCGCCCTTTTTAGCATTCATAATCGTCTTTGGTGGATTTCTTGGTGGGCGAGCCTTATTCAGGTGGCTTCGTGCGAACTGGATTGAGGCAGGGCGGATTGCTGACGGAAGGGAATCAAGATGAGCAAATTCTGGGGTTTACTACTGTTACTTCTGATTGCGGCGATATTCTTGCAACGCTTCGTGTGGTCGATAACTTACACGGGGATTCGGGTTGTCTTTGTCGCAATCATATTACTAGTTGCTTATAACTTTGTCAGGAGTCTATTCAAATGAACTGGTTGGAAATCAGCGCAGTCGTATTCGGGTTTCTCTGTGTCTTATTCACCATAAGGCGTAATATATGGTGTTGGCCTTTAGGACTTATCCAAGTCCTCCTGTACATTTACATTTTCCAACAGGCGAAGCTGTACTCTGACATGATTCTCCATGTAGTGTATGTGTTCATGCAGATATACGGCTGGTGGTTCTGGTTGAAGGGCAGAGATGGAGGCAAGTCACTGATTACCAATGTCATGTACTTCCCTATATGGATTGTAGGCTGTTTGATTGCTACAACTCTGTGGGGTTTCGGGATGGACAATCTTACTGACGCAGCTCTACCGTACTGGGATGCCTTTACCACCGTGGCAAGTCTCATAGCTCAGTATCTTCTGTGTCGGAAGAAGCTTGAGTCATGGTACTTCTGGATTGCCGTGGATGTCGTGGCAATCGGTGTCTATGCCTATAAGGAACTGTACTTCACCTGTGGCTTGTACGCTTGCTTCCTTGTGATGGCAACCATTGGACTTCTGTCATGGAAGAAAGCCTTTGCTAAGGGTGAAGCAATATGAAATGTCCAGCCTGTCACGGTGCCGGAGGCGACTGGGAGCCTGTATTGTATTACGGCTTTGGTGGTGGCCCTTGGGAGAAGTGCTGGGCTTGTAAGGGATGGGGTTTCTTGCGGAACCGGAAGTTCTACTACCGTGTACTTGGATGGCTGAGTTGGCTGTCGAATAAAAGGAGAAAGAAGTAATGGCACGCGGAAACTACATGATTCTGTGTTGGGACCACAAGGCTCCTAATAACAGTCACCGTTGTTCCCAAATGGGTTCCTTGAACTTGGTGAAAATCAGTCGTAGAAAGGCTGAAGAAGTCAATGAAGTAACCAAAGAATGCCGGGGAAACCATTTGGAAACATGGCTCTTGACTGAGAAACAAGCCAGAGAACTCCATGCCAACATGGGGAGAAAGCTGGATTTTCTTGATACCTTAAAGAAAGAGGGGAAGGCATGAAGTACGTGTACCTTATCATCGGTGTGGTTATCGGCTGGTTCGTCCGTAGCTACTTCAATGAAGAAGAGTGGATTTCGGAAGAGCAGTGAGATACGTCTGGGAAATCCTTGTACCTCGCAAGTCCAATGAGGGCAGACCATTCCGGCTCCGCCATCATCGGGTGTGGGATGCTAAGGTCAAGGAAATCACCGGGGGCTTAACGATACTGGTACCGACTGTCAAAGGCGAATGGACTTCGGATGAGGGGGAAGTCTTTATCGACAGTACGATACCAGTTCGTTTAAGCTGTTCCCGCGAAGAAATCGAAACTATCATGGACTTCACCGCAAAACATTACAGCCAACTGGCTGTGATGGCTTACAAGATAAGCGATGAAGTTCTTATCAAAAATATTAAGGAGGAGTCATGGACATCCAAATCACTTTACTCATTGTTGGCGGTATCATTTCCATTGCCCTTATCATTGCCATTGCATCTTACAAATGCATGAAAATCCAAGCATCTCAGGACTACGAGAACATGCGTCAGCGCTATCAGGAGCAATCCAATACGCTTCGTGAAAAGGACAATGAAATCGAAAGGCTCTCACGAATCATTGAAGCTATGTTCGAAAAGGACAAAGTCAACATCGACATCTCTCAAAACCAATAACCAAGAAAGGAGCTTCTTATGAAGAAGTTCATCGTACTGTTGCTTGCCCTCGTCACCCTCAGCCATGCAGGCGGACTCTGGGTTGACTCATACATCGACGTTACCCACGACACCGAAAGCTGGGCTTCAATCGGTGACACCTACTACGGATGCCAGAAGATTGGCGCATCCTTCAAGTACGGTGATGTCTTTCTCAGTCACTATCAGTATGGTTTCTATGGTGACAATTCCCTTATGACAAACTTCGGCCTCGGTATCAAACGTGGCTGGGAAATCAAGAAAGTCTATATTGAAGGCTTTCTGATTGGACAGAGAGACTTCAAAGCCGAAATCAATTCCATCTGGGCTGGCTGTTATGTCAAGGCCGACCTCTTCTCATGGGGAAAAGCGGAGGAATCTTGACAACAGCACACAACAGGCCCAGCCCAACATTAAAACGTCGGGCGAGTGGCGCGGACGTTGTGCGCCATGTCAACCTTTGGAGTATTATATGAATTGGTCCAGCCATAAACCGAAATCAACGGGGTGGTATTGGAAGTTGTCCAAGTGGGATGAACACCCCGAAGTTGTGTATGTGTTCAGGGTTGGTGGTCAACTATCAACATCTCCATGCGGGGGGTTGCCCGCCAAAACATTGTGGGCTGGTCCAATTCCAGAACCAGAGGAAGCGGTTGCCACAGGCACACAACAGCGCCATGCTGCGAGGGCTAAAGCCAAACCGTGCCCGACATGTAATGGTGAGAAGTACATTGGGTTTGGCATTGATGGTGAAGGTGGCGATGAGGTCTGCCCGACTTGTAGGGGTGCTGGCACGGCTTCTGCATAGCGCAAAACGTTGGAGTGCCATAAAATTTTTCTTGGAGGTTATATGCGCAGTGACTTGCGTGAATATTTTCTCAGTAAAGCAGGCGTCTATTCAGATGAGCAGTACATTGCCTTCTTGGAGGGTAATGTCACTGCGCTTGAAATTAAGGTAAAAAACTTAACAGCATCCAACACACAAAGCACGGCTATCACCCAAATTGCCGAACAGATGGAGCAGTGGGGACACGAAGATGTACCAGTAGATGTTGATTTACTTCGTTCCCGTATTGCGGATTGGGTTCGGCAACTTCGTGCTTTGTGAGAACGTTGTGTGAAATTTAAGGAGGCTTTTATGTTATATAATTTGACCCACTATAAATTCGTGAGGTCGCATCATCATCCTGAATGTACTGGTTGTAACGACGGCTTAATTCCGTGGCAAGGCGGGGAGTGGGTCAAATTTGAGGAAGCTAATGAAGCCTCCTTAAAAAACACACAACAACTGCAAGCCAAAATTGCCGCTCTTGCTGATTATGTCGAGTCTCATAACGATATAAGTGCTGGTACGTGGGAGTATATTGTTAAGTCGATGCGGCAACTATCGGCTGTGCAGTGAACGTTGTGTGCAAGTTTTGGCAATTTTACATAGGAGGCACGAATGAATGAGCCTGTAGTTTATACGGATATTGAGCAAGCGTGTTGTGTTATGGATAGTGTGTGCGATAGTCCGATGTTACCACCGAAATTGTATAGTTGGCAAACCGAAGCGTGGAAGTACATTCGTGCTTACATAAAGGAATGCCAAAACCAACACACAACACAGCAAGGGATGCCAGAAACGCAGGATACTAAAGATTGATTTTATTATAGGCGTTTCCAGCACCCGTTGCTGGAACGTTGGTGTAAATAAATTTTTCAAGGATATTATAATGGATTTAATCAAACTTATTGACCAGAATGTGGAGTGTGTTGCTACACCAAACGGTAAATATTTGAAACGTAGCGAGGTTTTTGATGCGGTGGAAAAATTTACATCCACCAACATACAAAGCACGGCTATCGCCCAAATTGCCGATGGTATGGAGAATCTTATTAATGAATTTCCAAACGAACAATTTATTCATACAGATTGGGTTAAAGGGTGGATTCGGCAACTTCGTGCTTTGTGAAACGTTGGTGTAAATATTTAATTCACAATTTTAAAGTTTTTGGGAGGTTTTATGTTTAAACCGGGAGATATTGTTGTAACGAAAGCTCAGCTAGACGAAACGTATGGTATTAAAAAGTTCACCGTGGTTGATGTTCTTACTTCTGCTAATAGTGAATGTCTCATACTTAATTTGTCGTTTCTTGATAGCATGGGTGTTCCAAGGAGTGTGTTCGCCGATGCGCTTGGTTTCTGCCTTGCTCCCAAAAAAGAAGAAAAGGAATCTTAAATACATCCACCAACAAACGTATGGTCAAAATGCTGTAAATCGCACTTCGCCATACTCAACCGTTGGCTGAGGACTGGCTTCAGCCAATTTTCACCACTATTCCTTGCCGTTGCAATCCTCCGTGTCCTACCATCCCCGAAGAAGAAGAAGTTCCGAAGTTTGAAAAGATGGTGAACGATGAAATTGCTAAGGTAAGGGAAGAAAGAATAGCTGAATGGAAATCACGTTCTGGGGAATAATCTGGGTCAATGTAGTAATCGTGTGGGCGGGCCTTGGCATGTTCGGAACCTACTACTATGGGACTCGGGTTATGAATCATAGGGTAGGAGACCTTGACGGCATTTTTCAAATTGTCCTTTGTGGTATTATATGTGGAGCTTTGACATGGTTCTTTAACTTCGAAACAATGGCAAGGAACCATAGAAGGAGACAATCAAGGGACTGAAAACAATCAAGGAGCATCCATGACAACTACCATAACCAAAGATGAAGCAATGAAAGCGGTTGAGAGGTTCCGTCAACTTCTCAGTAATCGGGACTTTTGGCTACAGCCCTCCGCCGAAAGAGCCAAAGCTATCAACGAACTCAACAGCGCATATGTCAACTGCGAACCTATTGAGGGAGAAGAAGCAGACTTTATCAAGAGTGCTCATTCAGTTGCCATAGCTGAGTATCAATCAAGAAGGCAGATATTGGGACTAGCACTATGAGCAATTGTTCAAGTTGTGGCAGTCCAATACCCGAAGGACAGGGCTCATTATGTTCAATGTGTTATGGCGACATTGAGCATGGTTCTGACGGATATTATCGACAATGGGCTGAAGAACAAATGAGACAGGAGCAAGAGCAATGCGACCGGGACTAACATTAGGGAAGTACGCACCTTTCCATCATGGACACCATTATGTCATTACAAGGGCTTTAGAGGAAGTCGAAAAGCTCATAGTATTGGTATATGATGCTCCTTCTACGACTGATATTCCCGTGTCGGTTCGAGCTGAATGGGTGTCTAAAATTTTTCCGAAGGTCGAAGTTCTCATAGGTTATGGAAGTCCTGAGGTTACCGGCATGGACAGGAAAATTCAGCGTATCCATGAAGAATACATTAAGTCCATGCTGGGTGGGCGGCGAATTGAAGCTTTCTTCTCTAGTGAGCCTTACGGGGAGCATGTGAGTAGAGCTTTGAATTGCCAAAACTACTTAGTGGATGAGGCGAGAAGTTTTGTGCCGGTGACTGCCACAATGATACGTGAGAACCCGTTCCAGTATAGGAGTTATCTGAATCCCATCGTTTATCGGTCGTTCGTGAAGAATGTGGTGTTCCTCGGTGCTCCCTCGACTGGTAAATCAACTCTCGTTGAAGCCTTAGCAAAAGAATACGACACCATTTTCATGCCTGAATACGGCCGAGAGTACTGGGATGAGCACCAACAGGACAAGCGCTTGACGTTGGATGACCTCAATACGATTGCTAAAGTCCACATTGAGCGTGAGGATGCTCGCATTTACAATGCCAACAAGTACATGTTTACAGATACAAATGCCATCACAACGTACTTATTCTCCATGTACTACCACGGATATGCCGACCAATTCCTTTGGTATCTGGCTGACGAGTGCTATAAGCGCTATGACGTGGTGTTTCTCTGTGACGAGGACATACCTTACGATGATACATGGGACAGGTCTGGAGAAGCTAACAGGCACATGTTTCAGCGAATGTATTACGACTACCTAGCTGTCCATAAGATACCGTTCACCCTGTTGAGTGGGAATCTGGAAGCTAGGATGAAAAAGGTCAAAGATGTTCTTGACAATTCCCTTTAGAGAATGTATATTGGTCTGGTAAAGGAATCAAGTCACCGATTAAAAGAATCGAAAAGGCTTTTCACACTTAACAGAAGGAGTGTCTTATGGGTAAAGGCGGAATTGGCAAGAAGCTGATGAGCTTCATTGTCGATGTCGAGGAACGGGAAGCTAAGGCGCGGGAAATGATAAAGCTCGTTGGGCTTGAGGGGCATGAGAACAAGTACGCGAAGTATCCTACTCTTTCGGGTGGACAGCTTCAGCGTGTGGCGATTGCCCGTTCTCTCGTATCAGACCCGCAGATACTTCTCATGGACGAGCCTTTTGGAGCTTTGGATATTAACACGAGGCTTCAGATGCAGGACTTGGTGTGTCAGATATGGACAAAGATGCAGACCACGGTGGTGTTTGTTACCCATGATTTGCCGGAAGCCGTGTATCTGGGTGATGAAATCCACATCATGAGGGCCAACCCCGGCAAGATAGTTGAACGTATCAAAGTCGACCTCCCTCTCAAACGAGACAGGCATATCAAGCGCGAAGCCCATTTCATGGAGCTGGTTCATCATGTGGAAGAAACCATGATAAACATACAGCACTTCATGGATGAAGAAAAGAAGCAAAAGGCCACAAAATCTTAGCGGATGCCGGCCTTGAGCGGAAGGGGAAGCTTTTGGGCTTCCCCTTTTCACATCAGCTCCAATAAAAAAATCCAAAAAGTTCTTGACAATACCTGTACCATAAGGTATATTATGGTATAAGGAGGGATTCATCATGCAATCATCAAAACAGTACCAAAGCGTGAAAGAGATGTTGGACGATATAGAAATCTGTGGTAATTGTGCGTTTGAGGACGAGCCGGAAGAACATCCGAACTGTCAGCTTTGTATCACCGAGAAGGGCAACGGATTCCGACCGAAAAAGAAGGAAAATAAATGAGTGACTTTTTCAAGTACCGCAATACAAACGATTCATTCAAGAAGGAGTCTGGCACAATGATTCATGTTACTGACGAAACATTCCAGCAGGAAGTCCTGCAATCAGAAACCCCTGTTATCGTTGACTTCTGGGCTCCGTGGTGTGGTCCCTGTCGTATGGTGAATCCCATCATGGAAAGCATGAGCACTGCTCTCGAAGGCAGTGTGAAAGTCTGCAAAGTCAACGTAGATGATTGTCCGGACATTTCAACTGAGTTCGCCATCGTTTCTATTCCTACCGTCAAGATTTTCAAGGACGGAAAGGAAGTAAAGCAATTCATTGGTGTCCAGCAACAGAAAACATATGAGAACGCGCTCAATGAGGTTATAAATGATGACTCCAACTAGCGTTTGTCATATGATGAACAAGGCATATGAAAAGCTAAAAGAGCTGAGCATATCCCAGCTAGAAGATTTTAAGGACCGAGTATTGGTTTCCGATGCTCACCCATTGGAAAAAATACTTATGGAGTATCAAGCTGATGAAACCATCCGTCGAAAAAAGTTAGGAATTTGGTAAAGGAGCCACAATGCCTCATTTTTCAAACTGTGGTAATCATGACTTTCCAGCTGACGAGTACATCTGTCAAAAGTGTGGGCGTGTGAAGTGCTCAGAATGCCATAAACCGCAGTGGAGAACTGACATCACTGGCAACAAGAGTGCTGGTAATGTCTGTCCTTCATGTGTCAAGGAATGGGAGAAAAGTCATGGAAAGGGCTGACATCATTGAGAAAATTAAACAGACGGTATACTTGGAGATGCATGAGCCTCCAACACCGGCTCAAAAAGCTGCAAGGGCTTTGTGGTGCCACGGAGTTTCCGAGAAAGCCTTCATTGAATACAAGAAGGAACTTGGTCTTCCAGACGACTGGCACATTCTAGTTGCTAACGCCCTGCGTGAGCTTGAAAGGAATGGATAGATATGATAACCATGTGGATTATTTTTGGCTCCATTACAGGGGGATTGCTGGTTGCCCTGTTTGTCGGCATCGGAACAAGCACTGATTGGCTTGTAGATACCAGTGCGGTTATCCTTTTTATTGTAGGTGCGTTTGGCTGGGGGATTTACGGTGTGGAAGGCGTGACTCACTATGAGTGGGTGGAGAATCCTGAACTCTTTTGTGCTAAAGGCAAGAACAGGGTATTCTTTGAGTGGGGAAAACACAGCTGGAACTCCAAAAGCATAAAAGCTTACAAGGCTGTTACAGATTCTACTAAGTACCGCATTCGCCGTGGCATGAACATGTACAATAAAGAAACTGAATTATCCATTGAAGCCAATGGCGAAATCATAGTTGGCAATGACTGAAAGGAGAATGTCATGGGGAGCTATATCAATCCGACCGACAGAAGCAAAGAAAAGTGGCTGGACATGGTGTGTGAAGGCGAGAAGGGAACCGAAATCTCTCTCCAAGAATTGAACGCAATGAATTTTCATGAAGCCAAGATACACAACCATATGGTTGTTGTGTGGCTAGACAATGGCTTTTTCACGGCGCTCCTGTGCTGTAACACCGAAGGCGAGATGAATTACATGAAGGAAGCGCTTCCATCGGAAAGTCGCCCTTATCGGATTTACGCTGTGGACTGGAGTTTGGCAGAAAAGGAAATCAGGTGAACAATTTCGAGCCATATGAAATCGGGTTTGCTGTTCCCATTGCAGTGAAGCGGGAACGAGACAATGTGGACCCGAATCACCAAACATACAGGGGATATTCGGCACGGGGTAAGCCCCACGACGATGTTCCGACTCACTGTTTTCACTCATACATCATTGATGAAAATTCGGGTTCCTGATGAAATGCTTACTTATCATTTCACTAGTTTTTTTTGTCAACTGCGATTTCATCAATTATGTTTATGGAATTGAAGATGAACCATCGGACACAACCGCTGTTGACACAGCTGGGACCGTACCATGAATGAGTATCAGTTTTTATTTTTGTTTGTTTGTGTAGAAGTCTTTCTATTCTGTCAGATGCACCGATTGAATAAAATGAAGGAATTTTATCGTGTGCTTTTTCAGGAATTAATGAGAAGGGAACGACAGGCTAAGTTCCGTGGCACCAAAGACCCGGACAAGTTCTATAACTGGTTCAAAAATGAGTTCCCTTCGTTTAATCAAATACTGTGGGAACCGTGGACACCACTTCATAAGTATCTTGAGCGGTTCCCAATGCCGGAGATAGAGGATGAATCAGCCAACGAAACAACCGTGGGTAGCAATTAAAACGACTTATGAATTCATTTTTTGTGTCATTTTTTGTGTCGTTTTCGTTGTATGGATAGTACAACTTCTATGGGCTGGTTTGGGGTTTGGTTTAGGACAATACGAAACTAAATGGGAACTGTTTGTGGAAATCATTCCGGGGCGTCCTTTCTACCTCGGTTGGGATTTCCTTGTTGAGCGCTGGAAGGAGTTGAAGTAATGTACTGGTGGCCTCTTTTCATTGCTGGGTGGATTGCTTGTGGCATCGGAACAGCATTCATGTGGAAGTATATGGGTATCACTCAGCACTCTGCTCCTTCTACCATTACCATCGGCGGACTTCTGATTTCCATTCTACTAGGCGTGCCCGGTGCCATCATTATTGGATTTTGCTTTATCGTCAACCTTAACTTTTGGAACCGTAGAATTTTCTAATGAGACCTGAACTACTAACGAGTCCTCAAATACCTAAGCCTCTTCATGGAGTCAACCCACGCACAATCTTAGGTCAAGTCTGGTGGGATTACGAAAGACAAGCCGCCTACAAGACTAAAGATTACCACTGCTGGGCTTGTGGCATTCATAAGACGGAAGCACTGTACCGTCAGCACCTTGAAGCCCATGAGGACTACGACATCAATTGGAAAACCGGCGAAGTCAAGCTCCGAGAGATTGTAGCCCTTTGTCACTCATGCCACAACTTCGTTCACTCAGGTAGATTGCTTTGGCTTTACAAGTCTGGTCAGATTGACCGGTCACAAATCGAGTGCATCCTACATCACGGCTTCTCAGTATGTCAGTGGGGTGGTGTGACTCCTTTCATTGGAGCCTATGTGACTGAAGGACAGGTCAATGGAATGTCCGAAGGAGAAGCATTGAAGTTCGGACGAGAAAAGGGCGGATGGGAGCCGCCTGCAATGATTGCGGCTTGGGAGCAGTGGCACTTGGTAATTGATGACAAAATCTATCCGACTCCTTACAAAGACATCAACGAGTGGAGAGAGAAGTATGGAGAAACTTGAATGTCCATATGCTCCCGACAAGGTATGCTTCGCCCCTGAGAAAGGGCAGAAGGTTCCATGCTTTGCCTGTCCGACAGCCGATAAAGCTCAGGAATACATCAATTCCCAGCTAGGAGCACCGGCAGAAGAACAAAACCCCAAGGCAGACTGTGACAGTTGCAAATTGGCCGATAGGTGCAAAAAGGTGTACGAGGAAGAAGAGTTGCCCCCTTGTGGAGCCATCCGTGCCAAAGAACTGTTCGCCGCCTCGTTCATCGAACTATTGAACTGGATTAATGACATTGACTTCGTGGAAATTGGAGCTATCCGGTTTGAACCACTGAACGCAGACAATAACATCCTCCGCGTAGCTGTAGTCGTGGATGATGACAAACGCTTCTTCGATGAGGAAGTCGATAAGTACGGCTCCAACATTGAGGACGTGATATTCAAAATCCGAAGTCGAATCTGCCAAACATACAACATGTGAGGCCTTATGAAAAAAATCCCCAGAGTTTTACTGGCACTTGTTTTAGGCATTCCTATCATGATTGTCGTTTATGCTTGGGAGTTCATTCACCACAAAATCTCAGGAACAATCCTTCAGTGGTGTCGTATAGCCGAAAACTGGATTGCCAACATAGCCCGCTAAGGAGAAGCCATGCTGAAGTTCGATGACCAACGTGTTCTCGAAGAAAAGCAAAAAAAGTTGAAAGAGTTTCCTATCGCTCAACAGGCCCAAATGATTTGGCAGTGGATAAGGGATGATACCATTAACTATAAAGTGTTCCGCGAACTTTACGTTCACCGGATGGGTGTAGATGAACAAACATGAAACCATCGAAACCCTTGAACGAGAAATCAAGGATGTGAACCGTAGTCTTGAAAAGCTTCACCGTCTTAATGTTGAGTGTCAAATCAACGTCGATTGTAAGGAAAATGGTGTTCGGCGGCTCAGTATAAAAACTTTTCACGGCAAAAGGGTTTTGACAAGATATTGAACATAGAGTTATTTTATTGTAAAGGTAAACCTCTTGAAAGGAGCCGTTACAATGGAATCACTTTATGCTACTAAACTCCAAAAGCACGGATTTGTGCTGGCTGAAGAAGAACAACAGCTCTGGATTCTTTCCGGTGAATCCAACTCGGTTAGCATTTCAAAAATTGAAGATAGTTTCGTGGGGCTGTATTCGGACTTGACAGGCGAGGTAAATGAACTGACCTCAGATGATTTCGATGAAGTCCTAGAATGGGCCTTAGATAATGTGGAAAATAATTGAAAAATCCCTTGACATTACCTGTACTATAAGGTATATTATGGGTACAGAAACAGGGAATCCGTAATAAAAGGGGCTGTATATGGCAACGGAGAAACTGGCAAAGCTCAAGAAAAAAATCGCCAAGAACGGATTTGAGTACACTCAGGTCGCTCGTTCTGACAAGGCGGCTGTCTACGAAGGACGCAATAGCAAGTTCCCTGAGGACACTTCACTGTTCTATGAAGTGTTCAGAATCAAACATGCCAAGGGCTACACGCTGTACGGAAAAAGCGGACCCACCAAGGGCAAGGCATACAACTATCCGCCTTCCGAGAGGTTCCCAAGCAACGAGAGCTTCGGACAGTGGGCATGGACGTTCAACTCCAAAGAGAAGGCAATGGAGAAGTTCGATGAACTCAACAAAGCTGAAGATTAAGCTGTACCCAAAGCGATTCTATATCGCAATCTGGGACGATGTCGGTAGATTCCTACACGGCATTCAGTGCTGTAACACCATTCACTATCACGCCGCGATTCTGTGTTTAAAGGCGATGGTGGCTGGTAAACCATTCGACAAACAATTGCTTAAATCAAGAAAGCTTTAAAAGGATGATTCTAAGTGGCGCACTTTTCTTAGATGGTACAGATGGTTGTACCTTGAAGGTCAAAAAATCTGGCGAGGACATCCTTCTCCCCCGAATGGTTTGTGTGGTTTGCCGTAAGGAACTTGAAAACCGAATCAGTCCAGCTGTAATACAATCGGCAATTGCGGTTGACACCCGGCATCACATCGGTATAACATGTGAGTGTGGTGCTAATATTTTCATTAAGCTCACCCACAAAGAGTTGGGTGACATGATGTTAAAAATGTTATGAAGTATTTCATCGGCTATCCTATATCGCTTCATTGCAATTTGCATTGTCCTTATTGTTTCAATCAGGAGTTTTTTGGGACTGAGGACAAGTCTGTAAAGTGGCATGAGAAGCGTGTGTTTACAATGGCTCAGTATCAGGCATGGAGAGATAAATACCTAACTGACGGCACCGAATTCGTCATGCACCTGTTCGGTGGCGAGCCTTTCTGCCAGTTCAATTGTGATGATGTCTACGATATACTTGGCTCCGTTGACAAGGAGAAGGTTGACATCTTGACAAATGGCATCGGTCCCACGGAGATGTATGAAGCTCTCAAAAAATACCGACATAATATTCATCGTATTGGATTTACTTTCCATCGCGCTGTTATTGCTAATATTCCACATCATGTAGCTCAGTTCGAAAACAATGTTCTCCTTGTGCGTGACATGGGAATCTCTGTCTACGTCAAGGAGCTTCTCATAAAAAAGTATCGTGAAGAAATCCTACAGTTCCGCAAGTTCTGGCAGGAGCAACACGTTTACTTCCGCATCCAAGACTTTAAAGGCATGACAAAGGGATTGAGTCACGAAGAGTGGAAGAAGTACACTCCTCTCGACCATCTCATTGTTGACAGAGAGTACAAACACTCCGGCAAAAATTGTCAATGCATCCGAGGCTACAAGCAACTTTTCATCCGTGGATTTGACATGAAGGACGTCTTTCCTAAGGGAGGGGATGTAATTGCGTGCTGGCATGACCCTACAGTAATCGGAAATGTCATTGAGGACTGGTATACACCTTATACCTCGGTACAGCGAGTACCGAACGGATGTGATGTCAAGGGAGTAGAGAAGCTTTACCGTGGTACGCATGAAAGGGATTTACCCGAACTATGAAAAGACCAACACTTATCGAAATAGTCGTGTACATTATTATCATAGTCGTACTGGCTATCAAATTTCTCTAAGGAGGGTAGTATGAAGATGGCGGCAAGTTTTTTGCTGATGATTCTGGGAGCAGTTCTCGGACTCTATGTTGGTGGCTGGCTCTGCTTAATCGGCGGAATCATCCAGATTGTCGAAGCTATACAGGTGAGTCCGATTGTAGGACTTGAAATTGGCATCGGTGTTGCTCGCATTCTTGCGGCTGGTGTGGCTGGTGTCTTTTCGGCAATGGTGTTGATTATTCCCGGCTGGCTCATGTTTCTCAAAAGTCTTTAGTGTTTCAATTTTCACTTAACAGAAAGGATGAGTTCTATGAAACTCATTAGACGCATCTCAATGTTTGTAATCGTCATGATGCTGATGGTTGCGACACATGCCGTAGCAAAGAGCTACGGGTCACGCAGCTTCGGAGGTTCGCGCCGGAGCTACAGTGCTCCAAGAAGGTCGACTCCGACACCAAAGCGGACAGTTACCAAAAAGGCGGCTAAGCCGAAGCCCAAGTCAACCGTTGCCAAAAAGAAGGTGGCCCCGAAGCCGAAAACAGTTGCTAAGAAAAAGTCAGCAATGCCTACGAAGAAGCCTGCAAAGGGAAGTCGTGCCGAAAAGAAGCTGAACAAGAAAATGGCAAAGACGGACAAAGCCGCAGCTGCAAAGTACGGCAATCGGAAAAACGCCAAAAAAGCTTACTCAAAAGACTTGGCAAAGAAAAACAGTTACAAGAGCAAGACGCCTCCTGCCAAGCGCCCCGACCACATTCCTCAGAATGTTACCATCAACAATGTCAATGTTGGTACTTCATACGGAATGCTACCCGGTGGAATGTACGGTTATGGCTACATGGACCCGGTAAGCAACATGTTCATGGCTCTGTCAGCACATCACATGATGGTTGATTATCACCAAATGCGGATGGCAGGGTACGGACACTACGGCATAGACGGACAACCCATCGTATATCATAGTAGCAGTGCTGGTTTGATTATCGGCATTGTTTTCGGTGTGATATTCATTGGCGGAGCAATCGCCATCGCAGCAACAAACAAGGCATAACAATTCGGGGAGTGGCAACCCTCCCCTTTAAGGACCCTTTATGAAACCGTTAATCTTCATTCTCACCCTTTTGAGTTTCGTCTGTGGCGATACTCTGCGTGTCGGAACGTATCCTTATGCTCCCTGTGTCTTTGTCAACGATGGCGTGCCAACCGGCTTCTCCATCGAAATCTTCGAGGAAATCGCTAAAGACATCGGGTGGGAATATAAGTATGTGTTGTTCGACAACGTAGACGAAGTTATCACAGCTCAGAAGGAGGGAACGATTGACGTTTCAGCCGCGAGCGTAACCATCACAAGCGAACGAGAAGGCTACATTGATTTCTCTTACCCTTACTACAACTCTGGACTGAGCATCATTGGAAGGGACAAAGCAGAGTTCAGCATCTTCTACAAAATCGGATTGTACTTTCAACGAGCTTGGAGAGGATTGCTTGCCCTGTTCATCTTCATCATTGTGTGTGGCATCATCATGTGGTTCCTTGAGCGAGGCTTCCCAAACTTCAATGATAGCTTCTGGAAAGGCACCGGGGATGGTGCATGGTGGACCGAAGTCACCATGACAACCGTGGGATATGGCGATAAGTTCCCTCAGACCGTCAAAGGCAAAATCTTTGCTTCCTTTGTCATGTGGTTTGGAATCGCTGTTGTATCTCCGTATGTGATTGCAGAGATGAACCAAACGCTTGCCATCATTCGGGAATCGTCCTCCGTGGACTACCTGAAGGGCAAGAAAATTGGAGTTGTGGCGAATACCACAGCTCATATAGAAGCCCGCGACCTCAAAGCCCGAGTCGTAACCGGCAAGAACATCAAAGAAGTATTTCAGATGCTTGAGACTAAGAAGGTCGATGTCGTAATGACTGACCTTCCGATGTTGAAGTATTACAGCAAGAACAATCCGGATTATGTTCTGTCAAGCACGGTGCTAAAGAAACAGGACTACGGAATCACCTTTGAATATCTCAGTCCCTTGAGGGATGTTTTCAATAGAGAGCTTCTTCGGATGAAGGAAGAAGGAAGGTATCGTAAAATCCATGACAAGTGGATGTAGTATGATAGACATTATAATGAGTCTGGTAACGGCGGCGTTTGTGTACTCATTGATTCCACAAATCGTGAAGTCATTAAAAGAGGAACACGTTGCACTTAGTTACCAGACTCTATTTATCTCTTGGATGGGTATCGGCGCACTGTCAGTCTGCTTCTTCATCATTGAGAAGCCAATCACGGGATGTGCCAATTGTTTCACTGCACTATGTTGGTTGTGCTTAACAATATTGAGGTTCAAGTTTGATAAACAAAGTACTGCCAATAAGGACTCAGCTCCTTCACGGCGAACAGTATCAGATAGCTGATGACCCGAACATTTGGGCTAGGGGGACTTTCCAAAGGGACAACTGGGGGAAGGCATGGCTCAAGAAGAATGGCTTCAAGCCAAGACGCCATACTCATGTAGGGCGGATTTATCGGGGAAACCAAGTTGTAGGAATGTTCATAAACACGTTTGACAAAACAAGGGAGTCTTATGGAGATTCAAAGCCTCTCAGTGTGCGTACCGTGCGGATGCCCGAATAGCTGTAAGTTCTGTGTCAGCCGGATGCACGACAATCTATATCCGAACATGATTGAGAACTGCCGGTCTGAAAGGTACGGTGATACATTCAGATATATTGACAGGCTTGAGTACGCCCGTGACAATGGAGTTCACTGTCTTATTCTGACAGGGACTGGCGAGCCTATGATGAATCCCAAGTTCCTAACATGGTTCGGGGGAATCAACAAAACGCTGAGCAGTCCCTTTCGACACATCGAAATACAAACCAGCGGCATTGAAGTGGTCGAGAATATTGAACTCCTTCAAGTTGTTGGAGTTCAAACCGTTTCGCTTTCTCTGTCAAGTCTCGACAGTTATCAGAATGAGCTAATCAACGGTATCAAGAAGGAGCACGCTTTTCATATTGGGACCATGTGCCGTAAAATAAAGTACCACGACTTCAACTTGAGGCTGAGTCTCAACATGTCGGATGCCTTCAACGATGTGAGTCCAGAGGAAATCTTCGAGCAAGCTAAGAAGCTTGAGGCCGACCAAATCACATTCCGTCAGCTGTGGGGAGATGGGAGTGGTAGTCCTCAGGATAAATGGATTCAGGAACATCCCTTTGACGAATTCGGAGGGATTGAGGACTATATACATGAACATGGTATGGCCCTCCACAAACTTTCCTTCGGAGCAACTAAATACGATGTTCACGGCATTTCTGTTGTGATAGACGATGATTGTATGGCTGACGGGGCACTGAGGACGGATGAACTTCGCTCGTCGCTAAAATATTTGATACTGCGTCCTGATTGTCGGTTGTATAGCCAGTGGCAGTATAAAGGGAGCTTAATTTACTAATGATTCTGATAGGAGATGTCCACGGCTTATTTCACGATTACAACTGGATGATTGAGACTTATTGCTGGGACAATACGCTACAACTAGGAGACTTTGGAATTGGTTTCCCTGACAGTATGGATGTGACCATCAAACATGAAGGGCAACATCTATTCATTCGGGGCAATCATGACAACCCAGAAGTCTGTCGAAAACACCCCAACTATGCCGGGGATTATGGATGTCTGTCTGGTGACTATGTAGAGGGGCGATACCACAAACTATTCTTTATCAGTGGGGCATGGTCAATTGATTACCAATGGAGAACACCGGGCATCTCATGGTGGGAAGATGAACAGCTGAGTGAGAGAGAACTCTCTGATGCAATAGAGCTGTACGAGAAGGAACAGCCTGAGATAGTCGTTTCACACGATTGTCCTTTTAGCATTCTCCAACATCTTTATGCTCAAGCGATACCGACAAGGACTGGACAGGCATTTGATGTGATGCTTAAAGTCCATGAGCCTTCGGTGTGGATTTTCGCACATCATCACAAGAGCTGGAAAAGAAAACTAGGTTACACGAACTTCATCTGCTTAAATGAGATGGAGTATCTGAATATAAGCCAGAACATATTTGGGTTCGGGGATTTCTGTGGAGGAGAAAAAAATGGTAATAAAGCTAACGGGAACTAATGTGGTATTGGATGTAGATGTCAAAGAAGCCTTGAAAAAGTTAAGGAAAACAGAAAACGTTCAGGACTTCCTTGAGATAGTTGAGGAGGAGTTCGGTGTCATCTTTGTTGACAAAAAAGATGGCGATGATTGGGTGAACGTAAAGAAGTCAATGGGAACCGAGCCTTTCTATAACTTGCTTGTTGATGCCATCGAGGCTGGCGACCTGAATCTTGAGTTGCTTATCGGGAAGGTTGCCATGAAGAAATTATTGAAGGACGGAAAAGCGATTGAACATCAGGGGCAAAAGGAATAAGAGGGTTCGGAGGCTAACAGGGACTGCAAAAACGATTTTACGGAATGAAGTCTATGTTGATAATCCACACATACAGTCACGAGCCTCATACATAGAACTGATTACAGCCTACCACAAGGAGTGCAATGACTCTTGGTGGAGATGGCTGAGGTTCCGTGATGAGTGGATGATGGACCAATTCAAGAAGTACGGAAGGCTTACATGTTGTCACTGTGGTAGAACGAACTTAAAGTTCAGCGGGAACAAAGAGGATGTAGCAACAGTTGACCACATCATTCCGACTTCAAAGGGTGGACCAAAGTACGATGTTACTAACTTCCAATTGATGTGTAGCCGGTGCAATAGCAAGCGCGGAAACAAGTCAATGGAAGAGTTCAGAACTTTTTATCCGGGAGGACAGTATGCCGGGCGGAATCAAGGACAAGCTAATCGAACTAGCAGAAGGCGTAATAGCCGAGCTAAATCTAAATGATGACATGGACACTTTCTATGAAGTCCAAGAATTCATCATGGACAACTGGGACTTCGAGGTAACGGTATCGGAGCTGGTTAAGGAGTATGTGAAAAAACATCCCGAGCTGAAGAAATAACCCTTGACATAACCTGTACCGTGATGTATATTAATGGTATAGTTGGACTTCCACACTTACCACTCACTCAAGGGGAGGCATCATGGCTTTCGTATTCGAAGGAAAGGAGTACGGCTCCAAAGCCGCCGTTGTAAGAGATTTATATGATGCTGGCGAAATCTCAATGGCATCGGATTCCAAAAAGTCCATAGCTGAAAAGCTTGGCATGACGGTTCAGACTGTCCACGCTACACTTGTCAAGCACACAATGGGAGCTGTCAAAGTTTCCAAGCCTGCCGATGGCAAAACCCCTACGATAAAGCCTGCTATTCAGCAAGCCGTTCAGACCGCAAAAAACAGGTCGAAGGGGAAAGCAATCTTTATCAACGACAAGTCCGAAGAGCTTCAAAAGGAACTGAAGAAGGACCCGAATCGTATCAAGGTGACTTGGGCTCCGAATCAGTGGGGATTGCCTGTAACCAATCCGCCTCTTGAAGTAATTGACGATAACTATGACCCGAACTGGCTTCCGCCGCCTGAAGAGTCGGTGGACATGCCCTATTAGGAGAAATAAAGTAATGGTTGTATGTGCTAACTGCAAACAAGAAATGGCTTGTGTCAAGACTGGTGCCTACGTGCGATACAAAGAAGGCACTGAAGTCTATCCCGGTGACAAGTACAAGTGCTTCCAATGTGGGGCCGAAGTGCATGTATGTACGGGTGAGCACTTCACCGAGAAGAAGGACGAGATTCCGAGAGAGGCGATACGTGATGACTTATGGATGGAATGATAGAAGCAAATGCCAAGCTCGTGTTCTACACAGTTTGGATTATCGCCCAGTGTGATAAAGCAATCATTGACTATTACCGCTGGTTTTACAATAGAAGGTATCACATCCTCTTGACACAACCAAGGCACGGAGCACACATTTCCGTTGCTCGTGGGGCGCAAGAAGGAATTGAACCGGGAACGTGGGAAAGGAATCTGGACGGACCTGAAATAACTTTCTGGTACGACCCGAATCCTGACGAAGAAGAAAAGTATGTGTGGCTCAAAGTGGTGAGCCCGGACTTGGAGAAGGTCAGAACTGACATCGGACTTTCACCAAAACCACCGGGCGATTATCACCTGACACTTGGGAGGAAGGATTTTGGCTAACGAGATGGCAGAGGCTTTCAGAAGCGACATCTACAAGTACCTCAACAAAAAGAAGAAAGAAGTCCTTGAGTACATGGTGGGCGAGAAGAAGCCAAAGTCCAAAGCCGGGGGGTTCACTACTAAGGTGGATAATGAGTTGGCATTGTTGGTTGATGAACTTAACGAGATGATTTCGTTTGTTGACAGATGAATATATTCGTACTAGATAGAGACATTGAACTGTGTGCGGCTTATCACAACGACCGGCACTGCGTGAAGATGATTCTTGAGTCTGCACAAATGCTGTCGACCGCTTGCCGTTTGTCTGGTATCGAAAGGGGCTACAAAGCTACCCATGTGAATCACCCATGTAACATTTGGGTTCGGGAGTCATTAGACAACTGGCTATGGCTTCGGTCCCTTGTCGTAAGTCTCAACAAAGAATGGAAAAAGCGTTTTGGACATACTCGCAATCACAAGTCTTATGAAGTTGTGATGGGTTTACCAAATCCGAGAATTCCTTCAGTTGGTTTGACGAGATTTGCTCAGGCAATGCCATCAATGTATAGAAGGGTTGATGCTGTTAAAGCATATCGCGCTTATTACATGGGCGACAAAAGAGCAATTGCTCAATGGAAAAATGGAGAGCCTAGCTGGTGGAAATAAATGAAAAACCTTTACCACTCGAAGAAGTCGACCCTGAACTGGGTGAGTTGCTCAGGCAGTTCTGTAACAAAGAGTTGATTGAAATACCTGAGAACTTTCCACGGAATCAGCCATGTCCTTGTGGGAGTAACCTTAAATACAAAAAATGCCACGGAAAATTAACATAAAAAAAGCTAAAGAACTTTATCAATCTGGTAAAACTCTTGAGCATGTTGGAATTTACTTTGGAGTTTCAAGAAAAACAATTTCAAGAAGATTTCAAAGTACGGGAGTACATATTAGAGACAAGTCTGAAGCCGCAAGGGCAGAGTTTAATCATTGTTGGAAAGGTGGACGAATTGTTGATAAGGACGGTTATGTTAATTTAAGAATAGATGGGAAGTATGTTTTAGAACATCGACTTGTCATGGAACAACATCTTGGACGAAAGCTGAAAAAGAATGAAATTGTCCATCATATTAATAGTAATCGACAAGATAATAGATTTTGTAATTTGAAATTGGTCAGTCCTGAAACACACATGAAAGAGCATACAACTAGTAATTGGTCTCGAAAATATACAAAGTGTAAAGTTTGTGGAAATAATACTCGAAAACATGCTGGTAAAGGATTGTGTGTAAATTGTTATATGCGAGAAAGGTATTTTCCAAAATGTCACAGTTCATTCAACGTGTAATAGGTGATGTAATATTTGGAGCAACAGTATTATTTCTAGCTATTTTAATTTCAGGTATAGATGCTCAATACCGAATTGAAATGATGCGTGACACAATCACTAAAGAAGTCGTGGACTCAGTACTTTCTGAACATCACAATAATATTCTGCTGACATACTCGCTGAGAACCATGAGGCAAGAGGTTGACTCACTGAGTGAGTGTGTTTACAATGCTAACAAGTTGTGGTTGACGGTTTATGACTTCGTTTCACCGGCACCACGATACGATTGGATAGAGGGCTTAACAACAAGCGAAATAGATTCCGTTATGTCCTTACCTGAGTACGAGGAATGGACAACGGAAAAATGCAGAGAAGAACTTCAGCGACAAGGAGTAATACCATGACGATATTTGAAAAGATTGAGCTTGACATTAAGCAGGCAATGAAGGTGAGGAACAACTTCGTTCGAGACACCCTGCGCTTCATGAAGTCCAAAATTCAGCAAGCTGCGATAGATTCTCGCAAGCCGATTGACAATGACATGTGTATTACAGCTGCAAAGAAATTGGTAAAGCAATGTCAGGACTCATTGGAGCACTTGGAAGGTGATAAAGCTCAGGCAGTTGTTTCTGAAATCGGGCTTTATGACCTCTATATTCCAGCTGTAAAAAATGAATCGGACACCAAGGATGCCGTTCAGGAGGCCATAGACCGCACTGGTGCCGAATCTGCCCGTGACATGGGAAAGGTGATGGGATTCTTGAAGAAGGCCCACGGAGCCACCATCGACATGTCAGTGGCATCTAAGATGGTAAAAGAACAACTATCGTAAGAAAAACCTTGACAAATCAGGCCCCATAAGGTATATTATGGGTATGGGATATACAATACGTCAAATCCGAAAAAGAGTGTACCTCGTTGAGGCTCACTCACAGTACGCCCTGTGTTCCATGTTCATGCGTCCACAGGAGTTCTACGAGTCGCCCTTAGAAGGTATCAAGGGCAACTATTTCTCCACCGAAGAATTCATGGATAAGTACGCGGCAACGAAGCCGGACGATTTCTTTTCGTACTATCAGGACTGGATGGGCTTCAATATTCCCGGCGAAGTCCTCATGAAGTTCTTCGAGACATTCAAGCATGATTACACAGCCAAAGAGGTTGAGTTGCGTGACTTGGTGCTTGGTATTGTCAAGAACACCGATAAGCCCTTCTACATCGTTGGAACGGTTGAAGGTGAAAACTACGCCATGCAACATGAGCTTGCTCATGCATACTGGTATCTGTTCGATGAATACCGTGTGAAGATGGAAGAGCTTCTGGGAACCATTGAGATAAATATGCTTAATGAAGCCAACATGGCTCTGACCAAGGAAGGCTACGATAAGGCTTCCATGCATGATGAGTTTCAGGCATACATGGCAACCGAGACAAAGCACACCGCCCAGCACTATCTGGGTTGGCAGGACTACGACAAGAGAAAAATTCCGGTAAAGGAATTCAAAGAATACTTCAAAGAGTTCGATTCAAAGCAGGAGAAGATATGACAACATTTACTGAGTTCGCAGAAGGCAAGGAGATGATTGAGAAGGCCGATGCCTTTGCGGAAAAGAAACACGCAGGACAGAAAAGAAAGTTCACGGGTGAACCGTACATCGTTCATCCTCGTGCCGTAGCTGAGGTTGTTGAGGAGTACGGCGGCGATTCAAATGAGATTGCCGCTGCTTTGCTACACGACACCCTTGAGGACACCGACACCGAATACGAGGAGCTAGAACAGGAGTTCAACAGGGATGTCGCCCAGTACGTTCTTGAACTGACGCATGACATTAAGGACAAGTCGAAGAAAGGCGAAATCCTTGCTGACAAGATGAACCATATGTCGACCGGCGCATTGCTAATAAAGCTTGCCGACCGACTGAAAAACGTTTCGGACTTCGATACAGCTGACCCGAAGTTCGTGGCAAGGTACAAACCTGAAACAGAATACATCCTCGATAACCTCAAGACTCCGCACCTTAAGGAGCCGCATAGAAGGCTCGTGGATGCCATTCGGAAAGCCATTGAGCCCTTCTAATGACATGGCACCATCTTTGGTGGGTTCCGCTTGTCGGACTCTACTATTGGATTGCTGGATACCTTTCCTACAAAAACAACACCGTTGAGTCTAAAGGGTGGCTGATTGGTCTATACCTTTTCGGATTGGTACAGCTGTGGCCATTTGTTAGCAGAGTTTCAAAGAATCTGATTGTGGATGCCATGATATATGACTTCCTAATAGTCTTTATCGGCACCATGTCAGTGCTTTACATATCTGGAAAATCATTCTCAGTTTCACAATGGGCTGGATTGTTTCTTGCAATTGTAGGAATACTCCTTGTCCAGAAAGGTTAGGGCTCTTGACATTTCCCGGAAACGTAAATTATATTATAAGGAAACAACCAGTGAGGTATTGTGAACCAAAGTGTACTAGACATACTTCGCTCAGAACAATTCCTGAATTACTTTGTAAAAAGAACGGAGCTTGCCTGCTCAAAAACCTTTTGGAGACTGTGTGAACGGAAGCAATCATTTCGCAGTGTGATTAAAGGTACCGAGGATGCAAAGGCTCAGCTAACGAGGTCAAACAGGATTAGTGTTCGTGTAGGCGAAGAATTCGAAGAAGAAATCTGTCCTGCCCTTAGGAACTGTCATGTAAGGTGCAAGCACATTGATAACGCCATCGGTGACATCTCCATCCAAGGGCAAATCTGGGAGATAAAGACTTCCAAACACAATCCCGACATCAAAAGCAAAACATACTCCCTCCAAGGCGCAACACACTCCTCGTCCAAAACATCCAGCTACATCTTCATCCGGTACGAACTAGATTTCGATAAAAGGCTTCGGTTCAAAAGCAAACCGAACAACATCATAAAGGGACTACACTTTTCTGTCCACAACGGGATTGTTCTGCCTGAGTACTGGCACGGCGAAGCCAATGGCAGTAACAGCCGAACAACATTGCAAGTTCCAAAAGAAGTATTCGATGACTTTCAACATGGAGTCATTTATGGTTCGTTGAGGGCGGCAAGAAAGTATCTCCAATTCCATACCGCACCATTCAACTTGACAGAGTACACACGAAGGGTTAATGCCCTTCCTGACATCTTGGGGATAAAATGAAAATAGACGAACTGATTTGTGGGAACAATGTCGAAGTCCTTAACAAGTTTAGGGACGAATGTATAGACTTAACCGTGACATCTCCGCCTTATGACTTGATTCGGAAGTATAAGGGAGCCGTGATGGACACCGGACACAACGGCTACTCATTCCCATTTGAGCCTTTGGCAGACCAACTCTACCGTGTTACTAAGCAGGGTGGAGTCGTTGTATGGGTTGTCAACGACGGAACGGATAAGGATGGCTCTGAAACCGGCAACAGCTTCCGTCAGGCTCTTTACTTCAAGTCGCTCGGATTCAACATCCACGATACCATGTTCTATGAGAAGAACGGTCCTAACCATCCCGACACAAACAGATACTACCAAACTGTGGAGTACATGTTTGTCCTGTCAAAAGGGAAACCCAAAACAATTCGACTGATTAATGACAGAGCTAACAAATGGGTGGGGAACTGGGGAACCAAGACGATTCGTGACGGTGAGGACAAACTCAAAGCTCAGAAGAAATATGAGAACAGCTTTCACGGAGTCCGGTTCCATCTGTGGAGATACTTCACCGGCAAGGGATATTCCACCAAGGATGAAATTGCTTTTGAGCATCCTGCAATCTTCCCAGAGGAGCTTGCCCGGGACCACATCCTTTCATGGAGTAATGTCGGTGATGTGGTGCTTGACCCATTCATTGGCTCAGGTACAACCGCAAAGATGGCAATGATTCACCGTAGACACTACATTGGCATTGACATCAATCGGGAGTATGTTGACTTGACACGCAGGAGACTTGCTCTCCACTCAAACGACCTTGATTTAGATACCGAATATTCCGATGAAGCTTTCATTGAAAGTATCAAAGAGGAAGCCAAGATAAAAGAAATCAAGAAGCAATCCGAAGAAGATTTGGATGCTGAAAACACATTGTCGGAGCTATTTTGAAAGAACTAAGATACTGCTTACACAATGCCGATGTCATGGCGGGCTTTGAGTGTTCTCCTGACGAGAGTGTGGGCTTGATTGTCACGAGTCCTCCGTACAATGTCGGCATTGAGTATGACTCATGGAACGATGTGATGCCACGACAGTCATACTTGGCGTGGTGTGAAATGTGGCTTAAAGAATGCTATCGTGTTTTGAAGCCTGACGGCCGAATTGCCATTAACATTCCATTCGAAGCTAATATGATTAAAAGTGGTGATGGTCGAGTCATGATTGTATCTGACTACTGGCACATCATGGAGAAAATCGGTTTCAAGCTCTTTGGACTTATCCGATTGGAAGAAAAACAAGCTGAGCGAAGCAAGTTCACGGCTTGGGGTTCTTACATGTCGCCTTCATGTCCTTACATCTACAATCCCGATGAGTGTGTCATCTTGGCTTACAAGGAACTACCGAAGAAAATCACACAGGGAGAAACGGACTTGACAAAGGAAGAGTTCGTAGAGTATGTTAGTGGGGTATGGAAATACAAGGCAGAAACCAAGGGACTGACAATGGCGAACTTCAGCCTTGACATCCCGATGAAAGCAATCAAAATTCTGTCATTCAAAAAGGACACTGTGCTTGACCCATTCATGGGAAGTGGCACAACCGGAGTCGCATGTATGTTGCTTGACAGGTACTTCATTGGATTTGAAATCAGTCCAAGGTACCATGCAATAGCTGAGGACAGAATACAGTATGCTGTTGACAGAGGCAATTGTGCCTTAGGGGAGTTGTTCGAATGAAGCTGTATAGGTATCGTACCAAACATGCTCATGGGGAAAGTTCATGGGCGCTCGTACACTTTCCGGATGAATCAACGAAAGATGATGTTCGGGAATACTTCATAGAGCTTTCGGAACAATGGAATTGGAGTGATAAGTTCAGAGGAATTGAGTGGATTGAAGTCAAGAAGATTCCACTTCAGTTCGTTGAGAGGCGTATGACAAGCGTTTCTAACCAGATAAAATCCCTGAAGGAAGAATTGAAGGAGCTTGTTACTTTCTCGCATTCGTGTGATGTGGCACCTGAAAAGACATGTAAAACCTGTTGCCACCAACCCCGGAAAGATTGCTCATGGAGAAAGGCTTATCATAAAGAGCTTGGAAATTACTGTGGGAAAAATAAGGAACAGTGGAGGCCCTTATGGAAAGAATGATATTTGGTAAGGGTAAAGGCAAAGTCGGTAAGACTCCTGCTGTGCTTCTGACCAACCCAAAGTACTCACGCAATGTGAGCCAAGCCGTTCGCGCCTGCTCGTGCTTCGGTGTGGAGCAGTGTTGGTTCACTGGCAACCGTGTTCAGGTTGAATTAGAGAATGCTACAAGGCTCCCACGGGAAGAACGGATGAAAGGGTATAGCTCAGTTGACATCATTCAGTATGATTATCCGTTCGAACAGTTTCAGAACGCTACCGTTGTTGGTATAGAGGTTGTAGCTGGTGCAGAGATGATGACCGACTTTGAGCATCCTGATAATGCCTTGTATGTGTTCGGGCCTGAGGATGGTGGACTCACAAGTATGGTAAAAGGCTTCTGTCATCGTTATGTGTTCATTCCGATGAGGCACTGTTCCAATCTCGCCGCGGCGGTCTACATTACTTTGTATGACAGATTCCTTAAGGAGTGTTGGAATGGCAAGACTGAAGCAATCTCAACCGACCAAATGCTTAATGAACCTCGGGGATGGGCGAAGTTTGAAGATACAGTCTATGGCCCCATTGAAAACCAAAGAGACAAATCAATCGGAGAAATTCTTCCATAAGGAGGCAAGATGCCACATTACAGGAAGCTTCACATTAACGGTGCCGAATACGAGTACCATACTGGCAAGACTGGGGTTAAAGTAAAGTTCCCCAATGGTAAGAGTGCTTTCATGCACTATAAGGACATGTACGATGTTATTTACAGTGAGGTTAACGGCACCGCTGCTTCTGAAGTGACGCCTGAAGTCATCATCACGAACATCGTTACCAAGTTCGATACGTCGAGCTGGGGTGGAAGTTTGTCTTGACTTTACCTGTCCAATAATGTATATTAAAGGTATGAATCAGAAAATCTTTTGGACAACAGTGATAGTCGTTTCGTTCTACCACTGTAGGACGTGGAATCGGACTGAACGAAACTCGACAGTACCTTAGAGAGATTGGACAGCGATAATGTTTGACATCAACGGAAAGTTTACTAACGCTCGCATCATGATTGACGATGTTGAGGAAGCCTGCGTGGCTCAGATTACCAAAATGGTGAACCACCCAGCCTTCGTCAATCCAGTCGCCATCATGCCAGATACACACGCTGGTAAGGGCTCTGTTATCGGCTTCACAATGCCAATGGGTGAAAAGGTCATCCCTAACGTCGTGGGTGTTGACATCGGCTGTGGAATGCTTTCACTCAATGTCGGCAAGGAACTTCCAATAGACTTGGAGCACCTTGACCACAAAATCCGTCAGCGAGTACCTTTCGGATTTGAAGTCCATGAGAAAGCCGCCTTTCACATGAAGGAAGATTTTCCGTGGCGTACGGCCAATACGATGGCAGAAAAGTTCGCAACTGAATATCGTAAGAAGTTCGGAGAGGACATCCATCAGTATCGTCCAAGCTTTGACATTGATTGGTTCATGAAGAAGTGTGGCGACATCGGTGCGGACCTGAGAAGGACAATCAATTCAATGGGAACGCTTGGTGGTGGAAATCACTTCATTGAAGTTGGTACGGATGGTGAAGGTAACTATTGGATTACCATTCACACCGGCTCCCGGAACTTCGGTAAGTGTGTCTGTGACTATTGGCAGAACATAGCTTCAAAAGTCATTAAGCATAAGAAAAAAGATTTGATGAATGAAGCCATGCTTGAAATCCGTCAGAAGTACACCGGCATGGAAATCAAGCGACAGATAAGACTGAAGCGTGAAGAACTCGGCTTGAATGATAAGGTATCGGATGAACTCCAGTACCTTGAGGGTGAACACGCAGCTGGATATTTGTTCGACATGGTATTCGCACAGCAGTATGCTAAGTCGAATCGTCAGTGTATTGCTACAACCATTTTGGATATTCTTGGGATTATTGGTAACTCCCTTTATCCTGACGCTATTGAAACCGTTCACAACTTCATAGATTTTCGTGACTTCACGGTTCGTAAAGGTGCCATTCGTGCATACACAGGGGAGCGTATGATTATCCCATTCAACATGAGGGATGGGATATTGTTCTGTGAGGGGAAATCCAACCCAGAGTGGAACTATTCGGCACCACACGGGGCAGGACGGTTGATGTCCAGAGCACAAGCCAAGAAGAATATCGACCTGAAAACTTTTGAGTCCCAGATGGAAGGCATCTATTCTACCTCAGTTGAATCCGGCACATTGGACGAAGCTCCAGATGCATACAAGGACGCAAAGGTGATTGAGAAAGCAATTGAGCCAACTGCGAAGATTCTTTTCAAGGTGAAGCCAATTATGAATATGAAGGACACGGGCTCACCGGGCTGGAGAAAGAAAAAGTAATGCTTCTGAGCCAGTGCAATGAAGGCGATGAGGTTGTCGTTAGAAAAGTGGCAATCCCCCGGTTGCTGGTGATGGGAGTAGTACCGGGCAAGGTTTTGAATATTGTCAAGTATGCTCCTTTCAAAGACCCAATTGAGGTTGCCATAAGCCACAATCGCTTAGCACTTCGTGTCAGCGAGGCAAAATTAATTGAGGTAGAACTAGTCGCCAAGGATTTAAAGGATGAATAGAGTAAGTCTCAAAAATATTGCCGGAAGTGTTATAGGTGGGCTGGCTGTTATAGGGTTCATTTACGCCATTGTATATGCCGGCTTCTTGGAAGAAATTACAGCATCTGAATACAATCATGTGAAAGATGTGCTTAGCACTACCGAATCCGAATTGATTAAGGAATATTCGGCTGACGGAAAAATCGTTGACTGGGAGCTTGCTAAGATTAGAGCTTCCTTTTATAAGAAGAAATTCGAAGCCACCAAACAAAAGGTAATCGGCAATGCCAAATGAAATTCTTTTCAAGATTCAGGACAAAGACGGAGAGTTTGCCACAGCTTCAAGTTGGAGTAAGCGTGGTAAACAATGGTATCATATCTCCCATGTCAAGATGCATCTGAAAGAACAGGGACTCTACATGGACATGGCAGAGAAGTATGTCGATGCTGAGTTGGTGACATACGAGATGGTTGAAGTCTCCCGTGTGCCTATGATTGGCTTCATGCAGGAAGTCATGGACGAAGAAAACCGGAAAATGGAAGAACGCAGGCGCAAAGAGGACCTTGAGGAAAAGAAGCAGAAAGTCCGAAAGGCTAAGAGACTGAAGCAGTGGTTGAAAGAAAACAAGGAAGAACTTGAAAAGCTTGAGGAAGAAGTCGGTCCTGTTTGACTTTGATAAAGGAAAATGTTATCTTCTATAAATAAACGAAGAGGGTGGGGTGAGACCCTGACCGTGAAGTTATCACTTCAGGAGACTGTGAATTCTCCTGATAGAGCTTCCGACCGCTTCACAGAGCGCGAGGGACTGGGCTTGAGAGCCTGCGGTTGTCTTTCAGGACCCCTCTTCCACTTTTTATAGAGGTATTGATATGAAGAAATTTGCCAAAACAAGATGGATAGTTGCCCTCGGCATTCTGGTTGGTGTCGGCATCGTAACTATCACCAAGACAATCAAAAATAAGCCCGTGGACCGACCTGTGGTTCTCAATGAGTATGTGGACACGGACGACGAACAAAACGCTTTAGGAGTTGGCTAATGTACTAGGTATTTAACTTCCCATAGGTATTTAAGCCTCCATAATGATACTCCGTTCACGGTTCATGAATCGTGAACGTATACTGTTAAACGTATCAATTAACTTTATACTGATAGGAGTATCATTATGACTACTATAGCAATCAACAAAGAAAAAACCGCTGCACTTAAAGAAGAGCTTAAAACTCTTGCACAAGAAATCAAAGTTACCAAGCCTGCTTTCAAACAGGCACAGAGAGAAGGAAAGGAGCCTTGGGTTCTTGAGTCCAAGCTTCATTCTTTGAAGTTTCAATTCCGTCATAAGCACATCGCTTATTGTACGGCGAAAGGAACACCTTATGAATGTATTGAACAGTCTGTGGCAGAAGGCAATGAGCCTAATTGGACGTTCATCAGAGGAATCCAAGATGAACTTGCCTCCTGAACCTCGGATGTATCTTATTCTTCGTGAGGACTTGGCATACAAATATATTCAGGGTGGACATGCTCTGGCGCAATATGCGCTGGAGCATTCTATTGAGTTTACCGAATGGAACAACCAATACCTGATTTGTTTGTCAGTATTCAATGGTTTGGAGCTTCGCGATATTGAGAACAGGCTCACGGAAAACGGAGTCGTATTCTCCGGCTTCGTGGAACCAGACCTTGAAAGTCCGTTGCCAACTGCCCTATGTCTCTTTGACGATGGGAAGAATGGCTACAGGCACCTGTTGAAGGATTTGAGACTCGCAACCAAATAAGTTTTACGGTCGTGTAGCTCAGCTGGCAGAGCGGGGGTCTCTAAAACCTTGCCTTGCGTGGGTTCGAATCCCACTACGGCCGTTATTCCTTACTTCCATCAATCGGTACAACTTCCAGTTGCTTAGAATAATCTATGGCAAACCCAGAGGCCCTAAGGAACTCTGTGAAGTCATCCAGTACTGCATCCAAAGAAACATTCTCAGTAATGAAGGTGACTTCCGTTGGGTCGTTATCCGACATCTCCTTAATGAACTTCATCCTCATTTCGGCTGACCCTCCGGATTTGGTGCAGGCGGAACTCCAGTCATCTTCTCGGTGTAACACTTCTCAGAGCAACAACCATACTCAGCAAAGTGCATAGTTCCATACTGCTGTCTCACGGTCTCGTGAGTGTATTCCTTTCCACATTGAGCACATTTCATGGGTGCCTCCTTTTGAATACCATAAAGTACAAATGAACAATCTCTGCCCTGTCAAACACTTCAAACTGAGGATTGTATGCAGGACGGAAGTTGTATACGATGTTATCATATAAGTAAAACTTAGCGTCAGAGAATATATCCCAAATATCAAAACTCCCACGTAGCTCAGCCTTTCCCTTCTCCTTGAAGTCATTCATCTTGACAATTGCCAAGCCATCTTCTTTGAGTAACTTACTAAATAGCTTCGAGGAGTTCTGTGCGTCCAGATAGAACGTCTGGTTGCGTGGAGGTTCGTACAGGATGATGTCGTAGCGTTTATCCCTGACGGTACCTCCAAGGTTTTTAGTCTTATCTATGTTGTACATTTTTAAGTCTTGCTCAGTCCACATGTGGGAGTGGGAGCAATCAAGGACTCGGGTTTTGCGGTTCTTGGACTTGTTGGGGTCGAAGTAATTGAGGACACGACTGAATGCAGTTCTCAAATCACATCCATCTCCAATTACTGAGTGTAGTCCTTTCTTTCCTAAAAATGACGAGTTGTAGTTCATAAATAAATTCTGTTCAGCGACTCGATAATATCATCTATCAAATACTTGTCCCAGCCTTTGGGGTTGAACGCTCCATGTCTCATAATGTATGAAGGATGTAGGCTCGGCTTAACAATGAATGTGCCGAATGCTTTGTTAGTAATAGTATATATGTTTTGTCTATCTGCGGTGATGCCAAGCTTGTTGTCAAGGAAGCAAGACTTAGCTGCGTTGCCAAGTGGCATGATGACTTTCAGTCCATGATTCTTGCGAAGTCTTTTGATGTCTCGGTGAAGGTATGGGAGACAATATTCTAGCTCTGTTGGATTGGGAATCCGGTTGCCTTCTGGGTTGTCTCGTATCGTATTGCCGAATGCCACACCGAAAGGTTTGCCCCACAGTTTCTTGGCATACAGGATGCATGTCTTGAGCCGTTTACCGGCATCGCCCACGAATGGCCTCCCCTTTTCACGTTCCTCGGCTCCTCCGCCTTGCCCGATGAAAAGGATGTCCACTCGGCTTTCGATGTCAAAGAAAGTCGTGGGGAGATAACAGCACTTATCAAAAACGGGGCAATTCTCCCGCTTACAAGCGAAATCCATTACTGGCATAATTAGTACGGGTCTTTGTTGTCTTTGAGGACTTTAATTTGGTCTTCTTTGCTTAAATTTTTCTTCCAAGCATGTTTACCATAATCATTCAAGTAGCATCCCGGTCCCACGATGTCGAAGCCACCATGTCCGTTAGCCATATCGAAAACTTTTTCCATCTTGCCCTTCTTACACTCAGGGCATTTCTCAGGATGTTTACAATCTTCTGAGACTGAGAAGCTTTCTATGTACTCATCTGAGAAACCACACTTATCACATTTGTAAGTATTAATTGGCATCTTACCTCCCGTTCAAATCTTCAGTTGCTTTCTTCAGCGAACCAGCAATCCTATCCAGTATTCTTATGTTCTTGGAAACGTCTGCAAGGTTCGAAGCAATGTCTCTACTGACTCGCAATTCGTCTGTAGCGCTCTTTGTATTCTTTGTAGTGTCCTTAATAGCTCTATGCATCTCGGACAAGCTTTTAACGACTAATTCAATGTTGTTGGCGTGCCTTCGTATGACAGCAATATCGCCTAGGTCATTATTTAGTTTCTTGGAAAGGTCGTTCTGTCGTTTGAGGATTTTCTCTTGTGACTCGTAGAAGTCTTGGTTGACTTCGATGAATCTTGTGAGAAGCATTTCAAAGGCATTGACACCTTGTACCAACATATAGACAAGGAATGTCACCCATATACCGACTCCCAGAGCAACGAGGGAGCCCAGAATCCACACAACAATCATCCCGAATGTGGCAATCAACCACCATACCAGAGCCACCAAACCACCACCTATCAAGCCGCCTAGTAGGCGCATTAACCATCTACGGAACATCAGGGCCTCCATCTTTTGTATGCACGTATGCGTGGAACTTCTGGCTCCATTCTGCCAGAATATTCTCATTGGCTGAAAGCTCCTCAAGAGTCTTTGTAAGCTTATCTTGAAGGCTATCATAATCGAGGATTTCAAGCTCACTATACATTTTGTATAGAGCTATGTTGACCATCATCCAAGTGTGCATCCCACCATTCTTGAAGTGCATCATTTGGCTTGACTGTGGCTGTACGACTTCTTGCTTCTTGCCATTATCCAAGCGCGCCACTCTGTCAATTAGATTGAACAGGGCGAGCATAATGACGGCAAGAAAAATTAGTATAGCTATGTTCATAATTCCTCGGGAGTATTTATAGAAATAAAAAATGGTTGAGCCCATTACAGGCCCAACCATGTATGTCAGAAGTAAGTCCTACCATTAGGCAGGAGTCTTAATCTGATACTTCTCCAGCTTCTTGAGCATGATTCCAAGTGGAGTGAAATCCTCTGCCTTGAAAATGGCTTCAAGGATGCTCGGGGAGAATCCGGATACCAGTCCAACGTCCTTATGGAAGGCAGTCGATGGCGAACCAGCGTGTCCTGCCGTGTTCCAGTAGACGGTCTTCGGACGGGTGTAACCGGCATCATCCCACTTCTTCAGGCATCCCTCGACCTCAGTCATATCTCCTCGGTGAGAAGTACCACCGTGGAACTGCATGTCGGAGATGATAAGAAGCATGTTCGGAATCTGGTCGTTCGTAGCACTGAACATCTGTGCGTGGTTCAGAAGCATGTCAAGAGCCTTGTCGATTCGGGTAGAACCAACAGCACCATCGAAAATACCGTAGCTGGCTCCCCATCCGTACCTGTCGCTTGCACGACCCATCGGGTTTGCACCCCTTCCGTAAGCCTCAGAGAAGGTGTGTCCCTTCCAATCAGTCAGCTTCGACTCGGAGCAGAACTGGATGAACTTACGGTGGAATGGGCTGTCCTGTGGAATTCTGTCAGAGCAGTACAGAGCCAGACCAGTTGACACATGCCATGCCTCTACGCTTCCACCGATACGCGAACTCATGGAGCCTGAAGTATCACAGATTACCATGATACGAAGCTTCGAGTCACCAACCCAGTTCGGCATTGCCGTGAACTGAAGGTCAGCCGTCTTGGCATCGCCGTTCATAACGGTACGAACAAGGTCGTGTGGGAATACCACACCAGCGTTAATCTTAGCTTCGCCCTTCTCAACCTTGGTCTTGAAGGCTTCGAACCTTGCGGCGTCATGCTTGGTGAATGCCTTGGTGTAACGAGACATAGCTACCGATGGTACATGCTGGTAGTTAATCTCAGTCCACTGGTTAGCGCACATAGCACGCTCAGGCACGTTCTTACGTCCTTCTGCAAGCCATCGACGGAAGTCACCAATGTCCTTCAGGAGCTTCTTCTGTCGAAGGCTCTTCAGGATGTTAGTATCCTTTCTGTCTGCCCACTTACAGGCTAGACCGTCCTTTTCGGCAACTGCGTCAGCCCACAGGGATGTAGCAACGGCCTCAACGTCTGTACCATTGAATGTACGAAGGTCATCCCAACGACCAAGCTCAGGGATAGAACCGATGTTCACCTGAAGCCATGCCGGTGCAGTCTCTGCCAGCCAGCGAGCGCAGTCACGGAATCCGGAACGGTTTCCGGCTCCACCACGACAGTCACGAAGCCAGAACAGAAGCTTCACGGCGAGTTCGTAGTTTCCACTGAACCATACATTCTTGAACAGTTCGAGTGCGGTCGTCTGGTTAGCGTAGAAATCCCTCTTGGTCTTTGTCTTGTAGAGGGAGCCTGCCTTGGAGAAAAATTCCACTCCGTGGTCATAAGAGTGGTCGTACTGGGTTGCGCCTTCGTTGGTCTTCATCTTAGCCATGAGAGACCTCCTTCACTGAAAAGGTTACAGGTTGGAGTTATTTCGCCTTGGAAATAGTTATGTGCTGAATCCAACCTTCAAATCTAATCTACTCAATATAGTAGAAACAGGATGATTTTTCATTGGTTTCGTTTTGAGCGAAATTAATGTTTTAGTTTGCTGAACTCATCCTTCATTCTCTGCGCTTTCTTCACAGAATTTTATTTATACTTCTAGGGGTATTTTACCGCTCAAGAAAAGTCGTTCAGGATATTACCATTTGCCAGTGGCTCCGGGGTCTCCTACGCATTGCGCCGTGAAGCGCCGCTCGTCCCGTAGCATTTCCTTTCGTTTCCATACTCGAAGTATGGTGCTACCATCGCTAGTCGCCATATCCCGAAGGACTTAGACGAACATTACTACTTTAAGAAGTTTATCAGTTTGTTATGCTGAAAACATCCTTCGACAACTTTTCAAAGAACAATTTTGAAGCGGGCCCAGCGGTGCTTTGCACTCTTCGGGAGTTCCGACGTCGACCTAAGGACGCTTTTCTAAGCCCTGTCTATAATACACACCACAGAATGTTGAAAGGTTGTATTTGGTTTTACTCAGGAATCACCTTCAAGAACCCGAGTGAAGTGCTTTTACCCAGCTTCGGACAGGGCTGGCAACACTCCCGAAGGAATGTTCCCATAACACTTCTTAGTCGAATGCACATTACTGTGCTAGAATGGGTTTGCCGTATCCATTCTTCAAGTGTGTTTGTCTGTAAAAGAACGAAACTCAGATTGGTCGCTTCCCCCTTTTGATACCCAGAGGAGGTCGCCTTTTCTTTAACTGGGTACTTTGGCATCATACAAGTATATGATTAATTGTATTTTGCTGGACCCAATCTTCTGTTTCAATACCCTAAATATAACATATTTCCATAGGGTTGTCAATAGGTATTTAGTCCAAAAGTCGAAAAAGTTCGTGAACTGGCAAGGTTTGGTTACTTAATTTCGACTTCAATCTGTTTTGGGGCCTTCTCAGGGGCCACCGGAATAACTATTCGGAGCAAGCCCTTTTCAAGGGTTGCCTCGGTTTTAGACAGGTCGAACTTGTCACTGATACGCCAAGCAAGGTTGAATGCCTTGCTCGTAATACCCTTGTACAAACAGTCCTTGTCATTTTTTGACTCTTTCTTTTCATGAGAGACACTTAGAACATTGTCCTTAATGTCAATCTTGATGTCTGGCTTATCAAGGCCAATAGCGGCAATGTTAAGCTCCAAAGAACCGTTTTTGGTTTCTCGAATGTCTACTGGATAATTGATTTTTCTCAAGGACGGAAGTGGAGCAAAAAAATCATCTCCGAAGAAGTCCTTGAAAAATACGTCGTTGAGAAGTGACGGAATGCCATTATTGCGAGGAATTAAGTTGTTCATACAATACCTCCTTAGATGGTTAAGATGTGTGGAACCCATTAGGTGTTCCACGCCAGTCCACGAACTTACTTTTATTGATTCTTTTCTATGACGGCACGAACTTCATCGGTGCCAGCATAGTTGACATCTTCCAAAAGCTGAAGCGCAAAGGCGGCTGCGGCTTTCGGGTCCCAATTAATCGCAGCTGCAATATTGGAAACAGCATTTTTAGCTGCCGGATAGTTCTCGGCAAGGAAGTTTTCCAAGTCTACTTCCTGTTCGTGCTGAGTGCCAAGCCATGAATCGGCGGCGTCTACATACTGTGCTCTAAATTCTTTCTGGTCCATGTTTTCCCCTTACAGGTCAATATTAAGCTGACGTACAAGTTCTTCCGCCTGCAAAATTGTTATTGGTGCATTTGATAGAGCTTCGATAATTCTCTGGTTGCCGTACTCATCTTCTGGGGCAACATTCAGATTAGCTCTCAAAGCATCCATGACAGCCTTTTGAGTTTCTTCGTCAAGACTATCGAAAAAGATTTCTACCTGTTCAGTCTGCCCCTGTTCGTCATCGCCTTCTGGCTCAACAGGTTCATCCTCACCTTCTTCTCCCGGTAGAGGCTCGACTTCTTCAGGTGTTTCATCTTCAGGCTGTTCACCAAGCATTCTTTCTACGAGGTTGTTAGCCTTATCGTAATAAAGTTCTTTTAAGTCCATAAGTCCTCTTAGTGAATCTGTGCTACAGCGCTTCTAATAACCATAATGGTTTCAGAAATGGTATTGATAACCTGAGACCTCTGAACTGGGTCCAAGTTACATTCATTGCAAACAGAATCAATAGCAGTCTGCAAAGCGTCTACGTCAGTGGATTCATTCATTCTGCTGTTAAAGAATCTAAGCAGAACTTCTTTAGCAGTATCTTCCTGAACAGTTGTTTCTCTGGTAGGGGCCTTTGACTGCTCATCCATCCATCGGTTTGCACCGTCCATGTAATCCTTTCTTTCCATGATTTTCTCCTTTTAAGGTGTTGCTTGAGCAACTCCATATTTATTTACAAGCCCAAGTTTATCGGCAGTTGGTTTGGCCTTAGTATCGAATCCTATATAGTATTTATTGTCTTTGCCCTGATAAACGAAGATAGCACCATTATTTTTAAGCACATATCTCCAACCAGCCTTAACCTTATCTGTTGGCTTCAACTGATTTGGGACTTCCTTCAATTCGTTGCTTGTCTTGAGTTCGAATGCCAATTCCCCGTAAGCATCCTTGAATTCAGGCTTCTTTTTGATGTCCTCAGGCTTCTCAATCTTGGCAGGCTCTTCCTTCTTCTCAGGTTCCTTGACTGGCTCATCCGGTTCCAAGAATTCTTCTGGGTCTGTTTTTTCTGGTTCCTGCTTGTCAGGTGCGGCTTTCTCCTTACGAATCCATTCATCGTAATCCTTCTGAGCATCTGGGTCTGGGTCACCTGAAGTGTCCACAACAACGTCTGTACCCTTAGGAGAACTGATTTCTTGCTTGCCGTGCAATCTTCTCCATACGCCCTGCTCGTCCTTGAACACCTGTCTTGGGCCTTTAGGACCAACCCTTCTTTTTCTCTCGTCCATGACTTCTTCGTTGAAGATGTCAATGATACTCATATCTTCCTCGTAACCAGCTGCCAGCTTTGCCTGCATGAACATGTCAAATGTTCCGCCTGTTTTCTTCATCTTCTTTGGCTCAGGCGCAAGCTTCAAGAAATCGTCCTTGGAAATCTCAATTTTGTTGAGCTTATCCGCCGCGGCTCTTTTTTCTCCCTTCGGAACATCAGGCAAGTTAAAAACATCCTGAGTCTTTTGAGCCGCAAGCCAAGCCTTGAATACCATTCCAAGTCCGCCCTTCTTTCTGTCGGCGGCAAAAAACTTTTCACCCTTGCCATCAATAGATGCGTAGTAAATATCATCTCCCTCGTCATCCTTCAAGTTGTAAAGAATGATATTTCCGCCATTGTTGAGCTTATAGAAAGAAACGGAAACAGTCTTATCATGGTCGTAAATATCTGCAAATGCTGGGTGAGCATCCTTTTCTCGAAAGGTACCTTTGAACAGGTCTTTAATAAAAAACTTACGCTTATCTTTACCCTTAGCATTGTACTCATTAGTCATCATGCCAAACAAATTGGCAAATCCTCTTGGACTAATTTCCACAGTATCATCATAGTCATTTGGTTTAATCTTTCTTTTGGCGGAACCAATAAGCTGTCTGAAAAGGTTACTACCGAACCTACTCTTGGTGAGAATGTTCGCTTCGTCTACATTTTCTTCAGCAAAATAATGCTTTGAAAAGTCATTATACATTTTCATTTCCCTCTGGTAACTGATTTATATTGCCTTTAATCCATCTGCTTGATTTTTCTCGGTCTTTCGACCCTTTCATGGATGTTCGCCAGAAATCTAGCATTCCAAGTCCAGTGGCCCAGCTCGATGAGTCTTTTCCTTCGAAAGCAATCATGGCGTTCATATTATCACCAAGGTCAATCAGATAGACGGCATGGCCTCTTTTATCAAAGTATTTATATCCGCGGCCTAAGTTATTGTAAAATCTTTGTCTTTGGAAAGAATGACGGAATGGGTACTCTCCGCCCTTCGTGACACCACCGGATTTTCCGTCGCCCCAAGCTTTTTCAAGAGCCCTCAGCTCGTCCATTGTGATGTCCATGATACCAATATCAGTCTCTTTTTCTTCATCATCTTGAGTTTTTGCAGCTGTTTTGGTTCGACGAGTTGGTACAATTAAAGGTTCCTCAAGATACTTAATTGGGTCTTCTATGACTTTTTTTAGCTCCGTTTTCGACTTAGATTTTCTCATTTGGTTGAGTCTTGAAGCTAATCCAGTAACCCAAGCTCCAAAGAGGTCTTTAAAATGCTTATCTCCGGCCCAGTTCGTTCCGATATAAAACTCTTCGTCGCCATTTTCGTCTTTAAGGAAAAATGTAGTAATTCTTCCTAACTTGTTGGTTTGATAAACTGAAATGTCTCTAATGTTGTTTTTGATGTTTTCATAACCCCCAAGTTTTTTGGCTGAATCATCAATCTCTCCCTTAAAAACATCTTTGATGTAAATAGGGTCTTTACCCTTTTTACCTTTACTGCTTTTATTAGCTTTAAAATTGTTTGTAAGAGCACCCTGAACAAAGTTATAAGTTGACCTATCTACATCCGCTAAAGAAGTCATTAGATTAACACCAACACCAACGACTCTTTTACCTAAAATATTTTTAGCAGGACGTATAAAGCCCTTGGCCAACTGCCCCCATGTAAACTCATTAATTTGGTCTTCATTTTTATAATGCTGTACAAATGATTGCATTGTCCTCACCTTTAAAAATAGTTATAAAGCGTCTATAACTATTTATATTTAATCGGTTTGAAGCTCGACATTCCAATAAATCCAATCTCTCCACTTCTTATTATTTATAACTCTCGTCATACTTCTCAAGCGGTTAATGATGCCGCTGTTGAAGTCCTCAGCAAGAAGCGGGGCAATTGGCTTACGCTTAAGTGTCATTCCTGCCTCAGCAGGGGTCTTGTTTCCCTTCTTGGCGTTACACTTCAAGCAAGAGCAAACAATGTTCTGCCAGACAGTCTTTCCACCCCTTGACTTCGGAATAACGTGGTCAAAGGTGAACTTATTACGTGATACTGGCGTGTCACAGTACACACACTTTCCACCATCTCTAGCGTACACGTTCTGTCGTGTGAACGGCTGGTAGAAGCGAACATCTCTCTTAGGAGAAACGAACTCTATCAATCTGATAACAGCTGGCATCTCCATTGCGGTTTTCCAGCTATCCAGATTCACGTCATAGCTTGTGTGTACAAAGGTATCGTTTACGCCAATATCTGGCTTAGTAAAACGCAAACCTGTGTGCAACAGTCTGTCCTCATATGTTTCGAGGACTTCAGCCTTCTGACACTTCCATAGAGTTACAGCCTCTTCCCAGTCGATGATGTCGATGGGCATGTACGCTGCGTTAAGCTTCAGTACTTCTCCGCCCATAATTCACACTCCTTCTTACAGAAACATTTTTCTGAATTGCTTGAAGTCTACGTTCTCACCCAATGAGAATTTCAACTTCGGGTTAATATTCACTCCCAGCTCACACAGGAAGTTTCTACATAACAGGACTGGGGACCTGTCGCTTCTGTTATCCAATGTGAAAGGAACATTACTAAAAGTCTTTCCATCGAACTCTACATCAAAGTCAACCAATACCCGGTCTTCTGTATAATCTTGAAGTCCACCCTTCTTTATCTCAAGGATGTCCTTAATTTTCTTCACTACCTTGTTTCCAAAGACTTCAAAGGAAACAACGTCATCAATGATTTTTATGTTGTCGGCATGGAGTACATTATATAGTCCATTACCAGTATCGGCTTTGGCATCCAACTTCATTCCATGAATCTCAGGGAATGTCATCTTCTCCATGAAGCCAATCTCATTACTTTTGGCGGGCCAGTTGCTCTTATCGCAAATGCTGTCAAACAGATATTGCATTGCGTTCACGCCGGTTGCCTTCAACATTCCGAGGAAGCCCGGCAGAGCATTGACCTCTATCACATACGGCAAGTCATCCACAACCATGTGGTCTACACCGCAGTAATAGGAACCAACTATTTTAGCAGCGTCAAGCGCAACCTTTTTTTCCAACTCACTGAGTTTGTAAGGCTCCACTTCACCACCGAGAGAAAAGTTGCTTCGGAAGTCACCGTCAATACGGTTCCTTCTCATTGAAGCTATAATCTTGCCCTTGACTATAAATGTTCTCACATCATAATCGCTGTCAAGATACTCTTGTATCAACAGCTTAGCTTTGTACTTCCAAAGTGTTTGCAAGACTCCTGCCAATGATTCGATGGAGTCTATGCGACTTACGCCGATACCATGACTTCCTCTCATTGTCTTTAGGACAATCGGGAACTTGCCACCGATGGATTTCAAGGCGGCTGGTATAGCTTTGGCATTTGGTATCAGCGCCGTTCTTGGCACCGGGATTCCACTGGACTGCAATTTCACAGTTGTATTGTACTTGTCAGCACACAGTTCAATGACTTCCTTACTCGTCACGATAAATGCTCCCTTAGCCTCAAAGTATGTCAAGAGTGCCAAGGCAACAGGGTCGTGTATACAAGAGCCTCTGATAAGAACCACAGTATTCTCAGGGTCGAGTTCTATGTTCTTCTCAGGCTCTTTGACGTTTCTAATTACAATGTTAGGGTTGCCTTTATCAAAGTCCGAAATGTAATTTGAGCCCGGTACTAAAACTGGGAAGAATGGCATGTCTCTTTTTAAGCACTCTTCCTTTATCTTTCTAGCCGCCGGATAAAGATGCTCAGCGTCTTTCGGATTGTTCTCAGTTATAACGATAACATTGATGTTAGAGCTGTCCTGACTATCGGCAAATTCTCTAAGCACGTTGTTCCCTTATGTGTTGAAAGACTTGTATTTATACACAATTATTTATACTTTTTGTTCCATGCTCTGATTCGGTCCTCTAAACCAGCGTAATTAATGGACGAACGCCATCCTTTTTGGCAGTTGTCCTTGTAAAGCATTAAACAACAATTAGCTGGGTGTCTCAGAACTTTGGGCGGGATTGTGTGCTTCCAACCATAGCTGATAGACAGCATATGGTCCCGAGAAACGCCATCAGGGTTGTTTATATCATACCATCCGAATTGTTTCACTAAATCAGTGTCAAACTCTTCGGTATATTCTTCTATGTCGAACTTGAACCGGCATAGCCTGCTGTACTCTTTGTAAGTTAATCCCTTACGCTTCCTTTTCTGAGGTATCTTCTGCCTCTTGTGCTTCTTTCCCAATATGTGCTCTCTGGTTTATGTACTTCAACCAGATTCAATTCAAAATCGTAATTCAATAACTTAGAACTCAATAAATGGAACCTCCACACCATCCTTCATCTTAATCGTGTCCTCAGTAACCCCAACGCCTTCGATTCTTAACTTGGACTTTTCAACATACTCCTCATTGATTTCAAGTCCAATGTACTGTCTCTTTAGCTTCTTGGCTTCCTTTGCAGTCGTTCCAGAACCTGAGAATGGGTCCAAAACGACATCACCTTCTTTACTCCATGTGCGGATATGGTCTCTTGCCAGTTCAGATGGGAACACGGCAGGATGCCATTTCCAGTCATCAATGTCCTTCATACTTGCCGCTTGCTCAGGCTTGATAAGCCAGACATTGAAACGAGCGCCAAACTCCTTTAACGGATTGTTAGCGAAAGATTCACACCAAACCAACTCGTCATCAGTGCATCGCTTGTTCTTAAAGTTTCCTTGGTGTGGGAGCTTGTTCTTGTTGTAAGTGACGTTCTTTCTGTCTTTGATAATGTTTGTGGTATTCGGTCTACCTTTGGAAAGCACAAACATGTATTCAATGCACTGGTGATACCTTATCTGGTCCGGGAATCGGACTCCCGGCTTTTGGTAGTACATGGTATCGTGTAGGTTGAATCCTACGTTCATGAAATACAGAGCCTGACGGAACGAGTTGCCTGTTTCGGTTTTGCCCCCATCTCTGCCATCAACCGTTTGGTCATTGACAACCCAGACAACAACTCCACCCATTTTGGTGACTCTGAACAACTCTTCTGCCAACTCCTCAAATGGGAATGAGTAATTTCCTATGAGTTCCTTGCGCGGAGCCCCTTTGGTGTCTAGCTTGTGGTTGTAGTTCCTGATGCCGTCATATGGCGGCGAAGTCACCGTCAAGTCAATACAGTTGTCAGGGAATTTCTTTAGAGTGTCTACGTTACTTCCTAGAACGATGTCGTTCAGGCAGTTTTCAAAAAAGCCCATGATACCTCCTTTATATACAAAATAACATATTCGTTATCCTAATGTCAATCAGGTATTGTGACAATATACTTATCTGTGAAAAACTTTACGTGTTGATGAATGGTTGCTCCAGTTGATTCGTCTATCTTGGTGTATGTCCTTCCCTTATCCATAAACATCTGTCCAGTTTTCAGTTCACAGAAAAGCATTGTCATATGGCCTCCTTATAGCTCCGGGACTGTCACCCCCAGTGATTCTTCGAACCACTTAGCAACAATCCTCCGATGACAGAATTTGCCGGGAGCCTCCCAGCAAAGTAGAATTGAGAAGCGTCCAAGCTCGTCATAAACTTGCGAAGCGTCAAGAGGCAGTAGAATCTCCTCGACGTATCTTGAAGTATATAGGTCAGAATCGTTTGTCTGTTTGTATTGTTGGTAAATATCCCATGTAGGTGCTAATGGGATGTATTCTTTACCTGTGTAGAACTCAGGGGAATTGGCGGCTATGGATATTGCATTTGGAAGTTTAGATGATATTGCAAAGTACGAAGTTTGCATTAACCTCTCCAAGCCGAATCAGACTCTTCTTGCTGTTTTTGTTTCTGGTGCTCCTTGAACTCTTGGTTCTTTCGGCACTCATTCAGAAAGGCGGCTGAGCCTTGTCTGTCACAAATTCGACAACTACAGTAAAAGCGTCCTTTGTAGTTATGAAAGCAAAAACGATTTTCACAGTTGTAGCTCATATAAACTCCTTTCAAAAATTTTATGGCGGAGGACACGGGACTCGAACCCGCAACCCATTGCTGAGCGGACGCTTTCCAAGCGCCTTCCTAACCATTCGGTTATCCTCCGTAGAAGTATTTATATCAAATATCAGTAGCTTTTCGATGTTTCTTGTATGCCTGACTCATTGCAATTGCAGTATCAGAATCGGTTTTGCCCCAGACTTCTTCCACAGTCCATGTACCACTACCGTCTATTTTGATGACCTTACCGACTACAGCTTTGTCTGCTGGAATCCATGCAACGTACGCCTGTGTTCTTCCTTTGGTGTACGGCCTCATCAACAAACACTGCCTCATCTGGTAAGTCTTTTTCATATCAAGTTAATGGCGGAAGATGAGGGACTTGAACCCCCAACACCTTATCGGTACTACATGTTTTCGAAACATGCTCCTCGTCCAGCCGGACATCTTCCGTTTGCTTTTTCCAATTGAACCCACACTGAGGACACCAGTTTCCCGGTATCTGCCAGTGTCCACACTCAGGACATTTTATTTCGCCTAGCCATGTTGCCATTACGCTGCATCCCTGAGTTCTTCAAAGTAATCAAATTCAGCTTCAACGAAGTCCAAATCTTTGACTTCTTGTCTTGTCAGTGGGTCCCAGCCCACTCTTCTTGGATTGCGACACATTCTTATTGTGAGGATGCATAGAACCTCCTGAAATTTTGGTGCTCCGGGCCGGACTTGAACCGGCACGCCCGTTTAAGGACAATAGGGTTTAAGCCTACCGCGTCTGCCATTCCACCACCGGAGCATAAATTTGGTACCAGCGGGGGGACTTGAACCCCCACTCCCCGAAGGAAACTAGATTTTGAATCTAGCGCGTCTGCCATTCCACCACGCTGGCATATCGCCCTAACAGCTAGGAACCTTTTTGACGACGACTCGTTCACTCACACCACATCCACACTTCAGGTTGTGAGGGAGGCTACAGTTACGCTAAATGCCTCGCACTCGGACTATACCGATTGTGGCACAGTATAGAACCGTTGCTATCTTCGCTATCCTGCATTTGTGCGCTTCGGTAGATAACCGATATTTACGTTCTTTAGAGCGCCTAGTTCACAGGTGCGTTTGTCGCTGTATGTTCCCGAGCCCTTACTCATAACTGTTAGGGCTTTGTTTATTTACCTCTTCTTGGTCGGTTTCCGCCACCATTTCCTCGGCCTGCTCCTCCACCACCACGTCTTGTGCCGGGTACTGGATTTGCGCCGGGACAGCTTCCTCTCTGTCCACCAGTGCGCGGTCCTGCTCCATTCGGTCCTCTTCCATCTCTGTTAGGCATTTTGCCCTCCTTTGATATTGTTAAAAATACTGAGAATTATATGGCGGAGGATAGAGGACTTGAACCCCTAACGCCGTTAAGCGCTACTCGCTTTCAAGGCGAGCCCCTCGTCCAGCCGGACATCCTCCGTAACTTTCTTATTCGTCGCCTTCTTCAGGCTCTTCTATTGCGTAAATCTCAAGGTCGGTCAAAACTACCTTTAAAGGCATTCCCGCTGTATCGAACTCAACTCCCATTCCCGAATTCTTGAGGAATCTCAGGATGTCACCTTCTTTGACATCCATTGGAATTCTTTGAGCGTTCTGATAATGGCCCGGACCTACTCCAACAACCTTCCCCCTGTAGTAGGGGTCTTTCTTTTCAACCAACACCAGTCCGCCCGGTGTTACTGTCTCTCCCTCATCGGGAATGATTTCAACAATGACTTTGTTATACAGCGGAACTAACTTCATAAGACCTCCTTAAGATTTCTTAGATTCAACATACTTCCTGAGTTCAGTTTTCTCCGTCCAAGGCAATCCTTTCCAAGATGCCCTCAATTCCTTGTATTTAGCTTCATCGCCTCCTGAGGCGCGCCTTAACAGCTTAACAGCCTTCTTACGCATGGAACCTCCTATGAACTTATTTGCTCTGCCTTACAGACAGTACAGCGCCAACCCTTCTGGTTTCCTTGTCCCTTTGTGGTTGGGTTCATGACTCGCATACCCTTGCCGTACTTTTTGTCCTGAAAGGCATTTTCGCATGTACACTTTCTGATTGCCATTTTCAACTCCTCTCGTATATATAGACCATGACATCCTTGTTGTCAAAAACTTCGTTTATCATTCCTTCAATCTTTTTCCAGTTTCCATGAGCTAACCCTGCACCAATCTTCGGGAAAGCTATTGTCTTGTCAAAGAAAGACTGTTTAATCTTTGGCAGGACTTTGGCAAAAGCATCATAGTCAAATGGTATTTTCGGAACATTCTTATCCCAACCTGACCTCCACTTATGACTGAAGATGTCAAATTGAGTATATGCATTGACTATGGTGACGAGTTTATCAGGATAGAAAATGTTCTGTCCTGTCCACTGTGTAAAGTTTCCAAGCTTCGTAGCATCACCCTTTCTTGTTCGTTTGTCTACATCAAACGCTTCAGAGTAATATTTTGCCACTTGGAGGGCTATTCCTGCTCCCATGTTACAAATGCAGTTACAGCCGTGTACGATGACATCTTCACCACCTTTGAAAATGTCAAAGTGTATATATTTAATCATATAGATTCCTTATGGAGCACCCGGACGGATTCGAACCGCCGTTACAAGACTTACGTCGCCAGAGGGTTGCAACCTCCCGCCTGAAACCGGACTCGGCCACGGGTGCTTAATTCTTTAATTACTGCTCGATGAACTGTGTGACTTGAACAAGATTCCGCAAAGCATATTCAAACCCAGAGCTTGCAGGAATGTTATCTTTGTCAGTCCGAAAATGACGGGCATCAACCAGTTCCACAACAGCATTGTAGGTACTGCGAAAAGCAATGCCAATCCAACAATGAGTACAACAAGCAGCAAAATCTTTGCCAACACTTCCATACATCAACTCCTGATAAAGGTTTTCAATGGCTGAGGTGGTAGGATTCGAACCTACGTGTGACTTTAGTCAACCAGATTCAAAGTCTGGCGCCTTCGACCTGACTAGGCAACACCCCAGTATATTTGGTGCGGATGGCCGGATTCGAACCGGCGGTATCTTCGTTGGCAACGAAGTGCAATTGGCCACTATGCGACATCCGCAATATCTAAAAGCACAGTCCAGTTTTCTCTGACATATCTCAGTCAGACCACCGTAATTACCAAATTGGACCGGACGCTGTGGGACGCTTACATTGGTGGAAAATACCTTCCTTAATCCAATGTAGATAATTTTCCAGCGCGGCATTGCTGTGCTTCACAATCTTATGGTAGGGATGGTCGGAATCGAACCGAACCTCTACTTGCTTATCAGACAAGCCTCCACAACCAGTTGAGTTCATCCCTATGGTGCTCCGTACTGGATTCGAACCAGTGGTCTCCACTACGTCAAAGTGGCGCGTTTGGCCATCTACGCTAACGGAGCATGGTGCCCGGTATAGGATTTGAACCTATGATATTCTGCTTGTAAGGCAGACGCCTTATACCACTAGGCCAACCGGGCGATATTTAAAAATAACATCTTCTTAGGTTTTTGTCAAGTTTACTTACTTGGTTGCCCTTAGCACTTTTTCGACATCATCCGTGTCGTAATCGTACAAGAACTCAATTTCCATAACCTGATTCTGCATGATGTTCGGCTTGAGTTCAATGGCTTTAATAAGCTCTTTGACAATCTCATAAGCATCTCCTGAATGGATAATACTATTCGGAACATGCTTCCTTAATCCTTGTTCATCATTGACAACAGCCATAGCGATTTGCTTTCTGACTGTATCATACTCGTCGTCACGAATTGCTACTCCACCCATTTTTTCATCCAGATACTTATTGTATTCTGTTGGCATACTCAGCTCCTTGAAGTTCGGAGGGAAGGAATCGAACCTTCGGGAAACGGGCAGTCCGACCAACTCCCACCCACGCATCGGGCCAAAGTCTCCCACATCCAATGTCCTCAAGGTATTTATACTATTGTCGCCCCACATGTTCCCAATCAATGCCATCGGGAATCTTATCGGAGCGTTCAAGGATACCGGGCATTTTGTAGTAACATTCTTGATTCCGGTAAGGAGTTTTGTTGTAGCACAGATGGACTTTTTCGGATTCTGCTTTGGTGCTGTAAATGCTCCTTCTGTATTCACACTTAGCATTCGGCCCATGAAGTCCGCAGAAAAATATTTCCATGCTACAACACTCCTAAAAGGCAATAGAACAGGATAATATACCGCTTTCGCGGGTTGCCGCACCTTGCGGCGTGTCCGGCATAAGGTGCCGGACACTGGAATCGAACCAGTCATTTTTTAGTTTTGCCGAATCTATCCTTCATCTGTTTCTTACAAAGTTTGGTAGGCGATAAGAGATTTGAACTCTTCCCGTTACCTTATAAGAGTAACTGGCACCACCAGCGCCCATCGCCTATGTTTTATGAAAATACTGACTTCTACAACTTTTACTACAAAAGAACTTTTTAGTTCCTCTTTTAATTCTTTGACGATGCTCCCTTTCCAATCTTTCAAAGATTTTATGACAGTTAAAGCATTCAAGATTTACAACTGGAGAAGTTCTATAACTTGTATTTAATACATTACATCGTAAGTGACTAAAAGCAATATTATTCACATCAAAAAATAACTGAACAGGATTTTCACTGTTTTCCCACGGTGTCATGTGGTCTAAACTTAGTTCGCTTATTTCTTCAATCTTTTTGCCACATCTATAACAAACATCCTTATTAAGTTGTTTAATAAGGTCGAACAGAACCATTTTCTTAAGCTTTGATGCTGCGGTTCCATGCTTCATTCCAAGTTGCTTATTCTTTTTATCTGACATATTAAAGCTGTTCCTGTAAGCAGGATTCTGTCATTTAAGACGTACATTTGACTGGCTGATATAGAATCAGCCGGGACTTTCGTACCCCGCGTACTACCCGTTCTTATCGGCCTGCTCACCACCTATCCTTTCGGAAGAACTGTTCGTACTTGCATCCTCGGTAGTGCAAACAGCTTTCGCCTCCTACCTTCAGCAGAGATGTCCTGACTTTCCTAACGAATCTTTTTCAATTCGCTCGTACGTCCAGAACAGCTTAAATCTTAATCGTATCTCCCTTAATACCAATCTGAAAACCATGCTCATCCAGCTTCGCTATCCACTCATCCTTCAAAACAATGTCTGACTCATCGGACAGGATATTGTCCTGATAGTGGACAAGCACCATCTTCTTTTTGATGTCTGCTGGCAATGTCACCAACTCAGTAAAGTTGGCATGAACTCCCGAACAGAAAGGAAGCGTCTCACAGTCTTGTATAATGACATCGGCTTCCTTGTAGAAGTCCATTATCTGATTCGGATTGAACTGAGTATCTCCGGTAAGGAAAACTCTCTTGCCCGAATCAGGGTCTGTGAACATGAGTCCGTATGAAGGCACTAGAGCATATCCATTCATGATGTGAACGGATTGCACCAAACTGAATGTGATGCCTTCCCACTCGAAAGAGTCATTCGGACGAACCATGTTTACATCAAAGTAATCCGTCAATGACATCACGTTGCCTTGGATGGATTCTAGGCCACCTTTCCATGTGTTATTCCATCCCTTTCGAAGCAGTTCTCCATTGCCGTACAACTTAATTTTCCCTTCAACTGAAGGGTCGAAGAATGTACAGAATGCAAGTGTTTCAACTCCGCCAGCATGGTCCCCATGAAGATGCGAGATGTACAGCGCATCTATATTCTTGTAGGACATATTGACGTTCTTCAATGCGAATCTGATGTCGCCACCAGCATCAAAGAGCAGGCTTTTTTCATTGTGCCTTACTAAGATGTTGGTTTGGAAGTTCCGCATTGTGAATGCTGAACCCGTACCCGCGAAGATTAACTTCATATCAACTCCTTTCAAGAAGTAAAATTATATAGCGGAGGCCGGATTCGAACCGGCGTCTCCCAAATGGGACTTGGTTATGAGCCAAGTGAGTGGCCTCTACTCTACTCCGCAATATATTCTTTATACATTCCTTCGTGTATTTCGTTATGACAGTTGCCACAAACTATAATACATTTTCTCATTTCATTAGTTAATGGCACCCTTACAAGGACTCGAACCTTGATTTTAGGTTTAGGAAACCCATGTACTATCCTGTTGTACGATAAGGGCATTAGTGGCACGCCCGGTAGGATTCGAACCTACGGCCGCGGGATTAGAAATCCCGTGCTCTATCCAGCTGAGCTACGGGCGCATCACTTCTTTTCTCTAAACCTTATTTCATAGATTCGATTATTCCTTCGAATAACTTGAACGATTTTATGACCTTTCTCACGAAGGTCGTTTTTTCTTCTTGCCAGTTCTTTTTCACCATCTGCATATGTGCTTTGAGTAACTCCGTAGGCACATCCCATCATTAATAAAGTTGTCACGGCTCCGATTGCTTTTAGCATATATCTTCTATTCATTGATTCCTTGGTACTGGGTAGGGGAATCGAACCCCTGTAGCCTGATAGAAAGTCAGGTGAACTACCACTATTCTAACCCAGCATTAAAAATAATATGTATGTGTTGTCTTGTCAACCCGAAAGCTTCAGGCATTAAGTATTTATCTGGTGGGCCCGGAGAGGCTCGAACTCTCGACTCCCTGATTAAAGGTCAGGTACTCTGCCAACTGAGTTACGGACCCATGGTGCCGGTGGGGAGATTCGAACTCCCAATCCCTGAGGGCCAATGTTTCTAAGACACTGATGTATGCCAATTCCAACACACCGGCAAAACTTACCACGGAGTGCCCCATACTCGCTTTTTCTTCTTGTCGATTTCTGTGCGACAGTTAGGACACCTTCTTACGAATTTTCTTACTTCTTTCCCACACTTCGGGCATTTTTTTACGAACTTTCTCATACTTATATTTATGGCGGAGCATACGGGACTCGAACCCGTACTCTGCGGTATACGTCTCTGCCTTGACAGGGCAGCGTGTTAGCCAGTTACACCAATGCTCCGAAAAGCAACTCAGGATGCGTTTCTTTTTATTCCTCTGCCTCACCAGTTGGGCTATCCCCCGATAAGGTCGGGGGAGTGGGATTCGAACCCACATACACAAGGTTCCCTTTTTAAGAAGTTTGTGTTTGCTGAATACATCCTTCTGTTGCTTCTTTATCCATTTCCTCTTTGTACTTTCTGATGTAACGCATCAATGTGATTGCCTTATACTCAGCCATAAATGTTGCGTTACCGACTTCTTTCTTGTCACTGATTGGGACTGGAAACATAAAGCCTCCGTCAGTTTTATACCACAACTCACCGTCCCTGTAATATTCAAATCGAGCCATTTGGCCTTTTACTAAATCTTTGATGTTCATAGAACCCTCACATTGTCATCAATGTAGTGAATTTCGGTCCACGAAAATAACCTCATAACGTGTGACATTGAAGGTTGGTTAATGTTCTTGTGCGTCAAAACAGTTTCATCGTCAAGGACAATTTTGTTTTGAAGGAAAAAACATGCTTGAACTTTCTTAACCTTCATCCCTGCATATCCATAGTTGATTGTTTTCCCTTCGGCTCTCTTTTCAGCGATTTTCTTACAAACATAGTTCCATTGGGCTTTTGTTATCATTATACTTCCTTCTCACGGATTTGTCCGTGATGTCTGTCACAAAAGTTGGCGGAAACGACGGGATTCGAACCCGCGACCTTCGGATTGACAGTCCGACGTCCTTGACCTGACTAGACCACGCTTCCGTTTATTTGGCACCCCCAGAAGGACTCGAACCTTCAGTCTCTTGATTCGTAATCAAGTATGTTGTCCAGTTACACTATGGAGGTATTGAATTCTGGTACCCTCGGTAGGATTTGAACCCACGACTTCCGCGTTCGAAGCGCGGCACTCTGTTCCGCTGAGTTACGAGGGCATAATGTAAAATATATTTTACAAAAAGGTTAGTTATTGTCAAATATATTTTACGTTATTTAGCCGCACTGGGAGTCGAACCCAGTTTTTCTCTGTTTGTAGGACAGACAAGAATCCCGACTCTTACTACGGCTGTGATTTGGTTGTGAGAGAAGGAATCGAACCTTCGACAGCCACCGCGGGTTTTTAGCTGCTCAGCACCTCAGTCTCACAATGATTTTGGTACGCCTGCTGGGACTCGAACCCAGAACCTTCACATTAAAAGTGTGATACTCTAAACCAATTGAGTTACAAGCGCATTTTATCTTAATTTAAAATATTCGTGTTTATTTCTATTACCATTGCCTTTATTTAAAGCTTTATAAGTTGGTGTTAATGAATGACAATTAGGACAAATTAAATCCAGATTTTCTTCTTTATTATTTAAAGAGTTGCCGTCAATATGTTCAACTTCTAAAATAGGCTTTCCTGTTATTGGATTAGGAGTATCCCACCCACACCTAGAACACTTATTTTCATATTTTTTCCAAAGGTATTTTCTGACATAGCTTGAAATAGTATATCCTTGACTCTTTGACCCATCTACTTCTCCATTTTTCCATTTTGAAATATATTCATCATACTTATCATTTTGATGGCATTCTGCTGAACAATATTTTTCTCCACGACGTTTTGTAGGATTCTCACAATATTTGCACGAAAATTTTTGAATTATTTTTATACTTTTTTCATGTCGGGATTTTCTTTTAGAACGAGATAATAAAGTTCTACTAACTTTATCACTAATTTCTTTTCTTTTATTTTTTGTACTAAATGCTTTTGCACATTTACAGCAACAAAATCTTCCAGACCCATAACTTCCATCATGCTCATTATTACAGTTTTCACAAACCATTTGAACCTCCTTAGTGGTATATAATTATTTATACCAAGCAGGTTCAAAACTTACAAGCAATTTAAAGTAAAGCCTTTAAGGCTTCTACGATTTCTTTCTTTGGTACATCAGGGAGATGCTCATAAATCAAAGCCAGTATTTCTTTCCTTGACTTATCTTGATTAGCTCTAATGACTTTATATGTCTCAGCCATTACTTCAAGTTTTTCAGCATCGTTCATAATTTTCTTTCTTTGAGTTTTCTCAGCATTCGAAAAAACTTAATAACCATATAAGCAACTTCGATTGAGAAAATAAAAATCACTAATGGTTTGCTTGGTCTTTTCATAATAGTTTCAAGTCTCCTGTAACTTTATCTATTTCTTCTGAGCTTGCCGGTCCGATGGCACAACAAGTCAGAGTTGGTTCCTTGAACTCCGTCAACCCAGCATCTTTAATGAGAGCGCTGGGAAGATTGAGTGCCAATGATTTGTTGTAAACTCTCAGTAGCTCAACTTCTGAATCGACTCGCACACAAATCTTAGTAAACTTGCCGCGAATCCAAAGCTCCATTTCTTCATACAAGCGGATGTTCATTTCACAGTATCTATATCCGCCTAACTTGAATCCACCAACCAATCTGGGCTCCTCTCCGGAAATGGAGAAGTTTGCTCTGTCAAGAAAAACCTTCAACGACGCGTGTGCTCCTTGAGCAATCATCTTACCTTTACGCATCTGCAAATCAGTTCGCATTACAATGACTTGCTTGACATTAACGACTGACATAAGTATTCCTTTGCAAAGTTTGGTGCTACCGGGGAGACTTGAACTCCCACGGGCTTTCGCCCACATGATTCTGAGTCATGCGTGTCTGCCTATTCCACCACGGTAGCATAATTTCGTGTAACCTTAATTAACATTTTTGTATATTAAGGTTACACGGAATATTTGGTGCGGTCGGCCGGACTTGAACCGGCACGAGGTTTCCTCACTAGGCCCTCAACCTAGCGCGTCTGCCATTCCACCACGACCGCATTTAGTACCCCCGGAAGGATTCGAACCTTCGACCAATTGATTAAGAGTCAATCACTCTCGCCGCTGAGTTACGGAGGCATTAAATTGACAAGTCTAGCTTGCCACGATAGTTTTCAAAAATAGCTCCCATCACATTGCCGTTGTCTTTAAGTTCAAAATGTTCTGTACGATGACAGTTAGAACAAAGCATTTCGCACTTATCGAGTTCTTTTTTGATTCTGTCCCAACTCATTCTGTCCAAAACTCCAGCAATTCGAAACTCTTTATCCTTAAGGTGATGAAACTCAAACATGGCAATTTGATTTATTGAAGTAAACTTAACTCCACATCTTTGACATTTCTTCCCCTTATAGTTTATGGAAGCTACTTTGTTCCTGATTCTTTGAACCTTTACCATACAAGCTTGACAAAGAATTCGATTACCTTTTGATTCTTTTTCACAAAACTTACACTGCATAAAACCTCCTTGGCTTTATACAGTATTTATACTATCCATGTGTGGATAGTCCAAAATGGTACCTCGACTTGGACTTGAACCAAGACCTTACCGGGTAAGAGCCGGCCATGCTACATTAACACCACCGAGGCATTATCTATCCTTCCAACTACAGGAACGGAGGCAAAAATTCTTTATCTTCTCTATGTAAGGCTTCTGACTTTTGTAGAATGCTTGCACATCCTTATCAACAAAGTCATAGAAACCATTCCAATCTAAATCCACAACCTTATACCAATCCTCAAGCCTCTCAGGCTCTTGCATCCCATTCTCCACACAGCTTCGGTAAACGTCCGTGTTCGGAGTCGGTATAAGCTTTTTGATGTTGACTGATGCTCGTCTATTCTGATGAAGCATCAACATCATTGATTCCAATGTTCCCTTAATGTCATCCAATGTTTCCTCAGGGAACCCAGCAATGTAATTATAGTTTGAGATGAATCTATAATTACTCAGAATCCTATTGGCTTCATGTGCCATCTCAACCGTGTGCTTCTTACCCATTATCTTGAGCATTCTATCTGAACCAGCTTCAACACTGATTCCAAGCACTCCAATACCTACCCTTTCGAGCAGTCTGAAATCATCCTCAGTCATCTTCACAATCTTCGTGACTGGGATGGAGATGTACATTTGAAACCCGAACTTCTCCTTCTCAATCGCCTTCAAAACATCTTTGGATATTGGACTGATGTAGAAGTTATCGTCAGCTACAATCACAGCCTCATACCCGAATGATTTGAGATGTCTCAAATGCTTTATCACATTATCTACTGCCATGTATCGGAACTTCGTCCTCATGTTGTTCTGCACACAGTAGTAACATGACAATGGACATCCTCTTGTAAGCTCAATCGACGCCACTTTAGGAGTCGTGAACTTGTAGAAGGGACTTCTACCTGAGTAGAATTTTTCCCTCTTAATGTCCTCATATCTCAAAAAAGGTAGAAAATTTAAGTCAAAAACCCCTTTTGAGTAGAAAATTTCCGGCAATTCTTTCTTTGCCTTTAGGTTTCTCACAATGTCAATGAAAGAGTTCTCTGATTCTCCATGACAAACGATGTCCACCAATGGGTGTTCAACCGTCTGCTGTGGTATCAATGTCGGGTGAACTCCTCCCCACACCGTCTTAATGCGAGGGTGTTTCCTTTTGAGATATTCGGCAATCTTCAATGAAGCATTTATCTGAGGCCCAGTCATTACACTGAAGCCCACACAAACAGTTTCATCGGAGATGGCTGATTCAATCTCACCGACAGTTCGCATGAAAGCGAAGTTGTCACGACATTGAGAAGTAAACATTATCTTCGATGATATTCCGTTGTCCTTAAGGATTGCATCCAAGTACATGACTCCAAGTGGAGGAGTCATTGGCGGAAGACCACCGTGAGTGTAAATCAGTATTACTTCCATGAACCACTCTTTCTAAAAATAAGCACAGGATGATTTTAACGTGTTCGATTAGCAGTCGAATGTTTTTGGTTTGCTGTAGTCATCCTTCAGCTATTATTATCTATGGCACCCGTGGTAGGATTCGAACCTACATTTTCAGCTCCAGTTACAATTACTGAGGTAGAAGCTCAGCTTGGCTACACGGGCATTTGGTCCTAAGCTAGGGAATCGAACCCTATTAGAAACGGATATGAGCCGTTCCGAGATGCCAACCTCCCACTTAGGATATTAGCGTTACGACCTTTTTGTTCTTCCAGCCGTAATTCCAAACAAACTGCTTCGCAAACTCTCTCGCATCCCTCTTGGTTATGCGATAGTATCGTGTTGTTAACTCTCTACGAGCATCTTTGTTGCGATACACATAGTCGGCAAGCCATTCGGTAAACTCTGCCTCCTCTTCGACAAACCACTCATATTGCGTATACCAATTGGATTGCTTAAAATCTATGGAGTCAAAGTCGGCTGAAACCCTTGAACACATTTCTTGTAGTACAAATGTCAGATGTTCTTCCATTCTACTAAAATAACATCTTCTTAGGTTTTTGTCAAGATGTATGGAGCCGAGGAAGGGAATCGAACCCTCGTTTTCTGATTACGAAACAGACGTTCTACCATTAAACTACATCGGCATTAGGGACTCAGGATAATTTTTCTTAATGTGCTACCTTTACACCATCCCGGCATAATAAGCCGGGAGAGGGACTCGAACCCCCACCTTTCGCTTGACAGGCGAATTAGAATTAGTTGTTTGCTGAATTTATCCTTCTATCCCTATATCTATGGAGCCAACTCTCAGAGTCGAACTGAATCTTCAATCTTACCAAGATTGCGTGCTACCGTTACACCCGAGCTGGCTTATTATATCTGAAGTTTCTTCCATTGCCCCTATTAAGATTTCCAAAGCTTTCTGTCAAACTATGACAGTTAGGACAAAGAAGTTCAAGATTTTCTTCTTTGTGGTTCCGTGGATTGCCGTCAATATGATTAATCTGTAAAGGTATTCGATTTGAAAACTTATTGATTTCTTTCCACCCACACTTACAACACTTAGAATCAAACTTTTCGAAAATATATCTTCGAACATGATTAGAAATTACTTCTCCACATTTACAAGTTCCACCGGAGGTATTTCCTTGTTTCCATTCTAATATATAATTCTCGTACTGATACTCAACTTGACACTGTTGCGAGCAAAACTTTCTATTTTTGATTTTAAGTTCTTTTTTACAAAATAAGCAATTCATATTTATTCCAAAAATGGAGCCGGAGATGGGACTCGAACCCACACTATCGTCCGCTTACAAGGCGGGTGCTTAGCCAATTAAGCTTCTCCGGCAAAAAGAATGGCGGAGGATAAGGGATTCGAACCCCTGCTACCTTTCGGTAGGCCACAGTTTAGCAAACTGGCGCAATACCTGACTCTGCCAATCCTCCGTGCGAGCTTTTTTATTATTGCAGTATGCTCAAACTACTGATTCCGTGATGGTTTTTAATTATCGCAGACTACCATCACAAAACTGCTATATAATTCAGGACAACCTCTTCCCCTGGCCGAACCCAAGCTCTATGCTCAAACCCTTCTACACCCCTGTCTAATTTTCAAAGTTTTAGTGGAAGTGTCACTGATGGGCGAGTCGTTCGGGACTTCTCACACACGAGGTTCCTGAATGTTGGTGGAGAGCACTGAATTTCACAGACTGTTTTACCGGCTTTAACGGGAATCCATATTTGGTGGAGATAAAGAGAGTCGAACTCTAATCACTCTGGTTGCAAGCCAAAGTAGCACTCACGGCGCGTCTATCCCCGAAATATTTATTTACTTCTTTTTCAATTAAATGCTTAAAATTACTGTGCATATATTGGTGGTGTGTTGGACACATTGGTATTAAGTTTTCAGGTGAATTATTTTTGTGATTTCCATCATAATGATGAACTGAAACTATTTTATCCTCACCACAAATTATACATTCTTTTTTATGAAACTTAAAACAAATTGTTCTATATTTGGATAATCCATATTTTTCAGCTTTCTTTTTACCACCAATAGAACAAGCGCATTTTCTCGAACAAAAATATTTTTCTTTTTTAGGAAACTGATTTCTTCTTTCAGTAACTAAAAATGGTTTTTTACAAACTTCACAAATAACTCCAAAATCTTTAAGCTCTCCAAACTTAATATTTAATATTTTTTGTTGAGCTTTTTGTAAACTTTTAGTTTGATTTCTTTTTGGATTTTTATTACACCATCTTGTATGATTAGCTTTTTCACTAGTTGTTTTGAAATCAAATTCATTTTTACAATACTTACAGCTCCACATAAATCCTCCTTTAAGAGTATTTATATGTGGAGAGGTTAAAAATTGCAAGAAAATACAATTTTATTTCTTTCCAAAGTAGTGGAGCTGGTCGGACTCGAACCGACAAACTTCTTCCGTGCAAGGGAAGCGCTCTCCCAATTGAACTACAGCCCCAAAAAATGGTCGGTGTGGAGGGATTCGAACCCCCGACAACATGGACCCAAACCATGCACTCTGGCCAGACTGAGCTACACACCGATGGTACTGCGTAGGGGAATTGAACCCCTGTATCCTGATAGAAAGTCAGGTGAACTACCACTATTCTAACGCAGCATTTATATTTATTAAACCACTATGAATTTCCCCATGACAGTTGCGACAAACAACAACACACTTATCAATTTCTTTAAGCAGTTTGTCCCAATTACATCTATTCACTAATCGACTTACTTCAAAATCCTTATCATTTTTGTTGAGGTGATGAAAGTCTAATGACTGAGTACATTTATTATACCCACATACAACACAACCTTTTTCAACCTTTTTATTTTCAACAAAATTAGAAACAGACTTTTTATATTGTTTGCTTTTTGTTAGGTATCTGTCCTTATTATCCTGATAATGCTTCTTAACATTTTTGCGATTACATTCACGACAATAATACTGATAATCTTTTCCTTTCACCAGTATAGCTTAGTTGGCTGGTTGACATACATTGTCATTTCAAGCAAGGTAACTAGGATACGCGCCTAGATGGGTTGCGCCCCACCGCATTTTTGCTGTCTTTAGGACAATGATTAAAATTTGGTACTCCCACGGGGAATCGAACCCCGGTCTGAAGGCTGAGAACCTACTATCCTAGTCCACTAGACGATGGGAGCATGGTACAGCGGGTGAGATTTGAACTCACGTTGGCTTTACGCCCCTGCTTATCAGACAGGTCTCTGTTACCATTCGAGTACCGCTGTATATTTAGACAACTCAGGATGGAATATTTGTGTGGATTTGAACCACATAAATTGCTTAAAAGGCAATTATTTTCCGTTAGGGTTTGCTGGACCCATCCTTCTGTTGTTATTATCATGGTCAGGAGGGTGGGATTCGAACCCACGTGAACTCGGCTCCAGACCGAGTGACTCAAGCCAGACTAGCCTACCCCCTGATGGTCTGGATGGAGGGATTTGAACCCCCGTTTCCTCAATGAGGACTCCGCCCCGAACGGAGTGGTCTACCAAGCTGACCCACATCCAGATAATAACACTTTTTACTAACAGTAACATTGGGGATGTTACTATTGAAATTTGGGGTGATAGAAGGGAGTCGAACCCTCACCTACTGATTCACAGTCAGTAATGCCACACCACTTACACCACTATCACCATATAGACCGATACTTTTGAATCGCCTCGGTTCACCAGAAACTTCCTCTTGGACAGCGATAAATTAATCGGGACTATCCTGCCGATTGAACGATAGGTTACTTAGTACTTTACTCTGAAAAAATCGCGCGCTTCTAACAGAGTGATTCAGTGTCGCGAACACCAAAACAACCTTTTACCCAGTAGGACTCGAACCTACATCTTTCCCTAACTTGGAGCACTAGGTGGGATTCGAACCCACGGTGATTATCTGATTGGAAGTCAGACCCCTTCGACCGGACTCGGGACACTAGTGCTTGTGTTTGCGATATGGTACTAAAAGCGTACTATATCGCAACTGAAAATTTGGCGTGGTGATGAGGAAGTGAACCTCACATCTTCGGCTTATAATTAGGCGCGCACCTTTTGGCCGATATTCTACCAGTTGAACTACCTCCCAAAATTGGCTGGCCGAGAGGGATTTGAACCCCCGTGTGAGCTTACGCTACGGCGGATTAACAGTCCGCTGCCTAAACCAGACTAGGCTATCGACCAGTGTAAAGTGCAATAAGATGCACTATTATGTGTGTTAATGACAGAAACTGTCATTAATGCACATCATTATGTATCTAAAGTGCAATACATTGCACCTTTTGTTATCATGGCTGGGGCAGAAGGATTTGAACCTTCGGTCTCCTGATTCAGAGTCAGGCGCTCTTGGCCAACTGAGCCATGCCCCAATATGGTGCCACCGCGCGGAATTGAACCGCAGACACCCTGCTCTTCAGGCAAGTGCTCTACCTACTGAGCTACAGTGGCATTTGGCAGGCCCGGAGGGATTCGAACCCCCATTGACTTTACGTCACGGTTTTGGAGACCGTTGCATCCCTGTCTGCCACGGACCTGTAAAATTGGGCTGTGACGTTATCCTCGCCTTTTCTGGCCGATGTGCCAGCGTCCTATTAATATTAGACGAACAGCCCGTGGTTCTAATTTACTTATGGTGGGCCGGGAAGGAATCGAACCTTCACAGCCCGGAGGCGACAGGGTTACAGCCTGCTGATTTTGCCAATTTACCATCCGACCCGTCATAAGTAAACTAAGTTAAGAGAGTATCTTAGGGAATGCCTACACACGACATCTATTCGCCGGTGCCAACTTCGGCACCCCTAAGACACCTTTATATGAAAAGAGATTTTTACTTTCTTCTCAGATGTACTTAGTTAGTTCCACCAAAATGTCAAAGAGCTATAATACAAAAAACGCAATAAAAAAGGTCGGACTCTTTTGTGAATCCGACCTTAAAGTCCTTCTATTTCTCAGTCAGATTCACATGAGCCCCTGCTCCTGTCCTCTATCTTTATGTTCCATATTAAACCAAGTATAGAGCACGGGCAGGACGCCAATACTAGGCGCGCACGGGCGCAAACTTGATGTTATGGATTGTAGAATTCTGACTGACATAATCTATTCCTTAAAAATAGTTGTTTTCTTGCAACGGCTGGGAGTTGAACCCAGTTACCCAAGGATATGAGCCTTGGTCGAATACCGACCCGCCCCCTGCTGTGTTTGAAAAAATCTCAGGATGATTTTTGGTTTGCTAAGAAAGCAAATTTTTTAGTTTGCTGAACTCATCCTTCTGATTTTATTTATATAATTATACCATCTTCCGGTACGAATGTCAAGAAAAAAGGTGAATCGCAAGGTGCCAACCTCCCGTCACGCTTCTCTGCGCGCCCCGGACGCTACCCCGGAATTCTCGGTTCACCGGGTGAGAACTGAAACATGTCAGTCCTCGAATATAGATAATATAACATTTTCCCGCGGGTTTGTCAACCCCTTTTACGTCTTTTCTTTCTTTTTATTTTAAAAAGCCCAAAAAGCTTGACTTCGTCGTCTGTGACTCTTATAATAGGTACCCGTACCTTAATCTTATCTTTAAGATTTCGGAGCTTTCGCATCGCCAATCTGTCGGATATAGCTTTCATCGCCATCGGCAATCTTACCAAGCACATCCTGTGCAATGTTAGCAGCTTTCTGCTTTCGAGTCTGAGGACCGATATAGATAATGTCATCCACTTCCAATCCGCCCTTCGTCTGAAGCATCATCGAAGGAATACTCGCCTCAAAAAGGATGTCAATTATTTCAGAGTTTGGTGTTCCTTTAGTAACAACCCAAACATCTCCTACTTCATCCTCAATATTCTTACCAATTCCGAAGGGAAGGCCACTGGCTTCATTGAGTCTTTTTTCATCTACCCACTTTTTGAAGTTGTCCATTACTTCTTCTCCATCTTTTTATCAGCGAACTTTGCGAAGCTTTCTTCGACTTCCTCGGTCTCTTCCTCACCTTCGATTTCTTCTGGTGCTGGTTCTGATGGAACTTCGGCAGGCTCTTCGGACTGCTTGGCACCAATCTTCTCAGTAACAATCTCAATCACGATTTCCACAGGAACATTATCATCCTCACCTTCCTTGTATGTGGAAGTAGCAATGAATCTTGGGCCATTCTTCAGGATGCCCTTGTCATGTTCCTCAAGACCGATTTTCATGTTATTGAGAATCTGAGCCTTTTCATCTTCGCTTACGTCATATTCGGAGATGACGTACTCACGAAGGATGTCAATTATGTTCTTTGTCAAGCTTACTGAAACTTCCTTGGCTTCTTCAGTCAGGAGCTTGTTGTTGACAAATTTGGTGAATTCTCCGTTTCCCATTGGTTTACTCCTTATAGTATTTTAGATAGACACTGACTTTGTTCAGTACTTAGTCTTGTGAAAAGTCCTGTTTCTTCTTCTTTGTTATCAAGTACTTCACGAACAATGACTTCAGCAGATTTCTTAAGGTCATCCAATGTACCTTCGTTTTCAACGACAAAATCCCAACGCTTCCATCCGTCTAGTGCCGTTTCTGAAGCGTGCTCTGCTATCTGTCTCTCAGTATTTATAGTTCTTTGAATCCTAATGGCTATAGTTTCATATCCATCATCGGCACATCCATCCACGATTCCATCTATCTCGTTAGGAAATCGGGTGTCTGTAACAAGAACTATGTCGGTATCTGTGGCAATGGCTCGGTTTCTCAACTGTTTAACCCACCAATCCTCGTCAACTCGCTTACGGAATATCTCAGTTCCATAGAGCTGAAGGATGTTCCGTGTGATGTCAGTCTTGTCCTCATACCAATTTTCATCCGAAATCCTAAGCTTATCAATGGCTTTCTCAATCGTTTCGATGGATGCCTGACTAAACATAGCATCTCTGTCATTGGTAAAAGTAAAGACGGCTGTTTTGATTTCTTCTGCAAGACTGTTTAATACGTTTTTGAGCTTGCTGAAGTCCTCTTTACAGCCGTCCTTAAGCGAGCGTGCAAACAAATCGTTAGTCACACGAAGTTCACGCACTTCGAAAGCTTCTCTGAGGTATGTTGCGAACTGATTTTTACCGCAGTTGATTTTCCCCGACAGGAGTATCAATTTCTTCATAAACCCTCCTATTGTGCTTCATGTTAAGCACATTCATTCAATAGCTGAGGCGATACGTCAACGTAGTCAGAACCAAGATTTCCCTTTGTGACGTTTTCCTGTGTCATCTTGACCTTCTGACAAGAACAGGTACCGTCCTTGGAAACAACTCCTCCGCAATGTACACACTTTACTTTCTTTTCAATGTTCATGATTTTTCTCCTTAATCTCAGAACTGAGACTCGTCATCGTTATTGCGTTTATGCTCATTCTCCCATTTCTCAATGAGATTGTCCATAATGTAGTCTTTTCTTTCCTTCAACTTACCGTCATACTTAAATGAACTGTCCGGATATCCGGTGTAATCAATAACGGTTCTTCCACACACTTGACACTTGAAAGGAATCTCTGGAACCTCATCAGGTGTCTTAAACATATATATGCCGAGTCCACACGGGCACTCAACTTCAAGGAAACAGTTCTCGAATCCTGTATTATCAGGATGCTTCTCCTCAACCATGTTGATTTTTTCTTCAACCATGTCCTTGTAGTATTTCTGTATTTCTTCGTCCGAACACTCAGATTCGCGCTTACCATTCTCTAGCACATCATTGAATCTTGAGCTGTCTAAACAAAGGCTTATTCCTCGTAAGTCAACATCAATATCGCTATTCTCCAAAGCGTCCAACATCAAATCTTGTATCAGGTTCAAACCCGAAATATACCCAACAAGGAAATCCTTATTTTTTACAACAATTGGCACCCACTGGGGATTACCTTTAAACTCAGGTGGCGTATAATGCATAGATACCTCCTTGGTACAAATGTATTTATACGCCAGCTATCTGATTCTTACCATATTTGTGAAGCTCAAGTATCTCCTTAATTTGGTCTTCTTCAAGGACTTGTATAAATCTCTCCGCGTCCTTCAGTCCAACTTCGAAGTAATTGGCTATCACTTTCTTCTCAGTGAGAGTAAGGTCCTTCGCCTTTTTCAGGTATTTGAAATACTGCTTCCTCTTTGGAAGGAATGAGAAGTAATACCTGTAGTGGACACTCTTGGGAAGGTCATATCGGTTTGCCTCATTGACAACCGGCACGTAAACTTCGGACATGCTTACAAACCGATTAATCATGTACGGCACATATCCCTTGCGGACTTCATCATTGTTGAAGTCCAAATCTTCTTTCTCGTTCGTCAACTTCTTTAAGTAATCAAACAGTTCCATGTCGATTGCACCATTCTTCCCAAAAGGTTAAATCAGTATTATAATCGAATCCATCAATGTCAATCTTGTAGTTGTTGGACTCCGCATGATTCAAGAAAGGTATTGGCAGGATAACATCATGCTCATCCACATAGTGCTCAAGCATGTCGGGCCAAGCCCATATACCATCTGTCCTCTCACAAGAACCTAACATCTTCTCGCAAAGACGGCAACAGGAAAAGCCGCGATACCTGATAGCAACGGTGCCACTCTTCAGGTACTGACTAATCTTTTCCTTGTTATGCTTCTGCCAAAACTCTGGGTCAATGACTTGCTTGGGATGGATGTAGGGGTCTTGCTTTTCCTCTATCGGAGGGCAAGTGTCCAAGTAATTCTGAGCCGCGAGCACACCAAACTTCTCCTTGAAGTACTCGTACTTCTCTTGGCGAAACTCCTTCACCCATCCCTTTTCAGTCCAATATCCAATCAGTGTCAGCATCACGAAATCTTGTCAACAATCTTATCAACGTCAAAGCTTTCTACGAACTCAGTTGCGAGTTCCTGTCCAGCATCGTACATCTGATTGATAATCTTGGCTTCGGTCTGTTCGCTGATACGTGGGATGTCCAGCTTGGCATTGAGCTTCTCGGTGAGCTTTTTCTGCCATTCATCACTTTCGATATATCCAAGAATCATTTTCTTCAGTCTCGGATAAATCATTTTGACTGCGAGTTTCTTAAGCCACTTCATAATTCCTCCATTGTTTCGATTTCGTTGAACCTGATAATGTAAATAGGCCCTTCGATTTCTTCGTGACAGCGAACACAAACACGTTGGTCGCTTACTTTGGTTACAGACAAGACAGCAATTATCTTGCCGTCGATTTTCTCACTGAGTTCATTAACGGTGCCTTGAACTCTCTTTAAAGCCATCATTTGGAGTTTGTCACCGACTGCTACAGCCCCGACTGGAGAGTCAACAGAAAATGCCAGCTTCGGCTTCAACCCCATTGAAGCAATGGCTTCACATGCGGCATATCCTTTCCATTCAGTATCAGAATATTCGTACATACATCACCCCTTGACGATTAAGTATCTAAGTTGCTCTGTCCTCAGAACGCGACAGTCCACATGTACCCAAGACATCCCATCAAAGTCCTCTATACAGGTGATATACTGGAATGCCTTTTCATTTGGTTTATTTATAATCTCTTTCCTAACATCCGAAGAATCCATCCCAGTGAGATAAAAGTCGATGGCTCTGCCATATGTATGTTGCGAATAAGGGGAATAGTCATCTGAATTAGGATTGCGGATTCCGGACCACTGCCTGCTTCCACCAAGATGCCAGTTGTTGATTGTCATTGGAAAGTTAAAGTATTCACGGATAGCATCAGCTGTCCAAAGCATTCTCCAATCCATCAATGAAATTGCCTTATCACCACGAGCATTGTAACTGTTCGAGTCAACAAACTCCTGAACCTTGAAGTTCCTTAGAATGTACTGATACATTCGAGAAGGAGTCTGTCCACAGTAATTCATGCTATATCTTTGCCTCAAACGGGTTATCAATTTTAATAAGCTCATCACATCCCTCTTCGGCTTCTGGGGCTTCGAAAGACTTCTTCATACCATTGATAACCATAGCCCACTTGCCCTTGTTATAGCCACGAGCATCCTTCATACGGTTCTCAAGGTTCTTCTCGCTTTCAGTAAACCACATGTACTTGATTTTGGTTTTGCCGTAGTCATCATTGATTAACCCGAAGCTGGATTCAAAATCTCTGACGACTTTTATGATTTCCCTACGTCTGTCCTTCTTGATATGAGTCTCGTCCACAATGACATCCAACCCGTACTCAAGAGCCTTTTCAATAGCAAGATTTGTGGCATTTTTAATGAAAGGTTCATACCTCATATCGAATGTGTATTCCCCACCTTTAATCATACTTCTGAAAGCATCACGATTGATGATAACAACATCTTTATTTTCTTTGGCGAATTTTGTAGAAAAAGTTGACTTACCACTACCAGGAAATCCAATATTGATATAAACAGTGCTCATATATCAATCTCCTTTATTAATCTGTTGTGTAAAAAACTCAAAAATGGGATTAACCGCATTTGGAATAATAATTTTTAATTCTTTTGGCCACGGAACTTTACTTAAATATTTACCTTTACGAACAATCATGTTTTGTCCATCACTACAAATAATTAAATCATTTGTTTTGATATTTTTAGACATTTGGTTGGTTAAATGACAATTCATTTTTTTGTTCATATACCAATCTCCATATTTTCTAAACCTTCAATAATACCTTTACCAATAGTTTTACAAAATTCATCAAAAATGTCTTCACCAAGTGCTCTCGCATCACGAATAGATTCAACATTCATTTCAACACCAAAATCAACAATAGGTGAAAAATCTTCAGTTTTTAGTTTTGGATTTTTAATTATTAAACTCATATATCAATCTCCACTATTTCGTTGAGTTCTTGTTTCGGTTTGAATTGTCCTTCTTCATCGCCAACTTTGAAAGGCATCGTGTAGCCTTTGGCTTTCCACTTCTCAAAAAGCTTGTCTCTCGATGACTTCCACTCATCCTTGAACACACCCATACCAGTTGACTGATGATAGATGAGTATGTCGGCTACGGCAATTTTATATCCCTTGTCAAGGAACTGGAATCCGAAGTCGATGTCATAGAAATCATTGTGCTCAAAAGTCTCAGTATCAAAAGAGATACCCTCTTTGAGGAATCTTCCCTTTGTCACCATGAAGCATCCGTCAATGGCAACAAGGTCGTCAAAGTATCCGATGGGGCCTTTGACAAGATGGAAACCTTCTCCCTGTCCACCACCATCCTTACCTTGAATCAGGTGGCCTCGCATCTTGTCAGGAGTCGTCATCCACCACCCACCCTTCTCGGTCAGCTCAGTCGCACCGGCAATTCCCACAAGTCCAACGTCTGTCTTTTCAGTAAAGAGAAGTTCAATCTTCTCCTTAAACAGGTTGTCCACCATTCCAATATCTTCGTGCATGAAAATGACAATATCATCGTCTGTCAAGTCAGCATTCATTGCGGCTTCAATACCGGCATTATACTTCTTGAAAATACTCTCATTAGCTCCGGGGACTTTATCAAAAACTTGGAGGGCTTGAGTTCCAATCTTCTTGGTTGAAGGTTCAGCAAACATCTTATACTTAGCATCGTTATGCCGAGGGATTATGACTTTGATATTAGCCATTCTTTTTCTCCTTAAGGTCTCTATACCACCATATATGCGGACTGGTGTATTCTACTTTACATCCTGTCTCGTACTCATCCGGCAAAGCATACTCATCACCATTCAGGTAGTCCTCAATTGCGTACACAGCTGGCGAGAACTTGTCAATGAACTTCTTATCAGGAACAATCCAAAGACATCCTTGTTCCTCAATGATGCGGTCAATGAGAGCTGGTTCTTCGTGGTAGTAAATCGGTTTACCAATTGCTTTTTCCTTCCAGTCTCTCTCATTGAAGTTGAGAGCATGTCCCTGCAAAGTATAGAGAGTCTTTCTGGCTTGGATATAAGCATAGTCAATGTCTCGGTGGAACCCTTCAAAGAAAGGCTTACCATTTCTGGTTATAGCCCAGTTCCCACCTTCCTCAATACTCGACTCTCCCCACTTATGCTTAATGTTGTGGGTCTCGTATATTTCAATTCCCCACAACACACCGGCATGAGCACCATTGTACTCAATCATGGTTTCGTATGAAGGTTCTTTACCAACAGGACAACACCAAAAGTTATTCTCTCCGTAGCGTCCACCTATGGAATGGTTGTAACCTTCAACCCTCCACACATCATACTTAATCCCACGGGCTTCAACGTCCCAGTTGAGCTTATACATGCTCAGCTTAGAGAAGTCCGTGTTTTCTTCAAACAGCTTTATCTCACAGCTCATAGAACACCAATTATTTCGAGTAAACATGCTGTGAAGTTGATTTCCTTATCAATGACAAAGGAGTTCCGATACATGTACTCAGCAATGACAAGAATCACCTGAGCCTGTTTGGATTTGTCAAGCATCGGCACAAGGTGGTCAAACATGTTGCGGTACATTTCATCGTGGTTGTAGTTTCTCTCAATGATGTACTTCCTCGCATCGGTGAGCTTCTTGTTCATCACCAAGTCATAAAACTCCGCATCCACCTTCTCAACATCGAAGATACCTGAATCAATGACACCGTTCTTCTTGGAGTACTGCTGAAGAAGGTTAATCATTCTCCTGATGTCAGGATAGAATGTGTCCACGACTTTGATAATCGTGGCTGGCTTGAACTCGATTTGTTCCTGCTTCAGGATTCCACCGATTCTCTTTGTGATAAGAGGCTTCAGTTCCTTCTGAGATTTGGCATCTGTCATGTTGAAGTCGACTTGCTGACATCTTGACTTCAGTGGCTCGATAATCTTGGTAGCATAGTTACATGTCAGAACAAATCGACAGCTATCCTGAAACTCTTCCATGAAGGCTCTCATAGCCGCCTGCAGTGCAGGAGTTGAGCCATCGAACTCGTCAAGTATGCATATCTTTTTGCTTGCCGCGTTCTCTCCGCCCATCTCACCGTCAGAGCCGAATAGAGAGTAAGAGGTTGCGAATTTGGCAATCCTGTTTCTCAATGTGTCAATACCACTCTCGGATGACGTGTTGATGTAAATATAGTCGGCTCCTATGTCATGCACGAGTGCCTTGGCAACGGTAGTTTTTCCCACACCGGGACTGGAAGAATAGAAAAGGAGATGTGGAATCTCCTTCTCTTTCACCATATTGAGGAAGAACTGCTTGCTCTGGTCTGGGAGCAAAACTTGTGATATTGAAACAGGCCGATACTTTTCAACCCATAACGTGTAGCTCAATTGCTTTTTGCTCATTTCTTTTCCTTTTCAGCTTTCTTAAACATCTTTTCAAGTTTCTTACGGTTTTCCTTGAGGATTCTCTTGGTCTTCGTAATGGAAAGCTTCATCTCCCCGGCAGTCTTGCGAATTGACTTCAGGCCTACATACTGATTCAGAACCTTGTTGATGGTGGCAGTGGAAATCTTTTCTTCCTCTACCTTTTTTTCCGCCTTCTTCAGCATCCCTGATTTCTTCATTCGGCGGAACTCACGAGCAAGCGCCCGTGCCATCCTTCTTTTCATGGCTCTGTTTACACGACCTTGCAGTCTTTGTGCATCATAGAAAGACTCACGCATTTTTTCGGTTTCGGACTTTCCGCGGAACAGGCAACGACATGGAATAGGCATCTTTGTCTGTGAGTCCATTCCTTCATAACCTCTTCCGTAGCACTTGTTACAGCTCGGCTTTGGGTCATGAATGTCGTGGTTGTTCTGCTTCGCAATAGCTTTGATTATCTCAAAAGGAGTTAGGTCCTCTTTGTTGATAACCTTACCCGAACCCGTGTCAACAAAAGCATCTGCGGCTTCTGGAACCTCATACTGACTGCCGGTAAGCAGTCCGCCAGACTCGTAGTCATCGTCAAAGGAGCCCGGCTTGAACATACCAGCTTCTTCAGGAAGTTCTTCATCCTTGGAATCTTCAACGATGCGGTCGACGAATACATCCGCGGCAGCTGGGTCGGCTTCAAAAGCCTTATCGCCTTTCAGGAGTTTTTTGATTTCCTCTTTGTCTTTATCCTTGGTGAAATCGGACAGATTGACCTGTTCATCATCACCATAGTTTTTTCTCTTAGCCATTTGTTCTCCTTATTGAATCGCACCCGAAAGTATCATACCAGCGAACACTGTTACGATGAATAAAGTCACCGTCAACAAAGCTAAAGCCTTGTTGGACATTACGACTTAATCCTTCCGGTGTAAACGTCAAGCGTCATCTTTTCGTCCACCAATGAGATACGGACGAAACCCTGCTTCTTTATCTCAATCTGATAGTCACGCTTCTGAGGGAACTGCTCGAATGTGTCAGAGAAGATAACGAAGTCTACTTCTTCGTCAGCATTGTTGGACAGATTCTCAACCTCAAACTCCTTCTCGAAAGTATTGTCGTGAAGGTTGTTGAAAATCTTAATGGTAATCTTGTCACCCTTGCCGAATATCTGAGCCTTCTTGGGCTTGATAAGGTTTATCATTCTGATAAACTCATCGTGGTCGGATGCCTTAAACTTGAAGCGAATGTCCGGGTCGGTGAAGTTAATGGACTTCGGACCGGGAGGAATTGCTTCAGGGTTGGACATAAGATAAACTGTTCTTGCACTCCCGTCTTTCATATTGACTTTCTTGTTGTCAATCGAAAGCTCAGGAGAGTTGACGAATGCCTTCAAATACTGATAGAACTCATTGTAGTTGTAGAAGGCAACTTGTTCATCCTTGAAATCGAAGTATTCCTTCGGTGCAGTGAGTTCATACGCAATGGTAGACTCAGAGTCGGCACGACGGACAACAACCTTCTTTTCCTCTTTATCCAACACAACAGCATTGTTGATGGAAGTCAAGTCTTTCAGGATGTCAAAAAGTTCTGCATTGTAATTAACTGTACCCATGTCAAACTCCTTTGCTTAGGGTTGTTCTTTATTGTAAATATAACATCTTCTTAGGAAACTGTCAATATGCTAAGTTTATTTGATAGGCTTTTTGTGACCCATGTATATCCATTCGTTGTCCTCTGTATCAAAGACTTCAAGCTCATGCTCAACATCTCGGTTGATTGCCTTTTCAGAAGTGAACTTCTCTGGATACCTTCTTTGTAGTTTGCTAATGTTCCTTGTCATAATATCGTCCAGTGAGACTTCCATTACGTCAGCAGCGACACCGGCATACCACAACAAGTCACCAACTTCTTCCTGTGCATTCACCCAGTCCAACTCCTTGCCGTAGAACAAATGCTTTTTAAGCATGTCGGCAAGTTCTCCAGCTTCTGTGACTGCACCAAGAGCGGCATGGAGAAGTCGAAGGGTTTTGTCGTTCTTTAGTCTTTCAAGAACTTTGGTCAAGTCACAGGACTCGGTTCTCAAAACATTTTCAACGTAGTTCTCCGAATTGATTCTCATTAATTCTCCTTAGTATCGGAAAAAATGCTTTTATTATCTAACTCCTCACAAATACCATATAGAGTTTTCCACAAAACCATAGTGTCCTCATCAATAGCCCACCTATCAGTCTTTATGGTAAAGTAGAATCCTCCACCACCGTCATGAAACTCAACTTCCATGTCTTGGGCTTCTTCGTTTGAACGTCCACAACAATCCTCGTCCTGTGTGAGGTCGAGTTTCATACCGCAAACGTAAACTCCTTTAGGCAGTTTCAGATTCATCAGATTCTTCCCTCTCAATTTGTTCAATAAGGATTTGCTTAACCTTCTGGTTGAAGGTGATGTCATCGGCATGTGCGAGTTCGGCAATCTTCATGAACACGTCATCCTTAATATCGACATCAATGTTCACACCGTCTTTGACTGTGAGCCATTCATCACGGACCCTTTCGATTTGCTCGATTGCGTTTTGAGCGTATGCGTTTAAGGAACCATCAATGGCTTCAACATTATCAATAGCCTGATTAAGTAATTCAATAGCTTCTTGCTTGGTCTTTATCATATCAATCTCCTTTGTAAAAAGATAACATTTTCTTAGGATATTGTCAACGGAAAACCTGTAATAAGTTTTTAACCACAACCAGCATAACCACATTGCTTACAAACAAAACAACCGGATTCCATGACAAGAGTTGAACCGCATTCGGGGCAATTCATCCCGACAATCTCCCGTCCATCATCAATCGTTGTACCAATGAATTTACGAACTGCTGTCAATAGAGATGAAACATTGTCACCATCAATTCCTGTAAGAGCCACCAAAATGTCCTCTCTCGGAATGTTGTGGCGTAAGCAAAGCGAAATCATTCTAGCTAGTCTGTTGTGAGGCATATCGCCCAAACACTTCTCCCAGTTATCGTCAATAATCTTGCCACGAATACCACAGCCACGAGCAAGATTGTCCAAAGAACGACAAGCTCTGTTACATGCAATTGCTTCCTTCTTCGCATTGGTGTGAATCCACATGCAAACCGGATACTTCATGTTGCCATCGTCTGGAAGATAACTGAAATGAATGTAGAACTTGGCTCCTTCACGCTTGATAGTCGTTGTCGGTCCATTGATGAATACTTCAGGAAGCTTGAGGTCTTCCTTGATAATCTTGCGTTCCTTTTCAGCTTCTTGGAGGTATTCAAGAACGGACTCCATAGAACCCTGACGATAAGTCGTGAAACCTACCAATCCTCGTTTCCATGCATCCATGTAAAGGTTCTTGAATTTGCTAAAAGGATATGTTTTAGGAATGTTACATGTCTTTGATACTGATTGGTTACAATACTTCTGAACTATCTGCTGGACATTGAGATGGTCCTCAATTTCAAGGCTGTTCGTAGTTACAATGAAGTCATCATTCTTCTTTTCAGGGAAATTGTCCAGAATCCACTGATAACCATAGTCACGAACGATGTTGACTTTGCAGAGTCCGCGGTTGTGAGGTTCGTAGTAATACTTAATACCGTTGTATTCACCTTCCCAATATGTGAAGTCTTTCTGACTCTTTTCCTTCAGGATTTCCTTCACATTGTTGGCATCCATTCCTTCAGGCCAGTCACAGATAACCTTACGTTCGTATTCAAGCTCAAAGACAGGCTCAATGCCGTTGGAAACATTGTCACAGATGACTGAGGAGTTTCCAAGTGGTGGATTGGTGGTTGTCTTAGCATTACGAGCACCGAACTTCATTATCATTTCTTTGGTGTCATCCCAAAGGACACTAGACTTGAAGTACTTGGTGTTGGTGAATTCTTCTTTGTTGTAGAGTGGGAATACGCCTTTCTCCTTAGCGAGTTGTGCGGAAGTCTGCCATGTGATGTTTTCCTTCTTCTCCACGAGTTCCTTGATAAAGCTCAGGGCCTTCTTGGAGTTGTAGGGTATACCTAGCATGATGAGTGCCGAACCAACTCCGTTCAATCCCATACCGAACTGTCTATGCTGACGGACAGATTCTTCATAAGCTGGGAGAGGAAGTGATGTCAAGTCGTTCACGTTGTCCAGCATTCGGGCAAACACCTTAATGTCTTTCTCGTATTGCTCCCAGTTGAATGTCGGATTACCGTCAACGATTTCGACATACTGGGTAACATTGAGAGAGCCCAGAAGGCATACGGTTGTGGATTTAGGATTACCGGGAATTTCCCCACAAGGATTCGTGCAGTCACAATCACCAAGATACTGAACAGGATTGTTCTTCTTCATGTTGTCAAAGAACAGTACTCCCGGTTCACCACGGTTGTATGTGGACTTCATAATCAAGTCATAAAGAGCACGAGCCTTTATGCGTTTGTAAACCTTCCCCTTGAAGTGTAAGTCATAAAGTTCGTTGGCATCCACAGCTTTCATGAACTTGTCATCTATGAGGACGCTCATATTGAACTTCGTAAGCTTTCCTGATTCCTGTTTGACACGAATGAATTCCTCAATGTCTGGATGCCAGACTGGAAGAGCACCAAGCATGGCACCCTTACGAGTCTGCTTCTTGGTGATTCCTACGACTTCCTCGAACTCTTCTGGGGATAGATGGTTCTTGAGCAAGTCTGCATAACCGTCGTTGTCACCTTTTACGATACATTCAGAAACAGCATCCCATATCTCCATATATGAGACAACACCGGGATGCCTGATGCCGGTGCCTTTGATAATCGCTCCTCTTGGACGGATGAAGCCGAAGTTAATTCCATATCCACCTTCAGAAGCTAGAGTTTTTGCTTGCTCCAAAATGGTAAGGAAAATGTTGATAATGTCATCAGGGTTGTCGGTGGTTTTCATTTTCATTGAAACTGGCTTACCATTGAACTGACGATTGTATTTGACTTCAGCATCGGAGACTGGTCCGTTGATGAAGCAGTTCATCATGGTAGCGCGTTTATATGATGTCCCGGCGTTTGAAGTAATTCTCCCACCCGTGGTACATTTCAGTCCTTCAAAGCCTCCGTTACCATCTGATTTCATCAGTGTTTGGAAGAATTTTTGTTCCCATGCTTCGGGTTCTTTTTCTACTGATGCAAGCGCACGAGCAACTCTTTGAAATGTTTCAACTGGTGTTTCTTCACCGAACTGGTACTTTCTTCCCCAGTTCTCATAAGCTAAAGCAGTTTTGAAAAAATTTCCATTCTCCATAAAGATTCCCTTCCTAAAAAGCAACGGAACCGTCAGGTTCTATATGCCAGCCTTGGTCGAGGTAGTGCCACACACCCGGAAATGCCTGAGCGGTATCAGGCAAAAGCTGACGCATTTTCTCTCTGCCGATTTCGTTAAAGCTGTGAATGACTACATGTGTGTTTTGTAAGTGCGGTTGTTCGACCATCCACTTTGCAAGTTGATAGCCGGTGTTAGGTTCTTCGGAGTCCACATAGATTCTACCGTCGAGGTCATGGTCGAGGAATGCTACATTCCATTCACCTTCGCGGAGGTAGGTCTTGGCTTCGTCCACGTTGGAGCAAACAACCACTTCGTGTCCTATCATATTCCTTCTGAACACACGGACACGAGTAGGGTCATCTTCAAGAATAAAAATTCTCATAGTTGTCCTATTCGAATAAGTCTTTTTCAGTTACGATTTTCCAAGTGAGCCCGCGCTTGGCACAGAACTTCATTGCGCTTTGCCACTTGGATTGATTAACCACATACATCTCAGTCTCGACCATATATCGCTTCAGTCGTTTCTGATTTCGGTTCTTAGGTTTTTGAGGCGGTTCAGTCTGCTTGGAAGGCTTGACTTCTGCCAAGTACTTCTTCACAGAACCATCCGGCTGTTTGATTTCAAGGTAGAAGTCCGGGTAATATCTTTGGACTTTATTTGTGACGGGATTAAAATACTTAATGTCAATCACTTCATATCCCCACTTAAGGACATTTACATTGTGGTCGCACCAGTAACAAAACCTACTTTCCCACGAACTACGAAACCGTGGGTTTTTATGACCCAAGTACTTATCCTTGTTTTCTACCTGATATTCGCCGTGATAGTATTTAAGCATTTTACCTCAGAGCCTTAATTGAGTCGGCGTAGTTCTGCCAGTCTGTCATCAACTTTTGGAGTCTGTGCTTAGAGAAAAATGCCATCAGTTTGCTACTATCAATGTCCTCAATTTCATAATTACCAAATGTATTTAGTATGTTCTTTGCCAATTCCGGAGGTATAAAATCGAAGTCTATGAGTTTTCTATTCCGGACATAATTCTCCTTAATTTCTTCATTACCCGGAGCGTCCAAATAGTCTTGTAATCCTGCCTTTAGAATCTTTTCGGCAGTGGCTGGACCACACATTTTCTTAACGGCAGGAATCCCGTCACCTTTATCCCCCGTGAGCAACTTCACATCCAATTCCTTCTTTGGATTGACACATTGAACCATTTTGTTCTTAATCGGGTCAAACTGCTCAATGTTCGGATTTGTCAGGAGCTGATGTAAGTCCTTGTCGGTAGATACAATGATAACCTTATGGTCTTTGAACTTCTGCTTACACAGGATAGCAATGGTATCATCAGCTTCAGCCTTCGGTATCTCTAAGACATAAACTTTACGGAAAGTATCGGCAATATCCTCTCTGAACTCATTGAACACAGGGAAGAACTTCTCGAAGTTCACAATTGCCTTATCCCGCGCACCTTTACGGTTAGATTTGTAATCTGAATAGACTTCGTACCGCCAACTTCCCTTCACATCAAATGCAAGCACAACTCTCTCAGGATTGAACTTCTGAATAGTTTGAAAGAAGCTATTCATGAACAAATGACGCCAGAAATAGAACTGGTCGTTATCTTCAGGATTCATGAAAATGGCTGAAAACAGGGTTCTATAAGCCATGTTGTGTCCGTCAAAAATCAGAGTTACAGCTCTGTCCTGAGCCGCCTGCTTATCTTCCTCGGAGAAAAGGTCTAACAAACTATTTTTCTGCATGGTACTCCTCCTCATATTGCTTCAAGGATTTTATTGGAAATTTGTATTTTTTCAGTTTTCTTGCTTTCAATGTGTACTTTGCTTCCTCGGCAACAAATGTTTGAGCAAACAAACACTTCTTTGGACCGTAAGGAACAATTTTCTGGACGTATATTTTATGCTTCTGGAACATCCACTTCTGATTAATGGTGAACAGTCTTTGCATATTGTTCATATCAAAAGAAGGTTTTACTTCGATTACAGACCGTTGACCGTTACAAATGAAGGGGGCTTTAAGCTTTGAACCGAAAGCGAGACTCTGATAAAATATCCCTGAAGCTTTTGCGTTCCAATACACTTCAAAGTCAGGTGTGTAGATATGTCCCTGTAGCAGTGTTGACCTCATCCACTTCTCTTTGGTTTTCAGTTGCTTCTTCCAGTCATATATTTCTGGAGCCGATAACTCGTATGAGTCCGGTTGATAGCTGAAAAGGTCAACGTATCCGTTGTCCTTCAGCTCGACAAGATACTGATAGAAGCGAACTTCTTCTTCTGAATCAAACTCAATGTTGTTGTACAGTATCTGAGGCATAACCTTCTTCCTTAAAATAAATTAGTCTAATCGGGTCGTAGAATGCGTCATTACAATCCCTCATTTTGACAGCATCCAAAAGCATTTCCTTGACTTTGGGAACTTCTACGTTGTGGAATCCGAAAGTAGTTGAGATTCCCCAAGGGTTCGTAAAGGTTCCTTCCCACTCGTCAATGCTGACATGCTTGATACTCCAATACATCATACGTGCTTCAACCTTCGACTTGCAATGATATACTTACGATAGATTCCACCGTCCTCATTCCATCCGTGCCGAGACCACTCCTTCACCATGTAACGAAGTACCCGTACAACGTCCTTCATCCCGAGCTTCTTAGATTTGTTGAGAGCCCATCGGTGTGCTGTGTATTCAGCTTGTGAGCCCCTATCCTTGTTGTTCTTGGCATGTCCAATCTCATGCATCATGACTGCCTTGAGCACATCGTCAGGATATGTATGGTTGAATGCCGAACGGTTGATAGCGAGTAGCATAATCTTCTGTCCCTCGTATTCAAGGGGAACACAGTTGGCTCCATGTTCTCCGATATTCTCTCTGAATTCCTTATCGCTAAAGTACCGAATACTAACCATCGTATCCGGCAGGAATTTCTCAATGAACTTTTCAAGCTGTGCTTTTTTCATACCAACTCCTTTGTCAACTCTTTGTAGCACTCTTCTATCAATTGAATTTTGTCTTTGATAGACTTAACAGATGACATCGTTCCGTGGTATGTATCTGCTATTTCAGCCTGTCTGATATTCTCTCTGGCTTCTGACAAAGCCGAACTAAGCAGGCCTTGAAGAAATGTAATTTGTTCCTTGGTCATATGAAGTAAACCTTGTTGTAGATTGAGTTCGTAAAGAACGGTTTCAGTTCCTCAAATGTAAACTTGTCTCTATTCAAATGAATGATAGCTTCGTTCACATCCCACTTCTCCTTTTCAGGGAGACTATATTTCTTCATGAACCATTTCCAGCAAAAAACATGCTTGCCTTTCTCCAACAGTTCAATGACTTTTTTTCTCGTTTCTTCAGTCGTATCAAAGTCAATCAGATAGTACTTATGCTTAAAATCGTCAAGCAGTTTATCTTCTAGTTTGACTCCTGTCATGGCGATTGAGTTCTCCACAAAGATGCTGTCAATCGGACCTTCCAGTATGACGACTGGTTTCTCTTTGTCAACGTGGAAGTAGTTGTAGATGCTATTATGGTTGCCTGCTCTTGACAGATATTTGAGTTCCATATGTTCTAACAGGGCTCGGCCTTGATAGTAGTAAATCATTCCCTTATCATCGTAGAATGGAATGATGAGCCTGTTCTTGTACATTCCGTCAGTGGCAACAAACCATTTGTGCCAAATTTGTTCGGGTATTCTTCTTCGCTTACAGAGCCCTATTGCTTTAGCGAACAGCGCAGTCTTGCCTTCCAGAATGTGAATGAAGTGCTGCGTATGCTTGCGTTCGTTGCTTTTTCTTTTGGGCTTCCTGATTGTCGGGTTCTTGACATTTTGTTCCTTCTTTTCCTTATCTCTTGCATTGAGTCTCATTACCTCGGAGATGTAGTCTTTGAAATGGAGAGGAAAGAATTCCTTCATCCACAGGGTTACAGGCTTGCTGTAGAAACAGTTGTGACAGTAGACTCTCCACGGTTCGTCTTTAGTCAGGATGTAACCACGTCTTTTGTATTTGGACTTCTTTGAGTCGCCACAGACATTGCATCGGAAGTTATACTGATTGTGTCCGGGAATATGTCCGGGGTCGATGTAGCCAAGAATCATTTTGATTTGACGTTCAAGAGCTACACCATTATTGATGACTTTTCGAAAGTCCATCGCTTATCTCCAAAAAAGAGGGAGAGCCTGTTGACAGACTCCCCCTTCAAATAAACCAATCTGATAACCAACTTTCTTATTCGTCTGAGTTCTTCAAACTGTCGAAGAAGGTATCATCTTCACCGTCAAACACTGAATCTTCCGTGACTGCTTCAGGTTCCTTTGTGTCAGCTTTTGGTGCCGATGCCGGAGCATCTGCGGCTGGTGCCGATGCCTGTGGTGCAGGAGCGGAAGGTGCGGTTGCTCCAACAACTCTTCTGAACTTGGATTCGAGTTCATCGTATGCCTTGAAGTTCTTCGGCTCTGTGAATTCCTTCAAGCCGTAGAGGCTCTTGTGAATCTTTTCAATCTCTGCATCCGTACCGACTGATGAAGGAGACTCGAACTCACATGAATCGTAGTTCGGAAGGTTAAGGTTTCCGACCTTAATCTTCTTGATGATAAGGTCAAAGTCAGCACCATCGTAGTAATCGAAAACCATTACAGGTTCTTTGATGGCGTTTTCTTCGGGCTGAATCTTCTCCATAATCTTCTGATGAACCTTGAAACCGTATCTGAACAAGAAGACCTTGCCTTCGTTCTCAGGGTTTGCCGGGTCCTTCACGACGAGGATGTTGGAGTAGTAATTCTGCTTTCTCTTTCTGCTTCTGGCAGTGTCCGGGTCGGAATCCCAGATAGCAGAGTTGGCCTTACAGACAGGGCATTCCTTCTTCAGGGTTGTCGGACAATTCTCAATGTACCATCCACCAACACCACGAATTGAGTGGCTGTAGACGTTGACGAATGGGATGTCAGTGTCCGGACTCGGAAGGAATCTGATGACTGCCTGAGCCGTGCCGTTGTCGTTGAACTGAGGGTAGTAAATTCTTTCGTCCTTGAACGAATTCTTGTTGGACTTTTCTTGGTCCTTAATCTTGTTCATCGTGTTGCCCCAGTCAATCTTGAACTTCTTTTTCTGCATTACTGCTTCCTCCTGTTTAGTATTGTTTTTATCTTCGTAACTACATGTACGAATGACTTATAATCACTATTAAATATAACATTTTCCTTAGCATTTGTCAAGAGCTTTCCTAAATATTTTACGCAAAAAGCTAACGAAATTAAGCCTTTTTTTGTCAAGACAAACGCAATATTTGTACCATCTTCCTGCGCTTCAAAAAACTTGTCGGGGTTCTTGAATTTGAACTCCTTGTACACCGATGTCATCACTACATGGTCAGCATCCAATTGCTTCTTCGTGAAGATTTGCTTGGTTGCCAAGACTGAGTCCAAATGAATCTTGCCAAGCACGCACTCTCCATCAATGGCATACTGACAAAGGATAGCGACGGCCAAATCTTCTTCGGTGTAGTAACTGTTCTCAATGTCATTGTAGAAGCGCTTACAATGATACTTGAGTCGGTTGTCGCCGTTCTCAAATTGCTTCTTGCCGACCTTGGAGAAGATGGACCTCTCCTTACCACTCCTCACATACTCGCCAATGTTTTTGACGATGGAGTACATCTGATAGACTGAAGTATTCATCCTAAAATCTCACCTAGATTGTTTTCGTCAATCTTGATTCGGAACTTGTTTGACAGCTCTCTTTTGAGAATGGATTTAGTCTCGTCATCAAAGACTGACAGGATTCGTTTGAACTTGATAAATGACTCTTCCAAGTAGATAATGCAGTCAGTAATTGAGATGTGCGTTTCCTTCTTAATACTCCTCAAGGTATTGTTGAACCTGTACTGCTCTGTCGAACTCAACCTCTTTCCTTCAAAAATCTCTTTGAGTTCGTCATGTCCATATCCATGCTCTTCTAAGACGGAGAAGAACTCCGCCTTAGAAATTTCTTCCACGAGCACAGACTCATTAACCTTGTCAATTACCTTCTCTCTATCTACGGTTGTAATGTTATGCTTTGGCACCCCTCTCTCCTTATTCAAATTCTATTGTCTTTCCGAACTTATCCTTCCTATCCTTGTTCAGGACGTTTCGGGTTTCTTCAATTGCTTTATCGACAGCATTCTTGTCGCCGTTCGAACCCCCTCCAACTGTGCTGTTCTTTGAGAATGAAGCGGCAGTAGGCGCACCATTACCGTCCTCATCATCAGTAATCCTCATCTTGTCATAGTCCACATTCACCGGGAATCCGAACTTGTTAATTCCATATCGGTTCTTTAGCATAATCCACTGATACTTTCCTTGCTCCTTGAATTCCTTAGACTGCGTGACACCAATGATAACGTCAGCCGTTGCCGCGGTACCTATGGAGTCTGAAATGTCTGTCAAGTCAATCTCGGCATCACCGAATCCCTTACGGTTTGTCTGGACTGCTGATACGAAAGGAATAGCCATCTCGACAGCAAGAGCACGGATTTCCTCGGAGATTCTTTTGACTTCAAGATATGTGTTGTCCTGCTTGTTCTTGAAAATCGGGAGAAGTATACCAAGGTAGTCAACGTAGATAATGTCAGGCTTGAACTTCTTACGAACCTCAAGGTCCTTAACCAGATTCCGTATATGGTTAGCATTGATTGCTCTCGGTGGATATTCCTTAATGATGATTTTCTTCTGGGCTTCCTTCCGAATTTTTATGAACTTCTCATGGAACGTATTCTTTGGAAGTAGTCGAAGGTCATGAAGGTTCACGTCAAACAGATTCGACATCACTCTCTCGGAAATCTTGTCCTCAGACATTTCGCAAGTAATGTACAGCACGTTCTTATTCCGCAACATGGAATCAACTGCTAATGAAGCCATGATGAGGGACTTACCCATGTTAGTCTCTGCCATGAATAGTGTCAGAGACTTCTCATGGAATCCACCGTCAATGCATTTGTTCAAAGCTTGTATTGGACTTGGGATGTACTTGTCACGGTTATGCAAGTAGTTGTACAATCGGTCTTCTTCATCCATGAAGTCCAACCCTACCTTCGTATCGAAGCTGAAGGCGATGGCTTCTCTAAGTTTATCAGGAGACTGTTTAAGTTCTTCCATCTTGTCGTTGTTGAGTGACATTGCCACATCAACATTGACATTTGAGATGAGTTTCTTCCTGAAGAAATCTTCTATCTCTCCTTCGAGAAACTCGCTTTTGTATTCGGACACATCCATGTCCATAATTTCAAAAAGCTGATTGAACGCCTCTTCGTTTTTCATGTCCAGCTTCATCTCAGCGACGGAAGGAAACTTCTCAAATCGCTTGTTGAACTGTATGACATCTTTTATGATTTGGATGTTTTTGTGGTCATCGAAAATGTCAGGTACGAGAAAGGGCATGACCCTATCTCGCACCTTATCTTCGGTGAACATCAGCTTAATTAAAATTTTCTCGAAAAATACAGGTTCCATTACTTCTTTTTTCCAGCCTTCTTCGGAGCATTACCATTAAGTACTTCAAGAGCTTCTTCCTCGGTGGCAATGTCCAAAGGATTGCTAAATGTATATTTCTTTTCAAGATACTGCTTGAAATCAGTGTCGTTAAAAACTGGTAGCCAAAAGTCCGCCGTGTATATCTCGGTGTTCTTAACCGGCTTGTCATCCTTGATGTGGGTCCTTCCGCAATATCCTACCTTCGGCACATCAACGAATCCACCTTCCAAAGCATCATTCAAGATACCGTAGAAGATGTCCAGTCCACCATTCACCTTGATACGGAACTTAAGCTTTGACTTCTCCCTTGAGAATCTTGACTTGTAGGTTTCCGCGGTGATAAGATGTCCGACAATCTCAGGATTGGAAGCGGACTTCTTCTCTTTGGCTCTGCTTCTTCCAAGCACAACACAGTCACTGTTGAATACAATCTTGCGTCCACCCGGTACTTGCATGGTGTCACCCATTCCACCTACGTTATCGTAGACGTGGTTGACTACAAAGAAAGTACATTTGGTGTTCAGCATAATGTTGGCGAGGTTGTTCTTCTTTTTCGGAATGGTGAAATCGGCGGCGTCATTACCAACGAGTGCATTGCTCAGAGTCTTTGATGTCACCAAGGCACCCCAACTGTCAATGACAAAGAACACGTTTTTACGTTGCTCCTTTTCTACCTGTGTAGCAATAGTCATGATGATTCCCGATACATCCTCAATGCCGTTCTCCTGAAGAACAACGAGTTTGTCCGGGCTAATGTCGATACCGATTGCCTGAGCAAACTGGAAGCTGAAGGCTCTTTCGGTGTCGATGATACAGACTTGCATTCCCCTCTTCTGAGCATTTTTAACCAGTCCATATGCAATGAAAGACTTACCAAGCATTGACGGTGCTGAAATCATTGACATTCTACCAATCGGGATTCCGCCGTCTACTCGGCCACTGTAAAGCAGATTCAGAGCAATGATGTTCGTTGAAAGGAACTCAGTTGGCTCGTCCTCTGTAAAAAGATACTCAGACAAGGCTGGACTATCTTTAGTAGCCTTATCCTTAATTACTATGTCGTACAAACTCCTCATTGTGCCTCCTTCTTAATGATTTCACCCATGAAATCATCATTTTCGTTCTCAAATGCTAAATAAGTGTCTATCTCTCTCATGATACAATTTGTAAAGTTAGCGTGTCCGTAACTTTTCTTTTCAATGAAGTATTTTTCAATTCCCTTACCAACCAGTTCCTCCAGTGTGCCGCGCTCAATAACTACCTTAGACATGAGCCACCCCTTTGCTAAAATTGTATAAGTTCTTCCAGAGAGTTTTCTTCGAGCTGAATGTCGCCCCATTCCAGTACATCGAAGAAGCGTTGAATCGCGTTCTGAAACACCCTGTTCCACTGCGACTCAATATCAACATAGAATAGCTCATCAAATTCCTTCGGCCATTCATTGATAAACCCGATGACGTTCTGATGTAGTTCATTCTTTGCTGGGGCTACATGCATGAACTTCATCTTAGTTCCATTGTTGACATGCATCAACGGCAGATTATGCTTGGCGACAATGAAGTTGTAATTCATTGCGGCTCTGACATGTTTTGGTAGATTCTTGGGATAGTATATCTCGTTTGCTTTCAAGTATGTCTCAACTGGTTCTGCATACTTCTGATAGTCCTTAATCCCTGTAGGTACTGCAATGTCTGATGGGTCTGCCTTTAGGAACTCGTCATGTGTCTTTCTCAGCTTTTCAAGAACCGGCTTCTTGTCGGCTCCCTTAACCTCAAATATTTTTTCAATAACGCTCATGATTCTATCACGGCTGAACTTCGGTGTGTCGGTACGCACAACCTCAATTCCCGTAATCGAAATCTTAGGCTTTTCAATGTACAACTTATCTTCATTGGCAATGACTTCATCTGCATACTTCTTCTTTGCCAATATGAACTTCTGAGTAATAATCTTCTCCCTCTTGAAGTCAATCAACTGCGGAACACCGTATCTCTTAGCATAGATTGTCAGTATTTTGTCGAAGAACGGGTTGAAGAACCTGTCATTCAGCTTCTGAATCCATGTCATGAACTGCTCATTGCTCATGTCAGTTAAGCCCATGTTTTGCACAATCTCGTCAAGGCATACATAGTTGGAGTCCGTGTCCACAAGAACTACTACATCATTCTTAAGTGGTTTCCATTCTCCATTAAAATCTGGAAATACCTTCGGAGCAATGTTATGCCAGTTGGACTTCATGTATGTGTTCAATGAGTCCGACAGATACTTAATCAAGTCCTGTCCACCAAGTGTAACGGCAATCGCATTGTTGACGTTAAAGAAGTTGAAGTATTCATTTCCAAGGACTCCGTACATTGAGTTGATAAGAATTTTTCTAATCAACTGCTGGGAGTCATAATACTCGGCTGTTTCACCTTCACTCTTTGCTTCTGCGACAAGTTCAGGTGGGTAACTGTCAAGCGGTCTGCCTTTATTGATAGCATCCACGATGAAGCCTTTCTTCTTGAGCTTCTTACGTTCTTCGTAGATGTCACTGACAATCTCTGCAAGGATTCCCTTCTTGTCCTTGCGATAGTAGATTCCACCTGTGTCAAACTTACCTTCAGCCGTGTCCCATGTCTTGTATTCAGAGAGCGGAGTCTTGAAGTATTCTTCCGGATTCTCAGGATTGAGGACAAGGGTTTCAGGTGAAATGTTGTACATCATAATCATGTGCGGATACATGGAAGCTACGTCAAAGGAAACGAGCCATTTAAAGAAGCCCGGCTTTGCCATAACGTATGCACCCGGAAACTTTCCTTCCTTTTTCACAGAAGGCCTATCGGGGAACACAATGTTTCTCTCATGCATGTACTTCAACATATAGCCAGTGATGAGGGAGATGGATGAAAAGATTCTATCAAACGGGATTAATGCCTGATAACAGAAACTGATAGTCAGGGCAATATGCTTCTTCTTTTCTTCTATCTTCTTACACAACAGTACGTCTTGCACATTATACTCAACAAATCCGTTCCAATCCTTCTCCCATGCATCATTGACTGTTCCTTCTAAGTCTTTCTTACCTTCTTTAACTTCAAGTTCCCCGATGGCCTGAAGTGAATATCGTTCTCTATTTTCATAGACGAAGTTCTTGTATAAGTCAAGTCCATCCAAGATGGATATTCCTGCAATGTCGTAACCACCACCAGTGATGTGATAGCCACCTGTTCTCTTTTCCCGGTAGATGTTGAGCGGTGAAAGAGAATGTGTGATGCCAAGAACATTACTGCGGTTGACAAGATAAGGAACGTCGAAGAATCTGATGTTCCATCCAGTCATGATGTCAACTTGCTTCTTACGGAAATGCTGAATGAATCTCTCCAGCATTGTCTTTTCATCTGGACAGTAATGATAATTCTTTAGTAGTGGACTATTGCCGGTGTATGGTTTGGTTCCGAATGTATAGACTTCATCATTCTTTGAGTAGTGAACCGAAATCAAGTTGACTGGATACTTGGCATGTTCAGGGCGAGGGAACTCATACTTAGATTCAACCTCGATGTCGATGGTAGCTATTTGGAATGTGTCTAGGTCAGGCTTGAGTTTCTTCCCCATGTATCTCTTTTGGAGGAACTTAATATCTTCACCGATGTCGGTTTCACAGGTAGGCATTGCTTCTGCAACAGCTTTCATGTCTTTGCGAGTATCGCTTGTCATGAGGGCAACAGGTTTCCCGAAGATGTCGCGGTATTGGGATTGTCCTGTTTTATCTGGTGCGTAGTATTCGAACTTTGGATGGAAGTCTAGCTTTCTTCTCTTTCCATCTACGTTCTCTATACAGTACAAACGGTTTTTATAACCGTCGTAGAATATTCTGGTAAACATTGATTCTCCTATCAAATAATATGGGTGAGGAATTCCTGAACATCATTGTCGCCGTGCTCTATGAGGAATCCTAACATAAGATAACATATTCTTGACAGGATGTAAAGAGCCAAATTGCAAAAAGCTGTCCAGCAGAGCATAAATGTTAGGAAAAACACAATGGGTTGTATCATTTGTCAACTTCCGTCTGTATTTTGTGGTTAACTTACGTCGCCGTTCTCTTTAATCTTCTCGTTCTCGTAGTGTGCTGTAAACCTTCTCCTGATTTCAGCGGCACACTCTTCCAGTTCCCCACAAAAGGCTTTGTAGTTTTTGTAGCCCGGTTGAACAGTTTTAAGACAGAACTTAAAGAGCACGTAGTTAAGCTTGCCGTCTGGTTGTACGCCTTGCTTAATCATTTCGTCTACTACTATATCCATTGGTGGTCTGTCAGCTTGTTTGATATAAGGCATTATGCCTCCCTATGTTCGGTATGTGGGTAGTTGTATAGAAGGTTTTGAGTGGCACCACACTTTTCGCATGTATGAGGATATTGAGGAGGATAACTAGTCAGTGTGATGCCTCTCCACTTCATCTTACCTACTTTACATTCATCACAAATGTAATCAACTTTATATACTTTCACTTCAGTTTTTTGTTCCACTATTCCCACTCCTTGGGTTCATCATCTTCGTCCGTCAACCCGTCAATAGCTTCTGGATGATGTTCAATGTACTCAGTACAGTCATTGAAAATCTGGTTAGCATACTTGTAGATTTCATCCTTTGTCATTTCTTCTTTTCCAGCAACCTGAAAAGCAATCATTACACAAGCCGCATTGATAGCCGTAGGAACGTCAAGGTTGTCATCATTTTCCATAAGTCTTTCGGCAACAAGATTGACATGTTTGAATAGCTCAGCTGGGTCTTTCAGTCTGATATGTTCTGCCATGAATTTCATGTTATCTCCCTAGTATTTCAGATAGTGAGCTTTTTTGATTATTGATGACTACACCACTCTTGACAATCTTCAGGTTTTTGACCCACGGTGATATGTAGTACATTCCGACAATGTAGTCAGCGTAACCTTCCTGTCGGTTCCCACGGAAGCTTCTTTTACCACGAGGTGGATTGGGTAGCCTTTTAACGTCCATTCTTTGACCGTACATAAGAATAGCAGTGCCATCTCTTGGAAAGAATCTGTCGAAGTATCCAATACCTGTTCGTTCTGCATACCAGTTCTCGATGTTTACCTGTTCGAGGTTAAACTCTAAGTAAGGGCCGTGGTCGCCAAAAACAATTCGTGTGTACCCCTTACACAACAGGTTGTCATGTTTCGTGAGGAAAGTTGTTTCGGAGTTGCCTTCTTCGGTGAGAGGTATTGCTTCCAAAAGTTCTTTTCTATCACGAATCCTGTTCTCATAGATTGCTGTTGTTTCAAACAAGTTCCCACACCTTATCTGAGACTTCATACGACTGTTCGTACTCATTGTAATCTTCGTCCAAGAAGCTTTCATTTGGAATCGGAACTTCTTCATGCTTCTCTATGAGATTATCTTCAGGTACATCCAGTCTTTCAAACATGTACTCACTGCCGGGCTCTGCTCTGACAACGTATGGGTCATTCAGTAACCAGTTAGCGTAGTTAATGTAATCTCTATATTTCATACTGTTATGTCTAATTATTCAACAGACAAAGCTTCTTTTTTTGTCTCTTTATTATTAAAAATAGCTTTAATCTGACCATCACCAGTTTCATTTTTTTCCATTCTATTGAGAAGCTTTTTAACTTCCTTAACCAAGAAATTTTTGTTTACTTGGTTTAATTTTGAATGGTAACTGTCAAGAGTTAATAAACAAGATGTTATAATCCCATAATCCATTTTATCAATTCTCATAATTCCTCCTTAATATTGTGCGCTATGCCATGCCTTGTAGAACTCATTGATGATTTTGTGCTCAAGCAAATCATCTACACTCGGAACAATCCAACTCGCGAAGTATTCCAAGAACGGATGGAACTTGTATTGGTCTTCATCAGTAATCATGATGATTGGCTTGTGCATCTGCCAACCCCAAGCAAGTTCACATATGGTTCCAGTTAGCGGTCGGGTCTTTCCAAACCTGTCCATGTTGACAACAATCAAGTCACACTTCTCGACACATGTGTAATCCTTATGGACGATGGCATGTGGCGGAATCTGACCTTTCAATCCGTCCGGAGAAATTTCAGCAAAGTTTTCCCCATTGAGCGGGTCGAGCCAACAAATAGGATAGCGCTTATTCTGCCCTTTCCAGTTGTCATAATGCTCGCGAATCCTGACTCTCCACTCCGTACATTCCTTAATAACCTGTCCCTGAATGTACCCGGCAAGATAAACTTTCATTGCCATAACCTACTCCTTTCGTTTTGCCAATTTCTCAGCAATTTCGTCCTCAAGTACTTTTACCTTCATTTTGAAGTCATTGAGGTCGGTTGTAAAGAAGCCTGCTGACTCAGCATGGCCTCCGCCCCATCCATGAGTTTTAAGTATCTCACCGGCATTCAAACCTTCAATACGGTGACGGACTGAAACTCTTTCAGTCGATGGGTTACGAACAAAAATGATATTGTAGCCTTCTTCATTCATCAGTCTATCACAAATCTCATTGATGAATTCTCTGGACTGTGCAATACACCCGTTGAGCTTATCAAACTCGAATGCTGTCAGATTATTGTAAATCTTCTCGAACTTGATTGCTCTTTCCTCAAGCCATGCTTCCTCTTCTTCGGTGAAAGTGGTGCGTCCGTCAAAGAACTTGTCACGGAACTTGTTTGGACGATAGAGATAGAACATGACATCATTCATCTGCTTACTTTTAGGGTCATTCAGAATCCACATGTCATAGTCGTTAGTCATCTCCACCAAATCCCTAAGATGGTCGAGTTTGATGTCGTACATTTTTTCCACAAACCTTAGAGTCAGTTTGGCTCCGCATATGCCGGGAATGACATAATGCATCTTGGATGGGTCAGTGTACTCCTCTGCCGACTCGTGGTGGTCGAGTAGGATAATCTTGTCGGACAGATAGAGGTTCTGCTGTAAGTCAGGATGGATGTCTGTCAGGATGACATAATCGTACTTATCGTATTCAAGTGACTCAAGGATAGAGTCGATTTTGTAGAACGAAGTGTTGAGAAACGTGATGTTGTCATACACATGTCCTAATACGATTTGAGCAACTGTTCCATCCAAATCGTTATGGCTTATGCTAAAAATCTTAGCATCTAATGGGATTTTCTTCATTATACTCTCTCTTGTGGCGATACTTTGTCAAGGAGTTCACCGATTGAACCGACAACAGGAATTCCTAGTTCTTTGGCGAGGGCAACTTCTCTGTCGGCACCGCTGGAGTCTCCGGGCAGTCTAAGCAGAACGTCAACTCGACGAACAATTTCGAAATCAATTTGCATCCATTCCTCTTCCCCTCTGGGGCGAGCCATCTGTAGGAAGTGACTCAGAAGTGGGGCAATCGGACAAAAACCTTTATCCATAAGAATATGGGCGGTATCAATCTGCCTTTTGACGTTTGTAGCTTGGTCTCCTTTAGCGTATGGCGACGCAATATAAACAACAACCATGATAAACTCCTTTCCTTCAATTAGGTTTTCAATTGTCAACCATTAACATAACATCTTCTGTAGGAAATGTCAATAAGCAAACTTAGATTATGCTTGTTATCATCTTGACGTATTTCGGTGACTCAAGCCACCTTCCATCTCTGTCCATTGCCGCGTACTGGGCCTTAATAGTTTCATTGAACTTTTGAGGTTCCGTGTACTCGTCCACAATGTCCTGAATGTCTTGAACAGTACATTCATTTGTAACCTTGGCAATGTTGTTGTCATACGGACTTGGCTTACCATTTGTAAATGTTGTTCCGATACTTAACAAACCCAAAGAGCAGTACTCAATGTGTTTGATGTCGGACTTAGAATAGTTGAAATAGTTAGGTACCAATGGCGCAATACCAATGTCAGGACGGAAATCCTTAATTGGCAAATGGTACTGATACGAGTTCACCCAGTTGATTGCTTTAAAGTTTTGTCTGCCTTTGATTGGCTCAAAAAACCACGGTAGCCCACCCATACAGCAGAACTCAATCTTGTTGTCTCTAACGCTTTTGATAACCCATTCACACCACGCATTCTCCCAGTCACCCCTAAGCTTTTTCTTTTGGTGATAGTGAGTCGGTGAACCTGTGTAGATGACACGAGGCTTTGTAATCTTTGCGTTAATCGGTCGCCTTCTATGCGGGCCCCAGAAGTATTGTGGCACGGCATTATACACGACTTTGATGTTAGATGTCACGCCTCTCTTTTTGATGTACTCTCCTAAGAACTCTGTTGACACACAAACCGTGTCCATGAGGTTCATGATGTCAATGCATGATTGTCTGACTTCATCGGTGATGGTAGAACCACCGAAGTTATACTCAGGGATTGACTCTCCTTCGTCCGGTCCGTTCCAGATAAAGTCGTCAATGTCGTAAATCATTTTGTAGCCATACTTGGGCTGGTTCTCTTTGTACATTTGTACAGCTCGAACGTGGCCCGGAGCCATTGTTCTTTGGAAGAAAACACTTCGAGTTCTCAGCAACACGTCGTGCTGGAATATCATGATTGGTGAGAGCATGATATTGAAGCGTCCGGTCTTTCCGAAGATGGAGTTCAAGTATGTCATCGGGAACACGTTCCTGATGTGTCCACATCCTGTCGAGTCTGAAACATATGACAGGACAATATTCTTCTGAACCTTCATCATGTTGCCTTCTTGTGTTGCGACTTCAAAAGGCTTATTCGGGTTCATTAGATGCTGTCTAAATACCTCGTAGTTACTGGTAGGTATTTGCTTCATAAAACATCTCCCTTAACCTCATTGTACAAATCTATAAGCGAATCATAGATTTCTTCTTTGTTGGTAATTTCCAATGTGTCAATAAACTCTCGCATCAAATCAGTCATAGAGCCGATGTCGTATGCATCGAGGTCCAAGTCTCCACCTAAGAGATTGCTGTTATCGACGAATATGTTTGGAGGAATGGCTGGGCCATACTCCTCAATTTTCTTGACGTATTTATCAATCTTGTTTTCGTTGTAACTCTCGTCAAAGTCAACATGCACATCCACAATGTTTCCCTGTACCGTGTTCTTTGAAAACTTCTCAGGGAACTTGAGTTTGATGTACTTCAGAGATGTTGTGTTGTTGACATATTCATATGACAAGTCATCGGTGTCGAGGATGATGAAGCCTCTATCTTCGTCTATATCGTTTCGAGTAAGCTGATACGGAGAGCCTACATAAACGATTTCGGCTCCGTGGAGTTCTTGTCGGTTACGAATGTGGAAGTGTCCGGTGAAAACCTTTTTACACTTCTGGAAGATTCTGCCGTTGATTCCATCGTCTGATGACTTCCATTTGTTGTATTGGAATCCTGTAATGTTGAAGTGACCCATGCATACGTCAGGGTTAGTCTTGTTGAACTCTCTGACGAACTTCATGGTGTCTACAATCCACGGCACAAGCACGAAGTTCTTTCCATCCATCTCTACCGATGTCATATCCTCAATGAGATGCACACCTTTGAAGTTGCTAAGTGGCTTCAAAGAATTGACACGGATAGAGCTGTTGAAATAACAATCGTGGTTGCCTACCAACAGGTAGATTTCGAAGTCCTTTAGATGCTTCTCAAAAAGATTGTGTACTTCATTCAGTACCTTAGTGTTCGTACTACTCCGGTTATCAAAGATGTCGCCAAGCATAAAGATTTTCTTTATCTTGTGCTCTTTGAGATAAGGAGCGAACTGCTTTGATATAAACTTGGACTGACTTCGGAGAAAAACTTCTGAGTTTTTGCGCGCTCCGAAGTGCAAGTCACTGATGATTGCGACTTTCAAATTACAGCTCCTTACAGGGTATTGTTCATAGTATCGGTATTGTCGATATACTCAATCGGAGTAAACATGTTATCACGCTTCGAGTAGTCATTGATGTTCTGCAAGAAAGCGTTTCTCGCAATCATCGTGAAGTACGCGAAGGGATTCTTTTTCGACAGGTCGAACTTGTCGATGTACCTACACATGTAGAACACTGCATCGGACACCATTTCGTCCTTGCGGTCCGGTGTGTAGTTGATAAAGTTGGCACGATTGAGTAGATTTCTCGCTATGAGCAAGAAGCTTTTGCCTAACTCGTTAAACACTTTTCTGGACTTGGTTTCTTGGTATTCTTTTAGCTGATTATAGAATATTTTATTGTTTATGTATTCAGCCATCCATTACCTCCTTCATTTGATTAATCTCAGAGAAGCTGTTACCATTCTTTTGAACCTGAAGGCAACTGCTGAACTGAGATGAATAGTCCTGCTGTAGTCTATGCGAGATGATATAAACACACAAATCCTTATTGTCGTATGCCATCGTTTTCAAACTACCTACCAACTTCTCCAAACCGTTCTCGTCAATGGCGCTGTCCAGTAGTTCGTCAATGATGAGTAGGTTACAGTTCCAGTTGGAAATTGTTTTTGTAATACTAATAAACGACAGAAGGATGGACATGTCAATTCTCTTTTTCTCTCCCTCAGAATAAGAGTAGTACGAAATGTCATTCTTCAGGTTATCAAGGTTTGTGATTTTCTCGTTCATAAACTCATCGAACTGGATAATCGCTGGGAGTTCGAATAGCTTAATGTACTCATTGATTTTCGAATTCAGAATCGGTATCAGCTTCTTGAAAAAGTAAGCCTTGATTCCGGACTCCGAAAGTATGCCTTGGATGACATCATTGTTCTTCAGCGTCTTTTTGATGCCTTCGGTTTCTTTCCAAAGCAATTTGTATTCATCTTTCCTCTCCTCAAACTCTTCTTGTACTGAACCCAGATTAAATTCAATCTCGCGGTTCAGTATTTCATTTCTCCTTTCTTCTGCGACAGCCAACTCTCTGTCAATCATTTCCAGTTTGTCTTTTAAGGATTTCGAGCTAAACTGTAAAGTATTTAATTCTTTCAGTGCATCTTCTTGTTCTCTAATCTTATCTTCGGCTTCTTTTCTGTCAATCTGAAGGTCATCAATGATGCTTTTGTCCTTTTCAATCTCACCGGCGAGGCGGTCAATTTCGGACTCTTTGTGCTCGGGGGTTATCTCGGTTTGACATAGAGGGCATACCGTGTGCGATTCCAATGACTTTATCGTCTTGGTGGAAGATTTGATGTTATACTCTTTCCCGTTCTGGTATCTGATTATCTTATCCCTCGAAGCCTTCAGTTCTTTTAGAGTTGCTTCCTCAAATTCATTCAGCGTAATCTGCTTAGAAATGTCACTGATTTTCGCCTCAATGTCGATTTTATCGTTTAAATAAGCCTTTATTCTATCGTCAATAGCACTGAGGTCGTTAGCTTTGTTGCTCTGGAAGTTGTTTTGTGCATCTGTCAACTCCAAGACTCTTTTTCTCAGAGATTTCAAATGCTGTTCCAGTAAAGCAACGCTTCTATCGTTTACCTCAGCCTTTGTGCGAATGTCAACATTTTTCTTTTTCAGAACCTTAAGCATCTGTCCAAAGACAACGATGTTGAAGATTTGCTCAATGATTTCTCGCTTCTCCCACAATCCCAAAGACAAGAATGGTCGATTGTAGTTTACTGCAAGCGAGATTACCTGTCTGAACATCGTGTGGTCGATTCCCACGATTTTGTCGAGTTCTTCTTGGTTGAGCCTCTTGGAAGATAGAAGCTCAAGTTCTTCACCGTTCTTTAGAATCTCCAGCTTGTCCGGTGTTAAGGTTCTTGTGACAACGAATTCGTCGTTGTTGTCTACCATGAACTCGCAAGTAACCTTAAGATTCCTCTTGTTTCTTCTGTTGAGCAATTCCTTAATCTTGATGCTTCGGTATGGTTTGCCGTAGAGACAGAACGAGAGAGCATCTAAGAGCGCGGACTTTCCACTACCATTTTTTCCTGAAATAAGGTTTACACCGTGTTTGAAATCTATGGTTGTAGGGCTTGCTCCGAATGACAAAATATTCTGAAATGTCAAGCGTTTGAACTTAACGACCATCAAAATCTCCTGTTAGGGTTGTCTTGACATGTGATAAAAGATAACATCTTCTTAGGATTTTGTCAATACATTTTGCGATAAAAACCTAAAAGTCTACAACATGTTGTATTTAGGTTTTGTGAAAATCAATGAGTTACGTCTGCTTAGAAAAATGCTAATTCTTGAAATCGCTATATATATTAAAGAAGTATAATATAAATTAAGGAAGTTAAAAAGCTTTTAATATATTATAGGTACTCTAGGACCTGACCGGTCATGACCGGTCAATTCCTACAGGACCGGTCAGGGCCAATTCCTAACGGAATTGGCTGGCGATGCCATTACGTTAATTTTTAAGCAAAAGGAGTTTGTATGACAAAGGACGAGTTCAAGAAATTGAAGCTGATGGTAGAGAAGAGCCTGAAAATTACCCACGACAATGTGACAGACAAAACAATCTCACTTTCTACGCTGTACGCAAATCTGATTCAGGTTTACTCAAAAGAAGTGAAAATATTGAAAACTAAGTTTCACGACAAAGAGAAAATCTATGGAGATTTGTACCATCACTACAAATTCAATTTCCAATTCCAGCTTGATACCAAAGCCGAGGTAGAAGCCTACATTAAAGCCGACAATAAGTACTACACTGCCGCTCTCGAATATGTAGACCAAGAAATTGTCGTTAAGTTCATTGAGCAAACCCTTGACCATATAAATAATATTGGATTCAGGATTAAGAATTACATTGACTTAAAGAAGATGGAAAAGGGATTAATGTAGGAGAAAATCATGGAAAGAAAAGACTACCTCAAAGGTGCTAATGCGTACCTCACAGAAGAAGAGTTTGACCCTCAAGAAGCTCGTCAGGCGGCGAAAGCCATATTGACAACGGCATTACTCGAAGCCGCTAGCACTCCCGACACAATCGCTGATAGAATAGGAGTGGACACCAAAAACGAATATTTCTATGCTAAAGTCATGGAGGACCTTCAGGACATAGCGGGGATGACAGTAAAAAATATTGACAGAATGCCGTAAATAAGGACTGCTTATGAGCGATATTATCGCGCTTGAAAAATTGAATGAAGTCGATTTTCGAGTCAAAGGACTCACACAAGGCTCTGCGCTTGAACTCAAGGAACACCTTACATGCGTCATAGATAACTGGTGGTTCCATCCGAGAGCAAAGGCTGGCTGGCGTGGAGAGATTTCATACTTCAACTGGAACGAACAAACAGTACCCATTGGACTTTTTCCTCAAATGGTGAAGTTCTGCAAGAAGTTTGGGTATAAGCTAAAGATAGATTTTGACAAAGAAGAACTCTTTAATGACATCAGCGATGAGGACTTCGAGGAATTCTACAAGGCAATCTTCAGGGATTCGACATTTGAACCCCGCGATTATCAGGACGAGTCCATCAAAAGGGCTCTTAGAAAGAAGCGCGGAATTATAGAATCTCCTACAGGCTCAGGAAAATCGTTAGTAATCTATACGCTGATACGATTTTTGTTAGGAGTTTGTGAAGGAAAGATACTCTTGATTGTGCCGAACATTAGTCTTGTAAACCAGATGTTCTCAGACTTCAAGGAGTACGGCTGGGAGCAGTGTGAAGGGTATTGCAATTTGGTGTTCGGTGGCTCACAGAAAAGGTGGCAGTTACCCATAACTATCTCCACTTGGCAGTCAATTTACAAGAAGTCTATTGACTTTTTTGCACAATATCAGGCTGTTATCGTGGACGAAACCCACGGAGCTAAGGCATCTTCAATACAGAAGTGCCTGAAGAAGTGTATCAATGCTGAGTACCGAATTGGTACAACAGGCACAATGCCGGATAGTAGGCAGGACCAGTTCACCATTTATGGGTATCTGGGGCCGAAAATCTTCAGCTTGACAAGTGGGGAATTGATTGACAAGGGCATCTTGTCGAAGATAAAGATTGCGAACTTGTTGGTTCATTATCCGAAGGAAACGGTTTGGAATTACTGGCATGATGCTGAGGGGCATTTGGTTGGCAACTCTTATCAAGAGGAGCTTGACCAAATCTATGGAAATCATAGCAGAAATGGGGTTTTTAACTTCGTTTTGGACAATATTGATGCTGAGCAGAACGTGCTGATTCTCTGTCACAAAATCAGTCATTTGAAGGACATTCGTGAGTACTTAGAAAAGAACTTTGGTGACAGAACGATATATGAGATTTACGGTCGTACTAAGGGTGATGAAAGAGAAAGAATAAGAAAAAAATTAGATACTGGTGAAAGAAAAATATTTTTAACTGATAATTCTTATATTATTATTGAAAATAAAGAAAAAGTTTTATTAACAAACGGACAGTATAAAGAAGGATTAAAAATTACTTTAAAAGATGATATTAGTGATGTTTGGATAAAATCTAAAAAAGTTTATAAAAATTAATGTTTATTGGTATAAATATAATTAGAATATTAAATACAAGGATTTATGATGAATTTTAACAATTATTTAATGGAATCAATTAATAAGTTAAATAAAATTATTGAAGATTTTAGAAAAACTCTTGAAAATGATTATGATTGGCAAGAAGATAAAATGTGTATGAAAGGCACGTGCCAATCTGTTACTAAAGAACTTGTAGATTTGTTAAACAAAAATGGATATAATGCTAAAAGAGTTAACGGAAGATATATGAACATATCAGATGATTTTGAGCCTGATATGAGTCAATGGAGTGATGAAGATATAGAAGAATGGACTCCTGATATGGGAATGAATCATTGGTGGGTTGAGATTGGTGATAAAATTGTTGATGTGACTGCTGACCAATTTCATCCAAAAGAAGAAGATGATTATAGAATTATTATTACTAATAAAAGCAATAGGGATTATGAATGATTTTTAGTAAATTTATTAAATTATTAGGAGAACCTACTAATAGAAAATTACTTCTTCAATATATTTCATTTTGTAAAAACAGTTGTACTAATATTGGAAATAAAATAGAAAAACATCATATTGTTCCTAAAAGTGTTTGTAGAGAATGGATTAAAGAAAGTTTCAATATTATTCCTATGGAGTATGAGAATCATATTAAAGCTCATAGAATGTTAGTAGAAATTTATCCAATTAGAAAGTTTTATAGACCGTTGAATTATATGCTTAATTATAATAAACCCGATGAATATTCAAAAATGAAAAGTAAAGAAGTAATTGATTGGTGGGTGTCTTTTAGAAAAAGCGATGAATATTTATTGTGGATTGAAAGAAGAAGAAAAAGTACTAATAATTTTGAAAATTTTATAAAAGGTGGTATTAAAAGTTCTATAAAAAGAAATAAAAGTAAAAAGTATCGGGAGAAAATTTCTGAAAAATGTAAGGATTTTTGGAATGTTAAAAATAGAAAAGAACATTCTAAAAAAATAAAAGAAGCAATGACAAATGAAGTTAAAAATAAAATGTCAATAATTTCAGAAGAAAGATGGGCTAATAAAGATTTTAGAAATAAAATGAAGAATAAAATGAAAGATGTTAATAGTCAAGAAGAAAAAAGGAAAATTAGTTCAGAAAAAAATAAAAAGCATTGGAAGAGTTTGGAATATAGAAAGAAAATGAAAGAAGCAAGAGAAAATGGAAAGCAAAGAGATGTCGTTGGTCAATCAAATAAAATGAAAGAAAAATGGAAAAATCCTGAATTTAGAAAAATGATGTTAGAAAAAAGAAGGAAATCATATGAAGCCAAAAAAAATAGAGGAAATTAAAAGTCCCGGCCAAATTTTGGTCGGGACTTATTAGTTAAGCCACCATGAGTACAGGAATAAATATAAAAAGACTACATCATGTTATATTTGCCTCAAGTTACCGTTCAAAGATTAAGGTGCTTCAGAGTATAGGTAGAGGCCTGAGAACCCACAAGACTAAGGACTTGTTAATTGTGTGGGATATTGTTGATGACTTGAGTTTCATACACAAGTGGGGCGATAAGGATGTGCTTCACAAAAACCATGTGTTCAAGCACTGGTATCAGAGATTGCAATACTATAAAAAACAAGGCTTTAATTTTGTCACAAGAAAGATAAATACAACTGAATATTATACTCAGGAGGATTCGGAAAATGGCTAAGAAGCCCAAATACATTAAAAAGTACTTCACCAAACACGGTAAGGAAACCGAGGATTTGGAGAAGGCCGAAAAGGTTGTTATCGAATTGCAAGGCAGCGAAGCCGCACAAGCTACCAAAGTTGCTAAAGCATTGAGTAGTGCTGCTACTGAAAAGAAAAAATTCGATAATGATGTTAAGAAGTACGGCGCTCAAGCAACTGAAATGATTGAAGCGGCAACGGATGTGGCTGACGAAGCTTTCACAAGAGTTCTTCAAATGTCGCAAATGGCATTGGCGCTTGATAAAAGTGCTCCAACTCCAAAGGCCCAGTTTGATAATGAGGGATTCATGAAGGCAGTTATAGAAGCATCGGGACTTGCTGAGGACGTAATTGAAGAACTTCGTGCGAAGTTCACTACTGAGGTTATGAAGAAAAGAAAGCCGAGCGTTAAAGCAGTACCTGTTGAATCGAATTTGGAAGAAAGCATCTGGGGTAAAATCACCGGCAATGTCATGAAAGTCTTGTCGGTACTTGGAAGAAGCTTTACAGACTCAGTGAAAAATTTCTTCAATGACACAGACCAGCTCATGGCTGATATGAGAAAACAGCTTGCGTCTTATCAGAAATACGAAAGCTACCAAAACTACGAAAAGTACTTGAAGGATGCAGGAGCATTTTAATGGGATTTTTGAAGTGTCTCAAAGAAGGCTTGTACGATGAGGAAAGAGAGGATGTAGTCGAAGAGCCCCAAGAGTATGACTTCCAAGGACAGGTAGACATGTCCGCGGAACTAGGGAATGCAGACGAGTACCTTTACTCCAATTCCGAACCTATGACCTATTATGCTAACGGTAATGGGTTTGAGTTGACAGACAACGACCAACTGTACGAGATAATTAAGCTCGTACATGAGTTGACTGACAAGCATTTCTTTGTGAGAGACTTGACATGGAAAGCAAACATTAAACATAGATACGTCGAATTCATTTTCAAGCTAGGTGAAGGTGACGACGAAGCAGACAAATTTTTTCTCGATGGAGTTCACGCTTATCTTAACAGTGAAATCCTGAAAAACTTTGGACCACTGTACAATGTTTACAAGGAACCTTTTGTAGACAGTGTGGGGAAAAACTCAGCTAAGATAACCGTGAAAAAGAAAAGCGAGGAAGAAAAACATGTTTGACGCAGAAACGTGGGAAGTATTTTTTGACTTCATTGAGTCATTCGGCATGGACTGGTGGCAGGCTTTGATTTTCATTACTGTCATCTTATTCACATGGGCTGTAGGAAAGTTTTGGCGAAATGTACTTGCATGGATTGGCAAGAAGCTTGGCGGAGTATCTCCTGAGACACTTCAGTATCGAATGTTCTGGGGCTTGGTTAGTGATGCCCTGAATATCAAGATGAAGAATGAACTCCGTAGGTCATTTAAGGAAAACGGATTCCATGAGACAAGTGGAAACGATTTCTCAGCATACGTCAAGAATCAGAGCAAGGCTTTGATGTCGATGCTGAGAGACCATATCATAAACCTATATCCTCCGACAAACAACAAACTGATTGTAAGTATGGAAGATGTATTGGATTATTTGGATAAGAAGGAGCCTGAGATAGAGGATTCCTTTTTTGAAATTTACATAGAAGCAAAGAGACTCCGTAAGCATGAAATAGATAAGAAGGCAGACATTGAAACGAAGTTCGCGGAAGAAATCAATACCTTCGTGGAAAAGGACCATGACGACTGTAGTAGTTGTATGCTAATCCTTTTCGGCAAAAGAGAGATTGCTGAGAACAAGAAAGAGCAGATTAAAACGCTTAAAGCACAGATGAATTTTGTTGAACAGAAGTTTACGGAGATACAATCAGACTTACTCTCATTTTACAGTGAGAAGATAAACGACAAGAATAAATAAGGAGGATATAATGGCCGAGGACATCAACAGAATCATAACCGATTTCGTGAATTACGACATTGAGAATGATTACTACCAAGAAGATGATAAGGATGAATTAGTTAGAGACTTCAAAAAGATTCTCTATCATGATGACCCGACTGTTCGTCAGTGGCTCAAGGCAGTTTTCAATAGTTCTCAGATGCTTGCAGATGAGTATGATTTGATTGCTAAGGAAGGCGAGGCTGAAGAAGTTCCTGTGGAAGAGCCTGAGGGTGAAGTAGTAGAACCTGAGATTGAAGAGCCTGAGGAGAGGTTGAGGAACCTGAGGGAGCATTGGAAGAACCTGAAGGTGCCGTAGAGGAACCACCAATGGAAGAGCCTGAGGATGCCGAGGAAGAAGCTGAGGACGCCGAAGAAAAGAATGAATCAGCGATTAGAGAAGTATATATCAAAACCGCTGCTAATTTATTGTACGAATAAACGGAGGAACTTATGGGTGGATTTTTAGACTATCTGGACAATTACGAAATCAAGTCTGAGAAACCAGTACCACCAAAACCAAAGAAGGTGGTTAAGGAGTCGCAGAAGAAAGTCGTAAAGAAAGTGGCCAAGAAACAACCATTCAAAATACCGCCAAAGAAAGTCATTAAATACCCGGTGAAGGAGACTTATTCACATGCTGTTGATATTTTGGATGGACTACCGGACGAGCCGGTTGCTCCACCAATGGTTGAAGGACAGTCTGTACCAATAATGCCTCCGAAACCACAGGAGCCTGATTTGGACACCGTTGCCGGTCATGCTTCCGCACTTTTGTAAGAAGGAGATAACATGCCTACAGTAACTACAAATCTTTACAGACAGGAATCTGCCGGAGGAAATGTCAGCTTGAGTGGTGACAGTTTCAATGTCTCACTTATGGACAGTTATGTTTCTGCAACTGACACTTCCGCGTTGAAACATGTAAACTATTGGTCAGAAGTTTCTGCTAATGAGGTTAGTGGGGCAACATACTCTGCAATGGCGTTGTCAGCCGATACTCTTTCAGCCAACTCAAGTGATGTTGTGTATTGGGATGGTGTCAATCTAACGTGGACTGGTGTAACAGTTAGTCCGTATGGATTGGCAATCTATCGTCCATCGGACAACTTGGTAGTTGGTTTCGTGGAGTTTGACAATGCTCCAATTGTGGCAGTCAATGGGTCCATTACGATTAGCTGGAACCCTGCTGGCATTATGAACATATTTGGATAAGGAGTAATCAATGTCGAGAACGGGCGCTCAACTAAAAGCAAAGTGGGACGACGACCCTTTACTTCCTATGCGTTTGGCAAAAAAGAGTTATCCTATTAAGGATGACTCTACTGTATATGAGCCAGTCTATGCTCAAATAAGAGTCTACTACAATAAGAACGGTAAAGCTGACATTCACCAAGAAAATTTTGAGGACACGACTAAAACATTATCAGCCGCAATTCCTCATTTTGATGACTTAAATTCAGTAAGAATCTTTTTGAGCTATGTTCCTAGTGTTAGCGCATTTTGGGATAATTTCAATAAAGGTCCTCAGGACAGAGTTGAAATAAAAATGTTTGACATGTATGAAGATTATAGTTTATCAGAATTACAGGCTTTTGGGACTCTTAAAACTAAAAATATTGGAGAGCTGACCCTTCAACAATTGCTTGATGCAATCGAGGGGAAGAAAGTTTCAGCAACCATAGAATCAATAAGGTAATTTAATGGCAACCTTTACTGATGCACAAAACGGTAACTGGGCAGATACCAATTCGTGGAATGAAGTAGGATTTCCGGTAGCCGGAGATGATGTAACCATTTCAGCCTACAACATTTCGTTATCCGCAGACGAAGCTTGTGCTAGCCTTGACATTCAAGGTGGAAACTTCAACTTTGGTACCGGCGGATATACCATGACTGTATCCGGTGACTATACAGTCGCCAACAGTTCAGGTTTAATCACTCAAGGAGATGGAACACTTTTCTTATCGGGTGATGGAAACCTTTCTACGCCCCATCAAGATAACGGGCCTGATTTAATAAAATGTGCTAATTCTGGTTATACCACAACTCTGGCATCCACTTCGGAAGTTAGAAGTATGCGTTGGTTGGGCGGAACATTTGGTGTTGGAAGTAGCCAGCATATAGCCGTTGGTCAACAAGCAGGCGATGAAGACCTTGTATTTTCGGCAGACCCCGGAACAACGGCTACTGTTGGTGGTGGTGGAGAAATATACTTCTCTACGCGTAACAGCGAAACTCGTAATATTGCCGGTTTTGATTTTAATGCGGCTATTGGTTTAAGCTTTTTTGGTGCTGGTGATTTTAACATTTCGGGAACCATTTTTAGAACTACTGGTGGTATTTGGAATTGGATGAATCCGGGTTCGTGGAATTTGTTAGGTGGTGTTAATGTCGATTGTGAAGGTCTACAGAACAATGACTGTACTTTAAATACTGGAACTGGCACGCACATCTTTAGAAGTGTTACTACATTCACATCCAACGCAACTTTCAATTTTAGCGCATCTAACTGGATACTTACAGGCGAGTGGGACCCTGGTTCAACCACCACAGTCAATACCCAACAAGGTACAATAACTTTCAGTGGAGGTTCAGACCAAGATGTTACCTCTCACGGTGAAACTTTACCAGACATAATTGTTGATAAGTCCGGTGGAACAGTTGCACAGCAAGACGATTTTAACTGTGAGGACTTTTCAATCTCCGGTGGAACATGGGACACTAACGGTGGTTCCAACTATGATTTGGATGTTGATGGAGACTTTTTACTAGCTGGTGGAACCATTGATGTACAAAGCTCTGATGTGCTTCTTGCCCAAGGATTCCTTAAAACAGGCGGAACGCTTACAGAAGATTCAAGTAGATGGATATTTAATGGAAATACAGGAACACATACTATCGACTCGTCTTCCGGCATTCTTCCTACATTTATCGTTAGTGGAACAGGTGGAACATGGAACTGGGGTGGTACTAATGGATTTGATGCCGTTACAGTAGAAGCTGGAACATTCTCGCTTAACAACAACAGTAAACAGGTATCATGGACTTCATTGACTGTTAATGGTGGTTTCTTCGATGCTACCAATGGTACGATAGAACCTTATGGTGGAATCACGATTGCTGATGCCGCAAACATTGCTGACTTTGGAACATCCAAGATTGTATTCCCTCTTGGTCAGTCTGTATCTAACCCTAACTCAACAAACCCGTTTTACAACATTGTGGTTGATGATGGTACAGTAACCATGAACAGTGTTCTTCGCTGTGATGGTGAGATTCAGATTGATGGTGGTACTCTTGATGTTCAATCTTACGATGTATACTGTGACGACCTTGACATCAATGGTGGCACATTGGATTTGTCTGATGCCGCCGGCCCTACAGTTTATATTACCGGAGATATAGATGCTACTGGTAGTGGAACGATTTCGGAAGGAAGTTCAACATTTGATTTTTATGGCGACACCGACCAAAACATAACAAGTAATGGAATAGCTTTTAATGATGTTGTCGTTACAAATGTAGACGGTACTATACGTTTTGTAGACGCGTCAACAATATCAGGAACATTTGCACCGGGTAATGGCTCATCTACTGTTACTGTTGGTTTTGAAGAATCGCAGAATCACTATTGGGGAGCATATGATGATACGAATGCTTCGGGTGATAGTACGGTTGTTTTAGTAAGTAATTCTCCGACAACGCAGTGGAACCTGACAATAGGTTCAAACCAGTCAGCATTCCATACAGATGTAACTGACAGTAATTTGACAGGTAACACTATTGATGCTACCGCGGCAGGAAACGTCGATGGTGGAAACAACAGCGTAAATTGGATTTTCGCAGACGAGTCGAGTTCAAGCGAATCAAGCTCAAGTGAATCGAGCCAGAGTTCGCCGTCCTCAGAGTCGAGTAGTAGTGAATCGAGTCAGAGTTCGCCATCTTCGGAGTCAAGTTCATCTGAATCAAGCCCTTCCTCAGAGTCGAGTCCTTCGTCTGAATCTAGTTCAAGTGAATCTAGTCCTTCATCGGAGTCGAGTTCATCTGAATCGAGTCAGAGTTCGCCTTCAAGCGAATCGAGTAGCAGCGAATCAAGTCCTTCGTCAGAGTCTAGTTCCAGTGAGTCTAGTCAGTCAAGTCCTTCGTCAGAATCAAGCCAGAGTTCGCCTTCCAGTGAGTCGAGTTCTTCACAGTCTAGCCCATCTTCGGAATCCAGTTCAAGCGAATCTTCTCCGTCAAGTCCGTCGTCGGAATCAAGCTCAAGTCAGTCTAGTCCTTCGTCGGAATCGAGTAGCGAATCGAGTCAGAGTTCAGAATCGTCCGTAAGCGAGTCGAGTCAGTCGTCTGAATCTAGCGAATCCAGTTCAAGCGAATCTTCTCCGTCAAGTCCGTCGTCGGAATCCAGCAGTTCTGAATCGAGTCTATCTTCGGAATCGAGTGAGTCGAGTTCCAGCGAATCTTCTCCTTCGTCTGAAAGTAGTTCCTCGCAGTCATCGCAGTCATCTGAATCTAGTGAGTCAAGTTCCAGCGAATCAAGTCCGTCGTCTGAGTCAAGTCAGTCGTCACCAAGCTCAGAATCAAGCAGTAGTGAATCGAGTCAGAGTTCGCCGTCGTCTGAATCGAGTAGTAGCGAATCAAGTCAGTCGTCACCAAGCTCAGAATCAAGCAGTAGTGAGTCCAGCTCAAGTGAATCGAGTCAGAGTTCACCATCATCGGAATCAAGCAGTAGTGAATCGAGTCAGAGTTCGCCTTCATCAGAATCTTCAGTAAGTGAATCAAGTCCGTCATCGGAATCAAGCTCAAGTGAGTCGAGCCAGTCGTCTGAGTCTAGCGAATCAAGTTCTTCGGAGTCTAGTCCGTCGTCTGAATCATCAGTCAGCGAATCAAGCCAGTCAAGTGAATCGTCCGTGAGCGAGTCGAGCCAGTCGTCTGAGTCGAGTGAATCAAGTTCCAGCGAATCTTCTCCGTCAAGTCCGTCGTCTGAGTCCAGCAGTTCCGAATCAAGCCCATCGTCAGAGTCAAGCGAATCAAGTTCTTCTCAGTCGAGTCCTTCGTCAGAGTCAAGCGAATCAAGTTCTTCTCAGTCGAGTCCTTCGTCAGAGTCAAGCGAATCAAGTTCTTCGGAGTCGAGTCCGTCGTCTGAATCTTCGAGTTCCGAATCGAGTCAGTCATCGCAGTCTAGTGAGTCAAGCTCAAGCCAGAGTTCACAGTCATCGGAATCGTCTAGTTCTGAGTCGAGTCCTTCGTCTGAGTCGTCTGAATCAAGCTCAAGCCAGTCATCACCATCGTCTGAATCTTCGAGTTCTGAGTCGAGTCCTTCTTCCGAATCTTCAAGTTCGGAATCAAGTCCTTCTTCCCAGTCGAGCCAGTCCGATGAATCAAGCTCAAGCATTTCAAGCTCAAGTGAGTCGAGTCCATCTTCGGAGTCAAGTTCTTCTGAATCGAGTCCTTCGTCTGAGTCGAGTGAGTCCTCGCCGTCGAGTGAGTCAAGCTCAAGTGAGTCGAGTCCGTCGTCGGAATCAAGCGAGTCGAGTTCTAGCGAATCGAGCCCTTCATCTCAGTCGAGCGAATCTAGTTCCTCACAGTCGAGTCCTTCGTCACAGTCAAGCGAATCTAGTTCCTCACAGTCAAGTGAAAGCTCGCCATCTTCGGAATCTAGCAGCAGTGAATCTAGCTCATCTGAGTCGAGTGTAAGCTCACCGTCATCTGAATCAAGCGAATCGAGTTCTTCACAGTCGAGTGAAAGTTCTCCTTCGTCACAGTCGAGTGAGTCTAGTTCTTCTCAGTCAAGTGAATCTTCTCCTTCAAGTGAGTCGAGTTCTTCTCAGTCAAGTCAGAGTTCACCGTCATCTGAATCAAGCTCAAGTGAAAGCTCTCCTTCATCGGAGTCAAGCTCAAGCCAATCATCGGAATCAAGTCAAAGCTCTCCTTCGTCAGAGTCGAGCAGTAGTGAATCGAGTCCTTCGTCTGAATCAAGCGTATCTTCTGAGTCAAGTGAATCGAGTTCATCTAGTAGTTCGGAATCAAGTCAAAGCTCTCCTTCATCTGAGAGTAGCTCTTCGGAATCGAGCCAGAGTTCACCATCGTCCGAATCTAGCTCATCTGAATCAAGTCAAAGCTCGCCTTCATCTGAGAGTAGTTCTTCTCAGTCAAGTCAGTCGAGTCCAAGCTCAGAGTCGGAATCGAGCCAGTCATCGCCGTCAAGCGAATCAAGCGAATCAAGCAGTTCTGAATCAAGTCCTTCGTCTGAATCCAGTGAATCTAGTGAGTCAAGCTCAAGTTCGGCTACAACTCCACCAATGTTTTATTACTACAGACGAAGAAGGCTATAAATATAAGTGTAAACCAATTGTAACATGGGAGATATGAATGAATTACTTTAGACAATCAACTTCAGCGACTTTCCGATTCGGGCCGTTTGTTAGCGAATCCGATGGATATACGCCGGTAACGAACTTAAGTATTTCGGCATCGGACGTTAGATTGTCCAAGGATGGTGGTTCCTTCGCAGCTAAAAGCGATTCCACTTCGGGCGTACATGATGAGTTTGGTTACTACAACATTACGATGAACGCCACGGATACTGCATCGGCAGGACCACTGAGAGCGGCAGTTGATATGGCTGGTGCGCTTCCTGTATGGGAAGATTTTACAGTTCTTCCTGCAAATGTATACGATTCATTGGTAGCCGGAACGGACACCCTTGAGGCTGTAATGGTTAGCGCTACAAGTGGTGGTACTTCGGCAATATTCGGAACGACTATTGATACCAAGACGTTTGAGGAAATCTTGGAAATCCTGCTGGCAATGGCCACGGGTAAGGTCAACAGAACCAACGAAGTATTCAAGTACTATAAGCAGGATAATACGACCGAGCTATATACGCTGACATCGACGACCACTGCACGAACGAGGTCATAAATGGCTAACTGGGTAGGGGTATATAACGCCGGTTGGTTCGGAGAAGGCACGACCAATTCCGACCCATTATCGGTATTCCATCACGGATGGTTCGTGAGTATGGAGATTAGCGGGGTTTCACCCTCTGCTAGCGTCTATGATAGCGTCTATCTGAACTACCAGAATGTCCCGAACCAGTATATCACCAAATGTATCAATAGCAGCTATGGCGGTTCCGTAGGAAACTATAACAACGAAAGAGAACTGTTCGATGTTCTTGTCACTGAAGCTTACAACAAGCACGGTGTCTGCATGGATTACTACGTCACATCGTATGATAAGGCGTATGATAAGATTTGGGGCGAGGACAACGATAGAAGATACGTCCGCAGATTCGAAGTCATGGCATTCTTCACACTTCCGAGAGAGGAAAGACTCTGGACTAAGTTCGGAATTGAAGGCCTTGACTCATTTAGTATGTACGTTTCCAAGAGGCACTTCTGGACGGCTTCACAATACGATGCCGCTCAGACAACTCCAAATGCTTATAGTCCGTATATTCCTAAAGCAGGAGACTACATTTACTCTAAATACAACAAATATGTCTATGAGATTGTCGAAGTAAAAGACGAAATCATGATGAACTTGCTGTCCAAACAGCACGTTTGGGAATTCATGGTGAAGCCATTCAAGGACGAACATATCGAAACCACGAGTCTTACATCGGCATCACCAATGTCAGCTATCACGAATAAGGATAGCGACAAGTTTGATATTACCAGTGTTGTGGACGCTAAGAAGCCAGATGTTAACTATCAACCGCCTCCAACTGAGGAAGGTCCAGACGACCCATTTGGCAATTGGTAAAATAAGGAGGAAACATGGCAGAAGGTTTTAAGGACTTCAGAAGCAATAAAGAAAAGCCAAGAGAGGACTTGACAAAGAACGCTGATTGTCAGGAAGCTATCAGGGAACATATTATGGAAAAGATGGGAGTCAGTAATAACGCTCTTGTTTCCTTGGTTGTTCACGCTACAAGAAACACACCTGTCAATGAAAATGATGTTAAGGAACTTGAGTTTTTCGGATATATTGCCGAAGGAACAATAACCACAAAGGGAAAAGCTTTTCTTGACGAAGAAGAAACTATCGACAGATTGAAGAAAATGATTGGGTATTAAGCCAATGGCACATATTGATGATGTTAGCAGGAAAGCTATTGAAGATTTTTTGAGGTCAAAAGATTCCCTTATTGGGAATCTTTTGTCGTTAGATGAAAAATCAGCTATCATGGACCAGCTCTATCCACGTCCAGATAGTCCGGCTCCTGTTACGTCTGCAATTCAGGTCGTTAGAGAAGAGGTTGACGTTGAAGAAATCCTTAGTCGAATCCTTATGAACGAGGATATAGTTGCCCGGTTCAAAGGAGATAAGGGTGACAAAGGCGACAAGGGAGATGACGGAGAAAGCGTCATTGGCGAACAGGGGCCTCCGGGTAAGGACGGTAAAGCTGGAAAGAGAGGTCCGAGAGGAACCAAAGGTAAAGATGCTGACGTTGAAGAAATTCTAAGAAGGCTTCAAGACGATATTGAGTTCATTCAAAGAGTTCGTGGGTCTGGTCCAGCTTGGTTAGTTGGCGGCGGAGGCGGAGGAGAGAACAACTCCATTTCTGATGTGGGTGGTGGAACCGGACTTTACTACGGCAAACATGGCTCAGAACTACAACTCAAATCTCTTTCAGGAGATAACATCACGATTGAGGATGGCGGAGACACTGTTAACTTCTCAGGCGTCAAGTCAGTTTGTATTACTCCATTTGAATCTATTTCAGCTGTTCAAATCGAAACAGGAACGATTGCATTCGCTGTTCCTTCTGAAATCAATAACTATGACTTAACCGCAGCTGTAGCTACTGTTCATGATGCTGGAACCGGCACAGGTTCTATTGATGTTCAGATAAGACGTAGAAGAAACGGCTCCGATGTTGATATGCTAACATCCCCAATAACTCTATCAGTTGGTGAATTCTTTGCCACTGACGGAGTCATAAATACAGGTAATAATACCGTTCAAACAGGAGACCAAATCTTCATAGATGTGGATTCAGTGACAACAACTCCTCCGAACGGATTAGCTGTAACACTGACATTTAGAAAGTAACTCAACTGACATTGAGGACATGATATGATAATTGTCAATCATTTATCAGAGTGGTTGTACAGTACTGATTGCTATGGCAACCGACTGGTACAGGACTGGGAAATCCCTTTCATCTTTGAGCGTCTAAACGAAATAGAATTAGAAGATTTAGTTATCGTTGAAGGAAACTTAGAAACCGACCAACCCAACTCTATCCTTGTTGACATCACCACACACATTTCAGGCACATTTCAACCGGGCAAAGATGTGATAATATCCTTGGCCCATTTTATAAGACCGTGCCCTTGTGGATGTCACGAACTCCAGTGCGAATGTTATGTAGCTGACTGTGAGTGTTGTTCAGGAGAATGTACATAAATGGCTGTAGGAGATGTATGTAAATATCGGGTTTCGACACATGCGTTACCAACTTCAGAAGATGTTTGGGAAGGTGTCGCCTTTGGTACAACTGTAGGAACACCAGCCACCATCTATTCGATGAGCGCCAACAACATCGACATTCAGATAAACGAAACTGGATGGTATCTCGCTACATATCGTGTTAGAACTGAAGGTGAAGCTAATAACCGAAACATTCTAAGATGTAAAGCTGTATATGATAGAACTGATATTGAAGGTGCTATCGGAACTCGTTATTATCGAAACGATGCCAATGATGAAGTTTGTCCAACCGCTCACTGCTTATTTGAAGTAACCGCAACAGGTAACTTCTTTAGAGTTGAAGCATTGGTTCGTGGAGAAGATTCGACACCAACAGATGATGCTACAACTGATAGTGAAGTTCAGTTGGTTCGACTTACAGATGAAACAGCCGCGTCCTATGCAAACTATACTGATGGTTCAGATACAGGAAGTTATGGTACGACTACTTGGGATGGATTATCGTGGGATACTGTTGAAGATGAAACCGACACATCCGTCATCGAATTAAGCGCAGACGGAGAGACGGTTGAATTAAAAGAGATTGCAAGGTATCTTGTTTCGTACAATGTGACCTTCCAACATACAAACCGTTCCGCTAGAATTGGTCGAGCAACTCTTAATGGTGTCGAACTTCCAAACTCAAATAGTCAGCTATATCTTAGAGATACTGATGTTGACTTTAACTCCTTGAATGCTCTTTTCATTGTTGATGTTAGTGCTGCTAATTCTACACTGAAAATAGAGGCACAGGTCGGTGATAACTCAAGTGGAGGGTCAAGAGTAGTAAATGCAAGCAGACTTGGTGTCATGCGATTGCCTGATACGGCTGAGGTTGTTATTGGTAGGGATGATACTGGTGGGCAGGAAATGGGTGGGGCTGGTAATGTTACCCTAATCAACTCATGTAGAACTACGCCCACAATTGACGCCGCATCTTTTACAAGGAATGATAATACTACAATCGAAGTCGAGAAAGATGGTAACTATCTATTCATGCTTAATGGTAGATTGAATAGAGGGACTTCAACAGGTACAAGATGTCAGATTCTTTCTCGATGGACATTGAATAATGTAGACCAACAGGTTCTTTCTACGTGCTACATTCGAGGTCTTCAGTCATCTCTTTACACATACGATGGTGGATATGGTGCTTCATTTATAGCCAACCTTTCAGCTAATGACCAAATTGAGTTTGAGTCATTTGAGCAGGGTGATAACGGATTAGCACAGACAGTTGGTGGTAGTATTGGTATGGCGGCTTTGAACCTTGATACTTTGTTAGGTGAGGAATCAAGCTCCGAGTCAAGCTCACAATCGCAAGATATTTCATCAGAATCTTCTGAGTCTAGTTCATCTCAGTCAAGTCCTTCGTCAGAATCCAGCAGTAGTGAATCGAGCCAATCTTCTCCGTCAAGTCCTTCGTCTGAGAGTTCATCTTCTCAGTCAAGTCCTTCTTCGGAATCGAGTTCCTCAGAGTCCAGTGTTTCGTCACCGAGTTCTGAGTCGTCAAGCTCACCGTCAAGTCCTTCGTCTGAATCGTCATCGTCTGAATCGAGTCAGTCTAGCCCATCTTCGGAGTCTAGTTCAAGCGAGAGTTCGGAGTCGAGTCCTTCGTCTGAGTCCAGCAGTTCGGAATCAAGCCCATCATCCGAAAGCAGTTCTTCTCAGTCAAGCCCATCTTCTGAGTCAAGTTCTAGCCAGTCCAGTCCTTCGTCCGAGTCGTCCGAATCGAGTCCTTCATCCGAAAGTAGTTCTTCTCAGTCAAGTCCTTCTTCCGAATCAAGCCCTTCTTCGGAATCGAGTTCTAGCCAATCTTCGCCGTCATCGGAATCGAGTTCTAGCCAGTCTAGTCCTTCATCGGAGAGCAGTTCTTCTCAGTCAAGTCCTTCGTCTGAATCCTCGGAATCGTCAAGCTCACAATCAAGCCCATCGTCCGAGTCGAGCAGTAGCGAAAGTTCTCCTTCGTCTGAGTCGTCTGAATCAAGCTCAAGTCAGTCTAGTCCTTCGTCCGAATCAAGTTCATCGGAATCGAGCCTGTCAAGTCCTTCATCTGAGAGTAGTTCTTCTCAGTCAAGTCCTTCGTCAGAATCTAGTTCCAGTGAATCGAGTGTTTCTTCTCCTTCTTCGGAATCGAGTAGTAGTGAAAGCTCTCCTTCGTCCGAATCTAGCGAATCAAGCTCAAGTGAATCGAGCCCATCTTCGGTATCGTCCGAATCAAGCTCAAGCGAATCTAGTCCTTCATCGGAATCTTCGAGTTCGGAATCAAGCTTGTCATCACCGTCAAGCCAGAGTGAAGAAAGTGAATCGTCTGAATCAAGTTCTAGCCAGTCATCTCCTTCGTCTGAATCAAGCTCATCCGAATCAAGCCAGTCGTCGCTTTCATCTGAATCAAGTTCCAGCGAAAGTTCGGAATCAAGCCCGTCGTCACCATCGTCAGAATCAAGTAGTAGCGAATCAAGTCCTTCGTCTGAATCCAGTTCAAGTGAATCAAGCCCATCTTCGGCATCGAGTGCTTCGTCAGAATCAAGTTCATCATCGGTATCAAGCGCTTCTTCGGAATCTAGCTCATCCGAATCTAGTTCATCCGAGGGGCCACAACCCATAGTTGGTAGGAGACTAAATAACCGTATAATGATGTTGTCGTAACAATTAAAGGAGTTTATATGAGCGTTGAATTGACTTTTAGTACATGTGACAGAATACCAATCCCATTCGAGAACCACTACAAAAACTCTTCATGTTTCTTGGTGCTTTCCGGCCCGTCATTGAACAATCACGACCTGACAAAGATTCAGCAACCGGGTATTACCACATTTGGCGTAAACAATTCTCCGAAAGCATTTAGGCCCAACATGTGGATTTGTGTGGACCACCCTTCAAGGTTCATGATTAGCATATGGAAAGACCCGAACATTACTAAGTTCGTGCCGTTCTTTAAAGCCAAATCTAACCTCTTTGATAACTTCAACTGGCAGAACACCGACAGAAGGGTTATGGATTCTCCGAATGTTGTGTACTACCATCGGAACGAACAGTTCAATCCCGACACATTCTTGACTGAAAAGACTGTCAACTGGGGAAACCACAAGAAGTATGGTGGTGGCCGAAGTGTTATGATGGCGGCACTGAAGATTTGCTATCTGCTGGGATTCAAAAACGTGTTCCTGCTTGGATGTGACTTCAAGATGGAGAAGGATAAGCAAAACTACTCATGGGAACAAAACCGAAGTGTCGGTTCCGTGAGAGGAAACAACAGCACATATAATAAAATGATTGATAGATACACGAAGCTTCAACCGATTTTTGAGGAGAAGGACTTCCATGTGTACAACTGCAATCCCGACTCTCAGCTTCAAGTCTTTCCGTACATGTCCTATGACGATGCCGTGGCAACTGCATTGAAAGAGTTCCCTGATGTGAAAACAGAAAGAGCTGAAGGAATGTATGACAGATTTGATGCTGAAGAAAAGAGGAAAAAGGATAAAAAGAAAATGAAGCAAATTGAGAAAATCAAGAAGTCCGAGAAACCGATTGAAGGCTCTTGTGGAGTCATCTATTACAATGTGGGTAAGGGAGCCTTGGTAAGACTTGCGGTATCTCTTGCAACTTGTGTGAATCACTACCCTAAAGACAAGATAACAATTCTGGCAGACTATGAAGGCTACAATGAATGTAAGAAGATTGCAAAACACTTCGGAGTCAACTTGAAAATCATTGAACTGGAAAAGCTTGACAAGAAGGAAGTCCTTCTCAATAAGTGTTTGGCACACACATACACACCTTATGACAATACGATATTCATAGATTCTGATACCATTGTACTGGGAAGCTTTGATGAACTACATGATGAAGCTGAAAAGCATGAATTCGTAACTACACAGTTCTCAGACTGGCTAACCACAAGGGGAGTCATTAAGAAAAGAATCAAGGAGTGGAAGCCTATCTTCCCAGATATGATTGGTGAAGCTCTCAAGGAGAGGCCATCAGTCAATGTGGGTGTCTTTGCATTTCGTAGGGATAGTGAATTTATGAAGGTGTGGTTTGATTATGCTAAGCATGGAACTCACATGTTCATTCCTGATGAACAATGCTGTCATTTGCTTATACCAAAGTTCAAGAACAGTATCGTATCACACGACTACAACTCAAGTTGTAAGTATGACGAAATAACCGATTCCACCAAGATTCTTCACTTCCACGGAAGGAAGCACTGTCGAGTGGACGAAGATGGAACATACAAATTCAATAGCGACAAATGGTATGCTGAGTTTGACAAGATTAGAGAGTTGGACTTTGTTAAGGACAATATCCAACACGATAGACAACTGAGAAAGCATTTACCGATGAGGGACAAATGAGAGATTTTACAATCGTAACAGCCTGCACGCCGGACTATCTGACGAAGCTTCAATGGAGTTTGCCGTCATGGAATACGAAGCCTCAGTTCAGGGGTAAGAAGATGATTCTATTCCACCACGGCTTTGACAACCTGAAAAATCTCAGGTTTGTCAAGAAGCATTTCGATGTCAAGTTTGTGCATTGGGATATGCCAGAGTACGCCAATGTGAGAGAGTTAATGCTCTCGTCATTCATTCTGGGTTCGGCTAGGTATGTCAAAACCAAATACTTTGTGAAGATAGATGCCGACACCTATTTCACGAATCCAGACGATGTGTTTGGTAGGAGAGATTTCAGGTACGATGTCGTGTCTCATAAATGGAGATATACGAAGCCGGGCCATTGGATAAACGACTTGGACAAATACTACTTGGACAAAGATACAGGTAAGTATGGAAGATTGTACCACGAGCCAAGAATACAAAGTATATGTTGCCTACACAAGACAGAGTTTGTTAGGAGACTAGCTGAAAGATTTGGTGAGAGACTTCCTGTGCCGAGTCACGACACGGTTCTATGGTACTTTGCTGATAGAATGCCGGACAGGAGTTGGAAGGGTAGGAACCTGAGAAAGCGAGGAGTCGGTCATGCATCTCAATGGAAAACCATTCGGGAAGGTGTTTGTGCTACCGGCGATGCCAACAACGCATTCCTTAGAGATAGTTTGATGAATAACATTCAACTGGAAGTGACTTCATTCTGCCAGTTGGGATGTTTCAACTGTGATAGGAACTGTGGCATTTACAAGGATGCTACATATATCCCATTGGAGGATATTCAGAAGTTTGTGGACGATTCTATCCGGTTCAATAAGAAGTGGAGTCGTATAGATATTATTGGAGGCGAGCCGACATACTATCCGTACTATCAGCAGATGTTTGAAGTGATTAAACAGTATAAAGATTTTTACCCAAAGTGTCGAGTCAGATTCAGCACGAATGGTTTGGGTAAGTTTGTCAATGAGAGATTGAAGGAGATTCCGGCATGGGTTCATGTTAGAAACTCCAACAAGTCAAGTCGGAAGCAGGCATTCACTTCATACAATTCGGCACCAGTTGACAACGGGGAAACCGAAATAAAGGCTTGCTCGATTCCGTGGAGATGTGGAATGGCTTTGACACAACACGGATACTTTATCTGTGGTGCCGGTGCTTCCCTTGCCAAGGTGTTTCAGTTTGATATTGGTATCAAGAACTTTGAGGAAGTGGAGCCGGGCAGACTACTGAATCAGATTCCAATTCTGTGTAAGTACTGTGGACACAGCAACTGCAAGAGTAAGCATATAACGGAAGTTGAAGAAATCAGTGAGAGCTGGCAAAAAGCATTGGATAAAAGGGAAAAGTAATGGGAGCTTTTTATAAGACGTTTAATGAAAAGATACGAGAGGTTTGGAAGCTAGCAACCCAACTGGACAAACCAGTACGAGAGAACCTTACATGGACTGTTGGTATTATCAATGGTAGATGTGACTTTGAGGATTTACAGGCACATGGAGCCGCCCTCATGGCAAGCATCATCATTAAGGAGAAAGTAGTTCCCAAAATCATTTGTGTCTGGGACACCCCGACTGATACTAACACCAGTAAGTGGGACCTTGAGGAAAGACAACGAATCTATCCTTTGTATCTTTTAAGACTGTTTGACGAATTTGATGAAAGCTTTTTGGAGAAACCAAAGATATTCAGCTGCAATCGGCTGAGTAACCAATATGTTTCGTTACACAGGGCCGGTTGGTCAGTCAATCCAATTCCATCAGGATTGACGCTTGGTTATAGGGCTAAGTATCTTGGTTTGAATTATGTCAGGACGACGCACGCTATCATGTCAGATATTGATACTATATGCACGGATGAGTGCTGTGATTATGTTCAGGAAAACATTGATAGAAACCCAGAGACCTTTTGTTTAACGAATTACTACGATAATGAGAATGTGAGTGTAGGGCTTGTAGCATTCAACATGCGAAAGTACAGAGAAGTCTATTTACCACTGTGGCATGAGATGTATTGGAAGTTACCGAAAGCCGATGCTAAGTTCATTCAAGCTATTCGGAAAGAATATCTTGAATGTCAGGATGAGCTTGATATACAATTGATGGACAAGAACGTTGTCAACACTGAAAAATACTACCACAATATTCCAAGGAAGAATCACTGGGTAGATGATAAGTCAAAACACTACCATGCTTGGAAAGGTGAGATGGAGCAAAACACCGAAGAGTTCAATAGCTTCTATAACGACATACTGGACAATCTAATAAAGGATGCAAAAACAAATGATTGAAATGTGTGTAGTGTGTTACAACTTTCAGAGAAGATGGACAATGCAGTTAGCTTCTTTGGCTCAGCAAATAGAACCACCGGACTTCATAATCAATGTTGCTTATGTCAAGGACAACGGCAACCCGGATGTAGAAACGGTTGTGAATTTCTATGAGCAAAAGGGACTAAAGTTCAAGTTGACTCCATATGAGCATATGGGTAAAGGTAGAGGGCTCATCAGGAATCGACAGGTTCAAAAATCTTCGGAAGATTGGTTACTGTTTATGGACTGTGATTTGATTTACCACCCTACGTTTTTTCAAGGGATAGCAAAGCATATGAACCCGGACTGTCAAAACGTAATCGGAGTGCCGAATATTGCTTATACAAGGGTTGAGAATGTGAATCCATTTTTTGACAATTTTGAATCTATGTATGTTGAATCAGCTTATGATGTAGCGAAATCATTTGGGATAACAAGAACGCATGGTCAGAAAAGGAAGGGAGCCAATGGAGGCTTCCAATTGGTTAGGAGAGAAATGGTGATGGAGAAGTGCAAAGGTAGATATGTAAATCCCAAACGAACAGGTGATAAGCAGATGGGCCACATGGGAACCAGAAGCGATATTAAGTTCAGACAAGCTATTGATGGAGGGGCATACAGGTCGAAAATGATTAATACACTACCAGTACAAATTCACCTTGAACATTGGCGAAAGATAGATGAACAATTTAACATCGAGGCACAACGATGAAGCTACATTCAAATACGAGAAGGGTTTTGTTTGAGGAACTAAAGCAAGAATGTTATGGCCTGAAAATGATTTCTCAGGACAGCATTCCAAATATGATTGACATTGGAGCTAATGTTGGAATGTTATCAATCATGGCAAGATTGCTTCATCCTCATATGAATATATTTGCTTTTGAGCCCCACGAAGAAACGTTTAAGGATTTGAAAGAGAATGTTGACAATCTGAGAATCAAAACATACAGGTATGCTTTTGGAAATGGCGACGTGTTCTACTTGACAAAAGAGAGAAAGATGGACTTGTGTAATAGTTTTAGTACTGAAAAGAACATTATTAATAAGACACAAGAAATCCAAAGTCTCGACCTTGAGCAAATTTTCAAGATGGTTAGTGTTGAACCAGAGGACACATTCCTCAAAATAGATTGTGAGGGAGCTGAAACGTTTATGGTGGATTGCCCGAAGTCAATTGAGTTACTGAAAAGAACAAAGCTTGTTGCAATGGAAGCTCATGAAAAGGACGCTGTGATTAAGCTAAAACCCTTCATAGAATGGTTTATGAAAACGATGTGGGGAACACATACAGTAATCATTGACAAGCAAACCAGTGTTGTGGCGAAGTTATTAGCCGTTGAAAAATCTTATTACAGGAGCCAGTTATCCATATGATTTGGCACAAACAATTTCCGAAACTTATACAACACATAGCGAAGGGCATGAGTGTAAGCAATGGCTTAAACAACTACTTGGAGCTGGGTGTGTTTCGGGGTAGGACTTTTAATAGAGTTGCCCCATATGCCAAGAATGCCTATGCCGTTGATATGAAGAAGGTTTTCTACAAATATATCGCCCACAACGAGAACCTCGTGTGGTACAGATGTACCACGGACGAGTTCTTTGAACAGTTGGACGAGAATACGATGTTTGATTTAGTATTCATAGACGCTAACCATTCCCGTGAGAATAGCATGAGGGACTTTAAGAACTCTTTTAAGCACTTAAATGGGAATGGAATAATCTTATTGCATGACACTTATCCACCGGACGAATCTCAGATTACTGATGGAATCAATGGATGTGGCACAGCATATCAAACGGCTTTAGAAATTAAGCAGGAATGGGGAGAAGTCTGTGAAATAACGACACTTCCGTTCTGGTTTGGGATTTCAATAGTGAGGAAAATTTCAAATAATGTTCAGCTATATTGGAAAGGAGAGTAATCATGATTAAGCAATCCAAGATTTGGGGTGAAACAAGTAAATTCTTTTCAAAGAATAATGTGGAGATACATAGACTAAATATAACTGAGGGAGGCTATTGTAGCGAACACTACCACAACTTTAAGTACAACATGTTCTTAGTTGAGAGTGGTGAGATTGAAGTGACAATCTATCGTGATAATGGTATCAAGGAAACGACAGTTTTGAAGGATTGTGACCAGACTACAGTTCCCCCGAATTTCATTCATCGCTTCAAAGCCAATAAGGATTCAGTAGTCTATGAAATATATTGGGTTGCCCTTGAAGGTGAAGATATTGAGAGGCGTACTGTTGGAGGGACAACAGTAATAGAATGAAACACTTATAAATATATAAGTAAGCTGCAAATTATTTCAGGAGGATAACATGCCAATCGTAGTAGGAACGCTTAATATTCCGGGCGAAGATGACCAGACTACAGTCTCAGCTGTAGACATTGATGCCAACGGACAGACTGTACTGATTACTTATGTTGATAGTAGTGGAAATCTTAAAGTCAAGGGTACGAGTATTACACAGAACGTAGACGGAAGTCTACCAGTTCCAATGTCAGGTTGTTCTATAACACCTTAACGGAAATTGATAAATGAACCTTGAAGATTTCAAAAGAGAAAAAGAAATCCAAGAAGGTCTTCAGGAAATTTTTAGCGATAATACAAAGCCAGAACAAATTGACGAAAGTAAAAAGGTTAAGATTTCCAAAGAGGGCTTAAAGGAATTCCTCAAAAAGGACGAAAAACCTGTTGTCGAAGAGCCAGTTGAGGAGCCGGTTGAGGAACACATTCACGAACCTGTGCCAGAGCCGGAACCAAATCCAGTATCGGATTTGGAAGATAATCCCGAGGATGAAGTTTGGGATGAGCCTGTCGAGGAAGAAGTTGCTAAAACTCCTAACATGATGGATAGGCTTCTTGAAAAGGAAGAAGCTCCTGAGGGACCACAGACAGTTCAGACGAGCATGGCTCAGTACCTCGCGTATGGAGGCGGTGGAGAGAACAACTCCATTGTCAACTTAGGTGAAGGGACAACTATCTATAAGGATAAGATTGGGCCAGACCTTCGTATTAAAACGCTTTCCGCCACAGGCAGTGCTTCACTTTCCGAAGTCGGAGATGTAATTGTTATTAATGCCACCGATGTAAGTGGTACTGACTCTTGGAGAGGAGTTTCGGCGGACTACTATACCAAGTCTGAAACATATTCACAGACTGAAGTTGATGCTCTTATATCAGGTGTCAGTGCTGACTCTGATTCATGGCCTTCAGTATCCGCAGACTATTACAATAAGACAGATACAGATAGCTTGTTAGCTACAAAGGCGGACATTTCTGCCGTTTCAGCAGACGCAGATTCATGGCCTTCAGTATCAGCCGACTATTACAATAAGACGGAAGTTGATGCATTAGTTTCGGGTGCAAATGTTATAAGTCAAACAGTTTCATACTCAGCAACATCCGCAGACGATGTTATTCTTTGTAGTGCTTCAAATGTAAGTCTTTTACCAGCAAATGAAGTAGAAAATAGAACTATCAGTGTAAAGAATAGAAGCAATACAACGCAGTGTACAGTTGATGTGCAAGGTGGCGGAACGATAGATAAAGTCACAAGTCAAGTAATATTGGCTTTAGACAACTTACAGGTTGTTTCAGATGGGACGGAATACTGGATAATTTAAGGAGAAACATAAATGAGTTTTCTTGATAGAACAAAAAGAATACCAAAGTTTACAGGCACAATCTATTATGTTGAGCCTGATGGTGATGATAGTAATGACGGATTATCTCCTGAGGCAGATTTGCAGACAATTGGCGCAGCTATTGCTAAATTAAGTTCTGGTGATGCTATTGTAGTCGGAGCAGGAAACTATACAGAAAATAATTTGAATTTGAATGTCAACGCTTGTGAAATGTGGTTTGAAATTGGTGCTCAAATATCTCCAACGTCTGGTACTGCTCTTACTATTTCTGGTAACTTTTGCAGAGTAACTTGTCGTGAAGGTGCTTTGAAAGTCAACCCTGCCAACGGTGAGGCTGGTGTTGTTGTTACTGGTAATTTCTGCTATCTTGACGAAATAAGAGTAGCTTGTAATTCAGTAGGAACTTTTGGTTATGATTTTCAAGGGGATGGTGCTGATGCAAGAAGATGTAGATGTGCTTCTCCAACTTCAGCGGCATTTAGAATACAAGGCGACACTTGTAAGCTTGAGGACTGTTGTACAGGTGGAGAAGTTGCTAATAATTCTATTGGATTTTGGATTACAACATCTGCTGATAAACCAAGGTTAAAATATTGTGGTTCACAGGGCCATGCGGCTGGTGGTTTTATAGTTGATGCTGGAGTAACAAATGGTGCATTGAACTGGATTTACACAGGCGAAGGCGATGGTAAATGGAGAGATGATACTCGTGCTTGTGTTTGGGGTGAATTGGATTATGACGATGAACACTTTACAACAATTACACTAGATGGTTCTACAACATACAATCTTTTTAAGTTTACAGGCGCAGTAAGACTTTCAGATATTTATGGGAATGTTATTAGTGCAATAGATAATACGAGTAGCAGTATTCATTTAGAATTGTATTCTACTAGTGGTACTGCTGATATAACAGATGCACCCGGACTACAGATTCAAGCAGACCCATCTGGAACTTTATACATGCGAAATGAGCCGTCTGACCAGGCTTTAAATAAAGCTGAAACAGATTCAGGGCCAGCATTTACAGAGGCAGACCCCGGAAGTTTCTTTAATCCATCAGACAAGACATCAGTTGATTGTGTAGCAGACACTAATGCAGATACTTATGTCAGGTTAGTTTTAAGTGATGCTGTTACTGGTGGCCAGATGCGTTGGCATTGTCATTGGATGCCTTTGTCTAATGATGGATTTTTAGAAGATGTATAAATGATTAGCATAAATAAGTAAGAGGAGTATGATATGCCAGAACTTAACAAAGAACTTCTGTATGAGAAAATTGCTACAATCAGTGAAGCGAAAGGAAAGCTGATAACTGAGAAGGAGCAGTTGGTTAAGGAGAACGAGGAATTCAAGAAGAAGATTGACGAGCTTGAACAGCAAGTCAAGGCTCTTCAGGCCGGTGTCTCTATGGAGTCAATGGTCAAACTCGTTGATGAATTGAAGCAAAAGTTGGTAGAAGAAATCAACGCTCAGAAGGAAGATAAAGAAGATGTCGAAAGCGGAACACAAGAGTAATGTAGACACGATTCTGTCTTACATCCTTGTGAAGAAATTGGTAACTCCAATCATTCGCTCGGATGCTTATAGATTGAAGTTAGTCAACCAAGCAGGCAAGGTTGTTAGGGAACCCGTGACCGAACCGGAACGTGCCGCCTTGACACTCTTGGATAGAATTGTCTTTAAGCTAAAGAGACTGTTGGGCGGAAAGCTATTGAACCTCAACAACTTTCTTTACCTTCAGACAATCAACAACGACTTCTACAACAAGTTAGTTGTTCGTGGAACTGTTCGTCAAAGGGCAGAGATACGAAGGATTGCCAAGGATGTACGAAGTATCAAAGAGAAGTATAACTTGGAGAATGATGAAGTCGTCTACTCTCTAATCACAGAAGAACTAGAGAAGGAATTTTAAGATGCCAAAGAAAGCAGAAATAGAAGCAAAGTATGCTGATGAAGAAGCAAGACTTCGTGAGAAATTTGCAATGGACCTTGCTCGACTAAAGCAGAGAAAAGCTCGCGACCTTGAAAGAGTCGAAGAAGAAGTTGAAACCGAGGAAGCTCAAGCCGCTATTACTACCACGTCAGTTGGTAATGCCGCCTCAGCTGGTGGACAAGCCAACTATGCTCCTCACATGGGAACCTTCTCCCGTAGAGGATTCAAGAAGGCTCCTTCTAAGCATAAGAAGAAGGAACGCAAAAAGGCGAGAACGTGGCAAGAGCATTACTTTGAAGAAAAATAAGGAGCTAACATGGCCGTAGATTTCAGTAAGTTTTTCTTGTTTAACCCATTCGCCAAATACTTCAGGCAATCGCGTCCTGAAGAAGAGGCAAGGGAACAGGAAGAAATTCAGAACAGTCAGGGTATTTCCCAAGAGGAAATTGACCTTGCTAACTTCATAAACTACGACTATCTGTCTACGCCGGGATATACGATGACTTACATCGGCATCCAGTTCGAACAGTACTTCGCAAGTAAGGCTGGACGAATCCTCAAGTACAGACAGATGGCGCGCTATCCAATCATCAATGATGGAATTAATCAGATTTGTGATGAAGCCATTGTTGACAATGCTGACGGTGGCGTTCTGGACCTTGAAATCAACGAGGAAATCCCAGAACACATCGAAGCTGAAATTCGTAAGATTTGGAACTATCTCACAGTGACCGTTTTCAGGTTCAACGAAAGAGGATGGGAACTATTCAGGAAGTGGCTTGTAGAAGCAGAACTCTATGTTGAAATGGTTCTGAATGATAAGGGAGATGACATCATTGGTATTAAGGTTCTCCCTGCACATACCATGACTCCAGTCTATGACGAAAACAAGATTAAAGCCTTCATGCAAGTTGGAACGAATATGCCTGATGAGGATATTCGTAGAGTCTATCCAGACAATGCCAATCGTGGAAACGTATCATACGCACACACTCAGAACTTCTCTCAGGGGATGGCTAACAATGTCATTTTCGATAAGGACCAAGTTGCCTATTCCAACTTCGGAGACTTTGGTGACAGCCTTCTTGACGTAAGAGGGTATTTGGACCCAGCAATCCGTTCATACAACCAGCTCAAGAACATGGAAGATGCTTTGGTTGTTTACAGATTGGTTCGTGCTCCACAGAGAAGAGTCTGGAACATTTACACTGCAAGAATGCCGAAGGGTAAAGCTGATGAATATGTCAGACAGTTAGCCTTCAGATATAAAAAGAAAGTCATCTATGACCCAGAGACTGGTGCCATGAACTCGGCTCAGAACGTACAGGGTTTGACAGAGGACTTTTGGTTCACTCGTGACATCAACGGTAACGGTACAACGGTAGACACCATCGGTGGAGACTCCAACTTTGGTGAGATGGATGACATTAAGTACTTCCAAGAAAACCTGTACAAGACAATGAACCTTCCTAAGACTCGTTGGGATGACGTTGCCGCTGACAACCAGTACACAACTGGTAAGTCCGGTGAAATTGCCAGAGAAGAAATCAAGTTCTCTCGTATGGTAGAGAGAATGCAGAGAAGATTCAAGTATGTAATCCTTGACCCATTCATGACATTGCTTAGACTTCGTGGCATAGATGAAAGATATGTTGACTACAACATGTACAACATCAATTTCACTAAGTCCAACCTGTTCAAGGAATACAAGGAACTCGAACTGCTTGAAGCCAGAATCGCCATCCTTGGTTCCGTTAGTGAATTCATTTACGATGCTGAGGAAAATCCAACGGGATTCTTTGCTAAGGAGTTTGCACTACGAAGATTCTTCTTGATTAGTGATGAGGATTATAACTGGAACAAGGAGCTTTTGGAGAAGCAACAGCAAGCCGCGGCACCGGAGGAAGGTGAAGGTGAGGAAGCTGGTGGTGGCGGCTTCGGAGGCGGCGGAGCCGAAGAAGCTGGAGGTTTTGGTGGTGAGGAAGCTGGTGGTGGTGAGGAAGCCGCCCCGGCGGAAACGCCTGAGTCTATTAACTTTAAGATAGACCAAATAGACACATCCATCCTTAAGGAGTGGAACCAGTTAGATGAGTCTATCAAGGACAGATATAGAGATAAGTCTCTAAGGAACAAACATAAAAAGCGAAAATAAGTATTTCAATTATAAATACCTATGTAGCTATAAGCTAACAATGAATAAGGGAGGTTTTTATGAATTCAGTTGTTAAGAGAGTACTAAACGGAGATTGGGCAAGCCTTCAGACCGATGTAGAGAAGATGGCGGCTGACAAAGTTCAGGCCAAGGTTGATGCTAAGAAGGTCGAGGTTCTTGCAAAAATCAACGACATTAGTGCTGACAAGCAAAAGGAATTAATAGCTGTTTCTAGCGAAGGGGAATAAGAGATGAAACTATTAACCGAATTTGTTTCTTTCGATAAGCTGGAAGTTCTTACGGAAGAGGAAGAAGGAAAGAAAGTTTTCAGATTGAGAGGCCCTTTTTTGGAAGCTGAAATCGAGAACAAGAATGGAAGGGTTTATTCCAAGGACATTCTGGTTCGCGAAGTTGATGATTTTGTAAAGAACAAAATCAAGATGAATCGCTCAATGGGCGAGCTTGACCATCCTGAGAATCCGCAAATCAACCTAGAAAGAGTATCACACATTATCGAGAACCTTGAGATGAAGGATAACGTTGGTTATGGTTCAGCTCGTATTATTGATACTCCGATGGGTAAGATTGCTAAGACTCTTGTGGATGAGGGTGTTATTGTCGGTATGTCAACTCGTGGAGTTGGCTCACTTGACGGTAAGACGGTTAAGGAGGACTACAAATTGATTACTGTTGATATAGTTGCTGACCCTTCGGCACCTAATTGCTTCGTAGAGGGTGTCTTGGAGAACAAGGAATTTATCATTGACGGCGATGAAATTGTCGAAGTCGCGGTAAGAAATTTGCAGAAAAAGGTCGAAAAGAAGTACGACCCTAAGTCAATGTCTAATCATGTGTTAAGTTACATGTTGGACTTCGTAAATGAAATCCAGCGAAAGACTGCTTGAAAAAATTAGCTGATTTTAAGTTCAAAAACTATAAATAATTACAGAGTAAATCCGAGGAGGACGAACTATGAGTAAGAAGATTACTGAAAAGATTAAGGAAATGCTGACTCCTGAAGACCTCAAGACATTTGAGGCCGCAGTCGAAAAGATGATTGCTCAGAAGGTAGCATTGAAAGAAGAAGAAATCAAGGCAAAGTATGATGAGCTTGCAGATGAATATGTTCAGAAGAAGCTTGCTGAAGAAACTGAGACCTTGAAGGCTTCTCTTATTGAGGAATATGACTCTAAGCTCAAGAACATTGAGAAGAAGGTCATTACCAAGCTCGGTTCTTTCCTTGACCACGTTATTGTTGAGCAAATCACTGACGAAGCAATTGAGAAGCTTGCAATCAACGAAATCGCAATGCCAGTTGTAGAAGGCATTAAGAAGGTATTCGCATCCAACTTCGTAGAGCTTGATTCTGATGGTTCTGGTCTTTTGAAGGCCGAGCAGAAGAAGAATGCTGAACTTGAGAAGCAGTTGTCTGACACTCAAGAGAAGGTTATGGAAGCAGAGGAAAGACTTGAGAAGTCCGCAACATTCTTGCTTATCTCTGAAAAGACTGAAGGCCTTACTGGCACACAGAAGTCCAGAGTAGCAAAGATGTTCAAGAACAAAAGATTCGACGATGTTAAGGATAATATCGACACTTTCGTAGAGATGGTTAAAGAGTCCAAGGCACCGGCTAAGAAGTCCGATGACAAGGGTACACTCGATGAAATCATCACTGAGGAAGATAACATCAAAGAAGAAAAGACTGTAATCTCTGAGAGCGGAGAAGAAATGGACTTCGCTACAAGAGCAAACAGATATTTGGATGAATAATTTGCTTAAACCCATATATGAGGAGGATATATTATGAGTCTTGCATTAATTAAGAAGTGGGAACAGGCAGAAGGAAAGATGTCCATTAAGGACATCAAGGACAGACACATCAAGGAAAATATCGCAACCCTCCTTGAGAACCAAGAAAGAAAGGACATGAATGGCCAGGAAGTTCTTGGTGAAGCTTCACAGGGTTCGATTAACTACGGTAGTCTCGGTGGATTCACCGATGGTGCCGCAGCTAGCGACTCTTGGATTTTCCGTCCAATCGCACTTGCTCTTGTCCGAAGAACTTTCCCTGACTTGTTCGCAAACAAAGTAGTCGGCGTACAGGCAATGTCAACTCCGGTTGGTCTTGCATACGCTATGAGAGTCATCTATGATGACGGTAACGGAAACGAAGCCGCATGGGACAAGGTTCCTGAATACGGTGGATACACAGGTTCTCAGGTTGGTGTTTCCGGTACTCTTGCCGGTGGACATACCAACACATCTGCTGACGCTGGTACTTATGACACATCCGGTACTGGTGAAGTCACTTCCGCTGCTGAAGCATGGACACTGGATAACAACTGTAATCCGGGTGAATCTGCTACAGCTGGTTGCGGTGACTGGCCACAGCTGAAAATGAGAATTGACCAGCTCGCTATTACAGCAAAGACCAGAAAGCTCGCTGCCAGCTTCTCCCTTGAAGCTGCTCAGGACGTCAAGGCCATGCACGGTATTGACATTGAAAGAGAAATGGTCCAGTTCCTTCAGTACGAAGTAACTGCTGAAATGGACAGAGAAATTGTTTACAGATTGAAGACCGCCGCAGTAGCAACTGCAAACGGTGGTGAAGTTGTTCCTGCAATCGACCTTACAGGTTCTGGCACAGGTATCGACGGAAGATGGTCTGGTGAAAAATACATGAACATCATTTCCGCTATCGTATATCAGGCTAACAAGATTGCTGTTACGACAAGACGTGGACCGGGTAACTTTGTAATCGTTTCCCCAGCTATCGCAACTGCATTGCAGGCTGCTGGGCACCAGTTCGTTGCTTACAACCAGAATGTCAACCCAACACAGGTTATGGCAGCTATCGGTAAGCTCAACGGTACACTGGACGTTTACAGAGACCAGTACGCAAGAACTGAATACGCACTTGTTGGTTACAAGGGACCGGGCATCTCCGATGCTGGTGTCATCTTCAGCCCATACATCATGGGTCTGACCAACAGAGCAATCCATCCGCAGGACTTCACACCAAGAATTGGTGTCATGAGCAGATATGCAATTACTGACACATTGCTTGGAAGTGGAAGATACTACAGATTGATTCCGTTCTTCAACGTACAGAAGCTCATTCCGGGCGCAACGACTTCGAACCTTCCATCTGGTTTCTAATCAGACTTGGTTAGTAGTCTTTGAAATAAGGCTGGGAGATTTATCTCCCAGCTTTTTTTACGCCCTTATCTCCAAAAGATATAAATACATATGAGAAATCAGTTTACTCATTTTAAGGAGGTTTGAAATGAAAGTTGTAAATATTGCAGGGTTTCCTGTCCAGTTCGAGAAAGGTGGCAAAACTTACAGCGTTCCTTATGATAACCAGCCACACGTTATCCCTGATGCTTGCTTCTATGAAGATAACTTTCAGGGACTACTCAGAGTTATCGTACCACCAGTACCTGTGAAAAAGGTGGTGGCTAAAATGGAGGAACCTGTCGATATTGATGACCCAACCGTTAAGGAAGTGGTCATTGAGAAAAGTAAACCAAAACCTCTTGCAGGAAAAAAGCTGAAGCCAAGTATACGGGCAAAACTTCGTAAGACCCGAAATACGGGCAGAAAGAAAAAAGTAACCGCAGAGGAATAACCTATGGCAAAAATAACTAGCCTCACAGGAATGAAGAACTATATCCTGACTGAACTGGGGTTCCCTGTTATCAATGTCGAAATTGCTGACAGCCAACTCGAACAGGAAATTGATAACACCATTCAGGACTTTCAGAGATACAATTATGATGAAGCAACCTACCGAGATTACTTCCTCCTTCAAACATCAGCCGGAGTCCAAGACTATCCAGTTTCGGCAGTAAGAGACTATACAACCAGCGCAACACTTGACAACGTAGACTCAATCTACGAGTTCCACGTATCATTCGGACTGAACGGTATTAACACTCTTTTCAGCCCAGCCCATATCCTACTCTACAATGAGTATGTGAACATGGGAGGCTATCCGGGTGGTCCATGGGGATATGGTACAGGCCTTATCCTAACGAACTATCAAACAGCTATGATTTACTTGGACATGATTAACGAGATGTTCGGTAAGATGTACACAGCAGATTACCTTCCGGGCCGAGAAGTTATTCGTATCGTCCCGACTCCGTCTGAGGCACTCATTGGAGTACTAGAGATTTACAGAAAGGAATATGCACACTTCCTGTACAACCATCCACTCGTAAGAAAGCTTGCAGTTGCCAGATGTAAAAAGAGATGGGGATGGAACCTGAATAAGTACTCTGGAGCATTACCTGACGGTTTGACAATTAACGCGGCTGAAATTGTTGCGGAAGGAAAAGAAGAAGAGGACAAGTGGCTTGAAAGAATGTGGGAAGAGTCCCAGCCACCTGACTTCATTGTAGCTTAAGGAGAACACATGTCTTTTAACGATTACTTAAACAAGCGTCTGAATGAAGGAGTCGAGGAGTTTGAGAACATCGACCCTGCCGTGATTAACAAAGCCTTTGATAAGCGCGGACTATCTTCGGACGAAAAGGAAAATCAGGCCAACAGCATTGAGTATGACGATAGAGGTTTGGAAGTCGTTGTCTCATTTACATCGAAGGCTTATGGTGGAGAGTTCCCAGAGAACAACAAAGAAGTCCTCGATGCTATTACCAAAGAGATTGGAGCTAATGAATGGTTCTACCGCGGGGATAATCCTTGGGTAGTCACATTCAGTTTTGAGGACTAAGGAGAACATATGTCGTTTCGAGATTTTCTGAAAGAGCAAGAGGAAAGCAATGTCGGATTCATAACCGACATTGAGAAGGACACTGTTGAGAATGAGAACTACAGAGAAGTTCTTTTCACAGGAGAGCAACTACAGCTTGTTATTATGGCACTGAAATCCGGTGAAGAAATCGGCGAGGAAGTCCATGAAGGCATTGACCAGTTCTTTAGAGTTGATGAAGGTTCAGGAAAGGTTGTCATGGATGGCAACGAAAGCGAGATTAAAGATGGTTCAGCTTTCATCATCCCCGGTGGTACAAAGCATAATGTGGTTGCCGGAGAAGGTGGACTGAAGCTTTACACGATATATGCTCCGCCGGAACATCCGGACGGAACCATTCAGAAATCCAAAGAGGAAGGAGAAGAAGATGGACTTTAACGAATACCTTACCGAATCTTTGAAGTCAATGACGTTTGGCGAAATGCCGGACTTCGAAGAATTCAAAGCCGCCTTTGAGAAAGAAGTACCCGGTGCCACATATTCTATTGAAGCTGGTCCAGTTGCGAAGGGCAAAATCAAAGAGGTTGAAGGCGAATATGATGTGAAGGCATTGTATGACTTGGTAGGAAAGCTCAAAGACGACTGGGAAGAAGATGAAGAAGGCGAAGATTCAGGAGCAAGAATCGCCGGTGACATCATGGGAACCCTTGGCTTTGAGTGGATTTAAGCATGATGGAAGAATACGAGTACGAACAATGGAAGCCCTTGAAGTATCCGGGCATCTATAAGCCAGTTTGGCCACGCTTCGATAAACCAAAAAAAGAGGAAGTAGATGGAGACCTATTACTATCCAAGGACGACTAAGGGGATTATTGTAGCTTTGTCAGATGTTTTCAACCAGATGGTTGTTTACAAGTACGACCAAGGCTCAACATCCGCTGGTTATGGAGCATCGGCACAGGAAATAACGGTGCCGCTGACTTTTGGTCCTGTCGAGAAAGAGCACCAGCAAAGAATTGAGGACCACGAATACATTGCCAGTGCTACTGACCCGAACGGATATAAACAAGTAGAAGCATACGGACAGAGATACTATCTGTATCTTCCACGTATGGCACTTGTTCTTAACGGAATTGCTTACAATGCCGAAAGAGCATATGGAGTCAACGAGTGGAGAGAATGGTTTGCTGAAACCACAGAAATGAGCGGAGGCAATGTTGAGGAAGTTCTAAGAGATTATCAACCGACACCTTGGGACTTTAACTTCACGCTTTACATCATGACGGATTCGATGGATTACTTCTCTCAAATTTTGGAAAACATTCTGCCGTACTTCAACCCAGCATTACAACTGAGAGTGAAGGAGTTTTCGTTCCTCAATATTGAGAGGAACTTAAAGACAACTATCAATGGTGTGGTGCCTGAATTCCTGTCACCTGAGATTTCAGAAGATGAAAGAAGGTATGTCAATGGAACTATCGACATTACCGTTCAGGGTTACATGTATCGACCATTCGAGTACAGCAAGGTTATCAAGAGCATTCACAGCAAGTACTTCGTTGTGGACTCTTCCAACGTATCCGGAACATCGGCACTGGCGGCTGGAGAAGAACCAGCAAGCACATATGTCATTTCTGCCGATTACTACGATACTTCTGCTGTCGAGATTACATCCGCCGGTACCTCAGCAATACCAACGAGCGCAATACCACAGGCATACTCGTTCAGTGGAACATACGATGACGATGTTAAGAACTTTGTTTACTTTACAAGTGCAACTAATATAACGTAAGGAGTTTATGATGGAAGGATTTGACGGATTGAGCAGCGCATTTAATGTTGAAAATGAAGAAGAGTTTGTCCACGCTGTAGAAGAAGTACAACAGGACATGGAGATGATTGAGGCAAAGAAAAACGAGATAGCTCAGAAGATTAACTTCCCTGTCATGTTTGAGGACCAAGGATTCATTCAAAGAGAATTGAAGTCTTTGATTATGAGTGCTCGTACAGTCATGACAAAGGTTGAACAGGACATTAAAATCGGATGTCCACCGAGACAGGTTGAAGTCTATGCCAAGCTGGTAGAGTCAATCGGAAAGCAATATACTTCACTGCTTGACCTTAACAAGACAGTTTTTGAAGCTGCTGTTGAAGCAAAGCAAGTGGATATAAATAACATAGGAAATAACAAGATTTCACTGACTTCGGAACAATTGCTGGACATGATAAATGGAGCAAAAGAGAATAGTCAGATGAATGCTATTGATGCTGATTTTGAAGTAGAGGACGAACATCTTCCACAGAAAAGGGAAAGAAGGGAGAACCCCGATGCCTGAAGGAGAATAAATGAGTTTCAACGAATACTTAAAAGAAGCCTTCGAAGAAATTAGCTACGAAGGAGAACAATTGGAATATCCTGATATTGCTGAAATAATTGCTAATGATGGAGAATTACTCAAGCAAATGGGTAGAGAGGGATTAAGCCTTGAAGATTTGGAGAATGACACAAGGAAGTTTTTCGACTTCATGGTTAAGCATCTTGAAGAAATGAAAAAGAAGTATGATTTCGTAGCCAACCCCGAGGACTTAGAGGTTGATTGGCACTACGAGCAAAAATAAGGGAGTTTGAATGTTTTTAGGCAATGCCGATTTGAGGAAAGTGGGTGAAAGAATTGAATACACCCAAGAGATGATAAATGAGATAATTAAGTGCAAAGAGGACATCATATACTTTGCTGAAAGATATTTCTACATTATCCATCCAGACCGTGGTAAAGAGAAGATTCAGCTTTACGAATGGCAAAAGAAAGTCCTCAAGGCATATGTAGATACACCAAACGGAAAGCGCCACTGCATTGTGAAGATTGCCAGACAGTCAGGTAAGACGACTGTTTCGACAATCTTTTTGCTTTGGTATGCGCTGTTCAACAAGGATAAGACGATTGCGGTTGTTGCTCACAAGCAGGAAGCCGCCATTGACATCCTTAAAAGAATCAAGATGTCCATTGGAATGCTACCATTGTGGCTTCAGCAGGGACTCATGGAAGATGGCTGGAACAAGAAGTCCGTTGTATTTGAGAACGGCTCTCGTATTCTAGCTCAGGCAACATCGGCAGAATCACTTACATCATTGGCTGTAAACCTGTTGTTCCTCGACGAGTTTGCTAAGGTGCCGGCCCACGTTGCTGAAGAATTCATCACATCGACATATCCTGTTATTACGGCTGGTAAGACTTCCAAGATTATCATGATTTCTACGCCTAAGGGACTCAATCACTTCTACGAGTTCTGGGCCAAGGCTGTCAGAGAAGAAAAGCAGAATAACTTCTTCCCTATCAGGGTTTCTTGGTGGGAAGTTCCGAATCGTGACGAAGTTTGGAAGGAACAGACCATTGCTGATATTGGACCAATTAGGTTTGCACAGGAGTTCCAGTGCAAGTTCCTTGGTGGTTCGTCAACGCTTATTGATTCAGATGTCCTTGAAAGAATACAATTTAAGGACCCAATTGCTATGAAGTGGAATGGATTGCTTCAAATGTATAAACAACCAGTACCAAATGGCCAGTATATTCTCGGTGTTGACACGGCAAAGGGTACAGGAAAAGATTCATCTGTAATACAGGTGCTTAAGATAAATAATCAATATGATATTGAACAGGTAGCTGTTTACAGAAGTAACCTTATCAGACCACATGATTACTCTCAGATAGTTGTTTCTATCGCAAAACTTTACAACAACGCGGGTGTCATGGTGGAAAACAATGACATCGGGCAATCTGTGTGCGACTCTGTGTGGTATGAGTTGGAATATGAAGAATTGATTAACATTGACCCAAAAGGATTGGGTATTAGAAGCACAAAAAAGACAAAAGCTAAAGCCAATGCATTGCTGAAAGAATATGTTGAGAAGGATTGGTTGAGGCTATGTGACGAGCGAACGCTTTATGAATTAAGCAGATATGAAGAAATTCGTCCGAACGTGTTCGCCGCGGGAAAGCATGAGCATGATGATTGCGTGACTTCCCTTCTTTGGGCCTTATACTTTCTCATTTGTGAAGAAAATGAGGATAGGGATGTGGACCCGAAGGATATTCAGGACGAATACAATGCTCAAAACGAGGACGATTGGGAGTTTCCTACATGGTCGGGATTCGAGGATGACGACCCTGACGGACCAATTTTCAGTCTTTGAGTATAAATACAAATGAAGAAATATAAATACTTTGGAGGTTATTATGGCATGGGCTAGAAGACCCGTAAAACCTAAGGCTGAAAACGTAGTAAAAGTTGAAGAAGTAGTTGAAAAACCTCAGCCAGAAAAGAAACGAAGAACGAGAAAATCGACCAATAAGACAATCAATAAATTGGGAGGTAACTAATGGCAAGAGTATTTTCAACTCCGGGCGTATATAGAAGGGAAATCGACCTTTCTGAGATTCTGGTTGCTGCTGGTATTTCTAACGGCGGAACAGTAATCAGAGCACGAAGAGGCCCGGTCAACAGACCTGTTCTTGTTGCCAATGATAAGGAATTCAACGAAACATTCGGTGAACCAATCTTCACATCGGGAACGAACAGAACAACCGTAACGGGACCACTTATTCCAGAATTTGGATATGGTGCCTATGCGGCTTTGGAATACTTGAAAGAATCTGACACCCTGTATGTCGTAAGAGACTTCACACCGGGTGAAGATAACTACGCAGCTGTTTCCTACGCAACTGATATGAGCTTCACTATTGCAAGTGCCGGTATCTCCGGTACCAGATTTGTACGTGGTGACAGACTTGACGCAGCTGACAGAATCAAGATTTTGGACGAACATGCTGAGACCGGCGGCGATGGAGCATCCGACTTCACCGTAGCATATGTCGGTCCGGGAACTGATGGAAATAACGTAGGTGTAACAGTTGAACCATTCAGCCTTTCCGCTGACTGGAAATTTGCATACGATGAGTACCCAACTTCCGCACATGCCGCTTCTGCAACATCTTTGACTGATGCAGAAATTAACGAGTGGTATCCGATTGGAAGTAAGGTATTCAAGATGAATGTCTACCTTAAGAACAACGACCAAAACTGGCAGGACCTTTACAGAAATGATAGCGACAGGCTCAATGGTAGACTGTACATCTCACCTGTAGAAACATACTACGGTTCTTTCAATGAAAGTCTGAAAGATGGTAACGGTAACAACCTGTTCATCGAAACTGTTGTGAACGGTGCTTCTGAGTACATCTATGTTAAGAAGGGAGCATCTTTTAACCCAACCGATGACCACTTCCCATATGTCAACAGTACCTCTGAATTGTCAGCACTGCCAGATGCCGAAGATTCTGCTGGTGACACGTATGCTAAGTGGCAAGTTTCGGCTACAACCAATCCGGGTCTTGCTACCATGTCTGGTGGAGAAACTGACATTGACAACGGAATGGATGACACGACTGGATGGAATATTTTTGAGGACAGAGAGAACGTAACTGTCGGAATTCTTATCGGACATAGCTTCAATACTGCATACAAGCAGGAAGTCGCAAGAGTCGCTGCTGTAAGAGCCGACTGTATTGCAGTCCTTCAGACTGGTGAGTTGAATGACGATACCACGACTGAGGTTCTTGCTTCCGAAGATTATGGTTACAGAAGCCCATCCTACGCAGCACTGTACGGTGGTTACTGCAAGGTATACGACACATACAACGATAAATTCGTCTACTTGCCGAACTCCATCTTTGGAGCCGCACTGATGGCAAGAGTTGACACAATTGCTAACCCTTGGGATGCACCGGCTGGTGTGAACCGAGCAATCATGCCTGTTCTTGAACAGCGCAAGATTTGGACCTTCGATGAAATCGGAAAGCTTTACGACAGAAACATCAATGTTCCGAAGCTCATCACAGGTACAGGTAACGTAATGTGGGGCCAAAAGACGGCCCAGATGAAGGCATCCGCACTTGACAGAATCAATGTCAGAAGAAACCTTCTGTACATTGAGAACAATGTCGAGGTAGCATTGCTTCCATTCGTGTTCGAGAACAACACGGCAAAGACAAGACTGAGAGTGTTCAGCTTGGTTGACGAGTTCTTGGCAGGCGTACAGGCGGCTGGTGGTTTGACTGCGTATCAGGTTGTTGTTGACGAAACCAACAACACTCCAGCAATCATTGATGCCAACAGACTTAATGTTGACATCTATGTACAGCCAACAAGAGCAATCGAATTCATCCAGCTGACAACGGTTATTACAAGAACTGGCATCAGCTTTGAAGAAGTTAGAATAGCAACTGCTTAATATAGAGGAGGATAAAGATGCCTAATTTCACAATCGAAGGAAGAGCAAAGACGTTGCCTGACATTCAGAGAAACTGGATGTGGGAACTACTTATTCCTTCCATTAGCGATGTTACGAATGGAGTCATGGGCGATGTTGAGGACCTGATTATTCGTTGCAGAACGGCAGTTATCCCGGCAAGGGGTAACGAACCGATTGAAAGTAACTTCATGGGTATGAAGCAGTTCTTTCCGGGTAAGCCAACATTCACGCATACTTTCGATGTAACCATAGAAGAAACTCAAGACCAAATTGTACACAAGGCTTTAACAGCTTGGCAGAACTTGGTATTCAGTGTAAGTCCAACAACTCCGACTGGTGGTGCCTCTTTGAGACCACTCAAAAGAGATGTAGCAAAGGACATCTACTTGGTTATGTACAAGTATAATCAGGAAGAAATGGAAAGAAAGATTCGCTTCTACAATGCATTTATTTCCAATGTTGGTGATGTGCCGATGGACTACACAACCCAAGCCGCCGTACAATTTACTGCAACGTTCCAGTTCGATTTCTGGGAACTGCAGGGTTAATACTACAAGACATTCTTCTTTGTATAAATAACTGTGAGGTCCGACACACGGGCCTCACAGATTTTGATAAACATTTGTAACATGTTATAAGGATAGGATTATGCCAATAGGTGTAACTTCAGTCGAGTTACTAAGGTATTTTAGACAACCTGAAAGCGCTTTTGGTAAATCTGTACAACGTCCGTGGACATTCAATGCCCTTTTTATCTACAATCCTTTTAAGGGACTGTCGTTAGGGAGAAGTATTGAATTTCCCCCAGTTTTACAGACTTTCCATTTCGTGGATATAACCATACCAACGTATTCCTTCAATAAGGAAATTTTGATGTATGGTCAGATTCCGAGAACATTTCCGATACTGAACTTCAAAGGGTTTGAGGTTAGAATGACATTGGAAGAAGATGAGCAAGGAACTGTTGAATACTTCATAAATTGGAACCAAAGAAACATCATAAATAAAGACGGAACGTACAATGCTCCAGATAATGCAAAGATAAAGGCTTTGGCTATTGAGATTCAGGATAAAACAGGAATACCAATCGTTTACTACATATTTCACGATTTGTATTTCCTTAATGCTGACCCGGTAACATATGCATATCAAGCAAGCGATAGCATTAAAAGAAATGTGACTTTTGGAGTTGATAGGTTGTCAACTTACTTTACAAAACAGAACATTGTATCGAGAGGGCTTGGAGCAATAACAGGTACAATAGGTGGAATTGCAAATGCCATTCGTGGCTAATTTTAATAACCTTGGAGGGTTGATATGAACCAAATGAAAGATGTTAGTGATGAAGAACTCAGAAAGATTGAACAGGGTGCATCACAGAGAGAAGAACAATCTCCGGATTTGACAGACGAACAGTTGATTAACATGGTTAAGGCAACTGAGGGAGGAAGTGTAACTTTGGACGATGTAGTAAAGGCAAAGCAAGAGGCGGCACCCCCGCCAGCCCCGGCACAGCCTGCCCCACAACCACAAGCTCAACAGCCTTACCCAAATGCTAATTTTTGGGAAGTTACAAATCTACCTTCGTTGAATAAGTTCTACCCAGAAGGTACACGGATTTTCGGAAGGCCGATGAAGGTGATTGAGGTTAAGAAGATTTCATCTATGGGAGATAGCAATGGCGACTTCATTCTCAATGACATTGTGAGAAGAACAACTAAGGGAATTGACCATGATGAAATGTATGTGGCTGACAAGTTGTTTATCATTTTCTGGCTGAGAGCCAATACTTATAGAGACAGTGGCTACGTTGTGAACTTCGTTTGTCCGAAGTGTGAGATGAAGTCTGAGTATCATTTTGAAATCGACAACCTCGAAGTCCAGCATGTCACCGAAGATTTCAACCCTGCTAGTGAACTGAAAATGAAGGGCGGAGATGTCATTACTTATGACTATCTGAAAATCAAGGACGAGCTTTACATTGATAGATTCAAGGAATTGAACTATAAGGCGGTGGGTGAAGTCGATGACGAGCTGTTAGCAATGGCTCAGATGGTTAAAACAATTAATGGAAAGGAACTAACACTTTTGCAGAAGTATCACTGGGTAACGGAATTGGACCCCGGTGACTTTGCATACATGAGAAGTTATATGGAAAAGAAGGGAATGGGAATAAAACCTTACGTTAACGTAACGTGCAAAGAGTGTGGAGGTACCGTCCCAGTGGCGGTTTCGTTTCGCTCCGACTTCTTTATTCCCGAATATAAGTTTGAATGATATTCTTGAAGTTGAATTTCAGTTAGCATATAACATGAAGGTTCAGCCGAACTTTGATGAAAAGGAGTTTTTTGAACTGATTTGGCTGTATGAAAGAATGGCAGAACAAAGAAGGAAAGAGAACGAGGAAGCTCAAAAGAAGCCCGGAGATGTTTCTCTTTCAGATGTGATGAATCAAGGATAATAACCGTGGCAGACGAACAGCAACAAGAACAGCAAAAGAAAGGCTCTGGCTTTTTAACGGCTTCATTTCTCAAAAATGAAGCCTTTGCTCGAAGGTCCGAGGGACTTGGTAATCTGAATAAGATGATGAATACCTTTACGTCCAAAAACGTACAGGAACTTCAGAAAATTACAAAGCAACTTACAAAGCTCAACTTGAACTTCGAGATGCAGAGAAAGACAGCCTCAAGCCGAAAGGATTTCCTCAGACGAGAAGACCCAAGTAAAAAGCTTATTAAGCATGTGGATGACCTCGAAGGATTGATTAGAGAACAAAACAAGATGAGGAAAGCTGCCACAGGAGCCCTCAAATGGCTGAGAGGATTCGCAGTATCCGGATTTATAAGTTGGTTGCTGTTTGGAGATAAGGCACCAATAGTCAAGCTTATAAAAGGATTTGGGGAGTTTGTCAAGGAGTCGGGTTCTGGATTACTGCATACCATTCTAACAGGAGACTACTCAGGTATAAAGAGAGGATTCCAACATATTAAAAATATTGGAGGAGGACTTTGGAGATTCCTGACAACTGGTAAACCCGATAGACTTGCAAGTGACTGGAATCTTCTAAAACAAAGCGTCCCAAAGAAAGGTGTTATGGGATTCCTTTTCCACGGACAAGATGCTAAGGGAGCAACAGCCAGAAGTTTAAATGCTTTCTATAACTCTATAAGATTGCCGGGTGGGCTTTTCCAAGGACTAGTTTTTGGAAAATGGGACCTCCTTAAAGAAAGTTGGGAAGGGTTGAAAAATGTTGTTCCCGGCGGTGCATGGGGAGCTGGTGGAGTTGTAGCGTCAGTACTATTTGGAATCCCAATTGCTAAAGGTATAATTGGTGGAGCAGTAAAGGGACTAACAACAACAATAACTCAGGCTCTTAGCCAAGCCGCAGTTAACATGGCTACCGGAACGGGTGGAGCTTCATTGATAAGCCCGATGAAATTGCTCACACCATTCCTTGCTAAGGGAGTCCTTGCTTCGGTTGCCGGTGTCGCATTACCAGTTATTGGTATGGCGGTGGCTGGATACTTTGCTCATAAGCATATTATGAAAGAGGAGAAGGCACGTCTTGCTTACGAGAGAGGTGAGTATGAAATTCGGGATGCAGAAACAGGACAAGTCATGCATGAGTATGGAAAGCCTATTTACACGGAAGGTCCTGCCGCAGAAGCATATAAAAAAAGAAAGCAACTCGAAGCTGAACAAAGATTCGCCAAAGGACAACAAAGAACAGCGGAGCTTGCTGATATTCAAACTGAAGAACAGGCTTTGGAATATGCACAACGACATGGTATCGAAATAACACCAATTCAGCCCGGTGGAAAGAGGCCGGATATGGCTTCGATATTGACAGTTAAATCTTCTCCATCGACATACACGAGCCCGTTTGGCACTCCTACAAAAAAGGACCCCCTAATGTGGGCTCCGGGAGTTATGAAGTCCAAGGATAGCGTAAACTTGGATGGGTTAGATTCTAATACTAAAAAGGCTTTGAAGGCTGCGGGCCACGAATATTTCAAAAAGACGGGTGGACAGAAAGCATTTGTCGTGACATCGGGTTTCCGTACAAAAGCAAAGCAACAAGAATTGTATGATAAATTTGTCAATAATCAAAGTAGATATCCAGCGGCAAAACCGGGAAGTTCCCGACATGAAATAGGTAGGGCTATAGACTTGGTTATTGAGGGGCCGGCAGCTCCAAATGCTGCGGGATATAGCATTCTTAACAGACATGGATTCAACAGGCCGTTGACTTTTCGTGACCCGATTCACTTTGAACATGCTGAGGGTGATGCTAACCTTCCTCAGTCTCGAATTGCACCACAGGCTAATGTAGATACTAACAAGCCTCTTGACTTGTCGGATGAAACAATCAAACAACTTGCTGAATCAATGTCGGGTTCGATGAAGGGAGCATTCCCTCAGAATAATCAGAGCTTTGTATTAGATACTTCAATGAGAGGATAATATGGGATTTATAGACTCTTTCAATAAATCAGTTTTCACAAAAAGCTCTTATGCAGAAGCTGTCCGAGGCAAGGCTGGTTCAACGGGAGGACTCGGTCATGCAGTCATTCGAATTCAGGCAGAAGGAGAAAGATTCGGAGCCGATTATCCAGACCCTTATATTTTAGGAGTTGTGAAAGAAGGGGTATCATTTGAAATTCGAGCCAAGTATTCGGATTTGGGTGGACTCGGTGCGGCTGTTTTTCCGAAGTCCGCTGCAATAGTTAAAGGAGCATTTGAGAAGTTTAATGCCCTTGCCAGCACTGCTGATGTGGCTAATTTTGGAGCAGTATATGCCAGTAAAAAAATATATCAGAAAAGCGAGTACCTTGTCATCAAACCACAATTTAGGGTTGTCGATTGGCAGGGTATTGGACAACCAGTTATGACAGCTAAAATTTTAGCTTTGTATACAACACCTGTTGTTGTCATGTCTGGTAAGGAAGTTTTAAAAGCCGCTGGAGATGCGGCAAAGCCAGCGGTACAAGCGGCAACAAATACGGCTAAGCAGGGGGCCAGTGCCGCAACAGCGAAGGCTGAGAGTGCAGTGGATAAAGCTAAAGCTGAGATTGATGAAATGAAAAAGAGTGAGAAAAAACTTGTCAGTACCGTTGGAAATTTTCTTGACTCTAGTGTTGAAAATTTTGAAGGGGCATTTAATGATGTTGTAAGTGTAGCTGGAAAAGCGGCAGATGCTGTCGGAGGTTTTGGTTCAAAGGTTGCTGGTTCCGAACCAGTGCAGAGAGCTAACAAAAACGTCCTATCAGATATAGATGATGTTATTACCGTTAGAAGTTCTCCGATGCCAGTAAAAGTTTGGATTGGTAAATTTTTCCATAGAAGTGATATGATTATTGAAAGTATTGACTACAAGTTTTCAAAGGAAATGACAGCGGCAGGGCCGTTGTATGTTGACATTGGAATGACACTTAGCTCAAGAAAAATTATTGGTTCTCTGGAAGATATTGGATTGAATATAGCTGAGAAGAAGAGCAGGGTTTTGGGAAGTAACGCAACTGGTGTAACTGGGGGATAAAGATGGCGCTTAACAAATACAGGAGAACAAGATTTCAAGAGCAGGAAACTATTGATGGCGTTCTTGAGCAGGACATCCTTAATAATAACTGGGAGCTTTTTGAGATTAAACGTCCGATGTCATTTTTTACGGTTACTCCAACATTCATTCAAAGACCAGAACTGCTTTCGATAAAGCTTTATGGTAAGCAGGCGTACTGGTGGATTTTAGCAAAGTTCAACAATATTGATGACTGGTGGAACGACATTCAGGCAGATGATGTCATAGATGTTCCGAACATCAGGGATATTGAGGACTGGTATGTTCGTGTAAAACAGAGGAATAGATAATGGCTGAATTTGGTCAATTAGCGGGCCAACATTTTTACTGTATATTAACCATTAAAGGAACCGACTACAACCCATCCAACTTGATGTACTTAATCATCAGAGAATGGGTTTTCAATGTTCTTCCTACAATTGAGCTGCAGTTCCTTGATGATGGGTACTTAAATGAAGTAAGCCCGCTCGAAGATGGTGAAGATATTCAGATTTCCGTTGCCAAGCATGAGGATGATGTTGAGGTAATGGAGTTGACGTTCTCTATGGATAACTACGAGGTAGGTATTCTGGGCGACAACAATAAGAGTATCGTCACATTGACAGGCCATCTTAAAGCCGATGATATGTTTACAACCAAAACGAGAAGGTTCCCACGGCAGAACTCTGAGGCAGTTTTACAGACAATTTCAGATGAAGCTGGATTTAATTTCAAGAATCCTCATAAAATAGCTCCGGCTGATAACATGATTTGGTATCAGCTCGGAATAAGTAATTTTGATATGATTCGGCATGTAATGAAAAGAGCATACATTCCGAATGATACCATTTTTGCTTATGCAAATACAAATGTAGACGCTTTGAGTTTGCCAGTAGGCGGTCTCACAAAATCAAGAAAAAGCGATTTTGTTTTCACTTCATTGCAGTCGGAAGTTGATAAGAAGGAAATCAAAATCTGTAAATATGATGTTCCAAGTTTTGAACTGAATGTTAAGAACACAGAGGATAAGGACGACATAATTTGGTTTAGCTCATATAGTATTGTCAACAACTCAGGATATTATAACAAAATGAGATGCTATGGAGTGAGATATGGATACTACGATTTGAGTACTGGTACATCATCATATCCGCTTTATTCAGACATAATCAAAACTACCAAGCTATCGTTCAGAAATAAGGACTTAGCAGGGCAGTCAGTGTATGGAAAATATGGTGGAGACTTGAACGAAGCAAATCTATATGGTCCTGAATACTTTGAATCGAGGGTAAGAAACAAGTTTCTGAGAAACAACTTCTTTGCATTCTCAATGGTGCTTAACATCAATGCAATAAATAAAGTCAGCCTTCTGGATTTGGTCGATGTATCAATACCATCCCTGTTTGTCGATGATACGATTAACTCCGTAATGTCAGGGAAGTATTTGATTGCAGGCATCCAGCACGAAATATCTAAAGACGGTATATATACCAAGAAGATTGCTGTGAGTCGAAGTGGAATGAATGATAGTAGTAGCGTTAAATTGGAAGAGGTTGAAGGAACATGATTGAGAATATAAGAAGGCAAACGGGAATGACTCCCGAAGAAATGACGAAGGACTTTCTTGATAAGTCTTGTGACGAAAAAGAATTGTCCTTCTATTCAGGCAGAGTGGTAAATAACAATGACCCAGACCAACAAGGAAAATGCCAAATTAGAGTATATTGTGTTTTCGGAGATGAAATCCCTGATGAGGACCTTCCTTGGGCGCTTCCCGATTTCGGATTTATTGGAAGCACTCTTGGTAGTTTTATTGTGCCACCTAATGGTGCAATTGTCAAAGTATACTTTGACCAAGGAGATTTATACTTACCTCATTATACAACAAAAGCAGTTAATGCTGGAAGCTTACCTCCTCAAAGATTTACGGACTATCCCGATACAATGGTTTTCTTCTCTTTGGATGAGGAAGATTATCTTACCATCAATCGAAAGACTGGTGACGCAGTATACTCGCAAAGGCTAGGAGTGAAAATAGTGGCAGATGAAGATGGTAACTTGACAATCCATTCAGATGTGGGAGTTAAGATTGATACAAAAGTCTCTGGTGATAACCAGACGGTGATAGGTCCCGATGGTGGTTATGTAGTAACATCTCCATCTCCCGGCCCAATTCTTACTCAGGATGGACATACTCTCCAAGCAACAGAAAAAGTGAGGGCATAATTATGGCAACTGTTGGTGAATTAATAAAGGTAGACTACAAGAAGGATTCGTTGACACTTGAAGAACTTCAAGCCGCGCTTATTGCCGCTCAGGGCATTCAGGCAATTTCTAAGGTTCCTGAGATTAACGCGGCACTAACGGCGGCGCTTATAGCCGTAACAGCCTACAATACTATCATTACAGTTGTAGACATTATTCAAAAAGCTACACCCGCTGTGAAGGCGGCGACTAAGGCGGCGGCAATTCCTTTGAATCCTTCGATGGCGGCTGAGGTTGCTCAGGACGGGATTCAACTCGCAATTGCACAAGTACCGGGGCTTTTAGCAACAGGTGTGCAAACGGCAAAGGATGCTGTTTTGGGTATTGAGGTTCCGGGTACATAAGGGAGATTGATATGCCTATTGACAAAGACCAAATATACGAAAGTGCAACAGAGATGTTGTATACGATTATTTCTAGGATTAATAAACAGGAAATCGTTTATCTTAGTTCAGCTACCGGGCAGTCGGCGCTTACAGGAAGCCCACAAGAGATTTCAGGAGTCAGAGAGGTTGAACAAATCATTCATCCATTTGACCCACCAGCTCTTGAAGCCGAATTGAATGTGGCTATCTCAGCTCAAAGGAATTTGGGATTATCAGCCGAATATCCATTGTCGGCATTTAGTAATGTTGAATCTTGGTTCCGAGTCATTGCTGACGAGATGACATACCAACTGTTAAGTGCGTATGAAGTGGAAGATATTAGCAATGTATCGTCTACGCCAACAAGAGCATACTATTTGTTTGATACTGGTAACGGGTGGATAAACGAACCACTTGATGAACTAAGCGCATGGCATACTCATGACCAAAGATACTATAGGGAAGATGAAGTTGACCTGTGGAGGAATGGAACAACAAGTGCTGTCATGGGATATGTAAGCGGAGTAAACTCAGATATTCAGGTACAACTAGATGATAGATATACAAAAGATGAAACGATAGCTGAAATTCAACAAAACGACATTTTAACGAATATTCCTTTTGGAGCAACATCAGCCATTGCAGAGCCAAATGGTATGTGGGCAACTTCAGGACATGCTACACTACCTGACGGAGTTTTGATGTTAAGACCGAACTACTAAAAAAGATAAATAATGTAGAGGTATAGACATATGGCACGTAGAAGAACTCAAAGAACAATATCATCCCGATGGGCTTATGACATCGACAAGAACCCAATCGACCAAGGGGAGATTTGGGATGCTGATGTTATCAACCAAAGTATTGAACTGATACTTGGAACTGCCCCGTATGAAAGGGTGTTTAATCCTGCGTTTGGATTTGGTCTTCAATTCAAGATTTTTAACTTAGCAACCAATAGTGAATTGGAAAGCTTGCTTGATGAAGTTGCTATTGCTATCTCAACATGGGAAGACCGAATAACGGTTATTGAAAAGGAAATGAGAGTCATAACAGATGTTGACAGAAATTCAGCAATTATAGTTATACCTTATGTCATCAATAGAACTCAAATTAGAAGCACATTCAAGAAGAAAATTTTTAGTACTTAAGGGGAAATCATGGCTAGGAACTTTTTACAGTATTCTGGGCTGACATACGAAGAAATCATTCAGCAAGTCAATGACAAGTTGAATTCAGACGAGAGGTTTGCGAACTTCAGAGAATCTGCAATCGCCCAGACATTGGTAGAAATCTTTGCCGGTACAGTTGATATTGTCAACTACTACTTAGAAAGAAGAGCCGAAGAGTCATTCTTCGACACGGCAAGATTAAGAAGCTCGGTTATTATGTTGGCCCGTCAGTTGGGATATGTTGTTCAACGTCCTGTTCCTGCCGAAGCTAGCATCAAACTTAAACTCAAAGGTAACTTTGCTGGTATTGTCAACGCTAATGACCAGTTACAGATTCCTTTCCAATCAGTTTTCTCGTTCGGCGGTTTCAAATATATCCTGAAGAATACTCTGACTATCAGCCTTTCCCCATATGTTGATAGAATGAATGCTCAGGGAAATGCTTTTGAAAGTGATTTCATTGAACTCGACATCGAAGGAAACGACATTGAAATTGTACAAGGTGAGATTAAGGAAAAGGTTTTTGAAGGCTCAACAAATCCACAGGTTGGTTCGACATTCCAGCTGTACAGAATTGATGACACAGAGGCAAGTAACCGATACGGTTCCGAGGATTATACAGTTCCTGTAACGAAGGTATGGGTAGGAAACGTTAAGAACGATAATACCGAATACACCATTGACAGACGTTCTCTTATCAACTGGGAAGTTATTGATGCCGCCACAGGTGGAGAGACAGTTGATGTCTGTGTATTGCGAACCTCGATAACCGAGGGATTGGAACTACTCTTCGGTGATGGTAGATTTGCCGAGCTAGGTGCCACAACATCCGGGCAAGGAGCCCAGACATCATTCGAGAATGTTTATCTTCAGTACCTAGCAACTAAGGGTTCATTGGCAAACCAGACGGGCGTTAAGGGCAAGAAACTCACATTTTCCGGTAAAGTATTCACTAACACCGGACAGGACATTACGGATAAGGTTGAATTCAACTTTAAAAGCAATATCACTGGTGGTGCTGATATGGAGGATATTGACTCAATTCGAATCAATGCTCCAAATATTTACTACACATTGGACAGACTTGTTTCCAAAGTTGACTACACGAACTATCTGAGGTCACTGACTAGCCCGATTGATATTAAGAACGCAATCGCTTGGGGCGAGCAGGAAGAACTTGAAAAGAGAAATACTGATGCGCTTATCCGAATGTTCAATATTGTTTTCTTCAGTGTTGTTGGTCCTCTTTATCAGGTTAATACATCACCATACTTTGCGAAGTCCAGAGAAACTGGATTAGATGATGCCGTTCTCGATTTTCGATTCGATGAAGATGAACTGAATCAAAGAAACTACTTCATTGTCTATACCAAGGGCTCTTCGGACAGCATTTGTGACTCCGGTAATATGGTAGAACAGCTTAGAGAATATCAAACAACAAGTTATGTCTGGAAAATGGCAGGCACGGATGTTGCTACAAGTGCTCAGAATGGGGATTATTGGTCAACAAACTATGGACAAAACACTTCCATTGATTTGTGGTATACGACTGATGCGACTATTAATGGGCCGACACTTTCAGGTTTTACACAGATAACAATGGATACTAGGGAGCTTTCAGGTATTGCTAACAATGATACAGCTATGACAGAACTTGCATCACTGACTCAGGCACAGCTCCGAGGAGTTACGGACAGTAGAGGTACGGGTCTGACTAATAACGCTAACTATGGTAGTCCAGCATTTCCAAACTCAACTGTGGCATGGAACTCTGTCAGTAAAGAATTTACGATTAGCTTTGAAGCCGATACTCCTTGCTATGCTACGACATTGAGCGGGGCAGTGGCAATTGATATGGGATTGTCAGTATCATCTCCCGACCTTGTGACGGTGGATAGGGAACTAAGCAACAAGATTGTGACGGTTGTTAATAACCTGAATACAAGGTCTCAAACAACTATTAGAAACATTTATCTCAGTCCAATTATCCAAAGTTTCGATTTGAAGGGAACCGTTTATTTGAACGCTCTTTTTGATAAAAATGCTGAGAGAACCAATATTGAGAATGCGATTTATACTTGGTTGAACGACAACGCTGACTTCAACGAGGAAATTTTCCTTTCTAACATTGTTGAAAAAATCGAACAGTTCCCGTCCGTTATCAATGCTAATGTAAGATTGGTTCCAAATGCTCCAGTAAATCCTGAGGGTGGGTTGTGGTATAAGTCTGGTAATAATAGAAATGTTGAAATTGCATTTTCGGATGCCACCGAAAAGGCACAAGCATATACATATATTGATTCAGCAATTTCATCTTTCCTTTTTGGTTCCCAAGTCACAACGGACACAAGCGGAGCGGCCGAGTTTTATCAATCTTATGGAGCATTTATCATACAAACTTACAACTTGGCTTTTCGAGTAAGGATAAACGAAAGGGATTTCCTTGAAACATTTGCAAAAAGCTTATATCTCACATTAAGAGGTGAAGGTGGTAATTTTGCTAATTTTGCAGACAGTGATAACTTCATCGGAGTAATAAGCGATATTCATAAGGACTTTGCAACAGTGATAAAATATAACATAATGGATACTGCTGGTAATATTGCGAGAGAAGAGGACTCAAGAGGCAACTTTATAAAGGGCGGCTTCTCACTTGGAAATGAAATTGCCAAAATTAACAGCGTAATGACTTACGAATACAAGGGGTAATGAATGGCTACTGAACCCATTTTTGTAGTAATTACCAATGGATATGCAACGGGCGCCGGTCCAGTCGGAGGCCGAGACAACCCTTGGGATTGGGATAGGTTTATCTCTGAGCTTGAATATAGTCAAATCAACGAGTCTTATCCTGTTGGAGATTTTCGAGACATCATTTTCTACTTGTCGGGTACAAGGTCAACGTCGGCAAGTGGTCAAGTCATTGCTATTAGCGCTAATTCAAATACAAGAGATTCAAATACAGTAACATACACGTTTAGTGGTTGGGATGGAGAACCGTATAGGATTTACGGACCTAATGCCATCAGGTGGGATACTAAGTTTATTAGCGATTTACGAATTCATGATATGATGCTGACATTACCCACGACAAACTTTATTTTTGCTCCTTTGGATGTTGACCAACAAAGGCGAGGTACAGTCTACTTTGACAACTGCCATATTGCGGCTGGGGGAACTTTCTATTTCTCGCAGTTCCAAGAAGTCCAATTTGTCAACTGTAATATTAAGGCTAACGGGTTTACGGTAGTTAATGACTTCCGATTTTACAATGTTGGGGGAGTCGATATTAAGAACTCCATTATGGACGTTTCAGATATTTGGGCTACGGTGCCTGACGTTGGGTTTGTATCTCTGTACAATGTTGCTTTGACGAGTGCTGTCAGTGATTACACGGCATATCAGGAAGGACTAGTTACCTATGAAACGATTCAGGAAAATTGGCCTTCTGCCACAGCATTTGGATTGGATGCTCCTGACTTGGTACAAAGCGCTTTAAACTATGTCAACGATGACTTTGGAAATATTTCAGCCGTTGATGGAGATACGACATATACGAGTAAGTGGTGGGACGACACAACCAGAGATGGTATTGGTGCTCTTTACTTCCCAACGATTTCAGGAGTTGGTATTTCAGCCAGCTCGGCTATTGGCGGATTCCCAATAACATCCGATTTTGTTTTCAGCGGTAATGACCCATTTACAGTCTTTAGTGCGACCGAGGCAACATATTCTTTTGGAGAAGATTTTACGACTTCAAGTGTTTCAGCTAATGATGTTATTACTAAGGAGTTTTCTGGATATGGACGGTGGGATGTTGATGCCACAATAACGTCTTTTAATCAGTGGTATACAACAGCAACAGATACTTTTGTCATTTCAGCATATAATTTGAGTGGTTCATCTGTAACATTTGATTTTCGAAACATATGGACATCGGCAACTATTACTAGTGCTAATATTTACGATACTATATTACTGTCGGCCAACGTAGCCCCACCGGAGTATGGGTTCCAATATCTGTGGGATTTTGGTGACGGAACTTCCGTCGAAACATTTTCCGAATCAACAACGACGCACTTTTGGGAAACATCAGGAACGAAAACAGTTGTACTGACAGTTTGGAATAATTTTGGAGATGTGTCCGCTTCTGATACGAATACATTCTCAGTTTCAGCTATTATTCAAATACTGTATGTGAACATCAACAGTAGTTACACATGCGCGGCTCCGAACTCAGGAACTATTTCGGACCCACTAAACTACAATGAGTTTGTAGGACGGCTAGAGACATCTGGAACATTTGGAGATATTTACAGGTTACAAGGCAGTCGTGTACTAACAAAACCGACAGGTGCATCAACCCCGTGGTATCCGATAAGCGCCGACCCGAACATGAATTTCCAAATTGAGGCTTGGGATATGTCAGCATATGGTCCGTGGGTATTGATTCCTGAGGACTATGCTACGTCTGACAATACCAGACTCTCTTTGGCAGGAACAGTTTTAAGAAATGGAATCATTTACAACAAAACCTTTGGATGGCCAACAAGATATGGTGGACAAATCTATGTATCTAACCTCTACGATGTGTATGTCGTTTGTCAGGGAGAAGGTAGTTACATTACTCTTGTTCCTTCACCATCTGGAACGACAAGAAGGGATGGACAGGTTTCAGAGGTAGATTTGTCTGGAGTCAACATTATTGGTTCAACGCTTTACACAACTAGTGGATATTATGATGAAGCCACTGATGCACATACGGTTAGCTTGATTGATTCAGTATTTAGGAACTTACAAAATGTTTCAGCTAATGATGAAACGCTATCAGGTTCATTCTCAGCGGCGGATGTGGTAATTCTTTACTGTGCTGTCAGTAACGCATCTTCGGATGTTGCTGGAGACTTTAACATTACATCGGCATCTAGTGTACAGTACAACTGGACTCCGCCAACGGATTATCCGTTTACGCCTGATAACGACTTGTACAATAAGGACATTGCATATATACTGATAAAAAAATCTCAGCTCAGACCATTTGATGGAATTGGATTTCCACCGAATCCGGGTTACAACTTCTCAGCATATCCGGGATATGATACTGGATTGTTTGGGGAAGATAGAGCTTCATACTCAGGAGACTTATAATGCCTTCAGCATTCTATGTAGATTTGGATGTCGCTGGAACAGGTGGAGCCGGAACACAGGGCGACCCGTGGACTTGGTTGGACTTCTATGCCGAAGTTAGTGCCGGTGGTGGTGCATTATCGGCTGACGATACTGTTTTTCTCAGAGGCGAAAAAGACATCACGGATAGCCCATCTGGTCCAAAAAGCTTTTGGCAAGTTTATAGAGGCCAATTCGAACTTTTCAATATGAGTGCTTGGGATTTGTCAGCGTATGGTCCGTGGCGAATATACGATACTGATAACCGAATACATCTGAACGGAGTATATCGCATTCATGGAGGACTTGTTCAATCGGATTATGAGCGTACAGGCGCAGATAAAACAGCTAATCGTCCGTCAATTTCTATTAATGCTTTTGAAGTGGAGAATTGTTTGCTGAGAGGAGAAAGCATTGCTATTCGCTCGTTTGTGTACACATCTGCTTTTGCCGACGTACTTTATCCGACTGGTGGTGGATACTGTTCACAAAATTATTGTGGAGGTAGTTCAGCCACAATAGATATACGTGGATGTACAATTATTTGTGATAAGGACGATAATTTAGCAAAATTTGATTTTGATTTAAGAGTGCCGACTGTTGTTACTATTAAAGACTCTATTGTGTATATCTCGGAACAGCAACTTTTGAAAGGCAGAGGGCCAGCAACAACCCCAACATCGGCGGTATCTGCTGTCTATGATTGGGTGGCAACTAGCGCGGCGTCCGTGGAAGAACTATCTGGGACGGGAATTAACGCCGTCAACACTTCAGCATCAAGCAACATGCAGTACAGCTGGCAAAGAGAAGTAGACTGGCCAAACTGGGATGACGAAGAACCAGCATTTTGGTATAGCATATTAGGACAAGGTATAACGATTTCAGGCTCAGGTGAGTGGTGAAACATCATATAAATACTCACTCTACAAGGAAATCAATGAGGTAGGTTAATGGCAACATATTATGTAGACTTTGCAGTTACTGGAACAGGACAAACAGGAACCGAATACGACCCATTTGGTTGGAATGAATTTTCAGCTTCATGGGGCAGTAATACTTACTATATTCGGGGAACTTACTATTATGTTGGCGCAGGCTCAGTGTCGTATTTTGGTGGTAATAACGATACAGTTTATGCTTGGGATTTGGATAAGTATGGGCCTTGGAGATTGAGTGCAAGTAATACCACAACGGTTTATGATGTCAGAGCAGACATAAACGATGGCATATGGGAAATTGACGTTACAAGCTCTATTTTTAGGGCAATTCATAATTGCTACGTCTATACTGCCATCCAAAATGGAACAACAAATTTAGATTTCAATGATTCCACAATTATTGTTCCGGGCCATCAGATTCCAACTAATCCTAACGTTATTTCAGGATGTATTCTTGATACAGGCGGCACTTTTGCACTACAATCGAATGTAAGCGCTACAATAGAAAATACTATCACAGATAGATTAAGCCTTAGTGGTTCAACACCAGTTTTTACTACTGCCGGTGGTTCTGGACAGGCGGCAATAGATTTGGGAGGAAACGTCTATAGCGCAACTTTTAGCGCGGCACCTTCATTTACTGAAACTGATTTGACCGAATTCCGTTTGGGAGTTTCTACAACATCCGCTTTTGGACCTTCGTGGTCTCAAGGACGAACAAAGTTCTGGGTTTCGTTTGACTTAACGTCTACTGCCGGTTTGGGATATGAAAACGACCCTTATGGATGGAATGAGTTCTCAGCTTCTTGGGGTGGCGGAAAGGAATACTATATTAAGGGTTCTATTGTCGAACCATTGGTGAAAATTGGTGGAGTTGATTATATTGGAAATGGCGCTGATACTTGGTATGCTTGGGATATGGATAAGTATGGTCCTTGGAGATTTCAACCAGCAAGCAACCCCGACTGGCATCAGTTTGATGCGGAATTACACGAAGGAATAATTGATAGTAGTTTTACGGATACTGTATTTGGAGATGTATATGATTGTGCTGTGGAAGTAAATTGGCGTAGTAGTATCGGAAACTTCGATTTCTACGACTGTACTTTTGTGGGAACGGATTCCGTAATATTAGGCGGTACAGTTAATACTCTGAGTGGGTGCATTGCTAAAACAACATCATCGTATGGACTCGGACAGAATGATACTGGTAGAATTTTGGACTCCGTTACAAACCGTTTAGCAGTTTCTGGAGGAGGCTCACCATTTTACTCACAAGCCGCGGCACCACCGCAGTACTATGACGGAACGGGAACAGTTTATGGAGAAACGCTGAATAATTGGCCGGGACTGTATGAACAAGAACTTTCGGCATATGCTCTTGGAGTTTCACTCACAAGCGGATTTGGTCCGTACTGGTTGTCAGCAACCCCTGCTTTGTATGTCAATCTTGATACTTCAGCTGTGGCTGGGGATGGGTCGAGTAGCAATCCATACAACTACACACAGTTTGCCGACTTTGGGCAAGGGTCAAAGAATCAATATATTTTAGATGTAGGATTAAGTGCTACATTCAGATTGAAGGGAGAAACAACTCTATCGGGAACAAACCGTAAGGTTCTTTTCCCCGGCACAACAACAACTGTTACATCGTGGGAGCCACTGTCAGCATATGGTCCGTGGAGATTCCATAACACGATTTCAGCGGTTGATGCCGACTCAGCTGTTGAGTTTGGGGCCAAGACAATTCGAAATGGAATCATTTATACGAGTGGAGCAACGGAGGACGTTAATACGGAAATATACTTCTTCACGAAGGAGATGGAAAACCTGTTTGTTTTGGGAAACCCAACATTCGCCTCGTATTGGTATGATAGAGGAATATTATATTGCTTCCAGCCATATTGTGGAGTTGAGGATGGCGAGGACATAGATATTAAAGGTTCTACAATTCTGTCAATGCAAAGTAGTGCATACGGTGGTTTTGGATATGATTTAAGGAGTAACTTCAACTTTGATATAAAGGATGATGTTATAATCGTATCAGCATTTACTGACAGGAATACAAATGGGGCTGGTACGAATGCACAGACATCAGCCATTAGCGCTGTCATACAACATACTGTGAACTATGAGTCTGACGTTAATACTATCAGCGGAGACATAAATGATATTTCGGGAGGTCCGGGTAATCAGTTCGATTGGACACCACCGACATTTCCTACATGGGATGGAGACCGTGATGAATATAAGTTTGAAACATTTGGAGCAGGAATAACAATTAGTGGTTCAGGAGATTGGTAATGGCCGAACAGGGATATGGCACAGGACTATGGGGAGAACCTAGAGAGGGACCGGGTGCTTTTGACTTTGAGGAAGATGAGTCGAGTAGCTCAATTTCATCTTCGGAGTCGTCAGTGTCTGAGTCATCAGTTTCGGAATCTTCGGATTCGTCATCGGATTCTTCAGTATCTGAGTCATCAGTATCGTTTTCTTCTGAATCTTCATCGGACTCATCTTCTGATTCTTCAGTATCGGAGTCGTCAGAATCTTCATCGGATTCATCAGTATCCGAGTCATCGGACTCTTCATCAGATTCGTCAGTATCGGAGTCGTCAGAATCGTCATCAGATTCGTCAGTTTCAGAATCTTCGGAATCGTCATCAGATTCGTCAGTATCGGAGTCGTCAGAATCTTCATCAGATTCGTCAGTATCGGAGTCGTCAGAATCTTCATCGGATTCATCAGTTTCAGAATCTTCGGAATCGTCATCAGATTCGTCAGTTTCAGAATCTTCGGAATCGTCATCAGATTCGTCAGTTTCAGAATCTTCGGAATCGTCATCGGATTCTTCGGAGTCGTCATCGTATTCGAGTTCATCAGGAGATGAACCAGATACATTCTATGTAGACCTTACAGAAGTAACAACAGGACATGCTGGAACAAGTGCGGACCCATTCAACTATGATGACATGGTTGACAGAATTACAACATGGCAAGTTGATGGTGATGAATTTCTTATTAGTGGTTCACGTGAAGTTAGTGCAAATCTTTTGGCTAATGAATACCACTACTTTACAATGGATGCTTGGGACATAGATGTAGCAGGCCCTTGGAGATTAAAATATAACGGAACGTCAGCGGCAACAATTCAGTGCAGAAGAGCTTTTTTGAAAAATGGTGTTTTAGACACTAATAATTTTGCTGCTCAGCTTGGGCGAATGCAAGATATGGTTTGGATTGCTCGCAACCTCCAAAATCATTGGGCATGGCCATTAAGTGCGGGTGATAGAAGTAGCGATTATAATACTCTTATAAACTTAAATACTTCGGCGGATGTTCCAGTTGTTCCTGAAAATATAACACAAGTTTATTTGAATTCAATAACTACATCAGGAGTTTCTGCCGAAGGAATCGAATATAATAACTGTATTTTCTATACGAGTGGTGGAAATAATCCTTTCGCAGATGGTGGAACATCGGCCGGTACTTATCCAATATCAGCTTTTGATTGTATTACGGACGCTCCAACGTCTGCGGAGTTTTTGATTACAAGTGCGGATGGTGGTTGGCCGGGATTGGTTGAAAACAATTTCCAGTATGGTGTTGAGCTAACAACAATTAATCCTGTCCCAGAGTGGTCAGCATCTGACTTGTCTCTATTCAATTTGGATATAGGAGCAGGCTACGGTCCAAGATGGTCTTGGTCGTCTACCTCTGGTAGCATTGGTGCATTCTACTTCGGTCCAATTAGTGAAACTGTATCGGCTGATGTACTTGAAGTTTCGGCAGTACTGCTTATACCGACAGTCACGCTTGTCAACCCTCAGAGTGCGGAAGCAACTCCGCAGAGAATGTCGCATAGACACATTCTGCTTCAGCCGACTGTTTACGCAACACAGGATATTAAGGTTGACTTTGTTGGAAATGTTCTTTCAGGACCATCACCGTTGGTAGTTCAGTTCACGGCATTTGTAACATTCTCGCCTGAAATGAAGAATAAATATAGAGTGTCGCAGTATACGTGGTGCTTCAATTACGACCCAACAAACTCAGTTTGTAAAGAAGATGTGGTTGTCACAACCAACAATCCGATAACTCGTACATTTACAGGTTACAGTGGGCAAGGATATTCTGTGACCTGTGCTGTAACAATAGAACCAATTTAAGGGGTAACGAATGGCTTACGATACAGGACTATGGGGAAATCCAAGAGATGGAATAGGGTTCTTTAGCTTTGCTACAAGCTCAGTTTCCGTTGACTTTTCCGTAGAGCCTCAATTGAACTTTGTTGGAAACGACTTTACGTTTTCCGCAGACGTTACTTCAGCAGGCTTGCCGACAGATTGGCAGAGTACTTATACAGTTAACTTTGGAGATTCGACGGTTACGGCAACAACAAACTTCTCTATTACGCGTGCATATATAGGACGCGGTACTTACAATACGACTCATACATACGAGATTACGGACGGAGCCGATACGAAGTTTTATGTCACATCTGCTATTACAGGAATTGAGGTAAATCCTCTTCCGGATGCGACTTTCATTGGAATTCCGAGAGCAAACAGCCCATTGACATTCTATGATACTAAGGGTGGATACTACATTACGAGTACAATTGTTAGTGCGGACTGGGACTTTGGAGATGGATTTACGTCAGCAACGACTGACACAACAGATACATTTGAACACACATATACTACCGAAGGAATTTATACTGTTTCAGTTTCAGCACATGATATAAACGGAAATGTTGGAGTAGATACATTATCAGTTGGTATTGTGGCTGGGTCGGTATCGGCTCTCAAACAGGATTACATTACACTTTGTGGTCCAGACATGCTTGGAAGATATGGTGTCAATCGTCAAATCAACTTGACTAAATTCCTACCACTGTATTTGAAGGGTGGAGAAACTGAAAGCTTTTTGGTACTGTTCGAAGAGTTCCTTAATACAATGTTTGATGGAAAGGACGGATGGGTGACTAGTGCTGACGAGCTTGATATAACCAAGAGTTGGGCTCCTAATACAGCAACATCGGCAGAGCCAGAAAGAACATTTACATATGACCTTTGTGGAACTGATACGCCAACAGATGCTAACGCGGTGTCTGCACTGAGTTTGCACTATACACAGGATTCACTTTCCGCAAATCCGAAGATGAGCATTTTGGAGAAAGTTTACAGAATTGCGGAACTACATGACCCAGACCTGATAGATATTGATTATATTCAGTACTTCGCTCAGAACTTGGGTTATCAGGTTAGTGTGTTCCGAGACGAGCTTGGGGTTAGTGGAACAGCGGCAACGTACGCTGTCTCGAATCCGGCTTGTGGTACAAATGAGATAAATAGGTATTTAAGGTTTGTTGTAAGAAACCTACCTACATGGTACAAGATTAAAACGACCCGAAACGCTGTTAAGGTAATGCTTTACTCATTTGGGCTCGTTGGTGACATTATAGAGTTCTATACGAACAATTACTTACCGAGAGATGACGGTGGAAACTGGAGACTCGATTTTAATGAGGATTTGGCCGAGATACCTGATAAATGGTATCCGACACCACACTTCTCAATCCTTGTCAATTTGGATGAAAGTGCTGACATTTCATTTGACGTAGCACGAAGGGATAAGGTGATTCGCGCAATTGAGTCTATCCGCCCAGTTAACAACGTGTTCCGAAGATTGTCAGGATTTCTCCAAAGAACATACAACATCGAGATGGCGCTTTGGACAAGGATGACAAGATATAAGGAAATAAAATCAAACGGATACTCCAACAGCTGGTGGGATGGTTCACCACTGTAAAGATATAAATAATCAGGAGATACGATTTGTCAATAGAAGGAGTTTAACATGCCTAATGTTTTAATCACAACACAGGGACTTCAGTACGTTCTATCAGCACATGATAGTGGCGTGTATGTTGACCTCAGATATTTTGTCCCTGTATATGATGATAGGATAGACCCGAATGTAAGAGATGATGCTGTTCTATCAGCATTCTCTCAGATTGCTGACAACACGGCAACCGAACCTTACGGGGAAAAGATATGGAATGTTTCAGGATACTCGTTGTCCGATAACAACGATTACCTCATCTCAGCATCGGCACTTGTCGGTGGTTTGATGACGGACACCTATCAGAAAACACAGGTAGCCACGAACACATTTAGCGCCACTCCGCTCTCTAACCAAGTTAGCGGAACAGGTTATGGTGTTTCGGCCGGTTCCCAACTGGGTCTATATGACTGGACAGTTACCACACCGGCAGGGGTCGCCGGAGATAACTCTCGTCCAACGAGCACATCATCGGACTACTTCCTTACAAAAGATTACTACCCAGTATACGATTCTTCAGCGGCTAACAGACTGCGCGGTGCTTTCAAGATGGAGATGGCACAGAATGTTGGAAAGTTCAAGTTCAACAAACTAGCACTGTATGCCGTTCAGGTTGATAATGTTGGTACTGTTCTTGGGGAAGCTTTTTTTGGAGAAGCATATCTTTCCGAGCCTGTTGTTAAAACATCGCTTGCTGAAGATGGTTTCGATAATTTCATTTTTGACATACAAATTGACCTAAGTGGAACATCAGCAACATGGGATGAAGTATTTTTCTCGTCATCGGCTGATTACTGGAGCCACTCACCGGGCGGACTATATTATCCGGGTAAGATTGGCGTAGGACAGTTTGAGGACAATACTAAGGAACTTAGCGCAACGGCACACCTTAGAAAGCCGCGCGACATTAGTGGCAATGTCGACCAAACATCACATATTCTAAGAATGGATTATGACAACGACAAATTCTTTACTTTCGATGTCACTTCGGCAACTGCTGAAACTGGAGTTAGTGTGTATGACTTGGTTGTTGGAAACCAGCTGTTCTGTGGAGGCAATCAAGAATATTGTGGAAGTATAAGACCTGAGGCGGTCAATTCTATTGGACTTGGAACGTGGGATTATCCGTTCCACCACCTTGTTTTGAATGATTACTTCCACCTGAAAAGTGTACTTTCTGCTACATCAACAGGCCTGATTACAAACTCGAAGAGCATTGAAATTCAGGGAACTGCCAAGACAGGAAACTTTGTCAATGGTGATTTAGTAGCCAATGACGATTTCAGTGATTCAAGTGAGGGCTATCACATCAACAGTTTGCTTATCCGAACTAACCGTGGCGATAACGATTATTGTGGTGACGTATTTATTGTTGCTGGTGCTAAGACAACTGGTTCATGGCCACATGGAGGTTCTATAACTCACAGAAAAATTCTTGAAGAGCTTCAAGTTAATGAGGACTTCGAAACAAACTTCTGGAATGATGACAAACTTTTCCTTGTAGCTAAGGGCGGAACAAAGCTATATGGTTCATTTGAAATGGAAAACAACCGTGATAACTTTACGGTTGATGGAAGAACATATTCTCATGTTACTTCACAGATTTTCTCAAAGTCTCAGGAAGTGATGCTGTTTAGCCGACTGAAACCAACGGTGACTTTGGATAATATTTCATACTGGTTCTCACAGTGGAGTTTGAGTTGGAACGGCACATATCGTAATGTTGGATTTTCTGAAATCGTAAACGAAGCTGCACGACTGTTCCTAATTTCTGACCAAATCAGAACATATGGAACAATTCTCCCTGCGATTGGATATGCCGCCAATGCCACATCCGAAGGGGCGGCAGAAATAGCTAATGGAGTGAGCGACATCGGAACAAACAATGAAAGATTTGCTACGGGATACTTTAACAGCCTTATAGCAGCCGTAGCTAATATCACTAACATTACTGCATCTAGTGGTAATATTACAACACTTTTGAACAATGAAATAACTAGTACTGGTAATATAAATGTTGCTAGTAGTACCGTTTTGTTAAATTCTGGCGGTGTTGCTTCTACAAACTACTATGCCAGTGAGGGATATTATAAGACGGATTCGAGAGCACCGGGACAGGCTATAAGATTTGGAAGGTGGATAAATATACCTGTTTCATACTTGAGGGCAGTAGCTATTGGTAGTAACATGAACTCAGCCCCAATTATTACGAGATGTGGGGTAACTTTTGTGAACGAGAACCAGCTAATGTTCGATGTAGCAGTTACTTTGCGGGGAATTGGAAGCTATCCTAACCCAACTCTTCCTGAGTACGGGAGTACAGATAGTGCTGATTTTCCAAAAGCGGCTATTGGGTTCCCTCGTGGCAGTGATTCCGATTTGGCAATCAATATGCCTCTTGTTTACTGGGCCATCCGTGATATGGAAAACAATTTTGGATACACCGTTAACACACCTTCCTATTATCCGGGCGTTGAGATAATAACTTTTGGAGGGGCTGGTGCGAGCGAATATCGAGAACCGTCTTGGATAAGAGTGCAAGGACAACCGGGACCGACAGCTCTTGGTCCAGTTTTCAATAATTTCTATATTCAGTTTTTGGTTTTTGGTCCGGGAGCAAACGGATTCAACAATGCTCAAATAGTTTTCAGATGTCAGCCTATATTGACCATTAAGAGAGATAATTTCTAATTTGAAGGAGGTTTGAAATGAAAATGAGTTTGTCAAGACAAGCAATTGTCGAAATTTTTTATGTGTTGAATGAACTGTTGAATGAGGAAAAGTCGAAGTTCAACAAAGGATTTACATTCGCTGTTACGAGAACAATGGATAGTATCAAACCAGAAGTTCGCGCTATCATCGAGGCTCGGGAGACTGGTGTTGATAAGTACAAAGAGTATGAAGAAAAGAAGATGGAGCTTGTTAGCAAGTATGCTTCGAAGGACGAAAATGGAGAGCCAGTTTCTGAAAATAGTCAATGGACTTTTCCGAGTCCTGAAGTAAAGACAAAGGCTCAAGAAGAGTTAAATGCCATAAGGGGAGACTACGAAGAAGCCATCCAAGAAAGAGCAAAAGAAATTGACTTGTACAACGAGTTAGCGGCTGAAGAAGTAGAGATAGAAATTTGTCAGACGTCCTTTGAGAGACTGCCAGATGACCTTCTCCCATATCAGTTTGAAGCTCTTAGACCTATGATAAAAGAAACTGATGAAGAAATTGAGGCACTGATATAATGGCCGAAACAGCTTTTCCAAACCTATTTCATAATGATAAGTGGCAATGCAACTTCTCTAATTTGCCATCCTTAGAATCCAAAGCAGACATGCGAATCTATGATTTGTATGTCAAGTCAGTAGTATTCCCAGACTACAACATGGCTGAAATCTATTCTGACATTAAAGGATTCCGTATTAGGCATCCTGTCGGTGGTGTTAATGCTAACATCGACCTTTCTCAAATACAGGTTGAATTCAAACTATCAGAAGATATGAAGAACTACATTTATCTGTTTGAGTGGATGCGTTCACTTCGTTATGGACATGTGGAAGAGTTCAATGCTGAAGAAGAGTTTTTCAGAAAGTACAACATTAAGTCAATCGGTATAAATATATTGGACAACGAGAAGCGACCTATTGCCGTGTGGCGATTCACCAATGCTTTCTTGTTGACATTAAGCTCACTTTCGTTAGATACGGGTGTGAGTGAGGAGATTACGTTTACAGCGAACTTCTCCTATGAAGAAGTGAAATACGAGACCAAGAGTGTGTTTAGTTAGGAGGATGTATGGAGATTAAAGACTTACTTGAAGTGAAAGTTTTAGTAGATGACAAGGTTATAAAAGAGACACTTAACCGAATTGGCATTGCCAATAAGAAAAAGAAAATACTCTATCCAAGTTGCTACTTAATTGAAGAAAATGGAAAGCATTATCTCGCGCACTTTAAGCAATTGTTCCTGTTGACAAGGGATAGCGCTTATAATGCAGTCTGTGAGGACGACATACTGAGAAGAAATGCAATCGCTTTCTGCCTGAAAAATTGGGGTTTAATTGAAGTAGAAGATGAAGTTATCGAGCCCCATAACAAATTTGTGTTCGTTTTGCCTCATACACAGAAGCAAGATTGGAAGATTTCGCATAAATTTAACTTCAGGACTATAAATAGTTAAGGGAGCTATAGTGGTTATGGAATATAAAGACAACTACTTAACTAACGTAGACGACCCAGAAAGTGAAGAAGAGTTGAACTTGTTTAATGAAGAGGACGATGACGAACCTAAAGAATTGGACTTCTATGATGAATCCTTCGTGCCTCCGCCTGAATTTTTCCCTGAGGAAGAATAGACAAACTTTTAATATATAAGGAGAGAGATATGTTGGAATTTGCTAATTATCTTAAAGAGAGCTACAATGATGATGTCTCTAAGGCAGAGGAAATCATCAAGCAGAAGTGGGATAAGGTAGTTGCTATCATCAAGGAAGCATTTGATGACCAGTACGCTGACCGAAAGACCGCACTCCACAGAATTCAAAATGAATTCACAGACCCAAAAATTGCCCCATCATCCATTGATGTCGATTTCTTGAAGGAGAATATCGACTATGTTATCAATAAGGTTAACTCCCTTGACGAGGGAGAAATCCGTATTGTTATCAACAACGATGTACAGAAGGGCGGCACTGCACCAAAGGTTCCTGCACTTTCCATTGCCGGTGACGGTATGGAAATGGAATGTAATGAGCCCGGTAAGAAAAAGAGAGGACGTCCTAAGAAGGTCGTTAAGGAAGCCGAGGAAGAGCCTGAAAAGACTGTTGCCATTACAGTAGATGATACTGTGGTTACGGTAGAACCTTCCGAAGAATCCGGCCTTGAGAAGAAGGAACACTCCTTTGAATCCGCATCACAAGCAAACAAATTCGCTGACTCTATGAAGGCATTCTTTCAGGAGCAGGGTTTTGAATTGACTGGTGATGAAGCAGAAGGTGGAGAGGAAGCAGAGGACGCCGCAGCTGAAGAAGAGCCAGCACCTGAGGAAGGTGGTGAGGAAGCTCCTGCTGAAGAAGAGCCTGCACCTGAGGAAGGTGGAGAGGAAGCCCCAGAGGGTGAAGAAGCCCCTGCCGAAGAAGAGCCTGCACCTGAAGGTGAAGAAGAAGAGTCTACTCCAGAAGAAAAGGAAGATTCCGAAGAGGAAGTTTCCATTAGCTGGGAAGATGTAGCAGACGTTGACTTGGAAGATGCCGAAGAAGAAGCTGAAGATGATGTTCCAATGGAGAACATGGACCTGAGCAAACTCGTTGGTAAGCTTGTAAAAGTTGAGAACAACTGGTTCAGCGTCAAGGAAGTATCCGAGGACAATCAGCTTGTTTGTTTGAACAAGGAAGGAGAGGAATCTACTTTTGGAATTGATGACATTGCAGAAGCTGAATATGAAGCTGAAGAAGAAGGCGAGGACGTCGAAGAAGCCAAAGAAGAAGGCGAGGACGTCGAAGAAGCCTGTGCAGAAGAAGAAGCTGAGGACGTCGAAGAAGGCAAGGAAGAAGAAAAGGAAGATGTAGAAGAAGCCGCCGAAGAACCTGAGGACGTTGAAGAAGCCGCAGAAGAACCTGAGGATGTAGAAGAAGCTAAGGAAGAAGGCGAGGATGCTGAAGAAGAAGTGATTGAGTTCGAATCAGTCATGACAAAGTATGCTAACCTGTTCTTTGACACCGACCCTGACGATGAAGTCGTTGAGGAAGCAGATGACAAGGCTAACATCGGTGGACATTCCAACGCTTTGACTGGCAAGCCTTCGGCTCCACCTAAGAAGATGGAGAAAACCAATGCCGCTCCAAAGGCACCGAAGAAGCCGGGCCCAACAGGAAGCTACACTGCAAAGCCGGGTAAGCCACCTAAAAAGTCTGAAAAGGCTGGAACTGTTCCGAAGGCTCCGAAGAAGCCTGCCCCAACGGGAAGCTTCACAAAGAACCCGAACAAGCCACCGAAAAAGACTGATGGCGTACCAGCTCCGGTGATTCCGTCTGAATACAAATAAGGTTGAAAAATCATAAACGCTTGATGTGAAAAGCCAGCTAGAAATAGCTGGCTTTGATTTTTTCTGGGGAAGATGTTATCTTAGTATTGTAAATCCTAAGAACCTGTAAGAAAGGAACCTTATGCCGCTCGTAGATTACACTCTCAAAGGAAACATTCCAGTCAAGCGTTATGTCATTGACGAGGACGTAAAACCAACAGCCGTAGTCTTTGGTAAATTTAGTCCATGGACCGGGCCTAATGGTCATGGTAAACTCGTGGACTATGCCAAAGAAAACTTTGATGAAGTAGTAATAGTCTCCCCAACTAGAAAAGCCAAAGACAAAAAGGTTGACATCTTCACTGACGAACAGAAGGAGAAGATAATCAACAAGGCAAACCCCGATATAAAATTCCATCGTATACCAAGTGATATTCCAATTAGGATGTTCACCGAGGTTCTTGGACTAGGTTATGAGAGACCCGTGCTGATTGTAGGAGAGGACAGAGGAAAATCCTTTTCAAGATTCTTCATACATTACGATGAAAACAATAAAGCTATAACAGACCAAGATAACAAAGAACTTTTCGGCAAGGGAGAATATCTTGTAGTACCGAGAGGGGATGAAGATACCTCAGCCACCAAAGTCCGCGAGGCTCTTGAAGCAGATGACAAGGAAACCTTCATCGAACTTACAGGTTATGATGAAGCAATGTGGAAGCTAATGAAAAGCTTCCTAAAGAAAAACCTTGGAATCAAAGAGAGTTTTTGTTATTTTTATTCTGAAGGAGAATGATATGGCATCGTTTGACAAGTTCTATTTTGATAAGCTTTCACTCTTTGAAGGAGGTAATGTTAAAGTGGGTGGAAATCTTGAATCAGCACAGAAGATACCGTTGGGTGAACTCTCCAGTGGACAATTCGAACAGTTCAAAGCTGAACTGGCAAACACACTCAAGGCATTCAACAAAGAATTCGAGAAGCAAACAGGAGAAGCTCTGTGGCCGAATTTGGATGCTTTGATTGAGAACGGCAAGCTGTTCTCAGGCTCTACAAGACTTCTGTTCACCAAACCATTGAAGGAACTCCAACAGCACAAGAAAACTGTGGGCGACATTGACTTGCAGTATCCGGATGACAAGAGGGATGCTCTCAAAGAATTCCTGTCCAACGTAGAGGACCAACAGTTCGGTGATATGACGTTCTTTGGCATGGGCGGTAGGAGTCCAATCCAATTCAACACCATATTCAAAACCACATCCCTCCCCGATGATATTACCAACATACAAGTAGACTTTGAACCCACATTCTGGGAGAACGGTGAGCCTACCGAATTCTCCACATATGCTCATTACAGCTCATGGGAAGATGTCAAATCCAAAGTCAAGGGAGCATTCTCTAAGCTTCTGACAAGAGCCTTGGTGAGTAACAAGCAAAAACTTGGTGACATTGCCGTGGTGACTCCAACCGGAAAGATTTCCAAATCCGCCAAGTACGACAATCCCGGTATGCGTGGCTTCTCAGTTGACAAAGGCATGAGAGTCAAGTACGAACCTGTCACAGATGAAAAGGGCAATCAGAAAACTACCGAAGATGGAAAGCCAATGTACCGTGAGCTTCCAACGAAGGATTCCAATTACGAAAGAGACTTGGCTGATATTTTCGGATTCCTTTTTGACAAGACTCCGACTGAAGATGAAAAGCACCAGATGCATTCGTACATCGGCATCCTCAAAATCATGAAGAAGCATATGGATGAAGATACGGCAAAGTCCGTGTTTGATGACTTCATGAAGATAATCTGGGGTGACGCAGCTCAGGAAATTGAGCAGGGAGAATTTCAGAACGGTATAAATAATAATGACTTCGAAGTCAAGAAAGCCGCCTACGACCAGTTCATCATGGCATTCCCTAAGCTACAGATGTCGGATGAAGAGTTGAAGGCATACGTCACACCGTTCTACGACAAGCTCGCCAAGAGGAAGATGGCTAAATGATTCATTTCGAGAAGCATTATTTTGCAGAGAGAAGAGGGAGCAAGTTTCGTTCCCTCATCGTCGTTGATATACAACCGTTGTATGAAGAAGGAATTAAAAGAAGCTTTGACCTAGAAGATTTTGGAGACTTTCTTTCAGAGATTAAGGAAGGTGTTCTGTTTTTCTATAATGGTCCTGAAACAATTGGTTCGGACGATTCCCCTGAAGTCATACAACAATGGCTCATGGAACACAATCCTAAGCTCGAAGAGTTTGACTGGGAACAGGTAGAATGGTATGACAAAGGATATTCATTTTTTCGAGATTGGACTGATGCCGGTGTATCGAACAACGGAATGGTTAAGGCTTTGCGTCACATGTATACCAATAGGAAGTACGATAGCCGTGAAGTCTCTGTGGAAGAGTGGGAAAAGGTTTTGCCACAGTCGGACTTCAATGCAATCAAAGATGCTTTGGAAGATGAAGGGCTTACTATTTGGACACCTGACATAAGCATTTCTGAACTCCGAGAGTGGAGTGGTTCCCTTCTTTGTGGTGGTGGAATGAATGAGTGCTTAAAAGAAATTCAAATCCTGATGAATGCTTTCAATATCAAATACAGTCTTGTTGACAAGTTCGTTTATTACTAAGGGAGATTTATGGACTTCATAAACCATTACTGTACTGAAGTTGCCCCTTCCAAAAGAAAGGGCATTCAGCATATTTACGGTGGGAACGAAGGGCAGTATTCCATGAAACCGAATGATTTCTTGGAGCTTATCAGATATATTCGAGACTCAGGTGAGGGGAGATTATCACAGGCTAACTCCAGTATTTCTGAAAAGGCTGATGGATTCAGACTCATTTTCGGTTTGGACCCACAAAATCGCTTCTTTATTGAGTCCGCTCGTTCAGGTCCAGTTCACGATGAGGGACGGTTCAGAGACTTCACAATCGCAAAAAAGGGCGAATCTGACCCAATCAGCGAAGGCTACGAAGATATTCTGATAAAGCTGAAGAACGATAAGAGGTTACAGGATTTCCTTCAAACTATAAATACTCCTAGTGGTATTAAGATACAAACCGAGGCATTTTACCTTCCTTTAGGAAAGTATAGCGAATTAGATGACTCGATAGTTCGGTTTGTCGCCACATGGTACAAGAAAGAAAGATTAGGAAAATGGGCCACCTTTGTGGTAATAAACGTAATTGACGGAAAGGGGAGACCATTTCCACACGACTTTGTGCAAAATGTCAAGAAAGGGCTTAAAGAATTAAGCACCGATGATATAAAGTTTGAGACAAATGAAGCTCCAGATTTCAAGGAAGTGGATTTAAGTGACGAGATTGAAAAGGCAGAACAGCTTGTAAGCCAGTTGGAAAAGGAATACGGCCAAAAGCTTGAGGACATTGTACTGAATCCGAGCCGCAAGAAGGATGCGAGGGAGCAAAAGAAGCGTATCAAACAGGAGATGCTTAAGCTCCAGAAAGAATTTGCGAGTAGGATTTCAAGCCTTATTGGAAAGAAGGGCATGTTCGGAGATGAATACGAGGGATTGGTATTTGAGCTTGCCAACGGAATAATGTTCAAGGTCGTATCGGACAAATTCAAAGAAGCCAAGAAGGCTTACAATAAGGGAGAACTGTGATGGGTTTCAGAGAGTATTACTTAAGTGAATCGGTAGAAGGCCACGAAAAACTTCAGGACGTAATGAGGGGTATCGTTAATCAAGACGTGAATATTATTCAGCAGTGGAGTTACCTGAGTCCGCAAGGATGGGAAAATGCCGGTGTTGAGAAAGATGCTGGTATTATCAACTTTGGTTTGAGGCCTTCAGGCTATCAGGGAGTCTTGATATTTGATGATGTTGGTAAGCTTGCCAAAGCTGAAATAGGAAGTAGTCCAAGATTACAAAGGGCTTTGGAGGATAATGCACAGGATTTGGAAGCTGCATTTGCGGAAGTTAAGCTTCGTCCACAGGACATACCGGCATTCGATAGAGCAGTCGATGCCATTATTTCACAGCTCGGAGCACAGCTTTAAGGAGAGAATATGAGCTTCAAAGAATATTATTTACAAGAGGCTGAAGAAAAGGGTGCCATAGTTGATGGTGAATTCCGCAAAGGCGTTCCGACTCCTTCAGAAAAGTTCAACAAGCCCGTCATCGGAACTATCACAGCTAAGAACATCATTGCCGACGGCACAACCGATTACGATGTCATTGAAAAGGTTAAGGGCAATACTATGGATATTTGGGTTACGAATCAGTGGTATACTTATCGCCCTGACAAACAAGTCGTTCAGTTTGTTCCTGATGAATTTGTAGAAGATTTCCGAGAGGTCGATGCCCAGACTGAAGATAATGATTTGGAAGCAAAGGCGGCGAAAATTCCGGCTTCTCAAAAGGGTTCAAAGAACATTCCGAGTTGGGTTTCGACAAAGATGAAGAGCCTTTCGGATACTGATGCTACCAAAGAGTGGCTACTCATGGCTAAGAATACAATGGGACAGGCTCCTCTTGGATTAATCCTTCAGAACTTGGCGGATGGTGCCGAAGCAACTGCTAAAGAGTTTGAAACTGAGGATGAGCCAGACGAGAACATTGCCAAGCAATACAGGGCAGTCGCAAATGAGATTAGAGGAATCATTCAGAAGGTTAAACCAGAAATGGAATGGGAACCGGAATTCGGAGGAACTGGAGAATGAAGGCTTACAACAAATACTTAAAGAACAGAGTCCTTCGTGAATATGGTGAATTGGAGTATGAAGTCGATGAAGTTGAGTTGACTTTTAAGGACAATGCGGTTTGGGTAGGTGATACAAAAATAGCTGACATTAAGTGGGTGCCGGGTGAAAAGCCATATGCGATTAAGGTCGAGGAAGTCAACTTCACAGATGAGTTTGATTTCGCTAAAGTCGAGCAGGAAGAAAAGGAAGGTTTGGCCGAATCCATTCAGGAATTTTTTGATGAACCGCCTGAGGAAGGCAAAGAATATAAGTTTGAACATTTCATTACTGTTGAGGCTGAGGCGACATCAGTAGACCCCGGCCAACAGGGTGGAAGGACTGACCCATCATGGGACCCATATGTTGAAGAGTTTGAAGCTAAATGGGGTGGTGTAGATATTACGGAACATCTTCCTGATAGAGATAAAGACAAAATTGCTGAAAAACTCATGGACGAAATAGAGCAAAATGCTCGTGACGCTGAAGCAGAAGCCAAGTATAGTCGATACGAGGACTATTAATGAACTTTCAAGAACACTACTACGGAAAGGATGCTAAGGAATTTGTCAAACTCTTTGAGGGTTACTTGACAGAATACCTTGACGGTGAGTCCGAACCTACCTCCGAGTTAGACCCGCAGTTCATTTCAAGGTTATGTGACTACCTTGAGAAGTGTTTCCCGTCATACGGAAACTTCAATACTGCTATTAGTACGGAACTTCGCAATGTCATGAAGGGTGATAACAACCAGATTCAGAAGATGAAGAAGAAGATTCATGACGCTATAAATAAAGCAAAAGCTAAATTTCTTGATACGGTACAAAACAAATGCGAAAAAATACAGGTGGTTCCTAAAAAACCAAAGGAGCCTAAAGTTCCCGAACCAGCAGGAGAAGAACAACCGTATGGCCCTAATGAGCTTTGAGAGTTATTATAGTCACACAGAACCAGCTCAAATCGAAATCCAGCATCTTGACACCATTGAGGAAGATAAGCTGTTCGTGACTGTCGGCGGAGGAATTGCAGTTGGCAAATCCTACGTGGCTGAGAAGTTTATCCATCTTCCCGTTATTGATGTTGACGATTGTGTTGTCGAAGTAAACGGTGGTACATACGATAGAAGCTGTCTTGCAGAAGGCAGGAAGTTGTTCAAACAAAGACTTGAGGATGCATTTGAAAGCTCAGCATCCTTCTGTCACATGGGAACAAACGCAAACCTTAACGGTACGAAGAAAAGATTATATTGCGCTAAAGAGAACGGTTTTACTTCCGTTCTCGTTTTGGTTGAGACTCCCATTGAAAAAGCACTTGCTCAATCCAAACAGCGAGTGGATGAAGGTGTTCGTAACGAAATCTCCATAGAGAGAATCTACCAATCCATGCTTGATTCCATGCGAGTCTTTCACCAACTAAATAAGGATAACACATTAGTAGATTTTTATGTTCATGTAAAGAATTAAAATTTTTGTGCTTATAGACACTCTTATTAGTCATAAATTATGACTAATTTTATAAATATGAATAAAGGAGTGTTCTATGAAAGTTATTTGTAGCAATTGTAATAAAGAAATAGAAAGAAAACCTTCAAATATAAAAAGAAGTAAAAACATTTTTTGTTCGAGGGAATGTAGATATGATTGGCAAAAGTATAATTTTTGTGGGGAAAAGAATCCTAACTTTGGGAATGTTTGGAGTGATGAGCAAAAAATAAAACAATCTGAAATTGTGAAAAGTAAAATGAATAGTGATATTGTTAAGTTTAAGTGTGGTTCCGCAAATAGAGGTAAAAAGTTTAGTCAAGAGATACGAGATAAAATATCCAAAGGCCATGAAGGATTAACTTATAAACCAATGTCAGATGAGGGTAGAAGAAATATTGGAATTGCTTCTTCTAAAAAGTTTACAGATGATTATAAAAAAGCTCATAAGAAAAAAATGATTGATTTAGGGTACTGGGTTTCTGAAAGTGATAAGTCTGATTGGGAGATTTATTTTGATGAATCTAATTGGATAGAAAGAATGTTCGATAGAGCTAATGATAAAGAACAAATTCTTTTGAAGGAGTTTGGTGTTTTTAACTGTAGAAATAATAGTAAAGGAGTTGTTCGTGACCATGCTTATTCAAGAAAAAGTGGTTTTGAAAATAAAGTTTTTCCTGAAATATTAAGGCATCCTTGTAATTGTAGAATTATAACTCATTCTGATAATACTAAAAAAAGAAAAGCAAGGTATGTTGATGCTGATAGTATAACTCTACAGTCATTATTTAACGAAATAATTAAATACGAAGGCAAATGGGATGAGCAACAGAAATGTTTAAGTTTAATTAATGATTATTTTAGTGGAAAGAGATGGAATAGAAATGTTACTAAAAGTTAAAATGAAAAATCCTTTTTGGGTAGCGAGCGATTGTCATTGGTATCATACTAATATTATTAAGTATTGCCAAAGACCTTTTACTAATGAAGGCGACCTTGACGATTCAGGTAACTGGATTTCAGAAGAAGTTGCTCAGAAAAGCACCGAGCTTATGAACGAGACAATGTTCAATAATTGGCAGAGCCTAATCGGAGAAAAAGACAAGGTTTTCTTTTTGGGCGACTGGGTTATTGGTGCTGAGAATAAATACAAAACAGGTCAGATACTCCACGACCAACTGCATGGGCGCAAAATTTTCATTCAGGGAAACCACGACGAACACATCCACAGGTTCACGAACATCCGAGTTATCGACGGAACTATTCAGGTTAGTTACAAAGGCCTGAACTTCATGATGTCACATGAGCCTATTTGGGAACACTCCCCAGACATTGACATCTATATCTGTGGACATATACATAACAATGAGGAAAACGAAAGACTGTTGCCTAATATGATAAATGTATCAATGGAGATGACAGACTACAAGCCTGTCCACATTGATGCCATCATTGAGAAAGTAGGAGTGCAACATGATTAGGTTTCTTACAGGTTGGTCAAATCCCGGCGGCTCAACAGTCGCCTTCATTAACTTGGTCAACGCACTGAACAAATATGGACACGAATCTATCCTCGGAGGCCCTCACACATGGCACTTAGATAAGTGTAAATCCGAACAGGTAGTGCGCGGCAATAAGCTATTAGTCCATAAAGATGACATCATTGTAGCACATTACATGAGAATCTTTGTGGCTCGCCCGCCTGTGAAAGGATTCTTCTTGTCGAGCCAAGAGCAGGAATTTTTTCCACTGAATACAATTGACTACGGCATCTTTGATAAGATACACTACGTCAGTGAACATCATAAAGATTTTCATGGCATTGCCGGGCATCCCCACTTCATTATCCCGAACATTTTAGAAGACCTAAAACCCAATAGTAAGCCAACTAAAAAGATTGGTGGCATTATTGGCACGATTGACAAAAGCAAAAGAGTTAGTACTTGTATCAAGGAAGCTCTTGAAGATGGATGTGACAAGGTTCTTATCTACGGAATGGTTTCAGACCCGTGGTACTGGCAGGATAAAATAACCAAGATGATTGACGGAAGGAAAGTCCAGTATATGGGATTTGAGGATGACAAGCAAAAAATGTACGATTCAGTTACCGATGTCTACGCAGGCTTTGATGTTCGGGGAAATGTGGAAGGCGAGTGCAATCTCACTGAAACAAACTTCCACGGGCAGTCTTTCCGAAAGGAAGAATTGGACAAGAAGTCTATTGTCAAAAGATGGGTGAAGGAGTTGGGAGTATAATGGACAAAATATCTGTCATTATCCCATGCTACAATCATGGGAAGCATTTAAGGGAAGCGATTGAATCGCTGTATTCCAACTGGCTGACGATTGAGATGGATGTGATGGTTATTGATGATTGTAGTACTGACGATTCTTTTGAGGTTGCTCAAAAGCTTTCAAAGGAATTTGGATTCAAGACTCATCAGATGTCAAAGAACTCAAAGCCTGCAAAGGTTCGAAACACAGCAATCGGGATGATTGATGGAAACATTATTGTCTGCTTAGACGGTGATGATAAGTTACCCCCTCATTACCTTCAAGAGAATTACAACAACATTCTCATGTATCAAGTTGACGTTTCGTATAACAACTCCGTGATGTTCGGCTCAACGAACCGGGAGTTGAATTGGCCTGAGTTTAACATTGAGACGCTTAGAAGAACCCCTTTCATTCATTGTACTTCAATGTTTCGAAAGGAAGCATGGGAGAAGGTTGGAGGGTTTGATGAGTCAATGGTAGACGGCTGGGAAGATTATGATTTCTGGCTGAGAGTTGCCAATGCAGGATTTAAGTTCAAGAAATGTAATCAGACGTTTCTTTACTACCGACAAAGTGGTAATGAAAATAGAGATGTACAAGCCAAGGCGAAGCTTGATAAAATTCGTGCTTATATGAGAAACAAACACAAAGGGTTTTACTTGGGGTGAGTATGAAAGAGAATAAAATGAAAGTCGTTATTCCAGTGTACAACGCCGAAAAGTGGATTCAGAAATGTATCTGGTCTTTGTACAATCAGTCTTATCAGAACTGGGAAGCCGTTATTGTCAATGATGCGTCAACTGACAAGACGCTGGATGTTATTAAGGATTTCATGAAAGACATTCCAGCTGAAGAGGTTCACAAAAAGAAAAGGTTCCGTGTCCTTGACAGAACCATGAATGTAGGAGCCCTTGAAAATATCGACTATGGTACGGAGCTACTCTGTGACGATGATGAGGACGTAGTTGTGCTGTTGGACGGCGATGACTGGCTGGCGGCAAATGATGTCCTGACACATCTGAACGAACTGTATCAAGATGAAACTTGGCTAACCTACGGACAGTTTCAGTTCAATAGTAACGGAAACATTTCAAGTAACCGACAGATAACCGACACCCGAACGTATAGAACGAAGCAGTCATTTTGTTCCTCACATTTGCGAACATATAAGTATAAGATATGGAAACGCATAAAGAAGGACGACCTTAAGAATGGTGCCGGTAAGTATTATCCGATGGCATGGGATTTGTCCATCATGTACCCATTGATTGAGATGGCCGGACCAAAAAGAATCAAGTGTGCTGATAAGGTGATGTACATTTACAATAACCAGAATCCAATCAACGACCATAAGAAAAACTACAAGCTCCAAGTGAGCTTAGACTTTGAAATCAGAAAGAAGCCACAGTACGCAGAACTACCATGAAAGTTATTATCAACAGAAGCGGCGGTCCCTTAAAAATCCCAGAAATCAGAAAAGAGATTCCGTGGGATGGGAAGCAGTACATACTTAACGATATTCTGACTAACAAGTATCGCAAATACTTGGAGGTTGTCGATGTAGACAAACAAAAAGAGATTGAGGACTTGCAAGTTAAGGTCAGAGATTTGAAGGTTAATCTTGACAATACCATGATGGAAAACGACAAGCTCCAAGATTTCATTGGCAAGCTTCGTGACAATACAAAGATTCCTTGTTTGGACTTCTTGTATTCATTCCACTTCAACGAAAATATGGACGAGGCAGTTGAAAGACTGAGATGTTCCATTGAAAGCATACGGCACCAGAATGTTCGTGTCTGTGTTTGCAATACTTCCAAAAAGAGTATCAAAAGCAAGCTCCGTGGGCTGGGAAAGATTGCATATTTTCATAATCCTTTGGAGCTGAATGTTTACAACAAGCCCAAGACAATCAATCTAGGAGTTAAGAAACTTGTCAAGACAGACTACTTCTTTCTCTCAGACATTGATTTGTACTACCATCCGGACTTCGTTGCCAACATGGGAGTTGTTCTAAAGCTGACTGGGAATGTTCCTTACAGGATTGTTTTTCATAACAACAACATGGGACCCGGAGATTATCCTGAAAGTATTGAGGACTGTCACAATCTTTTCACAAACTCCAAAGATACCTCGAGGTCAATGAAGGGATTGGCACCGGGCAACGGATTAATTTACCGTCCTTCTTTTGAAGCCATTGAGGGGTTTGATGAAATGTATGTAGGGTACGGCCCAGAGGACGCGGACTTCAATTATAGAATCCGCAAGATATGTGAGTACATAGAAATAGATTTGGAAGGCTTCAACACGTATCATCTTTTCCATGCGAACCAAACTAGAGACTCACAAGAGTACGCTAACAATAGAATCAGATGTGACTACATGATGAAAATGGATAGAAAGAATAACTACAACATCATAAAGTCCGGGCAGATTGAACCGCCCAGAAAGCTAAAGTTTGTTATAGACGAGAACATTCGGGAAGTGGTAATATGATTATTCCAATGCTAAAAGGTGGAGTGGGAAACCAACTATTCCAAATTGCATGTGCATATGCTTATGCGAAAAAGCATGGCACAGACTTTGCCATTAACTATAGCCTGAGCTTTTGTCCTAATCAGGGATTTTCAGCACCCAAATACAAGGACACGCTTTTCAAGAACATATCTGTCACAACAGTACATCCTCATAAAATCATGAAGGAGAACGGGAACGCCTACCGAGAACTTCCATTTCTTGAAGGCGACTTCATTTTGGATGGGTTCTTTCAGTCTGAGAAGTTCTTTGCGGATTGTGTAGACGAGATTAAAGAACTGTTTGTGTTCCCTGAAAATGTCAAGAGCGCTGTAGACAAATTCATGAAGGTAAAACTAAGTACGCCATCCAATCATCCCATTGCCGGAGTTCATATTCGAAGGGGAGACTACAAAAAATTCAGTCACGAATATATTCTCAATGGTTCGGAATACTACTTAGCCGCCGCCAAGCATCTGCCGGGTTTTGTGTCAGTGGTTTGTACAGACGACTGGAGTTCAGTGAGTAAGGAAATGACATTTGCCAAAGCCGAGAAGTCACCATTCACAGACGAGGTTCACGACCTTTACCTTCTTTCCCAGTGTGATGCAGTTGTCATGTGTAACAGCAGTTTCTCATGGTGGGCGGCATTTCTTGGCAAAGATAAGAAGGTCATTGCTCCGAACAACTGGTTTGTCCACAAGTCCGCAGAGGACATGTATTGTAAGGATTGGATAAGAATATGATGGAAGTGAAAATAGTTGATAGGAACTTCGCTCACGCATATCTATTTGGCAACGGAGACTTGAAGATGTCTGCCAAAGAGATGCAGTGGTATAGGGGCAATGATGCGAGAGACATTTGCTTTTTTACAGACATGACTCTGGGAGAAGTGAATAACTTTCAACTTCCACGGAGCCGTATCAATGTGGCATGGCTTTTGGAACCACCTTCAGTTGCTTTACAAACGTACAATTGGATTAAGTCAAATTACGAGTTCTTTGACTACGTTTTGACTTACAACAAGGAGTTGCTTTCGATTTCACCTAAGTTCAAATGGTATCCACACGGCGGCTGTTGGATTTATCCTAAGGACTGGAAAGTCCATCGGAAGTCCAAAGACGTTTCCATGATTGCTTCCAACAAGAACTTTACAGCTGGACATCGTTTGAGACATGATGTGATGAATCGGCTCGGTAGTAACATAGACTTAGTATGTGGACGAGGGCATAAACCCTTTGAATACAAACTCGATGTTTTGAAAGATTATAGATACTCCATAGTCATAGAGAATGGCAGATACGAAACATACTTCACAGAGAAGCTTATAGACTGCTTCATGACCGGAACAGTTCCGATTTATTGGGGATGTTCGCTTAAGGGTTTGTTTGAGGAAGGCGGCATCTTGTACTTCGAAACAATAGATGAGCTACAAGAAATTCTGAGGAAAATCCGTGAGGGTGAGATTGATTATGACAAGATGCTTTGTTCGGTGTACTACAATGTCAAAGTCGCAGAACGATATGCAATAACTGAGAACTGGATTTACGAGAACTTCATAAAGAGGATAGTATGATTAAGCTAGTAATTTTCGACCTCGATGGTGTCCTAACCGAATCAAAAGACTTACACTTCAATGCTTTGAATAGAGCTTTGGAGGATTTCGGGTTCACCGCTATCACTTACAAAGAACACATCTCCAAGTATGATGGTAAGCCGACCGCAGTGAAGCTTGCGATAAAGGGAGTCGATGAAGAACTACACCTGAAGATTAATGAGCGCAAGCAGGAAATCACGGCGGACCTTTTGGATAAGAAGATTAAGAAGGACGAGAAGTTTATTGACTTGTTCAAACGGCTGAAGCAAGACGGATACATTATCAACGTGGCATCCAATTCTGTGATGTACACGATACAGTTGGTTCTTTTCAAGATGGGAGTTATGCGGTATGTCGACCACATCGTATCAAATCAAGATGTGGAATTTGGCAAACCTCATCCAGAGATGTACATGAAGTGTATGGTACATTCTAAGGTCGGCCCAAAGGACGCAATCATTATTGAGGATTCCTACGTGGGAAGGCAGGGTGCCTTCAACTCTGGGGCTCATCTGTGTGCAGTCCGAAATCCTGATGAAGTAACATACGAGTTCATTAAAAACAATATTGCAATCGCAAACGGTGAGAAACCGAAGTGGAAGGGGAACAATATGAATATACTTATTCCTATGGCTGGCGCTGGTAGTCGGTTCACAAAGGCGGGATTTACTTTCCCGAAGCCTTTGATTGAAGTAAACGGAAAGCCCATGATTCAGGTTGTCGTGGACAATATCAACATTGAAGGGAACTACATCTTCATTGTTCGCAAGGAACACTACGAGAAGTACAATCTGAATTACATGCTTGATATGATTGCGCCGGGCTGTAAGATTGTTCAGGTTGACCGTTTGACGGAAGGCGCGGCATGTACAACCCTTCTTGCCAAGGAATACATCGACAATGACGAACAGCTTTTGATTGCCAACTCAGACCAGTGGATTGACTGGGATAGCTCAGACTTCATGTATTCCGTTCAGGGAAACCATGTGGACGGCGGAGTTCTGACATTCCCGAATGCTCATCCGAAGTGGTCTTATGCCAAGGTTGACAAGAACGGCTTTGTGACTGACATTAAGGAGAAGAAGGTTATCTCCAACAAAGCAACTGTTGGTATCTATCATTGGAAACGAGGTTCGGATTATGTGAGGTTCGCTGAGCAAATGATAGAGAAGGATGTTCGTGTCAATGGTGAGTTCTATGTGGCTCCTGTCTACAATGAAGCTATTGCCGACGGAAAGAAGTTTAAGATTTATGATGTGAAGAAGATGATGGGACTGGGAACACCGGAAGACTTGGACATCTTTTTGAAGGAAAAGCTTGGATGAAAATTGTAGTAGTCGGGATGTTTCGAGCAGGCAGTACGGTTTTGTTCAACATGATTCGTTATATGCTCATTGAGGAATATGGGAAAGACGAAGTGTACTCATGTTATTATCCTAAGCGCAATCCGAAGAAAGAGAAAAAATATGTTGTGATGAAACAGCATGACTTTGATGCCGGCCTTCTTGAAGAATCCGATATGGTGTTTACTACAAGAAGGGACATCCGAGATGTCGTAGCATCACTCATTCGGAGAGATGGGCGACATCGGTGGAAGTCCATTCCGAAAGTTTGTCAGTGGGCCAAGGACTGTTACGACGGATGGAAAAAACATTCAACGTATGAGTTTGTTTACGAAAGATATAAAGCCAATCCCTTGAAAGTCATCAAAGAAGTCGGTGCCATATTGAACATTGACTGTAAGGCTAGGAAGATTCAAGAAAAGTTGGAGGCCCTTAAAAAGCCACGACAACCAAGGGAAACTCTGATAATGTCAGCCAAACACGTTACAGATGGCTCAGTCCATTCATTTGCAAAGACATTGGACGAAAAGGAAATTAAAATTATAGAGGAAATGGCAAATGATTTACTGTATAGGAAACAGCCATGTTAATACTTTTTCAAACTCCAAACCGTTATGCTTCAGCTTTCATAACAAGCATTTTGTTGGCCACAGTATAGGACCAATAATCGCTTATAACTTTAGGAAGAATCATCTTTCTAAAGTGCTGAACTATTTGAAGTCCACGAGTATCCAAAAGAAAAATGACTTCGTGACATTGGTTGTTGGGGAAGTTGACTGTAGACTTCATTTACCAAGGCAGGCAGATTTACAGAAAAGAAAGGACAAAGATATGGCTGAAGAATGTACTCAAAGATTGATGGAATGTTATGATGAGTTAAGAGATAAAGGATTCAGAGTACTTGTTTGTGGCACGCATCCTACCACAACTTATACTGAAAAAGATATTGACAATGTAGTAGTCGGCCCGATATACGGAGATGTTGAGAGAAGAAATCAGATATGTTTGTACTGGAATGAGTCATTGAAAACCATGAGTGAAGAGCGGAATATCCCCTTCATTTCTATCTATAAATATCTTGTCGATGCAAACAACATTACTAAGATGGAATTCTATCAGGACTATTGCCATCTTAAAAGCGATAGAGTTTTTGAATTTATCCTGAGGGAACTGGAATCATTATGAAATTGAGCTTCGATGATGTTAGAAACACGCAACAGGGCGCACCAGCTTTGATAGTCGCCCACGGGCCAAGTTCAAATGAATATTTGGACAAAATCGCTTACTACAAGAATCTGGGGTTTGTCATTGTAGGAACCAATGACTGGTTCCTTTTTCACGATGAAGAACCTCATTATTCGGTAATGGCTAATAGTGTCTTTACAATTCAGACGAAACATGTTATCTTTAATAGATACAATACTAAGTTGGTGTATGCTGATTCAGTCGATGCGACTCCTAAGGAAATGGCAGAACAGGTTTTGAAAGTTGATTACCTTCCTTACGACCAACGCCACTTCATGGGAATGCCGTGTGGATGCGGAGCCTGCTGTTCAAGGATAGACGGTTCAAGGCTTACGATTCAGGAAGAACTCCAAAAGTACTGTAACGCGGACAAGCATTATGGAACGGGTGACACAGTTGCCCTCCATCAGATTGCTTTTGCAATCCTGTTAGGATGCAATCCGATTTACTTTGTGGGAGTTGACTTGGACTACCGACTTGGCTTTGCAAGAAACACAGGAAACAAGACTTCAAAATCAGTTCACATTGGAGCTATAAACGATTATCGAGATAACATCCTAAAGGATATGCAGACAATTAAAGAAATGGTTACTCCTTTGGGAGTGAAGATTGTAAACCTGAATAAAGCATCCACATGGGATGTGTTTGAAATTGGAGAGATTGATGAAGGTTTTCAGCCTAACGCCAGCTAGAGGCGGCTCAAAAAGAATTCCCAACAAAGCTGTGGTTGACCTCTGTGGACGACCGCTTATTGAATGGACTCTGAGAGATTCAATACAGTCCAACCGGATTGACAAATCATATGTCAGCACGGATTCACAACTCATAAAGGACGAAATTCGGCAATTGCCCGTCGAAGTTGTGGATAGGCCTTCAGAGTTTGCTGGGGATAAATCTAGCTCTGAGTCGGTGGTAAAACATTGGCTGAGCACGCTGGACGAGAAGCCCGATATTATTGTGATGCTTCAGTGTACCGGACCATTCAGGCAGAGAGAAACTCTTGATAATGCCATTCAGAAACTGATAGATGAAAAGGCTGACAGTCTTTTTTTTGGCTCAGATTTGGGAAGGTGGATTTGGTCAACAAGCAATGTTCCTCTAAATTACGACTACCGCAACCGAATAATGACTCAAGACAAAGAATGGGAGCTTGTGGAAGGCAGCGATTACATTTTCACACGAAAGCTCTTTGAGGAAACTGGTTTTAGGCTTGGTGGAAAAATTGTTCATTACAAGATAGAAAAGCTGGAGAGTATAGATATAGACGACAAAGACGATTTGATAATCGCTCGTGGAGTGGCTCAAACAAAGGGGTATATGTATGATTAATCCTTGGAGAGAAGTGTACGACTTGCCACAATCAGTTGACCCTTGGAAGAACGGCGTTCCTGATTTTGCATTGTATTTGGACGTCGAGCCTACGAACTTCTGTAATTTTAAGTGCGAGTTCTGTGTAGGACAGCAACAGGGTAAAAGGAAAAGAGGCCACATGAGCCTCGATATGTTTGCTGAGATTTGTCGGCAGGCAGAGAAGTACGGATGTCGCGGAATTAGGTTTCTCCGGTGGGGAGAACCACTCCTCAACAAAGACTTTTTTGAGATGATTCGAATGGCTAAAAACCACGGACTGTTGACACACGTTACTACCAATGGAATATTACTAAAGGATGCAGAGCAGTTCATTGAAACGGGAATAGATAGCGTAATCATCTCGCTACAAGGACTAAACGCTGAAGAATACAAGAGGCTTCGTAAGGGAAATTATGATGTCCTTGTATCTCGAATTGTGAACCTGAAATGTACCAGAGATGAACTAGGTGCCAACAATCCTTTCATTTCTCTTTCAACAACGGTAACTGATGAAACCCAAGAAGAAGTTGATGCCTTCAAAAAGAAGTGGGAAGGGATTGTAGATTACGTTGGTGTGGGATATACTTGGTTCAAACGCTTAGAAGATAAGAGTGGAGTTCAAGACTATCTCTCACGGGCAAAGAAGCTTCCACATCTTTTCAAATGTCAAGAAGTCATGGTGAAGCTCAGCATAGACTGGGACGGCACAGTCTCACCATGTTGCTTGGACTATGACCAACAGCTTGCCGTTGGCAACATTCAAAATGATGATTTGATGGAGCTTTGGAACTCTGAGGATGTAAAAGCTATTCGAACATTGCTCTCTCACAAAAGACAGGACATGTTTACTCTTTGTCAAACATGTGAATTGAACTACAACTTCCGAGGGAAAGATGAGTAACTACACTGATTTGATTTATCCGGATGAAGTCAATCTTTATCCGGCGAAGTTGTGCAAGTACATTCATCAAAGATTCTTTGCGGCTGGTGGTAGGATGCTTGACATCGGATGTAGTAAGGGAACCCACCTGAAGGAATTTGAAAGACTGGGGCTAGACACATTTGGGGTTGACCTTCGTAAAGACATGGATAGCGATAAGGTATTCGCCTGCAATTTGGAAAATGACCCACTGCCATTTGATGACTTCAAATTTGACTTCGTTTGGTCAAAGTCTGTCGTGGAACACATTACGAATGCTGATAATCTTTTGGATGAAATCTATCGAGTGCTAAAGCCTCGTGGTGTTTGTGTTATTATGACACCGGACTGGGAAAGCCAGATGTCTCACTTCTGGGATGATTACACACATGTAAAGGCTTGGACAGTCAAAAGTCTACCGAATGCTTTACGAATGCGAGGCATGGATGCCCGATGTGAAAAGTTCTATCAACTACCTTTCGTATGGAAACATCCGTGGCTGAAGATTATTCCTAAGGTGGTTTCAGTTTGTCCTCAGTCTTGGAAGTGGAAAGATGATTCAATGTCGAATGGAAATGACAGGAAGCTCATCAGATTTTCTAAGGAACAAATGCTTTTAGCTTGGGGTGTGAAATGATAATCAGGGTTGACATAGACGAAACTATATGTGAGAAGGTTGACAATGCCCGGTATCAAGATGCTACGCCGATACCCGAAAACATCGCCAAGATAAACCAACTATATAATGATGGACACACCATCATCTACTGGACGTCAAGAGGAATGACTACAGGGTTGGATTGGTCTGCTGTTACGCAAAGACAGCTCGTAGAGTGGGGTTGCAAGTTCAACAAGCTGGAAATGGGTAAGCCTTTCTATGACATGTTGATTTGTGACAAGAGTAAAAGGATTGAAGAAATATGAGAAATGCTATCTTGCTCTCATATCCTCGCTGTGGAAATAGCTGGCTGAGATTTTGTGTGGAGTTCCTAAGTCAAAGGAAAACAACTCCGAACAGTCCTAATGCTCAGAAGTTTAGGGAATCAGTTGGTTTGGAGTTTGATACTGAGAAGTTTTTGATGTTCAAGTATCATGGCTGGCGAGATGTGAAGGAGGATTTATCGGACAGCATCATTCTTCTTTTGAGGAACTACAAGGAATGTATTCCGAGACATTGTAGGCGTATCGAAGATGATGCTACATCTCATGGGGAAACACACCCACTCAAGTTCAGTTACATTGACAACCTTTTGTACTTTGAGAGGTCGTCATTCAAGAATAAGCATGTTGTCTATTATGAGGATTTGATTGTACAACCGATGGTTGTTTTGAGGGACCTACTGAACTTTTTGGATGTTGATGATGGCCGATTGCTGGAGTTCTTTGAGAGGTACGATGAAATAAAGGACAAGTCTATTGAAGCTTATAGTGAATCTCAAACTCAGGGCAAGGAAGTATTAGTCCACTCCAAGAAGTTCTCACGGGAAGAAATATTGAAGTTTGATGAATTGGTTAAAGCCCAAAGCCCAGAGTGCTATGAAAAATACTTAATCAGATATTATGGGGTTTGAAAATGCAAATTGTAAAGAAGGTATGGGGCGAGGAACGATGGTTAGCCAATGCTGACTTTTGTTGTAAGGAGCTTATCCTTGAGAGAGGATTTAGGTGTAGTCTGCACTACCACAAAAAGAAAGATGAACTGTTCTATGTTTTGGAAGGACAAGTTTTGCTTGAGATAAACGGAGAAGAGCATGTCTTAAGTCCCGGTGCTTGGTACAGAGTTTACCCTAACGACATCCACCGATTTAACGGATGGGCTCGCTCCTTAATACTTGAAAGCTCAACACATCACGAAGATGAAGATTCATATAGGATTGAACCTAGTGGGAGGATGTATGAACACTAAGCTTGTAGCCGAAATCGGCATCAACCATAATGGCGATATGGAAATCGTCAAGAAGCTTATTGACAATGCCGTTGAAGGCGGATGTCAGTATGTGAAGTTCCAGAAGAGGACTGTTGAGGATGTTTACACACCGGAAGAACTTGACAAATACCGCGAGTCTCCGTGGGGAACAACCAACCGTCAGCAGAAGATGGGATTGGAGTTTGGCAAAGATGAGTATGACGAAATAGACGCATATTGCAAAGAGAAGGGGATTGAATGGTTCGCCTCTCCGTGGGATGCCAAATCCGTTGACTTTCTCATGGAATACAACCCTCCTTACATCAAAGTTGCTTCGGCAATGGTAACAAACAAACCAATGCTGGAAAAGATTAAGGAAGCAGTTGACGGAACTGATACTAGAGTTATTGTAGCTGTTGGTATGACAACCGAAGATGAATTGGAAGCTTACTTGGACATCCTTGGTGAATACACGGACTATATTCTTTCATGTACTTCAAGTTATCCTACACCAGTTGAGGATATGAATATGAATCGTATTAAAACGCTTCAGGATAAGTATGGTCCGTTGTATAACATTGGATTCTCAAACCATTCACAGGGAATCACTTTCATGCTCATGGCATACTGCCTTGGCGCTAAAATGATTGAGTACCACATCACACTTGACAGAACAATGTACGGAAGCGACCAAGCAGCATCCATTGAGACTCCCGGTGTTAGGAGAATCAGAAAGTATCTTGAATCATTTGATAAGGCTTGGGGCAATGGGGCGCTTGGATGTCAGCCTAGTGAAGTTCCTATCAAGGAGAAGTTGAGAAAATGAGAGAGCTGATAATTTTTATGGCCTCCCGAGGCCCAAACATTTTGACTTCAAGGACAACCGAAGCTATTGATTCAATCATGAACAACATTGGGATTGAGGACTACGCCTTCTACTTTGTCTTTGACAATGAAGATTACATGAACCACTTCGTTTCCTATGTTCCACCTGAACACATTGAGAAAGCTGTTATGTCTCAAGGAACGACATGGGCTCAAATCTTTAACCAGTTCTTTGACGAATACTGCATGACGGATAAGTCACGATACATTCTTGTATCACACGATGATGTCATTGCCATGACGAAGAACTTCTATCCAATGACGATGGAAGAAATTTCAGGTTATGAGGACCAAATCGGATGGATAACATACTCAAGCATAGGCTACTTCCATCAGGACAAACGAACCTCAAACTCTGTGAGAGCTGGATTCTTTAAGGACAGAGGAAAGTTCCCTAGCATTTTTGAGTTCCATTCCGACATCTTGGACTATCCTACAAGAGCAGTTAGGACGTTCGGACCGTTCACTCACTTCAATTTGGTAAAGACAAGTGCTTTGAAAGAGATTGGTAAGTGTGAGGACTGGACAGTTGGTGGAGTTCTGACAGACGAGGATTGGTCGCTTGAGTCCTTGATAAAGGGATACTACAATGTGTGGGTGCCGACAGTCCATTACTTCCATCCCAACAAACCAACCAGACGCATTTATGATACTTTGTCGGATGCTCCACAAGCCCACGAGGGCTTCAGAAATAAGTGGGGATTCGATACACCAATACCATATCAGGAAGCTGACAAGTTGATTGAGAAGTATCCGCACTTGGCAGACTATGCTCACAAGAACTCATACGATTGGATGTACTTAAAATGAACGAAGCAAGAATAGAAGATTTTACGCGTGGGTGGTTTGTAGGCGACTTTGACCCCACACTATATAAGACAGGTGATGTTGAAGTTGCCTATAAAACTTACAAAGCTGGTGACAAAGAAGCCAAACACTATCACAAGATAGCAACCGAGATTTCCATTGTGACTAAGGGAGTCGTCCTGATGAACGGTAAGGAATACCGTAAGGGCGACATCATTGTTATGGAACCTTACGATGTGGCAGACTTTAGTGTAGTTGAAGATGCTGAGAACATTGTTGTCAAGATTCCCGGTGCTACCAATGACAAGTACGAGGTCGAAGAATGATTTATATTGCTCACAGGGGAAACATAGACGGCCGGATGCCAGAGGCTGAGAACCATCCAAATCATATAAAGTACGCTTTATTTGAAGGATATGATGTGGAGATTGACTTCTGGTTAGTCGATGGTAAGATAGTGCTTGGACATGATGAACCCCAGCATGAAGTTGATAAAAGGTTCCTAATCCATCCGAACATATGGATTCATGCTAAGAACCCCGAAGCATTTGAAATGATTGTTGGAAACCAACTCAAAGGGTTTTGGCACACGCAAGAGGACTATGCGCTCACAACGGATGGACATATCTGGGTTTACCCCGGCAACCAACTACTTAAAGATTCAATAGCTGTGCTGCCTGAAACAGTCACGAACTATGGGGTGAGTGACTTGCAACAGTGTTTTGCCATTTGTTCCGATGAAGTCAAGAAGTTCAAGGGGTTGCTCCAATGAACTTTACATTCGGCATCATCACAAACAAAGGAACTGAGAAGCGAATCAATACAATCATAGATTCTATTGAAACTCAGAAGATTCCTGAGTACGAAGTCTTGATTGTCGGTTCCGCCAAGATTGAAAGGGAACACACCAGAGTCATTCCTTTTGATGAGTCTAAGAAGCGTGCATGGATTACCAAGAAGAAGAACATGCTAACTCAAGAAGCTTCATTTGAGAACGTAGTTTACTTGCACGACTATATCAAGTTTGAGGAAGGATGGTACGATGGTTTCCTTCAGTTCGGAAATGATTTCAAGGTATGCATGAACGTCATTCAAAACAAAGACGGCTACCGATACCGGGACTGGAGTTTGTGGGCTGAAGATTCTCCGAAGATTGGTTTCAAGAAGGGTGAGTGTATTCTTCCTTACTGGGTAAGACACTTGACAAAGTATATGTATATCTCAGGAGCTTACTGGGTTGCTAAGAAAGATGTCATGGAAGAGTTTCCTTTGGATGAAAAATTGACCTGGGGAGCTGGTGAGGATGTTGAGTGGTCCAAACGAATCCGAGAGAAGTATGATTTCTCAATGAATGATAAGTCCAAAGTAAAACTCATGAAACAGAAAGCTGTTATTCTAAGAGCCATAAGTGATAAAAGATACAATGAGGTAATGAACATTGAGAGAGATGGAGAGAAGGAGACTTGACTTCCACATCCCTGAAAGTGGTTTGATACTGGACATGGGAGGGTTTTGTGGGCAGTGGACTCAAACGGCATTCAATCACTTTGGGTGTCGTGTTTATGTTATGGAGCCCATTAAGGAGTTCTATGAGAAAATCGTCCAGCGATTCCAAGGGAACGACAAGATTGTTCCTTTGAACTTCGGATTGGCAGGGGAGAATACTTCAACCACCATTTATAAGAGTTTGGATGGCTCAAGCATCTTTACAAAGAATGGTCCCTCAGAAGTCATTGAGTTGAGAAACGCCAGTGAGTTCATGGAGGAAATGGAGATAAGCTCAGTAGATTTGGCAAATGTCAACGTGGAGGGTTCGGAGTATGACATTCTCCCAAACCTGATGGAGTCGGGGAAGATTGAAGTTTTCAAGAACATTCAGATACAGTTCCACAAAAACCGAGAAGGTTATGTGGAGAAGCGAAAAGCAATACAGGAATCATTAAGTCAGACGCACACACAGATTTGGAACTACGAAATGGCTTGGGAGTGTTGGAGGAGAAATGTCTAAGATATTGATTACGGGTGCTAAAGGGCTTGTCGGTTCAGCCATTCCAATAAGCATGGATAATGTTTTGCTTGTTCCTAAAAGGTCGGATATGGATTTGATGAATGAGCAAGATACTTGGTCATACATTTCATATCACAAGCCGGACTCTGTTATTCATTGTGCCGCTAAGGTTGGTGGGCTTGCAGGGAATATGAATCATATGGGAGAGTTCTTTTATGAGAACATGCTAATGACAACTCAGCTCATAGAACTTTGTCGGCAGGCAGGAGTCAAGAAGGTTCTGTCCTTTCTGTCAACCTGTATCTTTCCGGACAAAGCTGAATATCCATTGACTGAGGACCAAATACTTCTTGGGCCTCCGCATGAATCCAACTACGGTTACGCATATGCCAAACGCATGACGTACATCCAGAGTTGTGCCTATCGTCAACAATATGGAATGAATTGTATCTGTGTTGTGCCGACAAACATCTACGGCCCCAGAGACAACTATGATTTGGATAATGGACATGTGCTACCATCTCTCATACACAAATGCTACTTAGCTAAGCAGAACAAGACTGAGTTTGTGGTGTGGGGAAGTGGTGCGCCTTTAAGGGAGTTCATTTTCTCTGAGGATATTGGTAAGTTAGTATTGAAACTATTGGAGGATTACAATGAGGAAGAACCTATCATCCTTACAACGGGTGATGAAATTCCTATCGGGGTGGTTGCTGGACTTGTGGCAAAGGCAATGGGCTACAAAGGCAAAATCAAATTTGATACGAGCAAGCCAGATGGACAATTCCGCAAGCCGTCATCAAATGCTAAGCTCATGGCTTTATATCCTGATTTCAAGTTCACACCAATAGAGATTGGTATTCAGCGCGCAGTTGATTGGTTTTGCCACAATTATCCAAACGTGAGGGGAGCATGAGCCAGTATATTCCTCAGGATAAGTACGACTACATTTTAACGCACATGCCTATTGCTTGTGTGGATGTTTGCATTGTGTCAGAGAAGGGCATCCTTCTTGTCAAAAGAAACACTGAGCCTGCGAAAGGAACTTGGTGGGTGCCCGGCGGAAGAGTTCACAAAGGAGAAACGTTGAGGGACTGTGCATATCGTAAGTGTTTGGAAGAAGTCAACTTACACTGTTCCATTGGACCGATAGTTCATACTGATGAAACGGTATTTGATACAGGGCCATCGGGCATCCCGATTCATTCAATCAATGTATGCTTTTTAGCAATCCCTCATACTGCTGATGTCAAGTTAGATGACTACAGTGATAGTCATGCATGGGTACCTCATATAGCTGACAATTTCCATCCGTACGTTCGGAAGTGTTTTGAAGGTTGCGGATTCAAATAAGTCTTGACAACTATAAATAATTATAGTATATTGTCTTAACCACAGTGGGGCTGTACTTGGCTTTCGACTGGGTATGTTTGTTGGATGACTGCACGCCGAGGTTGGTCAGTTGGCCTCGTAAAAAGCTGACTAAATTATAAGCGCAGAAGATTACGCTTACGCACAGGCTGCTTAATCAGTCTGCCTGAAACCCTCAAATGCCATCGGTGAGGCGAGTAAGGACCAATTTAGATGGTGTAGGGAACCTGAGGCATCATAAGGGGACCGAAGTAAATGATGCAACATATCGCCAGTATGTACTCGTTTACTGGACTTACTGGCGATTATTTGACAGTAAACTAAGCGTGTGAATGAAGTCCCAACGGGTGTACGCAACACGGCGGTTCGATTCCGCCCAGCTCCACCAAGTTTACACTGAGAGGAATTGTTGTTCAAATACGAGCTTGGCTTCGGCCATTGTATCAGTGTACTTCCCATTGCGTGGAGTAACTGATTTATATGATGTTGAAAGAAGATTAGCCCTCTTCGCTTTTGAATCACTTATAAGGGACTCCTTAATTAGATGTGAGGTAGATATAACCCATATCTAAAGTATTTATAAATAATTTTGGAGAAAGGAATGAAATTTGAAGAGTACTACCTAAAAGAAGAAGATATGCCACAGTACCAGCTGTTTTGCGACATGGACGGTGTTCTCACAGACTGGGAACAAGCTTTCCTGAATCTAGGTGTAACCAAGTTGACAGGAGAGAAGTTCGAAGAAAAGAACGGCAAAGCAGCTCTTTGGGCTGTCATTACCAAACACGGCAAGCTAGACTTCTGGGAAAACATGCCGTGGACAGAAGATGGTAAGAAACTGTGGAACTATATCAAGAAGCACAAACCTACCATACTAACGACCCCCGCGAGAAATAAATACAGTAGGGATGGCAAGAAGCTTTGGATTGCCAGAGAACTTGGCAAAGATGTTGAGTACATCTTTGAGAAGGATAAGTTCAAGCACGCCAATCCACAAGCCATTCTTATTGATGATTTTGATACGAAGATAAATGACTGGGTGAACCATGACGGTGTTGGCATCCTTCATGTGACTGCCGATGACACAATCAAGCAGTTAAAGGAGTTTGGATTCTAATGAAGGGAACCGACCCAGTACACCGAAATAACGCCTTCACCGAGTATTACTTTACTGATGATGATACTACGGGTACAAAGAAGGAAAAGACCTTCATCGGTCGTAAACACGAAGATTTGGGCTGGGATGTTTCCCATAAGCTCAATAAAGAAATAAAGAAGGAATATGGAATAGAGGAGCGACCATGAAGTTCGAAGAACACTATAACGCCATAGACTTAGATAAGCTCATAACCGAAGATGATGTTGATGAATTAACTCCTGAGAAAAAGTCTTTCCTTGAGCTAGGAATGGAGATTGCCAAGAAACTTGGTATCACCTTCAATGGCGTATGGGATGCCGAAGGACTTCCGGGAATGGAGGACTTGTTAGTTTTCACAGACCCGAAATCCCACGGCACATTTACAGCCAAGAGCGAGCCTGAAGCACGTAAGAAGTTTAAGGATATGATAACAAGCTTCGCATCGGCAGCGGCTTAAGGAGTTGTGATGAAATTCGAAGAGTATTATTTTATGGAAGATAAAGATGTTAAGGAAGGTCTTTTGTCGGCCTTCTTAAAACCAAGACGAGACAAACAACCAGCTAACCCTTCACTGTGGCAAACACTTATGCAGAGAGCCAAAAAGCAATTTGGTAAGCGCGACAGTGATACAAAGTTCAACTGGGTATACAGAGAATATATGAAGCAGGGAGGGAAGTTCGCGTGATAAGCTTCGATGAACATTACTATGACGAAATTGTAGTTGATATTCCACTTAACTTTGACCTAATGCGTTTTAACGAGGAAGGACAAATAGAGATGGACATTGAGGAAAAATACGTTCCTGAACTCATCAAGTGTGGATTCTTGAAGAAGTCTGTCAAGGAAGCTACACTAGGTAAAATGAAGAAAGGAATCGTCAAGGTTACGGACCCGGAGACTGGGAAGGAAACAGACTTCGAGGCGTCCGTAGGTAATGCTAAAATCGGAGGCGAGACAATCGTTATCAATATGTCAACGGCTAAGCAGTGCATGTCAGCTATTATTGGTACGTGTGTCTTGGGCGCTCAGGGAAAATGTTATTCCCTGAAGGACTTCCAAAGATTCCCTAAGAAAAAGGAAAGAGATATAAGACAACAGAAACAATGGGCTTGTCTGACACCTGAGGCTATTGCTGAAGGTCTGAATAAGGTTGCCAAGCAATTTGGCAATGTGCAGTTCGTCCGAGTCAATGACGCTGGTGAAATCAGAAATTTACCTACCGACCCTGCAAAGCTAGCTAATGTTCCTGACAAACTGAAAGCCGATTTGGCGGATGTTGATGATGTGAGTAAGCTAAAAAAGATTGGAGAGGAACTGAAGAAACTTGGTTCCAATTTAATCCTTTACACATACACACATCGAAGTGACTTGGACATTGGAGACCTTGGCTCGAATGTTTGTGTCAACGGTTCTGGGTACATGCTTGACAATGCCTACATACCACTCGAACTGGATGAGTACATTGACACAATGGACTTGGTGAAGAAAGGTGAACTAAAGGAATTCAATGGAGTCCCAGTCACCAAAGCCGTGTCATGTTCGGGCGATTGTCGAACTTGTCAGTTTTGTAAAACAAAAGATGGAAAGCACATATTCTTGGCAATACATGGAGCAGGCACAAAACTATATGTAGCCTTAAAAAGAATTACGAATGCGGTTGCTAAGCATCCTAACTTTGGTAAAATCCTTATGGATGACTCGAAGTCGGTCGAGGAACGAGCCAAGGCAATGTATAAGCTTCTGACTCCCGAGGACAAGAAGATAATAGATTATGTCAAGCCAAAGCCTGTTGATAGATATAAGTTCTTTGAACTTATCATTAAGAATAAGGAAAACGCAAACAGGTTGGTGGATGCCATCATACAGTATGTTTCGGCAGAGGGTGGAGAAAAAACAGTCCTGATTTCAAATAAGATGTCGGATGAGGGACTTGCCAAGAGTGTTGACTCTTTGATGGGATACTTCAAAGACGAAATGGAAAGAGCTAATAAAATGGGGCAAAAGACAGCGGCAGAGAAGAAATGGCCTGACCTTATCAAGACGGTTCAGAAAGCTATTGATGACGCCAAGGCTGGTAAAAAACCGAAACCAAGTGTCGCGGCAGGAAAACAATTTGCAGGATTACTCAAGAGGACGAAGTAATGGATTTCTTGGAACACTACATTCTGACAGAAGAACCGGGACCACAGTCCGACACTAGTGACTGGCGACAGCGCATGGTGTGGCACAGGACTAAAACAGGACAGAGGAACAAAGTGAAAGTTAAAAGTCTACCACCAGAAGAACAATGGAAGTACGCTCCATTGGAAGTGAAGCTCAAAAGGAAGAAGCAGGGTAGAGAGTTTGTCAAGGAACCGAAGGGACCTCAGGAAGAAAAGAGAGTCTTTACGGTTTACTTTTCCGCTGACCGAAAGGGTGGAGTGGATGAGTTCGAAGAAGGCAAGCTTGTTGTTGCTACCGATGATTCGGCAAAGGCAATCGACATTGAGAAGGCTGGACACAAAGTTGGTGTGGCTCATGCCGTACCACTTGAAGCTTTCAAGAAGTTCTATTCGTATGAGACAGGCGAATGGAAACCTTTCCCGAAAGACTTGGATGATGAAAAGAAGTACGAACTCATTTCGTTTACCGACAATGATTTGTACTTAGTTGATATGTTCACGTACAAGGATTCTATTGAAACTGGTTTGTCTGATGAAGCAGAGGAGACTGAAGATGAAGAATAGTTTTGATAGACACTACCTTAAGGAATCAACTGATACCTTATATGTGGATGATGTCAAGGAGATGTTACGAGACATGCACTTCGCTCACGTCATTGATGCAGGCGAAGCAACCTACTTCCTGAATCAAGTCAGAGACTTTATTATAGCACAGGAAAAAGAACTCAAAAAGAAGTTCCCGAAGATTGACCCCGGGGACATGAAACATATACTTTCACAAAGTTTTAAGGATGGGTTATGGTAATGGACAAACAATATAACAAGTACTTAGAAGAAAGACTGAAGGGCGTTTTTCCTGTTCGTGTAGGAGTCGCGCCTCCGGTAGATACAGAAATGTATGAAGCGCCATTTTTGGAAAAGGAGTTTGATAAGATTCTTAGGACTTCTGACAAGAATGTTCGTGCCTCAGCTGTACGTGGTGGAATCGACCAGAAGGGCGACATCTATGCTTGGAGATTTGACATTCCAATTAGAAGCATGATAGATGCTCACGATGTTAAGTTCGACTATGAAATTGAAGCTATAAGACAGGGAAGCAAATGGAACCTTTTAGTCAAGCCAGTTACAATGAAAGGAAGTATTGACGAAGAAGATATTCCTAACATTGACGAAAAGATTGGAATTCTGGCTAACAGATTTCCGGGAGAGGTTCCGGTAAACTACATGCTGTCAATGGACATCGGTGGTAGAAACACTGAAGAAAGGAAAGTACCTCTGTGAGATTTGAAGAGCACTATGATGAACAACCAATCCTGTTGATGACGATTGGAATACCGGGCTCAGGTAAGAGCACATGGATTAATCAGCAAAAAGGATTCACGGTTGTTTCTCCTGATGAAATTAGAAGGAAACTAACTGGTGACATCAGCAATCAGGCTTCCAATCAGGATGTTTTCAGGAGAGTTGAGAACTTTGTCAGAAGCTATTTACAGCGCGGTAAGAACGTCATACTAGACGCAACGAATGTTAATACGGAATTGAGAAGGCAGTTCATTGACAAGATGCCAAAAGAAATTAAACTTCAGGCAAAGATTTTTGAGGTTGACCCTGAAGAGGCCAAGAGAAGAATTCGTAAGGATGTAGAGTCAGGTCGAGAAAGGGCAAACGTACCAGACGATGTGATTGACAGAATGCAAACGGACTTCGAAAAAACATTGTCCGTGCTGGAAGATGAAGGATTTGAAATAGTCCAATAGAAGTAAGGAAGAACTATGAGATTTGATTATTTCTACGAGAATGAGGACTTGTGGCAGAAGCAGGATGACATTCTGTATCATGCCACATGGACAAAGACTGTTCCTAAAATAGAGAAGAACGGCATTGTTCCTCAGAAGAAACCCAGTTCCACCGGTCCATTTGGACAGGATATACGTCAGCACAAAGATGCTATCTATGCTTTTAACACCAAGCGAGATGCTATTGCATGGGCTTTTGAGATAGAGTGGAGCACCAAAGAGCCAGCTTCTATTGTCACATTCAAGCGAGGCGATAGAGACTGGCAGAAGGATTCTCATTGGCAATCAGTAACCGGCTCAGGTGACTGGTTGTATTGTCAGTGTGAAGTTCCACCAGAAGATATTATTTCAGTTGAACCAATGACACCTGAACTAGCTAAGGCAATCGCAGGGAAGTTCTAATGAGATTCGATGAATACTATTTAACCGAATCAGTTATAGACAATCCAAGTTTTAAATCTTGGTTTGCAGGAAGTAAGGTTGTTGACGAACAAGGCAATCCTAAAGTCACTTATCATGGAACAATGGGAGATTTTGATAAGTTTGATTATAAGCATCTTGGTTCTCAAGGAAGAGCTAAAGGAGCTGGTTTTTACTTTACGGATATAGAAGGACTGGCAAAAGGGTATGCTCAAACAAGAGATAAACAAGGAAAGGTCTTGAAAGCATATCTTAGAATTAGGAAACCTTTAGATGTTGACGCTTCAAATTTTGATAGAAGTGCAATTGAAAAGATTGTTAAAAAAATTGCTGATGCTGAAAGTAAAGAAAATGGAATGGAAATTGAAGATGGGTTTCTTTCTAATTGGGGAGATGCTAGACACGAAGGACTTGATAATGTGATTGATAGTGCAGTGGAAGCATATTCAAACGAAGATAAAGCAATTGATTTTCAAGGTTCTTTAATTGGGGAAAATATCAATCCAAGAATAGTCAACAATGCTATCTATGATGTAACTGGTTATGATGGAATCATTGAAAGTGGAACTGATGGTGGTAAACCATTCAACATTTATATTCCATTTTTCCCTAATCAGATTAAGGCAGTAGACAATAAAACTTTTAATCTTCAATCGGATAATATTTACAAATGAGATTCGATGAATTCTACGATGAACCGATAAAGTGCTTCAAAGGAGTCTGCGATAGAGTCCGTCAGAAAGAAGGCGGAGAAGAGTTTTGGCAGAAGATGATGAAGCACAAAAAGGAAATATCTGAGGAAGAATTTTTGAAAAGCGTCAACCCGGAACATATATTAGACCCCGGTGAAACATGGGAAGAATACAAGTCAGGCCACACTGACATTAAGTTTTACAAGTCAATAGACAATACATACTTTTTCCAGACAGCTGGATTTGAATTCATTTGGAAGGATGAACAATGAGATTTGATGACTTCTACGAGTTCGCAGTTTACATGAATGAAGCCAACCAGATTCAAGGTTGGCAAGATTACGTGAACAGGTTGCCACTCCTGAAAAAGGGTGTGGAGATTATCACTCGCCTTGAAAAGGAGGGTGGTCCTGATGCACGTGCTTACATCGTTGGTGGAGCTATCAGAGACATCATCACAGGCGAAAAAGAGCCTGATGACATAGACATTGCTACCAATGTTCCAATGGAAAAGATTGAGGAAATCTTTGGTAAGGCACACGATATTGGAAAGAATAAGGAGTTCGGAATCGTCATTGTCACTTTAGATGGTGATGATTTTGAGGTCGCTCAGTTCCGTCAAGACTCATATCAAAAACCAAAATATGTGAGAAAAATTATTGAAAAATAACTTAAATTTATATAAATACTTTGAAAGGATTTATTTAGATGGGGGTTATTTTATGATAATTTATTTAGCAAAGAATAAAATTAATAAAAAAGTTTATGTTGGGCAAACAATTCAAAAACTTGAAAGAAGAATTGCCCAGCATAAACATTTGTCAAAAAAGAATAAGTCAAACTCTTATTTTCATAATGCTTTGAAGAATTATGGATTTGAGAATTTTGACTGGTTTATTTTAAAACAATGTGAATGCCAAGAATATTTGAATAAAAGTGAAAAAGAATTTATTAGTTATTTTAAAAGTAACTTAAAAGAAAATGGTTATAATTTAACTGATGGAGGAGAACATCCTATTTTTAATGAAGAAACAAAAAGAAAGATGTCAATATCAGCTAAGAAAAGATGTACAGATGTACATATTGAAAGATTTGTTAAAAATATGAAGTCTGTTAAATTTCGTAAAAGGAAAGACGTTTCTTGGAATAAAAATCCTAGATTTATTGAGATTGATGAAAATAAATTAATAAAAATGTATAATGATAATATACTTATTCCAAACATTGCTGAATATTTTGGTGTTGGGGTTGGAACTATAAGAAGAAGAATTTTCAAAATAGGATTAAAAAGAAAGAAAGTTGCTACTGAAGAATTTAAAAGTAAAATAAATAATCAAAAAGAAAATAATCCAAGGTGGAATGATAATATTAATTTAGATAAAGTAAAAGAATTAATTGAAAAAGGATATTCTTATTATCAAGCGTCTAATAAATTAGGTTATCCACCCACAACTGTTAAAAGAAGGTTGAGTTATGAAATTAGGCCCTAAAGAAAAATATGACCCTAACAATCTAGAACATAAAGATTCTAGTAAATATATTATTACAGATTATGAATCTACTGGGAAGGGTGCTGACGATGTTGAAATCGTAATGGATTTTGAAACTGATGCCGGCCGTCGAGACTTCACCATTAATGCAATGGGAGTTGATAAGGACGGAAACGTCATTGATTACTTTGATGGTAAGAAGGACATCCAAGATAAAGTCATTAAGACTGTTGGAGACCCTGAGCAAAGATTTGAGGAAGATTACATTCGTATGCTTAGAGCCGTCCGATTTGGCTCAAGGCTTGGGTTTGACATCAGTGACGAGACTATGGCAACCATTCAGAAGATGGCTGACAAGATTAAGCCCAAGGAAGCAGGCCAAGAAAAAGGAATTGCTGGAGAACGTATCTTCAAAGAGCTTAAGAAGATGGCTGACCAAGAAGGTCCGAAGTTCGCTGATGCTATTGTGACTCTTGACAAAGCTGGACTTCTTCAGCACATCATGCCTGAGGTTGCCAAGATGAAAGAGTTCGAGCATTCGCCCGAACACCACCCAGAGGGCAACGTATGGGCGCACACCCTCGCGGCATTGAAGAGTAACAAAACTGCTGACCCAGTAATCAATCTGGGTATACTACTCCATGATGTCGGCAAGATTAAGACACATACAGTGACTCCTGAGGGCAAACACCAATACCTTCAGCACGCAAAGAAGGCTGACAGATTGATTGATGCCATTGCCGAAAGGTTCCACTTACCGAATGAAGTTACCAAGAAGATTCAATTCGCCGCGGCTAATCACATGAAAATACATGACTTATTGAAGATGTCACCAAGTAAAATCGCCCAATTGATGGATGATGATGCCTTTGATGTGCTTGTTGCCGTGTCGGAAGCTGATGCTAAAGCTCGTGGAAAACTCTTTGATAAGGCTCAATGGCAGAAAGTTCTTGACAGAATAGACGATATTGCTCAGAGATTTGAAGGCAAGAAAGCCAGAGATGCTATCAAGAAGGTTGTAAATGGCAAGTGGGTTATGGAATTAAAAGGAATTAAGGGTGGTCCAGAAGTCGGTAGAATTATAAATACTACTGTGGATTGGATATTGGATAACAATATTGATATAAATGACCTTAAGAAGATTGAGGACTTCATTAAAAATGAAGCATAACAGGAGAAAGAATCAATGAAATCTTATGTCGAATACATTAACAACCTTTTTGAAGAAGGGGAAAAGGACCCAAAGGCCAAGGTTAGAAACAAGCCGAACCCTGTCTTTGATGCTAAAAGCCCAAAGGTCAATGATGATAAAGACCACTTCCCACTTGGAAGTGCCGCACAGGCTCGCAACGCTTTGGCAAGAGCCAACCAGTATTCTTCGGCACCAGCTTGGTACAACGGTCCTTTGGGAGACCTGAAAGCCGCTGTAGCAAGAGCCGTTAAGAAAGCATATCCAAGCATTGAAGTTACCGAAAAGGCAACAGATTAACTTTACATATAGGAGAGAAGTATTATGGCAATCTTAAATGAACTCGACAAACTTGTTCCTGAAAATGACGAAGAGGGAATGGAGGACATCGTTGCACGTTTGAAGGCAGACGGTGACACTGAAGAAGTCGAAGTCTCTGACAGAGAAGAAACTGGTGCTGGCGTTGATGAAGTCGTACAGCATATCAAGTCCCTTGATAAAATCAGAAGCGCTCTTGACGAACTCGACAATGGTGATGTTGAAGTCACCCAGAACGTTTTCGACGCCCAGAAGCTTATCAGAGATGCTATTCTGAAGCTCAAGGACTATGCCGATGACGTTTACAAAGAAAAAACTGACGAGGAATAATATGGACGAAAAGATTCTGAAAGACATCGACCACCTTATTGGGACTGACGAAGTTTCTGAATACATCCAAGAGAACCGAGAGCTGAATTACTTTGGGCTTATCAGAGATGAGTTTCCATCGGCTTCGAAACTGATTAGTCAAGTTTCCAGAGAGGTTGACTACGATGTGGATGCCGCAAGGTCATTCGCTGTCAATCTTTTGGAAGATGTCAACGACCACATAGGAGCTGAGAAGGTTGCGAAGCTCTTTGCAGAAGAAGGAGAATAACAATGGGATTTATTAGTCAACTAAGCGAAAAGCTTGAAGCCCAGAAAATCTATGATGGCATGTTGGGAAAGTACGAAACCCGTTTCAAAGTTGAAGGGTTGGAGTATGCTTTCCTTGCCACATCGGTCGGGGGTAACTACGACGACAATACCGAATGGATGCTTGAGTTCGAGAACATCAAGTCTCACAGAATCGGTGTTGGTGACGGCGATAAGAAAGTCATTGCGGCTTTCAAGGAAGCCGTAGGACAGTGGGTTAAGGAAAGAAATCCACATTGTTTCTACACTTACGGCTCACATATCGAACCAATACAGAAAATCATCGAAGCTGTCAAGAAGGTAGCCAAGGGTTACAACCTTGACGA